TCAAAAGTTCTCCAACCATTACGTCTTAGTGCCTTAACCATTTGTGGTAGTTTAGAACCAGCTTTTATCATATCATCTTCCATACCTTCTGGCATGATAACATTTCCTTTGTCGTCTGTTTTAACTATTGTTTCCATTATTTAATTTCATCGAAGTCATATATTAAAAATTCTGATACATGCATTGCATTCATTTTACGATCTTTTATTTTATAAAGTACATCATGAAAATCATCAAGCATCATAATATCTTGTTTATTAATTTTTAATTTAATTGATAAGTTATCGAGCATTTCTGCTTTATGCCTACCTTGATTTACAAAAAATCTTCTATCTTGTGGAATATTAAAAAATTCATTGAGCCATTCGTTTTTTTCTTGTATTGAAAAAGAATTCGGAACAGCAGAAAGAATGTATAGTTCATAACCTGCCCTATGTAGTAAATGTAATTTATTAATTACAGGATGAACTGGTTTTAGCCATTTATGTATTTCGCCATTTACAAAATCAATTTCACCATTGATAATTGGTAATGTTCCAAGTGCCGCAACAACTCCATCCATATCAACAAAGATATGTTTGTTTGTAAAATAATTTACAACTTCGTAAAAATCAACAATTTCAATAAGTCTATTGAATTGTGCTGTTTCTTTTATTGCCTTTTTAATTATTTCTTCATATGGAACTTTACGTTGACGTTTTTGACTACGTTCTATACAAATTTGATATGGTGTTTTAATATGAACTAATTTAACTGCATAATTTTTATCATGAAGCATTTTAATAATTCTTATGGTATAAGAATTATTAATACTACCAGTATCCATAACAACATTTACACCTACATCTGCAATATTATTAATTAATAACTCAGCTTCCTTTACACTATGTTGATGTAGTTTATATGCAAAATTAGGATCATAGTCCAGATGTTTTTCTTTAATATTATCAGCCGATACTATTTTAAAGTCTTTTAAATGTTCTTGTTCTTTTATCCATGATGTTTTACCAGCTAATGGTAAACCCATTAAAATTACAGCTAAACTCATAATTACTTTAATTTATTAAATGGTATGATTGTTACTATTTCGCTTTTCTTTTCAATTTCAGGTAATTCCATGGAAATATTTGTATACCAAGAATCTGTGGTATATATTTTTTTAAAATACTTAGCTAATTCTTTAAATCCATAACTAAACAATCCATGACTAATAGCAAGATAAATATCATTTGCACCAGCATCTTTTAATTTTGTTGCAATTCTCATAAAAGTTCTTCCGCCATCACAAATATCATCAACAATTAAACAATCATACCCAGGAGGAATTTCATCATATACCCTAAAACCAGATACTTCTTGTGTAATAGGATCACGATGTTTGTCACACTTAATTAATAAAAATTTATTATCTAAGAAATTAAGTAAATCATAAATTTTCTTTTGTGCTCCGGCATCAGGACAAACAATTGCTATTTTTTTATGTGGGATTTCAATAATATCTTGTATAACCCTATTGATAAAATAATGATTATTTTCAACAATACAATTATCAATTAGAGGATAGGTAACAGATGAATGCGGATCAAATATAATAACCTTATCGAATCCTAATGAATTTATAAGGTCAGCATATACTTTTACCGTAAGTGCTTCGCCAGAAGAACGTATGGCATCTTGACGTGCTCCTGGAAAATAAGGTAGGAATAATTTTATACTTTTAATATTATAAAGTCGTCTTAATGCATCTACAGCAACAGCTAATTCACCAAAATCATTGAAACTTTTTATTCTTTGAGTTATCATAACATCTTCTATAACAACTCGATCACTTAAAGTTATTTTAATATGTGGTTCACCTCCAAAAAATGTAATAATTTTAAATGTAATATCAGTTTCATGTTTTATTGAATTGAATGGATCAAATCCTTTTGTTAAATTTAAATATCTCATATCTTTGTATTTTTTGGATAAAATCCGATAATTGTATCAGAAATTTTCATAAAATTATTATTATTTAATAATAATATTAGTGAATTCATTTCAATATATTGAAATTTTCCACTTCGATCTGAGTCTATATAAACAACTCTACCACTAGTAACGGTGTTACCTTGTGTATTACGTATAATTATATCTCCCCAGTTTTGTGATTGGTGAATTGTATATGTATCAATATAATCACGTTCTTCACGTTCACCACGTAATATAAGAAGTATTGATTCAGTTTTAATATTTATATTCATTCAAGATTATCTTTATATTAATTTAGAATACAAATGTATGCATTATAAATGAAACAGAAAAGTAATTATAACTGAGGCATAAGAATTTCAGTTGGTATTGAATCAAATTCAAGTTGTTTATATGATATATATTTTACTGATACTTTTTTACCTGGAATAATTGTAGCTTTACCATCAAAATCTGTAAACACTTTTAATCCATTAGAATAAATTGAAACTCCAGTAAGTGGTTCTCTTGTTACTGAGTCAAGAACGGTTATTACAACTGGTTGCATATTAGATGTTGGGTTATTGCTTGACATCAATATTATTAAAAACAAAAATATTATTAAATATTTCATAGTCTATATAATTTTAATTATTTACTATATATTATATAGAATATTAAACCTTTGAGTATTAACTTATTACTAACTTATTACTAATATTCACGTTCAATAACTAAACATAATCAACTTAGACACTACGTCTAAGATAGTGTCTAAGTTAAGCTATATTTTAGATAAAAATTGGTTTTACTTAGACACTTTATGTGCAATAAGTCTGTTTACAAACCTGGCTTGGTTCTTATCAAAACGATTACAAATAGTTCCCATTACATCTCTTGTGAAACTATTTACATCTCTTTTTTTAGGAATATTAATGACATAAAGCACACCATTTTCGATTGCCTGTTCAATACCTTTAGAACGTTTAAAGTTATCAAGTGGATTACAAATACTCATACATATTTCAAGTCTTGTACCATCAACTTCGGCAACAAATGTTGCACGTCTTTTCTTTTCGTGTTTTTCTTGATCATCATCTTCTTCCCAAATATCATGATGTTCTGAATGTACGATGTATTTAAATTCTTTTGTTTTCATAAAAATAATGTTTTTAAATTAATTTGATGCTAAAGTAAGTAAAATAGTCGAAACAGAAAAGTAATAATTGAAATATATAAAAGAAAAGCATTTAATTGGTGAAAACCTTAAGCAAATATTTTATAAAAGAATTTAAATATTATATTCCAATGTTTGAAAGTAAGGATATTAAGATGGAAATTCCAGAAGATGTAATGCAAGTTTATGATGCATTCAAAAGGAATGGCAAACAATTATATGTTGTTGGCGGTGCTGTACGTGATGCAGTAATGGGTAATATTCCTCATGATTGGGATTTAGCAACCAATGCAAAACCAGAAGAAAGTATTGCCATTGCTAATAAAGAAGGATTAAAACACACAGAAGAAGTTGGTGAACGATTTGGTATAGTTATTATAAATGGACATGAAGTTGCTACATTTAGACAAGATAAAGGCAAGGGTCGTCGACCTGATTCTGTATCATATACTGATATAGAAGGTGATGTAATGCGTAGAGATTTAACAGTTAATGCATTATTTTATGATATTGAAAAGCAAGAGGTTGTCGATATGGTTGGTGGCATAGATGATCTACATAAGAATCAAATAAGAAGTGTTGGTGAACCTAAATTAAGATTTGAAGAAGATCCATTAAGAAAGCTTCGTGCAGTACGATTTATTGGAAAACTAAATAATGGTAGAATTGAAGAGAAAACATATACTGCGCTTCAAGAGGATCCTGATATATCAATGATTAATTCTGATAGTATTTATAAAGAATTTATGAAGGGAATAATAGAATCTAGGTCAACTAAGCAATATCTTGATGTTGCTGATAAACTTGGCATGCTTGAACAAATACTTCCTGGATTTAATTTAAAGAGACCGTTTATTGATGAGAATGATCCAATTATTATGTTGGCATATTTAACCCAAGAAATGGATGGAGACACAGTAGAACGAATGTTAATGAATTTAAAGTATTCTAATGATCAAGCATATGGTGTTAAATTTTTATTATCGTTATTGCATTTTGCACCAGAACAAGTATTTAAACATCATACAAATTATGTAAGATCCAAACTTTCTCCTGAGCAGGTAATTAGATGGGGAGAATTAATAGGTAAAGATCTTTCTAAGTTTGTCGAGTATAAACCATCGGTAAGTGGAAAAGATGCTCCATCTGAATTAAAAGGTAAAGCTGTTGGTGATTGGAAAGATAATGAAGAAACAAAAAAATATAATTCAATGTTTGAAAAATTAATACCAATGTTTGAAGATTTTAAAGGTGATGAAGAATTAACTAATTTATGGAACATATACATGGAATTTATTGAAGGTATCGATGGAAAAATTTCTGAAACAGGTGAACTTGAATCTAAGTATTGGAAAGAAGAAGTTGAACCTGAACTTAATAGAATAACTAGAACGGTAAAAACATTAAGTGATGTTTCATCAGAAAGCGAAGAGATTATTCAAAATTTAAAAGATTTACTTGATGGTCTTGATGGATTAATTAGTGAACAAGGAAATTCTATAGAAAATTTTTGGGAAACAGGTGTCATCAGAAAGGCTAGATTATTGATTAGTAACTAGATAATACATTATATCTGAACGTTCTGTATATAAGACCACGGTTATCTTACGCGCATTTTATGTATAAATAATAATGAGAAATTTCTTATTAAAAAAATGCGTTTTATATGCTAGAGTTAAAAGAAAAAACTAGGGGCCAAGAATACATTAAGAAGCGTCCCAAAAATCCCATCAAATTTAAAATTCAATTAAACGAAGAGCAAAAACAAGCCAAAACCATCATCATGGAGAATGAAATTTCAGTTCTACTTGGTGCTGCTGGTTCTGGTAAAACTTTGCTTGCTTGTCAGATTGCTTTAGGTGGGCTTTTTACCAAACAGTTTGAAAAAATAATCATTACAAGACCTACGGTAAGTAAAGAAGATATTGGTTTTTTACCAGGAGACATGCGTGAAAAAATGGATCCATGGGTACAACCAATTTATCAAAATATGTTTATTATGTATGATAAAGAAAAAATTGAGAAAACAATTAAGGATGGATTTATTGAGATAGTTCCTGTTTCATTTATGAGAGGTAGAACATTTGTAAATTCATGTATAATCGTTGATGAAGCTCAAAATATTACACATGATCAAATGCTTATGATTGCAACTAGATTAGGTAAAACAAGTAAGATGATTATTTGTGGAGATACAACGCAAATTGATTTGAAAAATAAAGGGGAATCTGGATTAAAGTTTCTTTATACTGTTGCTAAACGAATTAATGGTATGGCAACAGTAAAATTATTAGAAAATCATAGATCTCCCATAGTTGATGATTTAATAAGAGAATATGAAAGTTTATCACCCGGAATTCTTAAATAGGATTTTCTGGTATTTTTTGAAATATTCTTTTCCACCAGGATTGTTGGTAGTATTCTCCAACTTTTGTTAACACTCTTTCTGATTGTGTTCTGTTATTACATTTGGAACATTCAAAGTGATAGTCGTCACCATAATATAGCATACTTCCCCAGCATTGACGAAAAATTTTTCGTTCATGTATTCGTTCTATTTTTGCACTTGAATTACATGTACATATTTTATGCATGAATTATTTACTTTTTATGCGTATATGGTATTACTTCAACGCCAGGTACTTTTCGTGTTTCTTTATTTTCACATTTTGGACATAATATAATTGTATGGGGACTTCTGGTACTTATTGTTACATATAACATTATACCTTGTTCAAAATCATTTAAACAATTATGACATGTTTGTTTCCTTTTAGATTTAGCCATTTCTATCTTATTTATTTATTTAAATTTTCTGCTAAATTATATAATATATTTGATACAGAAAAGTATAGATAAATTTTTAAGCATTTTTTGCTACTTCGTTAAATACCTTTTGAACATCGATTTTTCTTGAATTTTCATCAATAGCTTCTATTGCACCAATCTTTATTAAATCCTTTGCATTAATTTCGGCTAATATTTGTCCACGCATTTTATGTGCATCAAATGCAACAATTGCGATTATATCAGCTGCCTCAAATGGACCGCTGTAAGATGCATATTTATTTTTGAAATTGAAAAATGGAACTACCTTTACCTTTTTTCCAGTATAGTATTCAAAATCATATCCAGGATCAGTTCCTGGTTTCATTTTAAGATTTATTATATTTAATAACTTATTACGTCTGGATTTTTGAAATACATATTGTGCAGATTTTGCTGCATATAAAAATAAAGTTTGACTTATTTCATCTGGGCCAAATGAAAAATAATATGAATAACATTGTTGTGCAAATGCTATTAAATAGTCATTTTGTGTTTTGTTAATTTGTATTTTTTGTTCCATATTAATTATATGGAAAATAGGAAAATAGTTTTATACACCTAGGCCATCACCCTTTAATGGTATACTAACAATCATTCCGAATAATTGATTTATTCCTACAGTACCTGGTTTTACTGGTTCTATTTTAATTAACCATTTCTTTCGTGTCATATTTGACATCTTTACTGTTGGATCATTTACAGCATCAAGCATTCTTTGTTTTAATTCATTAAATTTTGGTCTATTGCCCATAGTTTGCATTATTAACTTAAATTCATGTGCAAGTGTATGTTCCTTTTGGCTTAATTTAGCTTTAGCTAATCTATCACGTTCAAAATATTCGCCCTTTGCACCTTTATTTTTGTTAAATCTATTTGGTCTTGCAGTTGCTTCATTTATCATTTGATTAACTTTAGGTACAAATTGTTCCATGTTAAAACATTATTTTTATTATTTATATGTAAAAACCTTATAAAGTTTTTGTATATTATATATGAGAGTAAATAAATAAAACAATTATAATTTATGCTTCATACATATATAAATGAATTTCATGGATTTTTTAATGATGGATCATTTACACAGGATGAACAAATTCGTAATTGGGCATTATTTGGAAAAACTTATTTTGAAAATATATTTTTGAAAATAGATGATTTTGAAGTACTTAAATCAACATATTTGGAAAAAACCAAGACTGTGAATAATAGAATAGCAAAAATTGCATTATATTATTTTTACAAATATAGAGAAAAACAACTTCTTAATGATATACAAGAAGGAATTGAAGAAAGAAAACCTAAACCAAAATGGTTTACATTAGATCAAAAAAAATTAAATTATTATGAACAAGTAATAACCAATACATATGCAAAAGCAGTTTTAGATACTGTTAAGCAAAATAACGGTCGTTGTTCAGAAAGACAATATACAATATTAAAATTAGCTATAGAGGGTAATATTACCCCTAGTTTATTTGGTACAAAAAATTAAATTAATATGGAACAATTTATTTTATCATACGAAGAACATTTATTAAGTAGAGCATTAAACAAATTAATAAACGAAAAGTTACATTCATTTTTAACTGGATCATTTAACAAAAAGGAAGCTCTTAATTGGTTAACTAAAGATGGTCTTAAATATATTACAGCATATTTGCTTAAGCATCCAAATAATAATATGACTAAACCATTTATTGAATTATATAAACAAAACAAAGCATCAAGTAATGAATGGACTAACTGTAAAGGAATTGATGATCAGTTTCTTTCTGTACTAGATCATTTTAAGAATACTCTTGAAACACGAATAAAGGGTGGAGAACCCGAAGGTAACGCTACATCAGAAGAAGCATTAGTATATCAAACATGGGAAGAAGCTGAAGAAGCATTATTACATAATGATACCGAATCTCAAGAATCACAATATGATGATGAAACTCAAGAATCACAAGATGAAAATCTTGAGTTAGAAGAAATAATTCAAGGTTACATTGGAGAATTTCAAGAATTTATTGTACCTGGTTCTATTGATGGTAGTGTAGATGAAGATGGCAGTTGGAATTTTTCTGCTAAATTAGAAATACCAAAAAGTTTTCATGAATATTTAGAACCAGATGATATAGAAGAAGATATTAATAGTTCTTCAAATGGAGGACCTGGTGCAGCATTTCATTCTGTACATGCTACAATGGATGATGAAACACAAGATGAATTTATAGTATCTGTTTCAGGTAGAGGTGGATATGATATTTAATAAACAATAATTTTATATGGTTTTTGAATTTGCTTTGCATATTCTATTGAATTTTTAGTACCTGGTGATTTTCCATCCCAAAATGCTATAATAACATCTGCATTATCGACAATATCACGATTCCTACGGAACCCTGCACGTGAATCGTACTTCCTACCATACCTTTCTTTAATTAATGCATCTGGGTGGTCTAAAACGTCCCATAGAGCAGGGAACTCTAAATATGGAATTCCCCGTTCATGTGCATAAATCTTTCCGATAGTATCGGCGCCACCTGCGCCACCACTTACAATTAATGTAATTTTATTAAGTGAATTGAGTTTATCTAACTTTTGAAAAGCTAAAATTTGATTATCAAATTTTCTACCGCCTATTACCGCTACTTTCATACTATTGTTGGTTTAACCGTTATTGCTGCAATATGGTATGCACGAAAATTTTGCATTATATCTTCTGTAGTATTTGCTAAGATATATTTTTCATATTCATCTCGTGTACCAATACTTTCTTCAAAACCCCTTAGCATTTTACCAAGTACTTTGCCACGAAGATATCTAATATCGTCTATTACCATTTTACCATTGAACTTTGCATGTATTTTAGAAAGTTCTTCTGAACGTAAATCCAAATCATGAATTTGTTTTATAAATTCAATCTCAGGAAAATTATCGTGTATTAAATCTAAATATTTACTTTTGTCTTTTTCAAATATGAAATTAGGTTCACGTTTAGCTATTGTACCTGTTTGTATAGTATTGATATATTCAAGAAATTCATTGTATGTTTTACGTTTACGATTTCGTTTACGATCAACAGCATTTAAATTTTCGAATTTAAAAATATCTGAATTAAAAAATTTACTATTTATTACATAGTCAAATATTTCTTTCTTTTCATAAAATCCATTACTAAAAATTTCATAATCCAAACCAAGGAATTTAAATATCTTTTTACTATCTTTTGATATAATAATATCTTTAACTATCTTACCTGAATTTCCACGATATGGATATACTAAACCAACATGTCCATACTTAAGACCAAACTTATGTGCGATTTTTCCCATAAGATTTCCAGATGGATCAAAATCAAAAAAGTCAATTGATGTATACCAATCATCTTTAGATACAAAATTTAAATCAACTTGAAAGTTATTATAGTCAACAGAAGTTACTGAACCATTTTTATAAAAACCTTTAGAATTCCATTCTGGTACAAGTTTTAATGTTTCTGTTATATTAGGCATACCTTCATACTTAGATACAAGTATATCAATATCACCAAAGTCAGCTTTATTATAATGACCTTGTATAACATGAAATTTAGATTTTGGATACATCTTTGGTAAAATACTTAGTAAATCTAATTCAGTTCTATCATAATTAGTTTTAGTAATACGAACAGACATAATTCCAATTTTCCTTAATGCTTTTCCTCCCATGAGTCAATTTGTGTTTTAATGTTATTTAAAATTTCTAATGTATTTTCATCTAGATCTTTTGGAAAGATACAACCCACATCAATTTCTATATTATTAGTGGGAACAACTATCACACGAACAGTATAGCCTTCAATATTTGAAAAATTTTCAGACATATACTTATTGAGCAGGTTTGCCTTTTCTTTACCCGCACGAGGTAACTTAAATACGATTATAATTAATTGTTTCATTGCAAATATATGTCTTTATTTTGAAACTGAAAAGTATTATTTAATATTCGCCATCCATTATGTTTATAAAATTAGGTCTAATTAATTGTTGAATTTCATTACCAAGAAGTTTTCTTACAGTTTTTTGACCACCACTATCAAGATTCATATACATATCCTTGCTATCCTTCATAAAATCTTTAATAATATCTTCCATCATTCCACCTAACAATTTACCAAACATCTTATCATTTATTTCATCATACTTTGATATAACATTACGAAGTCTATTGCTGTTTACATATAAACAAATTTCATTAACTACTTTTTGTACTTCTTCTGTTATTACAATTTCTTCTTTAATCTTTGGTTGTCTATTTGTTTTTCTTTCACTATTTTTCTCGGCAAATTTTTCATTCTTATTTTTAAGAATTACTCTTGAACCATTACCTAAAAAGATTGGGATATTAGCTGCAATTACATTACCTTCACATATATTGTCTTCTATTGGTGGAAGACCAAGTCTATGTGGAATTGTTGATTGATACAAATTTGGATATCCAAGACATTCATCAAGTGTACCTATAAATAACGGTTCTGATGAAAATATATCAAACTTTTCAAATAGTGGATATATTACAGATTTGGGTAGAATTACTTTATCAACTACAATATCAAAAGCATAGAACATTATATCTGGGCTATAAAATACACCTTTTTGTACAGACTTAGTCTGAGTAGTCTTGGGTACATCTGGATGTGGATAACTACCACCAAATAATTCACCATATATTCTCATGTGGTGAGTATTAGGAAATAGTACATTTTTGATGTGATTAAACATTTTATTAAGTTGATCAGCCATCGCATCTCTTATAATTTGATAATCATGAAATTTACTTTGTTCATCAAGTACACCGATTTCATTTTCATCATTTTTTGTTCTTCTGGTACATTCCAGCATTGTATCAGTTACTATAAATGAAAAATTAGCACCATGTACTTTCTCTTCAACAACAAATTCATTGTTTTGATATCCCTTTTCATAAATATGTTTAACTGTTTTGGTATTGCTTATATTTTCAATATCGCCATATCTTTTAAATGTTGGATTTTTAATATCATTTAAAAATAGATTAAGTTCTTTATATGTACTATCAATATATGATTGTACTACTGAATCATTAGAATTAAATGAATCATTAATTATGCCATTTAAATTTTCATATATTGTTTTTATTTTGTGATTACGTGATATCAACAATATAGAAAAATTATCGTCAACAAACCTTTTTACTTCTATTGCGGTCATTTATTTTGTATGTTTTTATAGATGCGAATATTTTTGTAAATATACATAAATCAAATATTATATAAATTGTTTCATTTTTTATTTTAATATTAATTTTATCTAATTTATATAACTTATTATATATGTTTTGATTAAATACATATAGGTTTTTTATTTTACTATTAATATAAAAATCATGGCCAAATAATGATTCATATTCATAGATTTTACTAAAATCTGTATGTTCAATATTTATATCATCGGTAATCTCTACACCAAAGTGTTTATGTATGTCGTTTTCTATTCTGAAATATTCCATATAATTTAAAAATATTCCAGAATCTTTTTTTAATATATCAATAATATTATAATCAGTAATTACATTAGTATCAAGTTTTATAAAAAATAAAAAGTAAATTTGTTCAATCATTTTATCAAATATCGATGAAACAATATATTTTTGAACATCAAAATCAATTATATCTAGCCGATTTTTATCAATTTTTATACTTAACATATTATTTAAACATATTGGACTTCCAAGTTTTGCTAAAACTTCTTTATTTTCCATTGATTTATCCAACATAAATGGATCGGTATAATTAATTAACTTTTCCTTTAGGGTATCTATTATGCGTTGCATTAATTAAGATTGTTTAAAAATTATATAAGAAATGAGATAATAGTTTTAATAAAAACGGCGCTAATTAGAAAAGAGCGCCGTTTATATGTTAATATTTAATACCACATGCTGCACAGTACTTGTCATTTTTCTTTTGCTTTCTTCCACATCCAATACAGAATTTAATTATATCTTTCTTTGAATATAATTTCTTTGTTGATTCAGGTAATATTTTATATTTAAATAAGTGAGTATAATTAGAATTATAATCGCTATTATCATTTTTAAATTTCATATCACTGTCATCACCGTCTGCAATCATTCCAGTTTCAATAGTTGGTGTGCCTAATGAGTTTACGGACATACCAGTTTTAGTTATATCATCTCCTGGTAAATAAGTTGAATTAGAATTAGTATAACTAACTTCTACATTACCATATAATGGACCATCATATACTGGACCACCATATACATAATCAGGTATTTGATGAAAAAAATTATTAAAATTATTAAAATAAATCTCTGGAATATGTTCTCTTTGTAGATATACTCTAATTATAATATCACCATTATTTTCGATAGCTTCTTGTGTTTCTTTTGTATTCTCAACATCATATGTTTCAAATAAAAATTTCTTTTTAGTAAGCATATCACAATCTAACCATACTCTTTCACCAGGTCTGAGTACAATCATTGGACGATCAAAATTAACTTGGTTAATCTGTACGTCAATTGCAATTTTTGTTTTTAGGGGATTGTAAATTTCAATTTCAAATTCAGTACCATTTTTCATAAATACTGTTTCTACTCTGTTAACTATTTCTGTGGTTAATACATTTTTGTTTACGGCAATGCGAGCCGAAGGATTCGAATTATTCATTTGTCTACGATTTTTTTACGCTTACTAATTCCCTTGTTGCGGTTAAACAACTCCGAAGCATTATACTCGGAACCAATAAGATTAGACTATAATTATATATTACTGTTCTTGTGTACCGGTTTCTTGTGCTCCAACTCCAGGTAAATCACCCGCCTGTGCTTGAGCTTGTACTCCACCAGCTTCTTGTGTACCAGTTTCATTATTCTGAGTTTCATCTTGTGTACTAAAATCTTCACCACCACTATCACCACCTTGTGCAGTTGCGTCACTAGTTTCCGCATTTGATGCAGATGCTTCACCCTTTTCTGGTTCTTTATCATCTAAATCCCATTCTTGTTGGTTGGCACGAATATCTTCTTCTGTCATTTTCATATATTTTTTCAATAAGAAGTTAACATGTAATACAGATTCTGGATCATTTTTAATTTCTTGCAGTGCTGTAATTGTATTAGTACGTTTAGTTGCAAGTTCAGAATCTTTCATTTCTTCAAATACATTCTCTTGTACATATGACATACCAATAGCATTCTTAAACCTATTATCAGTTTTTAAATCTGGATAATCAATACATAATTGTAAATACCAAGGCCTAAGCATTAATTCTTGAAATGCTGTACGTAAACGTTTAATAAATTTGCCATATGCAATTTCTTCACGGCTTACTGTATCAGGTCCCAATAGATATGAACCACCGCCTTCATTATAATCCCAACGTGAGAATGGTAATTTTGAATCCAATTTTAACTTCTTTAGGAAGTATGCAAGTAATTGTGAATCTTGTAAATCTGGACCATGATGTTCAATTGCCTCTATATCGATTGATTCACCTGCTGCATTTTTTGGAGTTATATAATTCTTGTAATATAATATCTTTGGTTTACCATCAACTAATAATTCACCTGTATCCTGATTAAAGTAAATATCTTCTTTAAACATATTAAGATATTCTTTAACATCTTCTTTGGCTTTTTGTAATGACTTAGTACCAATAGGCACTGAAGTTTTCATACGGATTGGTGCATTCATTAAATGCCAAATAACTTTAGATTGCTCCATAATTCTTAATAAATTAAATGAGCGAATCATTCTTTCTGTAAATGATACACGTTTTGTCCTAAATGTATTAGAATATGATATGTATATTATTTGTGCATCAGTTAGTGTTCTATGAACATTATTAATATCATCACGTTGTAACCATTCAAGATATAGTGTACCTTTATGATCTTTCTTAACCAATGGATATAATGTAGCAGGATCAAGATCTTTAAAACCAATTATATTTTTTGGTGAAGTAACACTATCGTAGATCATTTCAAATGCAAGGTGACCTTCAATAAGCCATTGATAAAAATATTGCCAAGCGGCATTTCCATTATTAAATCCCCATGCAGTATAAATATCATCAAACCTTTCATAATATGAATCAACTACTTCATCACTGTAAGTATTATCTTCTTCAACTTTTCCATTACGTTTATTTAATTTTTCTGCGGAAAAATTTGTAGGAAAACAAAATCTATTTCTATCGTCATAAATTATTGTATCATCTGTTATTGTATCTAATACAAATTCAATTTCAGCATTGGAAGCAATATCACGTAATTTTTCCTTTTTAGTAATATAATCTAATTGAAAAAACGCTAATGTTTTTGTTCTGAGTTGTGATGTAGTATCAGAAATAGCCATTGAGTACTTAAGTAAATCATCAGCAACAGCTCCTATGCCACCTCTTTTTCTTAATTCACCTTCTATGTATCCAATTGCTTGAGAGTTCTGTACTAATTTACTATCAAAATCACGGCCTAGTTTACTTAATTTAATAAAATTATTTCTTAATCTACCGAAACCTACTGCATCTAAAAATCCTGCCATTATGATTATCTTTTTTTATTATAATTGAGATATTAATAAAGTTTTAATATTAAATCTCTTTTTTGCATTAAAAATCATATATCTATCAATATATAGCGTAGTTGCTGGAACCATGCCTTCCCATTTCATGATACGAAGATTTCTTATTTTCTTCCTATCATAGTTATTTATTATGATTTTATTTTTTACTTTGACTATCCTGAAATAGTTTGTGCTATCTATAAGTATTGGATCCCATTTCCTTACCGAAGAATTTCCAATATTATGTTCAATTTGTACTCTAAATATTTTACTTAAATTATAAAATAATTGTTTCCTAGAAATTATAGGAAGTCCCGCTATATCAATTCCAAATATTGTGTTATCATTGCTTTTAAATGCAAAAACCATTGGTTTAAAATTATAATATAACTTTGAACCTTTACCTGTCATTACATCTCTTGCTAACTCAGTATCTTGATAATCAAATGTATAAATATGACCAGGTAAAATTGTATTATATCCATAATCGATAAATTCAATTATACCCTTATTGTGTAATTCTGTACTTTTTTGTTTAGCACCAGATAATCCACTATTACTATCAATATATTCATCTACTAAATCAATGTATGTGTTCATTCTTTTCCCAATCAATTATTTTAAATTGTTTATGTGCTTTGTTATATTCCATTACAATAAATTTAAACCCTAATCTACCTGCATATTGTCTTGCTGCTTTAAACTTAGCAATGTTCATTAAATATCTTTTAACACCTCCTGTATAATTCTTCATAGACTTATACGTTTGCTTTTTGGGTTTACCTGGTAGCTTAGTATGCTTATCTGGTTTGATTTCTACTAACCATCTAATCACTTTACCATTTGTTCCAAGCGTTTCTATATAAAAATCAACAAAGTAATCATGTGTACGCTTATCAAGCGGACTGATATATTTTATTGCTAATGGTTCAGAACCGTATTTCAATACATTTTCATCTCTATCGCAATATTTTAAAAATTCTAATTCCCAACTTGATCTGTAAATAATTTGTGTAATATCACCAACATACTTTTCAGGATGCATTGTTTTATAATAACCCTGTTTTATATATTTCTTTCGTCTTGGTTTTAAAAACGATTGAATTGGTTGATTTGCCAAAGTATTTCATTTTCTTTTTATTTATCTATAAATTAAATACGTCAAGACGATGATTACCAAAATGCTTATCTACAAAATTATTAAAATCTCTGATGTTTACATTAGAATTTGCTTTTATTAAATTATATAAATTATTGACGTCTTTAACCTGTAATACTTTATCCATATTTTTATAATACAATTTCTTTAATATTTTCATTATATCGGACCACAAAAAAACATTCATGCCATTGTGTATTGCTTTAATTGCAGATTCTATACCTGATTCATCATTGTCAAATACAATATATGTATTTTTAGGGTCAACAAAATCAAATAACATACTAGTTTTTGTAATACCCTGTATGGCTAAATAATTATATAAAAAGCTACCATCGATTGGTCCTTCTGTTATTTTTATTGGCTTTCTAAAGTCAACATTAAATACATTGAATATATTACTGAGTTGGTCAATTAATTCAATATCTGGGATTTGTGTATAGTCTAAGCTAATTTTTGACATAAGATCAGATAATTGAAATACCATAAATTTCTTTCTTTCAATATCTCTTGTTGAAATACTTATGACTTTTTTCGTTTCATAATCATGATTTACCATGTAAACCTTATTATCGAATGAATCTTTAAAATATCCATCTACATTCATTTCAGTATCAAATATGTTACGATTTGCCATATACTGAAAAACTTTTGAACCAGTAGACGCTTTTATTAATGGAATTAATCCAAGTCGTTTTGTAAAATAATCCAAGTCTGGTAGATGTTGCATAATACCAACATCAAATAAGTAATCACGAATTGCATTACTACCTTTATTTTCAATATTAAGTGAACCTGGATCATAATTGCTATCTGTTTCAACTTCAAGATCCATTATATTTATGTTATATTCTGATGCATATTTTGAAACGAAGTTACCAAAAGACATGAAAGCACGACAACCACCATTAAAACACTTGTATGTATTTGTGTTTAAATAGATATTACCACGCTTACTTGATATTTTATTTTCTGAATCACCACAGATTGGACAAGCAATTCTATATCCTTTACTTGTAGCTTCAACCTTTTGCTTTTCAGAAATTCCAGGAAACCGTGCATCAAGCACGATCTCCAAAAATTCCTCTATTGTATTTGCACTATGCATTTTTATTTTTTATCTTCTACTTCATCAATAATTATACAGTCAAGTGTTAAAAATATTTTTGCAACTGATACTGCACTTTCAATTGCAAGCCTAGTTACTTTGGCAGGATCAAGAATATGCATTTTATACATATCACCAAATTTCCTGTTTTTAGCATCATAACCAAAGTTAACATCTACTGATTTACTCATTTCAAGTCGAACAAGTTCTTTGTTCTCTCCAGTATTGGCCACTATATGCTCCATAGGACTCATTAGAGCGTCCATAACTATAGTCATACCCGTTTTTATATCATCAGTATCTTTATCACGATATAGGTTGTCTATGTGCTTTTTAAGTAGATATGAACAATGATAATATATTGTACCGCCACCAGGAACCACACCTTCTTTAAGTGCTGATTTTGCAGCATGTAATGCATCATCAATTCTATCACCCTGTTCGTAAATTTCCATTTCTGAATTTCCACCAACTTTAATTGTAACAGCCGCGCCGTTTAATTTTGATATACGTTTTTTAAGTGATGCTTTTGGTTGTGCGTTTTTTTCTTCCTTCATATTACTGTTAAGTTGTGCAATACGTTCTTTAACACGTAATTTATTCTTTTTTTCTTTTATAAGAACTGTTTCTTTTTCAGAAATTACAATTCTATCAACTGAACCAAGTATTGATAAATCTTTTATTTCAGCAAGTGATATTCCTGTTTCTGCTCCAACAACTGTACCATCAATAAATGCAGAAATATCTTCAAGTGCTTCAAGTTTGCTTTTAGCAAATCCAGGTGATTGTATAAGTGCAATTTCTAATCCATTCTGTAATCTATTTAAAATTATTGTTTGTGCCAACCTGGTTTCAAAATCTTCTGCAATTATAATAATGGGACGTTTCTCCATTTTAACTGTTTCCAAAATTGGTAACAATTCACTAAGTCTGTCCATCTTATCAGCATACAATAATACAATTGCATTTGTAAATTCAGCTTTACCTGTTGACATATTTGTAATAAAATATGGTGAAAAATATCCTTTTTCAAACATCATACCTTCTTTTATTTCCAATTTTGTTTCAGGTTCTACGCCCTTTTCAACATCAACAATACCATCAGCGCCAACACGTTTAATTGCTTCTGCTATTAATTTACCAACTGGTTCATCATGATTTGCAGATATGATAGCAATATCTTCAAGTAATGGACTATCTTCATCAATTTGAATTGCGTTTTCTTCTACCATATCAGTAACAAACTTTAATGCTTGATCCATACCATCTTTAAGATGTATTGGATTGGCTTCAAGATTTAATTGTTTCCTGATTTTTTGAATTAAAGCAGTTGCTAGAACAGTTGCTGTTGTAGTTCCATCGCCCGCATCAAATGCCATTTTTGCTGTTACGTTTTTGATAATATTTGCCCCAATATTTTCACCTGGGTCTTTTAAAGTAAGTGCATTCGCAACAGTTACACCATCTTTTGTTACATGTGTTAATCCTCTGTGTATCGCAACATGGCGTCCACCAGGCCCAAGAGTGCTAGATACAGCAGTATATAATTTTTCAATTCCATTATATACTACATTTTTTGCTTCTTCTCCTGTTAAAAAAGTTTTACTATTATTACTCATAAATCATGTTTTTTTTTAAAGTATTCGTTTTCATTACGTAAAAATTGAAAATTTTTTTCAATTGTTTTGCAGTTATCTTGGAAACTGTTAACCAATTCCGGTGTCAAATAAAACCATTCTCCTCGTTTATTTTTATGACGAAGCATATTATGCATCGCTGTCTCGATCATTATAGCAAATTCACTTTCGTATTGATCTACTACAATTAAATCGGAATCATTCCCTGTTTGTAATTGTTTAAGACGTTTAAGACGTTGTGGATCTTTTCTTGTAAATCCTATCTTATATGTTTCTTCATCGTTTTCTTTTTTAGCGATTAAATATATGTAAGGCAATTCATTATTCTGTTTTTTCTTGTGATTCGTTAGCTTCTTGTTCAATTTCTTCAGGCGGCGGAGCATCTGCTACAATAAATGCATCATTTATTATATGTATAGCACCATTTACTGAATAGTTTTTAATTCGTTTCAAAAAGTCAAGTGATAATTCATATGTAAATTTACTATATGTTTTTTTAACAACAGGTGCAAGGGTTTCATTATTCATAATAAAACCATATGTTCCCTTTTCTGGTTTATATGCTTTTATTTTTTTACTAAACTCAACATAAACTTCTTTATCCATTTCAGTAAGTTGACTAAAAAATTCTGTTTTTTGTTTTTTCTTAAGTTGATCGTTTCTCTTACGTTTAATATACTTTGCTAATTCAAATTTAGGAACAACTTCAGATAATAAACCATATGTCGATACACTTGCTATATATTCATCTTCATGTTTTTTTGGAACCTCAAGTAATGAATTAAGAATATAAGGATATAAAATCCTTGGTATTTCTTTATATTCAAGTGTTTCATTATTTATTACATATAATGGATATAAATCATCATCATTAATTGTTCTTTTAACTTTTGGTGCATTATATTTAACTGAACGTTTTAAACTACGGTCAACAGCCTGTGAGCCCATTGCAACTAATAATTTATTTACCGGTTCAACTACAGTCTGAAAAAATTGCTCATTGTAATCAACAGGAAATGCAAACTCAATTGGATAATTACCAGGAATGTATCCAAATACATTCATTTCTTCATTATCAGAATGCTTTGCATAATAAAATTTAATTTTAGCGCCTTCACGTATTTTATAGTACTTTCCAATTTTAGTTTCATTTATCATAAAATTATAATATAAAGAAGCTCTACTATTAATAGGCATTCCTTTTGGAATTTCTAATACTGTATCATCTGGTACGTATTCATTATACTTCTTTACAAATTTATTGAAACTAATATCTTCTACATCATTATTTTCATAACCCTTACGCATTTTCTTAAGATGAGGTATTATATCTTTTTCAAGAATGGTTTCCTTACCTTTATCTAACATGATTTCAACAAGCTTACGTTGTTGATCACGTGCCCACTTTGGTATAGATGCTTGTGCTAATCCGATTCCACGTGCTTTGATTTTATATTTAGCTGTTAAATCCCGGTGATCAGCAATTTTAATAACGTAATGTTTCTTACCTGTCCATATTCCAGAATATGAAATATTTTCAAGTGCGAAGTTCATATGGTTTTCTGTATTGTAACTACTCGAATATTCTTTAAATGCATTATTAAGAAAACTTGAAAATCTAAAATCAATTATCTTTTTATTAAATTCAATTTGTTTGATATTTGATAATTGATAATTTTCTATTGAGGAATATGCTAAATCAAAATTAATATATGTTGAATCAGTATCTGAATAAATTGCACCCTCTATTGATGGTTTATTAATCTTTAAATGAGATATACCCAAATGTTCATGTAATTCTTTATCAAGATGCCATCTTTCACGGAAATAATAATTAACTGCAGCAATACTATATTTAATAAGATCTTGTCCTTGTAAAGTAATACTCTGTGCAATATTTCTATCATGAAAATTAAACCACTTATTACCAAAAGCACCATAGATACTATTAATAATAATCTTTATTGCATATTGTTGTTGATTAAGATACGCAATACGTTTCTTAATATCCTTTATTCGATCTTCTTTAGATTGTTCCATATAAAAAGTTTAATTATTAATTATATGAATAAAATCATTATAGTTTTTAATTATAACTTTTTGTTTATGGTTTCGGTATGAAAATTTTGTTCTTTGTATATTTTCATACGATCATCAGCATGTTTTTTTGAATATTTACCAAAATCATCAATGATATCAATAACAGTAAGATATTTCTTTGTTTTGAATTTACGAAGGCCACGACCAATTGATTGACGGATTAAAGTATATGCTTTATATGATTCAGTAAATATTATGTAAAATAAATTGCTAACATCAATACCTGTAGAAAATGTACCGTCAATAAGAGGCAACCATATTAGTTGCCTCTTTATTAATTTCCTTTATGTTTTTATGAAATGTAACTTTTGCCATGTCTTTTATATTTTTTAATATCTATATCAGTCATGATAAGTTTTTTAATTATATATTTACTTATTTATATGAGTTTATCCAAGAATCTAATATATCATCACCAACTATTATATCTTTAGCATATTTTATTTTCCCATTAGTTAATTTAACGTTTGTATATTGATTTACTTTTATTTTAATATCATTTAATTCAATAATTGTAACTAATTCTAAATTATCCATAATATTTATATAATCGTCTCTATCATTTTCATCAACATTACCATCAATATAAAAAACATTAGTATTAGATTCTTTTAAATTTTGATATAGTTTATAACCATACTTATCTTTAACATTATTGAAAAGAAATAATTTATTGTTTGGTAATGCGCTAGCTAGTTTTTTTATGAATTCCATTCTAAGTGGATGCTTTATTATTGTTTGTCTTTCAAAATCAAATAATTCTCCGGCAAATTTTATTCTAGCATCGCCTTTAAGTTCATTACCTTTTGCTTTGAATTTCATATAATCATTAACTAATTCATCATTCTTTGGATATTCTAATATAATACGTTTAACTGTTACTTCTGGTGCATATCCATCCTTTATAAGTTGATGTGTTTCATATTCATATACAAATGGCCCAAAGAATTTCTGTACTGTAAGGAAACTTGATTTAGTTCTATTTTCAATTAAAGTTCCAGATAATCCAAATCGTGTATGTAAAGTCCCACATGAATTAAGAATATTTTTAATACTATCACCTTTAATTCCATGTGCTTCATCTACACCAATATGATATACTTTTTTAAAATCTTCTTTTTTTCTTCTAAGTAAACTTTGATATGTACTTATAACAATTTCGGCTTCATCAAATTTCTTTTGATTAAATTTACTTTTACCGCCAAAATATGCTATTTTAATTGGAACTGATCCATTATTATAATTTTGTGTAAATCTTTTATATGTCTGTGATGATAGGCCTTTCTTAGGTACAACAATTAACATTTTATGATTAACATCAATTTCTTTTGTCACTTTAAGATACATTGCAATTATAAAAAATATTACTGTTTTACCCGCAGCTGTAGATAAATCAGCGGCGGCATATTTATATTTGAGTAAATTATATGCTGATTCATATTGGTAGTATCTTAATTCTTTTACATCAGTACCTTTAAAAATTGTACTAAGAAATTTATCGTAATGTTCTTTTGTTATATCACGCATAAATTCTTTTATTCCATCAATTTTAACTGTATATTGTGGTCTATCATGGAAAAATTTTAATAATTCATGCCATAAACCAAATGGTAGTTTATAACCCACAAAGAATCTATCCCATCCATCCCATGCACCTGATCGATATGCTGGATCAAAAAAGAAACTATCTCTTTCTCGTTTAAAAAAGCTTCTTAATTCCTGTAATGCATGATCATTAGGATATGAAGTTAAGATAAGGTGTTTGTAATCGTTTGTTGTTTTAAATACAAATTCCATTACTGTCCGGTCAGAACCGATTCAAGTTCTTCATTTGGAAAAACACTGAGTATTTCGTTTCTGATATCATCGTTTATTTTTATAACAAAACTAACGTTTTGTTCCCATTCATCAAAGGTTGTACCAATTGTTATGTTATCTGGGTATTCTTCGTTAATATATGAAACTATAAATTCACCTGGAATATCTGACAATGAACCAATATCTACTGATTCAAAATTATATTCGGGTTCACCATCAATAAGTTCTCTATTTACACCAACATAATCAATTGCTAATGTTTGCCATAATGATGCATCTTTTGTTTCAATTCCCATTATATCTATTAAGTAAAGCTCTTCTTCCATTTTAGCAATAATAATCTCATTATTACCATACACATAAGTAAATGGTGTATTTATAACAGATTTTTCACCTTGTGCTTCGTTTCTATTTGCTGGGTTATCTTGTAATTGATCAAACCAATCTTCGAATAATGGTAATTGAACCGATGTATTTGTCATGCTATTGTTTTTTTTATTTATCTGAAAATTAAATACCCAATAGGTCTTCAAGTGCCATACGATTCTTTATAGCATATAAGATATGATCAACCGTTTTGATAGAATTAGTATAAAAACTTATCTGTTCGTTAAATAAATCATCGATTTTCTTAACATTAATATGTCTAATATTGCCTTCTACCATTATATTTTTTTCAGTTAAGTTACGGGTCCTAAACTGCATATTATTGTTTATTTGTTCAAATAAATCATGTTTAATTACTACTTTCTTGTTTATTAATTGATTATGCATTATCATTAAGGTATGTGAATCTTCCAATAAACGTTGTCTCATAGATAATGATAAGACAGTCAACTCACTAAGCTTATTAATATCTCTCATCATTATTATTAAAGTTTTAATTTCCGTGCTTAGATCTTTCCTATTCTTTTCAAATTTAGTATTGAATTGATCATATACCTCTTGACTAAAATCTTCCATATGATTTATCATTTTAATATTTTATATGATTTTTAGCAAAAGTTTCATTAAAACTTTATCTAAGTTTTTCCATATAAAATAAGTAAAACAATTATTAAATTAATATAAACAATAATATGAAAGAATTAATTATTTGGGATTTTGATGATACATTTATTAGAACACCAGGTCCAGAAGCATTTAAAGAACTTATTGATAATAAAATATTAGATATTGATAAAATAAATGAAGATAGAATATTATTCTGGGAAGATTCAATTTCTCTTGATACTAATTATTTTCAACTTGTATCTAAAAAACCAGTTGTGGATTTATTTAAAAGCTATGAAGATCAGGGAAATGTTGAACATATTTTAATAACAAATCGTAGTACACGAATGTTACCACAAATTAATCGTATACTTAAAGGAATTGGTGTTAATATACCACATATTTATAGTGGTACAGATTATGGTGGAAAAATAAATGTATTAAAGAATCACATAAAAAAACATAGTCCATATGATTATTTTGTGGTAGTTGAAGATTCAATACATAATTTATATGACTATCAAGAATTTTTTCTTAGTTCTGCTTTACAACATAAATTTATATTTGTTAATACCCATTCGATGGGTGAAATTGTGGGTAGAATACCAAGAATGACAAATGAACAAGATGTACAAATGATTTTACATAAAGATTAAATATATGATAACACTACTCGAACATCCAGAAATGGACCAGGATTTAATTAATAGAATGAATGAAAGAGCAGATTTTTTAGGATTTAAGTGTTTAAATCTATTTGAAATTAATGAGAAATTCCATTCTGGAAAATCTATAAATGAAAGATATAATATATTGAAAAGTTATATAGATCATATGATGGGATTTATTACATACCATTCTAAGATTGATACAACAACAAGTATACTGATAAATCCTGGTTTATTTTGGGTAACATGGCTTGCTGAAAAATTTAATATCCATGGAATTGATGAATATTTATTAAATGCTACAAAAAGTAATAATTTCAGTCGTATCGTTACGCTATATGTAGTTCCAAGTATTGATAGTCAAAGTATAACAATAGATCAAAACTTTGATAAATCCTTTAAATTTCAGCATGATATCATGTTAAAAAACTATCTTAATATTTCTGATAGTAGGCGTTATAATAAATATTATCATATTGTATGTAGTACAAATGACGATGATTTAGTTGCTGATGTTGAAAGGATGTTAATAAAAACATGGAAGCTAAAGGCCTAACAATTTTTTTAAAGTAAATAATAAAGAAAAACAAAATACATTAAATGCCAGGTATAAGAACATTACAAGAAATTTATAAAGACAAGAGCGAGGATTTTTTAGTCAAATTATTAAATTCCTTTGTTATAGTTAACCAACAAAATCAAGGTTCTTTTTTTTCATTTCATAAAGAAGATGGTGAAGTTATATTTTCAAAGAAAGGTGGTATAATTACTCATATTGATAGGATTCTTATGAAATATTACGAAAGTGCCATATTACAAGTAAATCAAATACCTGCAGATGTAATGTCACAAATTGATGATGGATATCAATTCTGTTTTGATTATATTCCTGACGAACCTGCTAAAATGAGCTTAACTTATATTGTAAACATGCAAACAAACAAGCATGTACATACTAATGTTGAACTTCAAAAATGGGCTAAATTATTTAATGTCAATGGACCTAATATTTTATTTGAAGGATTTCTTTCAGATGAACAAAAGAAAGATATACTTGATTTTGTATATGCTGATGAAGAAAAACTGATCAGTAAATATAAAAAATATAGTTTTACTGCATTTTTATGTAATTTATTTGGCATAGACGAAGCTAATGAAAATTTAAAATCTATAGTATTTAGGTTTTATTATGCAGGAAAAGAAACAGGAGCATATATCGGAAAGATGATTGATCCATTATTTAAACATAGAACTAAAGATAATGAAAAGATACATGATATTGGTGTTAATGATTATGTGTATCTAATAATAATTGATTTAATGAATTTTATTGAAAAGTATACAATACGTGATTTAAAACGTATGGTTAAACTTGGGCCGAATCAATATGATAATTATATTCTTTTAATGAATGCAATATTTAAAGAATTTATTGCTGAGTTTGGTGAGAAGTATTTTAATATTAAAATTGAACCACCAAAATTTATGCAAAATGATATATTTGATATAAATTCAGATATGCTTGACGATAATGCAGTAAAAGTACTTCTTGATATACATCCGAATTACAAAGAGATTTATAAAATATTATTAAATTTCTTTAGAAAGAAAAGGAAAAAGCCAAATGGTATTTTTGATAAAAACTTACTTATGTACTTTAATGATTTGGTTAATAAACTTAATAAATATGTATTAAGTACCGATGTAATGGAAACAAGTATTCCATCATTCAATGAATATATTTCACCATTATCTGAAAACTTTACAATATACAATCCTTTATCGGATAAGAACAGTTTTAAAGCGTATCGTAAAACATTACCAATTACAGTATTGGTTGATGAATTCCAACCATTTTCAAATAAGCATGTTAATAATATGCTTGCAATGCACAAGAAATATAGAAATAAAATTGTATTATTCCCCATATATAACGAATCAACATCAATGTTTTCTGGTCAACTTATGCAAAATATGATGTCCAAATTGATGAATGAATTCAGTAAAGTAATACATGGATATTATTTAGTCGAAAATGAATCTATGGATGGTATAGTTGATAAATTATATCCGGAGTACAAACTTAAGCATTTAAGCTCAAGTGCTCCTAGAATACGCGATTACGTCCTCTATCTTGATTTTTTAAAGAACAAGAAGAAAGAGTTAAACATTGATAGAGATTTTACTATGGTATCTTTAGATTATGACAATACAGAAATAATAAATGCATTACTTGAGGACAACTATCAGCTGTTCTCAGAAAATGTACCATCCTGCCTACATATGTTTTTTCCTGAAATGCGACACTCAATGAGTCAGCGTCAAGAAACATAAGCTATAAATTCAAATAAATAAAAATAAAAAATGGCGAAGAGTGCGAAAAAGAATTATTTAAATTATATCGCTGGTAAAGAGCCATTAGAACATGCTGTACTTCATCAAGGAGATGAAACGCCTATACATGACTTTATTAATAAGAACATAAATAGACGTTTTTGGGTTTTACCGTTTGAGAAATATAAGAAGTCACAGAAAAATAAAGGTAAAAAATAATGAGCATATTCACAAGCTTACATGGATTTTCTTTCATAAACGAAAATAAAGGTGTTGTACATGTTGATGTATCTGCACTTAATAACAGTGAATTAGTTCAATTTGCAAATTATTTAAATAAAACTAATTTAAAGTATAATAGTGCAGGTGGCAGTATTATGGAAATATGGTCAGATAAGTCTGGTAATGAAATAATAGATTTACTTAATAAATCAAATGTTGGCAGTAAACTTAAAGTAAAAATTGCTAGTGTTGAAGATTTTCATTTAGAAGTAATTAATGATTTAGATACAAGAAATTATTCTGATGATGAATTTAAAGGAATAATGAATAAATACCGAGCTGATATTGATAGTAGAATGGGTGAACTTACAGCTAAGATTAATAGTATGGAAGATAATTTTGATCCATATAAGTTAACAGAAATAAAAAACTTGGTACTTTCACAATCAAAATACATTGAAGATTTAAAAGGCAAACTAGAACTTGAATCTTCGAACCGTAAGAATATGCAAGATTACATTAATACAATGCGTAGTCAAATTGATAATCTTAATGTTCAAAACACACAACAAACAGTTGAAATACAAAGAGTAATTGAAAATAAAATTGATGATATCAATGTAAGAATTGATGATATATTAGATACCACAAATACAAATACACGTAAAGTAGAAGGTGACATTAGACGTCTTGTTACTGAATTTGATAGCATACGAGATGTACGTGAAAAAGATGATGCACGTGTAATAGAACTTGAAAGAAAAATTGATGCATTAAGTAAAAAATTAGAAAAGGGTGATACTGGCGGTTTAGTTAACTCTGTACTTATTGCAAATATTGCTGAAGATATTGAAACATATACTAAAACTAGGCAAAAAACTGTTGATGAAATTACTGCTCAACATATGGCAATTGAGGCACAATTAAAAGAACTAAAAGATACTGATCCTGAAAATTTCAAAATAATGACTGAAGGATTAGGCGAAATCACTAAAACTAAAATTGCTATTTTAAATGTAGTTGAGGCTAAAAAGAAAGAAGGAAAACCTGAAGAAGAAGATAAAACCAAACCTGAAGGTGAAGAAACTTTTGATTTTGGTAAAAAGGATCATATGACAGGTAATCAATATGTACATACAATTCATTTACCTATTGATAAAATGGTTATTTTAAATGATCTTGAAAAAATTAAAGTTATTGGAAAACAAAGGGAAAAGAAATTTGATCCTGAACTTGATAGTACAATGGCAAAAGTTTCTCGTGGCTTACATAATCTAATGGGATATGATGCTGAAAATGAAGCTGCTCATGTGCTTGAATTTTATAGTGATTTTCGTGATGCTGTTGGTTCATTAACCGAATGGATATTTGCTAATCCTGTTGCAATGCTAACAGGTATTGCAGGTGGTACAGTTGGTGCTCTTGTTGGTAAATCAAAAGAAGGATATGCTGCCGGAGCAGATTCTGCAGCAACAGTTGGAGAATTTATAAAACATGAAATGATTCAAAATCCCGGAGAATTAAATCCGGCCATTATAAAATTTGAAAATTGGGTAAGAGATAAATTACATCTTGGTATAAAAACCGAAAAACCTGTTGAATCAAACGTAACCCCAGCATCAATTAGTGAAAATATGGAAGCTGGAGCTGTTGCTACACCCGATACATCAAGTGGAATGGGAGCAACACCTGGAACTACATTTGATACTGGATTAAGTATATCTGGAGCTGGAGCTGCTTTTGCACCTACAGAAACTAAAGATGGTTCGGGTGATAAATTTGAACCGGTTGGAAAGAAACAAAAGAAGAAAAAGAAAGGTGCATATAAGCAACAGCATAGATATGTTCCATTTCAAATACAAGATTTTGCTACATATAGTAGTACACTAAAAAAAATAAATTATTATGATTGTTTATGAATTTAAAGATTATCTCGAAGTTAAAGAAAGCATCAGACGAATAGATGAAACTAGGCTAGGTGATTGGCTAGGTAAAATGAAAGACAAATTAAAAAGTTGGCTTAGAGGTTCAACTACAAAGATTGATAACCTTATCGGTCCTCCAATATTAGATAAAATGATTGATAAAAAAACCGGTAAACTTATAGGTAATATTGTTAATCAAGATGATATTGCTAATGAAACTATACCAATATCACAAATTCTTGATAATGTAAAAAATAATATAAAAACAGGTAAATTCTTTTTAACTGGATTACAATTTTTACAAGATTCACTTGAAAAGACTGATAATAAATTTAAACAAGATATTGCAGGTAAAACATTAAAAGAATCAATTGATGCAAATTCAACAGATAATGTTAAACAAGCAGCGGCTGGTGCATTAAAAGATAGAGGGATTGAATATGAACAAGCATTTCGTAAAAGTGTTAAGGGTGTTAAAGCCAATCTTGAAAAAGAAATAAGTCAACTTGTTAATTCAATTGGTGCTAATAAAATGCCTACAATTAAATTAATGGCTGAGGCACGTTTTATGAATGCTCAGAATGTTTTACTATTAATTGAATACTTATTCAAAAAACGTCGTTGGAAAGTTGAAGACTTAAAAGAACTTGGTGATGAAATGGTTGATTCATATAAGAAAACCTTGGAACTCGAAGCCGATCTTGCTGAAAAAATAAAGGAAGCAGAAGATGAAATTAATGCTGCTGTTCCGGATTCAACAGATCCTAATGATTCAACAGATCCTAATGATTCAACAGATCATAAAGCAGAAGTTTATGCTAAATTTACTCTTGGACAGGAAGTTGATTATACCAAAGTATCTGGTAAAAATGCTGGAACTCCAATTAAAGTTAAAATTGTTGCATTTAATGATTCAGCTGTAGTTATTAAAAGTGTTAATGGAAGTTCAAATTATGGAATAGGATATGAGAACTTTTTGGCTCGTACACCATAATAAAGTACATTTATAAGACATGTCCCATAAATGGGATATAATAGGGACAGAATAAAGGACATTCTGTCCCTATTTTTATCTTATATACAAAGACATTCTATATACTTATTGTTTTACAGATAAATAAAAATAAACATTATATAATGCCAGGAATAATTGGAGGAATAATTGGAGGAACAATTCCAGTAGGATCATTTAAAGGAATAGTTGATAAAGTAGGTCCAGATTTTGATGTATATGATAATAAAATAAATGTAGATGAAGTACCAGGAATGATGGGTACAGAATCTTTATTTAATCAATATAGTGTTTTTTCATTAATTAAAGCATCAGCAAATTCAAGAACTGATTCATATAATACTAATGTACATAAAGATGTGCAAAAAAGTTTTGATGATTTTAGTAATTATAGTTTTAGTACAATTACATATGAAGATCCAATAACTGGTAAAATAGCAGATAATGGAGGATATTTACACTCTGATGATTATTCATCAAATTCTTCAAAAAGACCCACTGCTCAAAATATAATAGATTATGCTAAAGATGAAGGAGGCTTACAATTAACAGGTCCAATGCCATATTCGTGGTCAGATTTTTTATATTGCAAATACTATGGAATGATACCAAATAATAATCTTATTACATTAAGAAGGTATCCGCTTCCTGTATATGATAATGCAAAAACACCTAATGGCGAACCAATACCTCCAATTGCACAAGCAGTAACATGGATGGGTGAACAAACTGAGAATAAAATGTCTGAAGTTATGTCATTCAGTTATGGATTAGTATGGAAAGAGATTGAAGCTGAAGTACAGGATATAGAAGGTATAGAACGAGGATTTGGTGTTGGAGCAGAAGCCGCTGGAAGTAAATATGTAGGTAAAGCAGGATCTATTTTATCTATGTTTGGCGGTAAAGCCGCACAAAGTAGATGGTCTGGTCTTTCTGAAAAGGAACAAGATTGGAGAAGAGGAGCCTGGGATAATAATGGACCATACTGGAATCAAGTATATGGACCAGTTAACGTTGTACATAAAACTCATATGCGTGATAGAGGTATGGAATTTGATCATACAATAAAATTAAATTTTCATTATTCATTAAAATCAATAAACAGCTTAAATCCAAAAGTTGTTATGCTTGACTTAATTTCTAGTTTCCTTAGTTTAACATATAATAATGCTAAGTTTTGGGGTGGTGCAAATAGATACTTTCCAAATTATGCTGATGCTACATTATTCATGGGCGATCAAAATGCTTTTTATAGTGGTAATTGGGATGGATATTTTGAAAGTGTAGGAGATAAGTTATCAAGCATGGGTTCAAGTTTAATAGATGGTTTAAAACAAATGTTTTCAAAAGGTGGTGGTGGTTTAAGTGAATTACTTAATGTAATAAAGGATAAAGCCGGAAATGCTATAATGGGTAAATTAACAAGACAAAGTAGACCACATATTTTATCAATACGTAGTTTATTAAGTGGTGATCCAATTGGAGAATGGCACCTTACAATTGGTAATCCAATGAATCCTTCATTTACGATAGGTAATTTAATTGTTGATGATGTTAAAGTAGTATTTGGTGATATACTTGGTGCAGATGATTTTCCAACTGATGTAACATTTACTGTAACACTTAAACACGGAAGACCAAGAGATAAGGGTGATATTGAATCTATGTTAAATTACGGTTATGGTAGAATGACATATTCTCCAATGACTCGTATGCCGTCAGCAGCTGGTACATTTGGTCAAGCATATGTAAAAGATGCAGCAGCAAATGCAGCAGCAGCTATTAGTGGAGGTGCTAAAAATTTAGAAACAGAAACAGAAAAGTTTGTTACTACAGCAGATACATATAATAGAGTTCATGGTCGTATGAGTAGACAATGGGGTCCTAAATATGCAGATAGTAGTAACTTTGGTTGGATATTAGGTAAAACTAAAGGTAAGTTTTAAAATAAAATTGTTGTATGATTACATTAGAAACAATATATAGAAAACCTGCATTTCTTAAATCGGATGGCAATTATGTTATAGACTTAATTAAATCTTCTATTAATTACTTATTTTATCCAGATGCCAAAAGTGTAGTTATAGTGACTGATGATTTTCAGATGCGTCCAGATTTGATAGCAGGTAGTACAATGGGAGATCCAAATAAAATGGATTATATTTTAAAATTCAATGGTGTATCTAATCCATTTTCTCCAATAATTGGTGATGTTTTAGTAATACCAGATGATCAACAAATGGCTACATCATTTTTTACACCAGAATCTGAAGAAAGCGAACAAGAGAGTGAACTTAAAGTTGCTGCAACAAAACCAGCTTTAGCTAAAGATAAACTAAGATTAGAATATTTGAAAAGAAAACTAGATGATGCAAATCTACCATTATTGCCTCCAAACATTAATCAACCAGATGCACAAAATATTAAATATAAAAATGGTAAGATTATATTTGGCGAAGACGTTACAAATTTTAATGAAGATAATTGTCCGGTTGTATTAACAAGAGCACGTGTTAAGGAAAGACTTCTTAGTAAAAAAATATTTGCATAATGGGTGTTAAATTAAAAACATATACTCAGCCAACAATACCATTAAAAGAAATGGCAATAATGGATACTGAAACACCTGATAATGAAGTAGGTGCTGAAGATACATCAGTATTAAAAAGTAGATTAACAGGTAGAATATCGCCATATCTTAAAATTGATGGATTTGTTTTGGATCATCATTCTATTATATCAATGGAAATAGATATTAAAGGAAATATACCAAAATATTCATTTACAATAATTGATAAAAATGGTGTATTTGCATCAAACCATATTCCAAAAAGCGATATTATAGCCAATTTATATATAAGATCTAGTAATGATACATATAAACCTATTCGTAATGATATTTATATAACACAGATTACTCCACTTGGTAGAGGAACTCCAGCTGAAGCATCTGAGGGTAAGGGTAATACGTATTTAATAAAGGGTATATTATTTATACCTAATATTAGTGACAAAAGCACAGCAAAGGCTTATCCTGGTACATCTAAAAATGCTTTACTTAAAATATCAGAAAATTTAAAATTAGGATTTGTTACAAATGAAGATGTAACAGTAGATTCTATGAATTGGCTTAAGCTTGATTCATATTATCAAGCAATAAATGATATAACGAAAAGTGCATATAAAAATGAAAATAGTTTTTATGATTGGTTTATTGATCCTTATTATTGTTTAAATTTTATTAATATTTCTGATATGCTTAATAGTGATGATAATTGGGATTATTTTATTCCGCAATTTGTTGGCGGTATTAAATATTTGAAAACATCATCACGTGGCGGCGGAGCAAAAGAACCTATTAAAAATATTGAAAATTCCGATATACCATTAATGCTTTCTAATTTATCTAATTTATCCGGTCTTGATAATTTTATTTCATCATATAAATTAGTTACAAAACAAGGTTTAACATTAAATGAATATTCATATATGCATGGGTTAAATTTTTATGAGAGTACTGAACCATATAAAGAACCGAGTGAAAATTTTGTTAGTTATAATTTATCATCATATGAGATGTATAAAATAAAAAATACTGATATTAAAGATGTTAAAAGATATACTTATGGCGGTATAGAATATCACAATGGACATGAATTTTATGTACATGCACAGACAATGAATAAGAAAAATTTATCTGAATTAAATAATATAAACCTTGTAGTTGAAACCGATGAAGTAAATTTTCATATAGTACGTGGTATGCGTATTCCTGTATTTATAATTAAAGAAGGCTTAGAAACAAGAAATGAGGATACTGATTCACAATTAGAAGATAATAAAAGTAAAGCATTGAAGAAGATAGAAGATATTTTACAAATTAATATAAGTAATGTATTAACAGGATATTATTTTGTTCGCGGAATCAAATACACATATGGTTTAAGCAATAGAGATGGATACTTCTTTAAAACAGAATTTACATTGGCAAAAACTGTATGGGAAGATTTTTTTAAAAATTAATAAAAAGTAATGTATAATTTTATAAATGTATTTAATAATGTAGAAAGATTTAGAAGGGGTTATATTGAAGCGCCCGAAGGTAGAGATGAACCAACATTTTTAACATTTTCAATTGATTTTGATTTTGAATCTACATTTAATAATGAATTTTTTGGTTTATATGATAGTCCATTATTTCAAGAAACCGATCCGCAATATAGTGCAATACACTTTTTAGAAAATAGGGGATTTAGGGCAGAGGCTGCTAGATTACGTGAATTTAGAACTTTGCTTCATTATATTACTGTATATGAACCTTGGTTTTTCCAATCTATAAGCGGATTAGGTGGTTTATGGAAAGGCGCAACTCAAATGGATCAAAATTATAAAGGCAAAGAAAAGGTTGTTGAAATACAAACATTAGAATCACTTGATCTTACTGTTACATATCTTGCTGATTTATATAGAAATGCGGTATATGATATGATATACATGAGAGAATTATTACCTGAAAATCTAAGGTATTTTTCTATGGATATTTATGTTTCTGAATTTAGGAATCTAAAAACACTTCTTGAAAATGCTGTATTTACTGGTATTATGAAAACAAGTGCTACAACAGATCTTTTATCAAGAGGTTTAGAATTAGTAAGAGGAGCATCAAATTATTTTGAAAAGAATTCATCATTTATAAAGTTCACTTGTAATTTTTGTGAATTTGATTTTTCTGGTTCACTTCCAGTACAGGATGGTATGAATGTTCATACACCAGAACTAGCTACCAATAAATTTGCAATTAAAACAAATTGGTATAGAGAAACAAGTAACTATCCATTACATCCAGTTAAAACCGAACAAAAACTTTCAAAGCATAAAGACAATGATGGTGAATGGTTAAATAAGAAAATGGTTAATTTAAATGATATTGCAAATTCTGTTTCTACAATAATAAGTAGTGGACAGTATCTTAAAAATACCTTTAGTGATTTAGGTACATTCAATGGAGGAACTGGTGCTTCTGCTTCTAATAGTGGATACTATGGTAATTAATTAAAAATTTATTAATATGCAATTAACTGATAATTATATAGGAACAATAGAGGATATCGATGATCCTCAAAAAAGCGGTAGAACTAAAATTAGAATCCCATGGTTACATGGTGATATAGAAACACAATATTTACCATGGGCTACACAATTAAATGCTGAAATATTTGGATTAGATGCTCGTGCAGGGAATATATCTATACCTAAAGTTGGTGGAGTTGTTAATGTTCACTTTAGAGATAATGATATGTATAAACCAGAATATACTTCCATACAAGAACTTGCAACTGATGTATTAGATGAATTAAATAATGAATATGTCGGAACACACATTTTTGCATTTGATGGTGATGTTAAACTTAAAATGTATTATACTAAGACCAAAGGTTTAACATTTATGTTAGATGGTTCAAGAATTAATATAGCTACAGATAATGTTGTTACTATTGAACATAAAGATAGTACATCAATGATAGAACTTGATGGTGGAACAATAACAGTTACATCAGATAGCCAAGTTAATATAACTGCCGGTACACGTATTAAATCTGAAGCACAAGAAATATGGGAAAACGGAAAGATAACAAAGATTGGGCATGAACCACAATTTTCAGCGGTATTAGGTGAACCATTAATGGCATTATTACAACTATTGGCACAGATGATTGATGTTAAAATGTATCCAACACCACAAGTTGCAGCTGCAGCTGTAGATAAGCTAAAGACTCAAATATTATCGGATACGGTTAGGGTTTCTAAATAATTATGTTAAAATATAATTTGGATCGGTTCCGTAATCAAAGAATTCAAAATCATTTTGATTAATTATTATGAATGAATATTCATAAGGATCACGTATTTCAACAATAACAAAGGATTTATCATTGTATTTATATTTTGTTAAATATGTTGTTTGGTCTATACTACGTAATGTTACATCATCAACTTGCTCAGATTTAGCAAGGATATGCATTTTAAAAAATCCAAAGTCTTCTGAATCACCTGGTGTATTTACTGTAAATAATAAATTTTCTGGTTTTGCTTGTAATAAATCAGTAACCGCATTTACAAGTTTTTCTATACTACCATGTTCTATAATATCAGGTATTGGAGAATCAGATTGAAAACTAATCCATTCGGTTTTATTTAATCGTTCATTTATGAAGTTATAAAATTCTTTCATCTTACCATGTATGTGATAACCACAATAAATAATTTTCTATCGATACTCCATGTGGAACATCATTTAACATTTCGTCAAAATCTGTTCCACTTAGATTAAAATCAACACCATCAGATCTCAGTATATAAATAGTTTTCTTTTCATCATCTATAATAACTTCCCCGCCTTTTAGTGCCGTATTATTAATATCATCAATTATATCACTATCCAAATATTGCTTTTGTTGTTCCTGATTAGTAGGAAGCGGATCACCAACAATATTGACAGCCCAATCCTCAAAAAACTCTATTTGGAATGTTTTCATTGCGCTTGTGGTAAATCATCATCATCCTCTTCTTGTGTCTGTATTACACCTGCATCGGGAATTTGAAATTCATCCTGTGTTTCGTCTTGTATATCACCAGGTAATTCCATTGGTAATTCATCTTGCACTTGAGTTTGAGTTTGAATTTTTGGTTCATTAGGATCAGAAATTGTACTTAATTCGCCTTTAAAATCAAGTATGACTTCATTAAGTTTTTTAAGAGCTGCGTTTAATCCTGTAGATGCAACTGGTTTTTCACCAAGTAATTCTTGGAATTCTTTATATAAAGCTACAATGTCAGAATATTTGTCTGTCATTATACTTATATTCTCATTTAACTTGAGATATTGTTTTAAATTAACGAATGCCATGTTATTAAGGTATTTTTAATTATATATTTGTTATTATAACACGTGTTTCTTATTTGCCGCGTAATGATTCTAGTTTAGACATTTCAGATGGAAATATTATTCTTTTTCCCGGTTCATATTGACAAGCATGTTCAATATCACGAATTCCTTTTACTAATTTGAATAATCCAGAAGGTTCAACCGATGATTTCTGGTCAGAACCCCATAAATCGCGATTTAGAGTCACGTGGCGCTCTATCCACGTTACGCCCATAGAAACAGTAGCAAATGTGGTTGCAAGCCCATATTCGTGCCCAGAATAGCCCACTTCTGTTCCATATGTATCTTGTAGATGTTTTATGTATAGTAAATTAAGTTCTTCAACTGGTGAAGGATAAGTTGAACATGTATGCATTATTACATCAGGATTAGCATGACATACCGCTTCTACTATTTGATCTTCTGTACTCATACCTGTTGACATAATAAGTATATCTGAATTTTCACGTGCATATTTAGCAAGATCCTCATTAACTAAATGTGCTGAAGGTATTTTTAATATTAAAGGTGTAGATTCTTTTTTATATTGTTGTAAAAAATCAACTGAATCTTTATCCCAAACCGAAGCGAACCATTTAATTCCTGCACGTAAACAAAATTCATCTATTTGATCATATTCGGCTTTATTGAATTCAACTTTATATTTATATTCCATATAGGTCATTTCTCCCCATGGTGTTTGTTTAATCTTATTACGTTGTTCAATAGGTACACATAATTCAGGAGTACGTTTTTGAAATTTAACATAATCGCAACCAGCAGCAGCAGCAATTTCAATTAATTGTTTGGCTATTCTTAAATCACCATTTGCATTAATACCAATCTCGGCAATAATATTGACTTTTTCCATTAATATGGTTTTTTTAAATTATACAATTAAAAACATTTAAGTTTTATCTTATGAACTCACCTTTTATTGTAAATGATTTCCATTCTATACTTTCATTATTCTGTAGTATTTTTTTTATTTTAAATAATTTACTACTTAATCGTATATTTGAGTTTACTCGTATAAATGGACCGCCTGTGAATTCTATGGATTTAATACTGTTTCCAGCACTATTTCCAAATCCAAGTGTTGTTGCATAAATATCTTTTGCTTTTATTGTTATGGTTTCTTCGTTAATTACATTAACATATCGTTCATCGGCATATTTTGAATAAATAACATGCTTTGAACTATGATTAGTTCTTTGTGACATACAAATATTTTGTAAGTTTTTAATATGAAAAGAGGACCAGTCTGGCTGGTCCTCTTGGTAAGTTAAATTATTTCTGCTTTGGTTGCTGGACGGTATCCTTTCTTTTCAGCAGATTCTTGTGTTATCTTTGTTACTCTTTTACCTGTATAATACCAATACAGTTTTTTGCCTGTTCTAGTTTCACCTGCTTCATGCATTTCTTCAATTGCTTCTTTATCTTCGCTTACATGTTTTGGAATATCTTCATCAATAGGTTCTATTATATCTAAATGTATAGGTTCATCTGGAAAATCAATAATAGGTTCTATAATATCTAAATGTATAGGTTCTATTAAATCAGGATGCTCAATATATTCTGGTTTAATTTTAAATATAGCATATATTATACCTACGGTATCACTAGCCCATTTTAATTTATATTTAGTTAATAAACTAAGAATATAATCCATATTTAATAAATTAGCTTTAATTATGTTTTCTTGAGTTATATTATCCAATGTATAGTTTGAATCTATGTTAAATGTAACTGGGCCTGATCTATAATTCAAAACAATTTCTTTTGCATTAGAATCATTAAGTTTTGTTAAAAACTCATCAGCAATTATTTTATGTGGTAAGTGATGAATAACATTAAAACATGTTATTACATCAGGTGGAGTAATAAATAGATTATCAATATACCCATCACCAAGATTTAATTCATATTCAAATTCTGTATTGTCTAATACATCTTTAGTTAGCTCTAATGCTTTTTTAACTATATCACTACCTATATATTTTTCAATCTGGTATTTATTTAAATATAACATTTCAGGTAACCATCCGCCACCGCATCCTATATCAGTTATTACTTTATTTGTTAAATCAATCTGACTTAACCAACCATTTTCCCAATTTTTAATTGTTGGGGTTTTGTGTTTATTTGTTGCATGTAATAACCAAGCATGTGTGTTATTCCAAAATTTTTCAATATTAATCATAACTATTGATTTTTTTTATTATTTATATTAAAATCATTATTAATTTATTTCTAATAAACAATATACACTAAAGTGTGAAGTTTTTTAGATCTTCAAGTTGTGTTTTTATATCAGGAATATAATATAACATATTGTAGATAGAACATAAAGATTTGTCATGTGCTTCATTTGCATCAACTGGTTCTATTTTTATATTAAGATCATATACTTCATTAATAATTGAAACCAATTCATATTTAGTAACATGTTCAATAAATAAATGTCGAATACCTTCCCAATATTCACCATTGCTTATAATAGATCCTATTATTTCAGCAAGTTTAAGGCAAGTTATACCACTCCAAATATGGTTTTTATATCCTGATACTGTTTTATTTTTATTCGATTTAACCCATTCTAATAGAGATACTTTATTATGTAATTCTTCTCCAACAATAGATGTTCTTATTACTGTACAGTCTTTTGGTTCACCTAATGCTTTTGATTTACCATAAATATCAGTTGCATCTGGAGTATGTATTTCAGAATAATTACCTTCTTTGCCACTAAAAACACAATCAGTTGATATGTGAATTAACTCATAATTATAGTTTTTAGTAAATGTATTTAAGTTATGTGGCAATAGTGAATTAAGCGTAATAAAATCACCATCTGTATATTCTCTAGTAGATAGTCGTTGTGGTATTAATCCAACACAATTTATTATTACATCACCTTCATTTAAATTATATGGTAAAAATACTGCTGCTAGTTTGGGTATGGTATTTAAGTGTAAGAAATCCATTTCATTACTTGTTATTGGAATTACTTCAGTAAATATTGAACTAAGATATTTAAACACATATCTACCTAACATTCCATTAGCACCTAATACTATTATTTTCATAGTTTTTTATTTTTTTAAAAAATCACAATCAGATAACAATTGAAATAAAAATTTATCTGGTTGTATATTATCTTCAGAAGAAAATTCTTCAAAGTCAACCATCTTCGCTTTATCATAAAAATATGTGCGATTTATATTCAATTGTGGTAATATTACATAATAATTCTGATTGAATTTATATGTGCTTTGTGATTCATGTTTAGAAATCAAAAGTTCATGTAATTTCTCACTTTCACGCATTCCAATTTCTTTTATTGTTGTTTCTTCATTACCATATGATTTAATCAAGATATTTGCTAAATCACTTATAAAAAATGATGGCATATTCATAACAAAGATTTCACCACCTACGCTATTTTCAACAGCTTCAAATAGTAAACCAATTGCTTGAGGTAATGTTAAAAAATATCTGGTCATTCTAGTATCTGTTATTGTTATTTCATTTTCATTCCTTATTTGATCAATAAAGAATGGTAAAACACTACCATTTGAACCTAATACATTACCACCACGAATACATATAAAATCTGTATCAGTTGTTAAACTATTTGCTTGAATTGTGATTTTCTCGCCTATTGCTTTAGTCATTCCATATAAATTAGATGGCGATACTGCTTTATCTGTTGATACATCAATAAATTTAGTTACTTTATATTTAATTGCAATATTAATTAAATTTGTAGTTCCTACTATATTTGTTTTTATTGCTTCTTGTGGTTGATTTTCACATATGGGTACATGTTTTAATGCAGCTAAATGAAATACATAATCAATATCATTTATACTAAACATTTGATCTAATACATTTAAATCACGTATATCACCGATTACAAATTTAATTTTTTCATCATTAAATTTACGTTGCATATTAACTTGTGCAAATTCACCTCGTGAAAATATAATAATCTTTTTTGGTTTTTTATCTAATAATTGTTTAGTTAATTCATTTCCCCATGAACCAGAACCACCTGTTATTAAAATAGTTTTATCATTAAACATTGTTTATTATTATTTTCCTAATAGAATTTTTATTACTTTATCTGAAACATTAATACAAGAATAATCTTCCATTAAATTCCATGATATTTCTAAATTCGTTATATTATTATAAGAATTAATCATAGTATCATAATCTATTCCAGTAAGTATAGTTGAACCATTTTCGATTAATTCTTGTCGTTCAGTAGATTCTCGTATTATTAAAGAAGGAATATTAAATATTGTGGTTTCTTCTGTTACTGTACCCGAATCACTAATAACACAGAATGCATTCTTTTCTAATTTAACAAAATCAAAAAATCCAATAGGTTCAATTAAAATAAGATTTTCATTTATTTTAATTTCACTTTTAATTTTAGATTTTGTTCTTGGATGGATTGGAAATATTACTGTTTTATCTAATGATATTGTATTTAAAAATTTAAATATTTCTAATAAATTTTTATTATTATCAACATTTTCTGATCTATGGATAGTTGTTAATATATATTCTTTTTGTATATTTAATTTATTTAAAATATTGCTATTATCAATTTCCTTTTGATAATAATGTAATACTTCATAAATAGGATTACCTATTTTATAAACAAAATTTTTATGAAACCCTTCATTTAATAGATTATATTTACTATTTTCAGTATATGGTAAATTATATGTTGATGTTAAATCAATTATTTTTCTATTGATTTCTTCTGGAACTCTATCATCATAACAACGATTACCAGCTTCCATATGATAAATTGGAATTTTATATTTTTCACATATAATAGAAAGTAATCCAGTGTTAGTATCACCCAAGATTAATATTTTATCTGGATTTTCTCTTTTTAATATCTTTTCAAATTCAATAATGGAATTTCCAAAAAATTCACCAAATGAATTGAATAAAAAATCAAAATAATAATTTGGATTTCTTATATTTAAATCTTCAAAAAATATAGTACTTAAATTCTTATCATAATTTTGATTTGTGTATACCAATACATGTTCAACTAAGTTATCTAATTTTTTAATTATCAAACTGAGTCTAATTAATTCTGGTCGCGTTCCTGCTATTGTTAGTACTTTCATTAAAATTTATATGTTCTACTTTCTACATTAAGTTCATAAAATCCCTTTTTAGCAATTTCATCTAATTTCTTAGTTAAATAATTTTTAACTCTGTCTTGCCAAATTTTAGAATTTATTGTTTTTACTTCACCATCATGAATAGTAGAATAATGATTTTGTTTAATATATTCAATTGATATTCGATCTAACATCTCACCAATACTATATACAATATCATCACTCATCCAAGTTTCAGTTTCATATTCTTTAACTTTACTAAACATTTTATGAATAATCTTATTGATATTTAATTTACTATTAACTCTCATTTCCCCAACAGTTCTGGCCATATTTTCAAAATATGCTATCTTTTTATAATCAATATCAACCTCTTTTCTACATGCTATAATTTCCATATTTGCTTTATAACAAGTAAAATTACTATCACATAATATTATTAGATCATTTTGTATATTTTCATAAATATCTGAACTATTGATAAATACAATATTTCTTAATTCATCAATTAGATTACGAAAATTTATATTCATTAATATTGCTTCTTTCATATTACTAATCTTATTTTTATATTATATTAAATTAAATTGATTTGTTTCGATGTAATTTCATTTTATTAATTACAGGAATTTCTAAAAAATCACATATTTTTATTACTGAATCATCATCTTGTGTAATATCTATTGTTAATAAATCATGTAATCTATCTTTAAAATAATTCTCAACCATTAATTTATGTGAGTCATAAACAAAAGAAAACCTATCTTTATTAAAATAATAAGTACCAAATGTTATTAAATGGTGATGTATAGTTTCCTGTTTTGAATTAGGATTATTAATCATACGATCCCAATGCTTTTTAATTGATACTAACCAACTTGATTTTTTTCTGATTGTATAAATAAATTTACTATTGGGATAAGTTTTATCTACTTGAGGAAATATCATTTCAAATGCATTAGTTATACCATGGTATCTGTTTAATGTATCAAATGTGTAAATTCCCTTATACATCTTATTTCTTATTTCTTCACATACTGGACTACCAAAATGTATAGTTTTTATATTATTGTTATTTAATATACCAGTTAAACTAGATGTAGCAGTTTTTGGTAATCCTATTCCAATTACTTTATTCATTTATTCATTAGACATATTTTCAGCACCCTTTGGTCTCTTACCTTTTCTTTCAACAGCTTCATAATGATAAACAATAGAATCCATGCTCATTGTAAATTTAGCACCAGCATCATGACAACGTTGAAAAAAATTTCTATCTGGTGTACCATTCTTTAATGTTAATTCCCAAGGACCAGCTATTTCCCAAAATCTTTTTGGAATTAAATATGGCATAGTATTAGTATTTTTCCAACCACCTCTTTGTTGTTCAGTTTCTAATTTATCAGATTGGTATAGTTTTTTATACAACTCATTAAAATCAGACATATTAAATTTTCCATATTCTGGAATTCCAAGATTAGCATGAACAACATGTTTACCAATATTTTTAGGATGAATATGTATTGAGTTAACAATATCATTTTCATTGGCATGTTTCATTAAATTAATTAACCAATCTTTACCAAAATACTGGTCAGTATTAACTAAACCACAATAATTATTTAATTCAAACCCATAATTAAACCCATCATTCATCATTCCCCTTAAATTTGGAACATAACCAACATTATCAATAGTTTTATGCTCAATTATATGAATATTTCTATATTGTTTTAAATCTTCTAAATAATAAATAACTTCTTGTGAAGGTAACCATGTTACTACAATATAATCAAAATTATCTGTACCTGCATTATTATAAATTGAATCAGTTGAAAATTTTAACATTTCTAATGCTGTTGAAACACAATTAAAAATTGATACTCTTTCCATTACTTTAATTTTATTTTTTCTTTTATTGCTAAAAATGCATCATCGCAATTTAGTTCACTGAATATATAAATATCATATCCATGTTTCTCATATAATGATGGATCTAAATTAATTAAATGTTTTTGATATTTATTATTTGTTTTTGTTATACATAAATCATTATTACTTTTTCCAACTGGTCCACCTAAAATAGCATATTTATAATTCATATTTTCAATTCTATTAAATATGATATCGTGTTCTTCTTGTGTTATATGTTCTAATGTATGATGACAAATAATTACATCAAAATCATCTTTAATATCATAATCTAATATATTCATACATATATAATCGCCAGGAGGACCATTTTTTCTTCTCCATAATACATCAGCTTCAAAAATATCAATACCCTTTATATCTTTACTATTAAATACAGAATATAATAAATCATTTTCTGGAAAATGCATAGGATGTGAAACAAATGAACCACATCCTAAATCTAAAACAGTTGTTATACTGTTTAAATCTAACTTTTCTTTAAGCATATTAATTATTGAGTGAATTCTTTTCATAATTTTTAATTTATTTTCCAAATACTCATACTACGCTTCCATCTATCTTCATTATGAATTTCTAATGGTTCACCTAAATCAAAGGGTTCAATTTCTAAATTTATTGGTTTCCATCCACATTCCATTTTTAATTCCTTTGGAGTTAATTCATTGTTCTTTTTAACCCACCTTTGTTCAGTTGCTAATAAATATGTAGATTTACTATCCTTAAAATTTTTAAGTGTTCGTGATACAAAATCATTAGGTAAATGAAATAAACAATCTCTACAAATTATTAAATCGGTTTTAGGTAATATTTCTTCACACATATCAAATTCAATAAATTTAACATTTGGATTTTCTTCTTTATTTCTTTGAATAATTAAATCATTAATATCATATCCTATATAATCAATATTTCTATTAGGTAAATCTAACAAGTATATCCAATTTTGATATACGCCACTTGGACTATCACTAATAGATGTAATATTATATTTTTTTAATATATCATTTATAAAATCAATAGTTCCTTCCTCTTTGATATGTTTATCAACTGAACCCGGTCCATTTGGTGGTAATTTTTTCCCCACCTGTAAGTTATAATAATACTTTTGTGATTCTTTTAATTTCATAATTATTTCTCCCAAATATATGTTCCAATTTTTACTAATCCATTTGGATTAAATCCTACATGAATTGATTTATAATTAAATAGACTTGTCAATTCTTCATCTTTCCATTGATATAAATGACTTTCATATGGATTTCCTATCTTATTACCATCTTGTTTACATAAAGAAATTGGTATTGATAAATATATTTTTTTAATGTGCTTTATGGCCTCTTTCATAAATATAATAGCATTATCATAAGTTAAATGTTCTAATACATCACCTAATATCATTATATCATATTTCTTTTTTGTATAATCAAAATTAAGCATATTAACATTAAATAAATTATCATAATGCTCATCTAATTTAAATTTTACTATATTAGGTTTCCATATTTCAACACCATCTATTGATTTAACTTTACCTTTGAGTTTTTTACCCCATTTTCCTTCACCTGCTCCAATATCTAAAACATTAGTATCGGATGTTTTTAAAATTTCTTGGAATATTAATTCTATTCCACCATCGGGTTGTTGTGATTCTGGCATAACTTAGTTTATTATTTTTTTTATGATATCTCTTACTGAGTTATCAAATTGCATGTAATTATCAGCTGTAACTTTATCATTATATGGTCTCGAATGACTAGGATTTCCACCATACCAATGGATTCCTACTACATTTTTATGTATCATTTGACTATTATTTTCTGAAAAAGTCATTGCTGCAGATTGTTTAATATTTGTTTTAGCAAAAGGAAAGACAATATCTTCATCCATTTTATGTATTTTTAAATCTGTAAATTTATTTATAATTGCATATAAAGATGAATAGCCAATTGCATTTGTACCACATGACTCATATACAGCAGGATTATATTTTTTAATACTATTGTGATATATCTCCTCATATAGTCTATTCTTGCCGTCTAGTGTGACCTTAGAGACCATGAAGGATACTGGGATATAATTCTTCCAATAGTCATAATTACTAAGATTAACATTGGCATCCCAATCTATTAATTCATTTTCATCTAATGTATTACAAAAAAGAATATCCATATCAGCAACAATACAAGTTCGTGTAGCTAATAAATACCAATTAAGTATATCTTTAAACTGAACATTACATATATCTTTAATATTCTTAAGTTCGATTGGAACTATATTTTCTATGTTTATTATATTCAATTTAGGTATATCAAATAGCTTTAATCTATAATCTTCACCATTATAAAATTCATCATCTTGTTTTGGTTCTTTTATTGATTTATTCCATTTATTAGTATTAGGCTTTTTATCATCTAATATTAAGTTAATAGTCCATTCTGGGTTATGAAAGCTAAATGACTTTATTGTCAAATATCTTAAAAATGACATTGATTGATTTCCCCAGAAAAAATATATTTGCTTTTCCATGTTCGCTTTATTTTTTATTTACATGTATAATAGATTCTTGTTGAATTTCAGCATACAGTAGATTATTCTTCTTTGTTAAAACTGGTTCATATATGGTTGGTTTATGATGTTGATGTAAAACAAATGGATTATCTATCATTACGATATTCATGTTCATTCGTTTTATCCTTAATACAAATTCCATATCATCTCTACCTATTCCATATGCAAATCGTTCATCAAATCCACCAAGTTTATCTAGATCCTTTTTGCTTATAGCACTACAAAAGTGTAATAATGCTGGTCTATACTTACTGTGTTGATACCAAGCAGAGTCTTTAGTATTAAATAATCTTCTATTTTTTATTGGTTGTATTACATCAAAAGCTTTTTTTCCTTTACTTATATTTTCAAATTCCTTTTTATTGCTTGCATAACAACCAAATACCAAATATTTGTTATCTTCTATTTCACGATTTACTGTTTTAATTAATTCACCAATATGTAAACATTCGGGATTTTGAATTATTACAACATCACCAGTTACTTTAGCGAAGCCTATATTATATGGTACAGATGGATTAACCCACCATTTATCTTTTTTTGAAATTTTAATTACAGTTATATCTAATTTGTTAAATAAATGAGGCATATCATCTATATTATGTTCATCTGAGCTATTATCATTAACTATGATTATTTCTAAATTATCATAATGTTGATTCATAATAGAATTAAGTGTATTTATGAGATGGATCCTACGATTATAATATGACATTACTATAGAAATTTTCATATACATATTAATTTTTTATCCATGTTGTAAATCCCATATTTTTACTACTACTTTTAGCTAATTTATGAGATTCTCTCCAAATTCTACCAATATCATTTACGATTATATTACCCTCTGAAATTGAATTATATTCAGGATAATTTAGCATAATATAATTAGACTCAATTTGTCTTAATTGTAATTCTGGACAATTATTAAATAATAATTTTTTTGCCATACTTTGTGTCCAACTGCCTTTAAATAAACCAGGAGAAAGTCTAATTCTAAATTTATTTGAATTAAAGAGATATGCATTTAAACTTACACCAAGAATATTATTATCTGAATCAATCATTTTTATAAGTGTATTAATATCAACTGGTCTATTTAATAACCAATCATCTTCAAGATTAAATACATACTTAGATATTGCATTTTTCCATACCCAACTTAATGCTTTAGGAAAATTACCTTTTTTAGGAAAATTACATTTTACTGTATTAAAGTATTGTTTTGCTACATTAACAACATCAATTTGGTTTGTTGTTGGTATTGGATCAATATTTATGTATAATGTACAATCTTTAATATCTATTCCATATAAATTTTTACTAAAACTAGAATATGTTTTATCAATTAAATCAGGTCGTACTGTTGCTGTTGTTGTAAATGATATCATAATTTTATTTTTTTTCTATTTCTATTAATGGTTTATAATCAAGAAATTGATTTAATTTAGAATTATTAGTTAATGATATAAGATTAAATCCTTTATTTTTTAATGATAAAAAATTTGCTTCAACTTTTTTAAATCTATCATTATACCAATTTGGGTTATTATCATGTGGATTCCTTGTATCATGTACATTTGACCAAAAATGATTTTTATTATCATCATAACTTAAACTTACAGCATAAATATAATACATAGTTTCAAATCTTTTATTACCAAAAATATATTTATCAAATATATCTATAGCTGTTGAAGTTGAATCTGGGTATTTTGATCTATCGATTCTATTAAATAATTTAAGTTCACCACTTCGTATAAGTTTAGATGTTAATCTATGGTGTTTATTATTAGAGGCATGTACTAACCAATCACTACATACTAAATTCATACTCTTTAAATCAGCATTGCTTTCAATTAATTCTAATAAAATATCAACATCATTAAAAAATAAGTAATCAGTTTTACAATGTAACCACGTACGATTAATACCAATAGTAATTATATTATCAGGTATTTTGTTAATATCAAGATTAGTTAAATTTTTATCATTACCTAAAATTAATATTTTCCTTCTAATTTTACTATCAATAATTTTATCTGCTTTAATATACCTTTTCATTTTTCTGATTTCATGTATATCAGTAAATTTATTAACATATGGTATAAATTCATTTATTAATGAATTATTAGTTATAGATACTATATCATAACCATTTTCAACCATATTTTTTACTGACATTACTATACTGTAATATTCTGAATTAATTGTATCTTTATCAATTTCACGTATTGGTTTAAAATCTGTATTTTCCCATATTAATGAATTTGGTGTATATACAAAATCCATTCCACCTAAATAAAATTTACAGTCATAATCTAAAAATATAATATTTGTAAAGATTTCTATTATAGAAGATACATTATTTGATTCATATTGTGTTTTATCATTATTATATATTGTTAAATTTTTTTGTCTAAGTAAATCTTTTACGACATTAAATCTTTTACTACTTTTTGCTGAAGTTAATAGTTTATTTGATGCGATTAAACGATATTCTTTTATTGTATTATGTTTATATTTTGATATTTCTATTAATTGATTTATATCATCAACATAATAATAATCTGGTTTATTTATTAGCCATGATCTATTTAACCCAACTACTATAATATCTCTTGGTAATTTATTAATATTAATATTACGCATACTTTTACTATCACTAAGTAATAAAATATTCATAGGTGGTTTTACTATTTTATCTTCTAATATATGTTCTGTTAATTCATTAGTGTCTATGTTATAATTATTTACAATACTATTTTCTAAGAAATTATTAAGTTGAGATTCTAAATCTATATCAAGTACATCATTTTCTAAATCAAAAAATATTGTATCTTTATTATAAAGGTTTAATGTTAATTTTTCAATTTCACTCACTTTTGCAATAGCAATATAGTGTGACATTTCAAATACATCAGGATGGTCTTGTCTTCTATAATAATCAGTATTTGTTAATGGTGTACCATGTATTCCATCTATTGATTTATAAAAACATAAAAATGGTGAAGATTTTGGTTCCTTTTTACATAATAATGATTTAGCTTTTTCTTTTAATATCATAGTATATGCAGATTCAACATGTTCCCATTTTCTTTCAGGATATGTTAAATATAATGTTAATATAAAATCTGATGATTTTAATGTTAATTCATTTATGAAATGAGATAATACTTCTTTTGTAGATGCAGTATCAGAAGCAATTTTATCTGGTCTAATAATATAATTAACATGATTTTCTTTACAATAGTTAATTATTTCTTCATCATCAGTACTAACATAAGTATTTTCTTTAAGTTTTTCTGGAATTATGCTTAAAGTATATGGCAATAATTTCCTGTTTTTGAATGGTGCACCTTTTGATCCACGTCTTGCTGGTATTAAAATGTATAAGTTATTCATTGAATAATTCTAATTTTCCCTTAGGTACACCAGTTATAAGACTATGTTCACTTAAATTAGAAAGATGTGTACCATTTTTTTTTAACTGTTCATATAAGTATTTATAATCTTTACTTATTCTTTCAACATAACCACGTTCAACTAAATTATGTTTTCCATCATTGGCATAAAAATGATTATCGGTAAAATCAACACCAAGCATACTAATATGCTTAGCTCCCATTTTATATGCTAATATAATTGCAATAAATGGTGAGTTATTACTGTAATCTAATACCATTGCATCATCTTTTAATGTTGCTAAATGTTTTGTGCCAAGTTCAAATAAAACTTGTTTCTTCATATCATGTAATTTCCAACCCTTTATTTGGGTAAATACATATTTAGCATTACTATTATATACCGATTTATATCTAATACCTTGAAATTTAGCTGGGTGGTCAACAACTAATAAATATGTCGGATCGATAAAACGACCTATATCATTAACACCAATAGTTATTAGTTGTTTATAATTTGGTATTTTTACAATATCTTTAACAGAAGTTCCACATCCTAATACAAGGATTTTTTCATCTTTATGAATATCCTTGAATTCTGATATATTCATATGGTATAAAACATTTATATTATTATATAGAAAAAAATTCAAAAGATTTAAACTTTATTATATTTTTTTATATAATAGGCATGGTAAAAGATTATTACAAAATATTAGAAGTAAAAAAAGATACATCTCAAAAGGATATTAAGTCAGCTTACAGAACATTGGCTAAGAAATATCATCCAGATAAAAATCCAGATAATAAAGAATCGGAAGCTAAATTTAAAGAGATTGTGGAAGCATATGAAGTACTGAGCGATAAAACTAAACGTGCCGAATATGATAGACCAAAAAATTATAATGGTTTTGGTAATGGATTCACTGGAGCATATGGTAGACCATTTAATAATGGCCGTGGATATAGTGGAGCAGAATTTGCTAAAATGGTTAGGATTAGACAAGTAAAGGAACAATTAACATTAGGATTTTTATCAAGAGTTGAATTAAAAAACATAATGCTTGGTGAAACTATTAATATTAATTACAAGAGAGAAACAGTATGTTTAGAATGTAGACATATGGTAAATAAAAATAATTGTAAAGTTTGTAATGGTAGTGGAATTATAGTTGAAAATACAAATGCTACATTTGAAATAAACATTTCAAAAAATAGATATACAGTAGAAATTATTAATGGTATATCTACACTTCGTTTAGAATTATCTGAACGTGGACATCAAGCATTGGTTGAAGATACAATAGTAACCGGAAATTTAATTATACGAGTTGAAATAATAACTAATAAAAATGTTGAATTAAATTTCTTTAATGGTAATATTATACATTTAGTAGATATCAACCTGGTAGATTTATTAGACTCCCATATAAAATTAAAGACTATACATGATAAAGAAATCAAAATGTCTTTAGAAAATAAACAAATTGCAAGTAATGGGAAATTACGTATACCAAATTATGGATTACCTAACGCTCAAGCCTTTGGTGATTATTTTTTCAAGTTAAATATCAAATTACCTGACTTTAGTAAGCTATCAAAAACTAATAGACGTAGGTTAATAAACATTTTAAATAAACTAGAATAATCATTTTTTAAAGTATATTTTCATAAGCGTTGGTTTTAATTAATCAGCGCTTTTTTTATAATGTAACTAACATATGTATTTTATTTAATTTAATGTTACTTTTTTTGTTTAAGTTTCAGTTATAAATAATAAAAAACTTGCAAGTTATATGAATACTAACTTTAATACCGGCGATTATGTTCTATTGTTAGAACGACATAACATGACACGTAGTTCAAATGACGATTATGTATTTGAGGGTATTTGTGCCAAATTTGGCATAGCTAACGAAAATATGAGAGAATATTCTAAATCTGATTATTTGCCTCACCTAGAATACTTAAATCAAAAAATAGCAAAAAGGTCTTTACTTGGAGAACTTGACCATCCTAAAGATTATGAAGTATCTTTACAAAATGCATCACATATTGTAGAGAAACTATGGTACGAAGAATCTGACGATAGTGTTAGAATTCGTATCCGCTTATTAAATGGTACACCTAATGGTGACTTAGCTAAATCACTTGTTGATATGGGCGTTCCCTTATCTATCTCATCTCGTGCTGTTGGTCAAATCAAAGAAAGCAAGCAAGTTAAATTACACAGAATATTTACATATGATTTAGTTGCTGAACCTGGATTTTCTGAAGCTGTTCTTGATAGAAAATTAAATGAAAGTTTTAGCCCTATGGTTGGAATTAACGAACAATTTGATGAAATGAAAAAAGATTCATTATTTACATCACATATAAATGATGTTAATAACCAACAAAATTTTGCCGATGGTATTAAAATATATAAAATAAACGATTCAGATGAGATTTTATCTAAATTTAAACTTAATGAATCCTCTGAAAATAATAACGAAACAATGGATAATAACTATGTTAAGAGTGACGATTTTAATGATTTCAGCTTAGTGACTAAGACTGAAATATCGAGTATTAAAAATACACTCGGTACTATAAATGAAAATCTTAAAACTGTAATTGATGCAACAAAACCTAAAAAGACTAATGAGGCTATTGAAGATATTCAAGCCATGCAAGCACAAGAGGTAGCACAAGATACAGAAGCACAAGATGCTCAAACGCAAATACAGGATGTAGATGCTCAAACTCAAGGAACACAAGAAGCTGAAACAACAGAACTTGAAAATGTAAGTGCAGATGATGATGATAAAACAGTAATTAGCAAACTTGCAGCTTATGTACAATACTTATCAGATCAAGTTAAAGTTGTAATGGATCACAGTGATATTGTTACTGAGAATCTTAATAAGGTAATCAATTATTCACAGAATATTGGTTTTGCGGTTAACGAACATGTTAATCATACTAACGGTGGATTTAAAACTGTTAATGATGCAATCAATTACATGCAATTTGTTGGACAGGTAGTTAATAGAGTTGATGAAAGTCAAGAGAAGATAATTAAATATGCTAATGAGCATACTAAAGTAATTAATGAAATGATTTTATTTAGTGATTACAATAGCGGTTTAGTTGGTAACATTGTTGAACATACAAACTATTTAGCAAACGTTCTACGTGGTAGTTCACTTGCTGACGGTAAAGGAACATCTGCAATCGAGAGAAATCTTGGTGCAAACATTGAATCAATCAGTGAAAGTATAGTTACTGATACAGGAATGGTAAAAACCGATACAAGTAATGTAGTAAATGAAACTAAAGGTGAATTGATTACTGAAAAGGTCGATGCTTTACTTAGTTCAATTGAAAAGGACAGAGTATCAAATGTACTTGAAGCAAGACATCCGTTCCTTAAACTGTTAACTGAAGATGATAAAGGTAAATTCTATAAATTAGGCAATGATATGAAAACTAAAGTTGTTGCTACAATGGAAGCTTCTGTATATTTCAATAGAGAAGATGTTGTTAATCTTATGAATTCAATAATTCTTGAAGAAAATGCATCATTACCAAATCACTTAAAATTCATACCGGAAAAATTTAAACCAATTTATTCTGAAATGAATGAATCACAAAAAGTACAGCTCGATAGAGCAGCTAAAAGCGGTATCTATAAACTTAATTCTGCCTACCAGGTTAAGTTTTTCTGGGAAAGCCAAGATTTTTCTGGCATAAAGGCTCAGATACATAATGATAGGTTAGTTGAACAAAAAGCTAACAATGCACAAAAGAATTTAAATGAAGACCAAAGTAAAGAAGGTTTCATAAAAATCTCTGATTTAAACGAAGCAAAAAGAGGATATTCTTCTGATTACTTAGATTCAATCAGAAACACTGGTAGAAAAATAACAAATTAAAAATGAACACTAAATTAATTAAACGTAGTCATGACCGTGCGATTTTAGAAACTTGGACTCCGATACTTAAGGATTATGGTATTGTAGCTAGTGGAGATAACGCATATCAGAAAGTACGTAGTCAAGAGCGTATCGAAATGATTGCCGAGTATGCACATAACCATGCAGCCTGGGACAATTATGGCGACGATTTTGGTAGTAAAATGTTGAATGAAGCAGTAACACCTGGTTTATTCTTCCAACAACCTGGTTCAATCTCAGCAATGGGTAATCCTATTGCTCCAACCCCATCTCAAATACCTTTCCCTAGTGGTGATAAAGGTGCGAGTGGTGACTCTGGATCTGGTGACAAATTCCCAAGTCTATTACCTATAGCAATCCAGGTAGCAGCTAAAACTATTGGATTTGACCTTGTGTCTGTAATTCCAATGGATACACCTGTAGGATTTATTCCTTACCTAGATTACGTATATATGGGCGGTAACCTTGATACTGAATTTCCACCATTCCTAATCAAACTTAGTCTATTTGACACAACAGCTGAATCCGATGCATCTCCTGCTGAGATACTTGGTGATGTTGCTGTTGGTACAACATTTATGGTAATGGGTGGATCACCTAGTACTGAAATGATTGAATTAAAACTTGTTGGTTTTAGTCGTGTAGATGCATCTGCAGTATTCCGCGTTATTGATTTAACCGCTGCTACTGTAGAAGCTGCTTTCGCTGCTGGTTATATTTTAACTAATACATCTTCAAGCAAAGAGTACACTTTAACTACAAGTAATAATACTGTTGATCTTGTATCAGCTCTTGAGAATCAAATTTCTGGTTTCACAAGTACTGATGATACAATGACAGACGACTGGTCTGGTCCTTTCCTACCGGAAATGACTTCAGGTAGTATGGCATTCCCAGGTTCAATGAAAAGAGAACAAGCTGAGAAAGCTAAATTCCGTCAAATGGGTGTTAAAATGTTCACAAAATTTGTAGAGGCTGAAGGTGACCAAGTTGCTTTAAGTGCTACAGTTGAACAAATCCAAGATTTCAACCGTGTTTGGAACTTTGATGTTATCTCAATGTTAGAGAACATTGGTGTTAATGACATTGCTCAAAACATCAACAAGCGTATTGTTTCACGTCAAATGGAACTTGGCTATATTCACGATCAAGAAATTGCAAAAGCAGAAGGTGCTGGTTTAACTACACTTAGCTTAGCAGCAGGTGGTGGATTTGAGAATACTTCAACTTTACAGCGTAGAGTTGCAACGAAGATTCTTGAAATGGCAAACCTTGTTTATCACAGAAGTCGTTGGGGTGGTGGTGAATATGTTGTAACAAACGGTCGCGTTGCTTCTGCAATCGCTGATATCGCAGGTTACTCAATCGCAACTGCACCTATCAATACTCCTTCTGCAGCTGGTCAGCTAACTCCTGCCGGTTCAGTTTGGGGACTTCAAATCTATGTTGATCCTAACTTAAAGTGGGGAGATAACAAAGTACTAATTGGACGTAAAGGAAAAGATGAAGAGCCTGGTCTCAAATTCTTACCTTATATCATGGCTGAAAGCCTACAGACAATCTCTGAAGGAACTTTCTCACCTAAGATTGGTATAAAAAGCAGGTATGCAATTACTGAAGCTGGATGGCATCCAGAAACTCAGTATATCCTGTTAGAAGTTGATGGCATCAATAAGATTGTTGCTGGAGCTCCTGCAGTACCTGAAGCATAAGCTAATGGATACTGATAATATAAAAGGGAAGATATTAGTTATCTTCCCTTTTTTTATTATAAATCGTAGATAAATAAATAAAACAAATAGTACTATAATGTACTGATAATAAAAAAAATATTCATTACTATGAGTGATTCAATTGTAAAGAAAGAAAAATCAGGTCTTTTCTCAATGTCAAGTCCAAGTAAAGTTGTTGATTTTAATACTTTTAGAAAAGCACCAGAACAATTTATAACAGGTAAAAGTTTAAAAAGCGGTGAAAGTGTTAAAAAAGTAGCTGGAGATAAAGATTATAAAAAACTTATTAAAAGCGAACTTATGATGGAAGCGTTAAAAGAAGCCGGCGTAAGCGAAGAGCAAACAGCTAAGGTTGTTTCAATTCTTGAGAAAAAAACTCGTCCAGTTGGTTTAAAACAACGTTTAGATGAGAAGAAAGAAAAAGATGAGAAAGAAGCTAAATTGAAGAAAGACAAAGAAGCTAAATTGAAGAAAGACAAGAAGGAAAAAGAAGAAAAAGAAGCTAAACTGAAGAAAGACAAAGAAGCTAAACTGAAGAAAGCTAAAGAGGCTAAAAAATAAGATACATTATGCCTAAGGCTAAATTTATTACATTAGATGAATACTTGAATAGTAGTACTGAACCTATTGTTGGTAAAAAACCGATAGATCCAGTGCTGCTAAATGAGATTCTTATGGAATCTATTTCAAGTGAAGATTTTGCTAAGGCGCTCGATAGGTTAGTATCTTTAAATTTTTCCACTGGTGCTGTTCAACAGGTTAATGAAGACAGAGGCCGTTTGAAGCGTTTGGTTGGCAAAGAACCTGATACTTATTTAGACAGTGCCGATACCAAAAAGATTGGTTTAATGATAGCCAATATGGATGGTACAAATAGACGTGACTATATGGGTATAATTAATTTCCTTGGTGCATCTTGTAGAATTCATCATGAATTAAAAGAAGCATACATCGAAGAAGTTAGATCACAGCGTCAAGATAATAGACAACCTCAATTATCAGATGAAGATTTAGCTGCAATTTCAAAAGCGGAAGCTGCTGGACGTGCACAAGATGATAAACGAGATCAAGAACGTCTTCAAAAAGAAAAACAACGTGAGTTGCAATCTAAAGGTGTTGGTGATTCAAATGCTCAAGAAGAAACACAATATGGAAGATCGTAAAAAGTTAAAGTAGAATGAGTGAAACAATGATTACGTTTGAAATGATATTTAATCATAATATAACATTTGATACAAATGGTGAAGATGTTGTATATAATAAAGAAGAACAAGATATTGTTTTGCGCGAATTTAGTATATTTCCAAGTCTTGATATTAAAAAGATGGAAGTTATCGCTAAATATAATGGAGATGCTACTGAGGCAATAAAGGCTGCTGTTAAGAAAGTTAGAACACCACCAGGTGGTCCAGTTAGAAAGAATGCAGCAAAACCTGTACAAGTAGTTGGTGAGAAAACTAGTGAAGAGCCAAATATAAATAATAAAAAGCGTTCTTTTAATATAATAACAAATAGACTGAAAGTATCAAAACAATTTCCTATTACATCAAATTCGAGTTTTTTTGAATTTGAATTTAATCCGAAAGAAATTACTAAGTTTATTAATTATGTTGAAAGTAAAAAGATAAAAATATTTATTGATGGTGAAGAAATAAAACCTAAAAGTGAGATTGATTTTTTAAAAGAAGTTATTCCTACGGTTCAGGCTAAAATTTACCTTAAATAACAAAATAATTAATTAAACATGGCAAAAGTTACAAGTGGTCTTCCACATTACGATAACAGCACAGCAGCAAGAGATAATTTAGAACCTTTATTTCTTAATCAGTTTGAAGTTATAATTACACCACCTCAGATTATATCTGGTGGTAATATTTTAACTGAACACGTTAAGAAAGTAACAGGTCTTCCTGAAATCACTCCTACTGGATTTGTTGAACAATTCTATAAATTCGCGAAACGTACATATGCTGATGCACGTCCTGAGGATACTACTGCAGAATTAACAATTGATTTTGAAATAAACCTTAGTGAAACTAATTCAATGTATATTTATAATACATTAAGATCATGGGCAGATTTACAATATAATCCCATGACTGGTGGACAGGGTCTTAAACGTGATTATGCTGGAGCACTTTCAGTATTAATACACAATAAGGCATTGGACCTTTATCGTGAATTTAGATTTACTCCAGTATATCTTATTGATGGATTTAATGCAATGGAATTAGATTATGTTTCAAATGAAATTTATATAATGACTGTTAAATTCAAAGCTGATTCTTGGAAAGAAATGAGAAAAGAAGGTTAAAAACATATTGAATTATGAATAATTTTAATTTTGATGAAATAAATGAAATGGAAATGTTTAATATTAAAAGGCGTGATATTATTTCATTTAAAGAATTCAGTAAATCATATGATAATGTAACTAAAATTACAAAACCAGGTGATAAGAAAGCTGTGCTTAAGCCATGGATACATGAAATAAAAAGGCTTGATATGTTTAGTCATGAAGCATTTGATCCAACCTATGATATGCTTGATAAAGCAAAAGGTAAGAAACCATCTAGTGAAACTAATCGAGCAAATGGTCTTTTATATACTCAGAGCCCTCCTCAAAGTTAATTAAATGTAAATCTGGAACACTATATTTTAAAGGAAGATGCGAAAGCTCTTCCTTTTCGTTTATAACAATAAATGTAAAATTAATTAATTTATAATTGGCCTTTAGAAATTCTATAGTATTTATAATACCAGACGTACTCATATTACTACTTACATAGATTATACGATTATATTTCTTATTAGCAATAGAGATTGCTTTATCCAATAGTTTCTTTATTTCAAAGTTTAAAAGAAAAGCTTGAATGTTATTTAATATAAAACATTCATCTTCAAATTTTTCTTTTATTATTCTATCTATGTTGAGAACATAGTCATTTTTCTTTTTCTTATTTTTACGATTAAAAAATAATTTACTGTTCTTTACAAAAAATATATTAATTCCTCTCGACTCATTAAGATCTAGCATCTATTTCTTTATTATTTTTTAACCAAAAATCAACAACCTGTTGTGCAGCATTATTATCAAATGGGTCTACTATAACTTTAGGTATATTAATTGTATCATATACCTGATCATACTTAGATATTGTTTTTAGATTATCTTCTTCTGTATAATCCTCATCACGATCTTCCCATTTATAATTCTTACGTTTACATAATACTAATATATATCCACATCTATTTAAAAAGTCCTCAATGTGTAACTTTATTAAATTTGTAATACCAGTTCCATTACGAAAAATATCACCATAAACAATCTCTGACATATAAGACCTATCAAATATAATAGGTTGAAAATCATTCTTCTGTATATCTTTTATGTATTCATTAGAAAAGTCAGTATGCTTATCAGGAATACCAAAATGCATAATTGGCATATTAATCATTTCCTGTACTTTCTTAGCTAATGTTGTTTTACCGGATTGATCCGATCCTTCGAATATTATTCCACCTATCATAATTGCTATTTTTTTATTAATTCTGAAGTTTGAAAACTTACTGGCATTACTAATGGCATTCCAAAAATGTCACTATCGTAACTAGATGTAGATATTCTAATTTTACCACTCTTATCATTTGTTTGGAATTTAAAATTAGTTAACACATCACCGATATTAACACTTTCAAATTTTTCGCCTTTGGTTATCCTATATCCACATTGTTCTATAGTATCCATATTTTCAACAATAGCTACTTTGTAGTCTGGAAATTGTTTTCCATTTCTTGTTAAGAGTGATGGTTTAAACTTGTTTTTTAATGCTTTAATTTCTACGTTCATTGTTAATTTATTTTAATTGATTTATATCTGAAAAATTACCATCAAATACTGGTTCATAAATTTTATCGAAATACTCAAATGGAACATCCATATGAGAAATAACAAATATCGACATATCATATTTTATAGAGAAATCCTTTAAAAGTTTTACCGTAAGCGCAGTATTTTTTTTATCAAGTGAATAAAATATCTCATCCAAGAACAATATATTAGTATATGGATTCCTCATTTTAATCAATGGAATGAATGCTAACGCTGCCATTATATCAATTTCTTTTTTCTCACCTGCTGATAAAGTATCTAATCCAATGGATTCATTATTATCTGTTACGATTGGATTAAAATTATCATCAAAGTAAAAACTATACCTAAAATTCAATTGAGTATGTACATCATGAATGTTTTGATTAAGTATTGGAATAAATTTTTGCATAAAATCACGCTTTAAACCATCTTCGCCAATTAACTTATCGACTGCTTTGTATAAACCTAAAGTATAATCAGCATTATCTCTATTCTCAATAGATTTATTATAATCAATTTCAAGAATTTCAACATTATCTCTCATTCCTTTTAATATTAAAGCTGCTTGATCATCTGTTGATGCTTTTGTTATTTCTTCTTTTTTGTTTAAAAATTGTGATTGTAATACTTTAACACTTGTTGCTTTTTCATTATATTCATGTAATTTTTCATTATACAAACAGATATTAGTATCTCTTTCATTGGTTTTCTGCTCATTAAGTATTTTTAAATCATTTATCTGTTTTTCTATTGAATCTTTTAATTTTTGTGTTTCTGTTTGAAATTTATTTTTTAGATTAAATTCTTTATCGGAATATTCAGAAACAATATCTTCTTTTTTTACTTCATATTCTAAAATAAGCGTGTTGTTTATTTTATCAATTTCTTCTTCTATTTTTGTATATTCATTTTTTATTGTTTCTTTCTCTAAAAGATATAATTCTTGTAATTGTTGCTTATTTTCATCAAGTTCAGTATTTCTTTTTTGTAATTGATTATTTCTTATCTGAGTTTCCTTTACTTGGAGCTCGATAATGGTTTTTTCGAATGTAGAAGAGTTTGTATAGATTTCATTATACCGGGTTTTTTCTTTTTCGAAGTTTGATTTTGCTGTACTTCGTTTTTTTTCGATTTTATCATATTCTATTAAATAATTTTCATTTTTATGCACATGATCTCCTGCTGTTAAATCGGTTTCACATTCTGGACACTTACCTAATTTATATAAATCAATTTTCTTTTGAATATTAATTAAATCATTATTTAAATCAATTGCTAATTTATAATGATCAGTTTTTAATTTTTCTGACTCTTTAAGTTGTTTTGTAAAATTTGTACGCGTTACTTCAGCCTCTTTTAGCGTTACTTCAGTTTCCTTTGCTGTTATTTTGGCTATTTTATCATGTTTGACATTTATCTTTGCTATTTTATCATTTTCTAATATTGTATGCTTTTCAAATCCCTCATCACTTAATTTATTTAATTTAGTATTTTTTTCATTTAATGGTTTTAATAATTCAGTTTGTTTTTGAATTCGTTCATTATTAAGGTTAGTAAATAAATCAATTCTTTCAGAATTTAATACATTTAATTCTGAAGTTAGCTTAGATTCTTGTTTATTATCAATAGAAATGAGTTCCATTGATAATTCCAGCGATGGGGTTGAAATTTGGTCTCGTATGGTGACATTTAACGCATCTATTTCGGTTTTCAATGAAGATGTGCTATTCTCTAATAAAACGTGCTCACTTGTCGCGATATGTACCTTATTTTCAATATCAGCCAATGCGCTCTTCAATAATATTAGAGTAGAGTCCTTTTTTTGAGTAGACGTTACAGTTAACTCTGAAATTTTGAGTTTTTGCTGCTCAATTATTGAATTTTTAGTATTTACTTCATTATCGAATAATATGTATTCATCTTGTGGTTCTCTTCTTTTTTCATTAAGTTCCTTTTTCATTACATTGAAAATATCAATGCCAAAAATCCTGTCAACAATTTTTCTTTTGCTTGCCGCATTCATATCGGCAAAAGATTCAAAGTCATTAATTGATAAAAGCAATGTATTTGAAAATACGTCAAATGGAATTCCAATTAATTCATTTTCTAACATATTTTTAATCACATTCTTATCATTTACTGTTTTATCTATACCATCGACTTCAATATTAAAAAAATCAGGTTTTATTCCACGATGTGTTTTAACAATACGGTTATCTTCTGTTACAAATGTACTAAATGCTTCACCTGCTTTATTTTTTCTATTAACAAACCCAGAAATCTTTCTTTTTCTAAGTTTACCATAATTGGCAAATGTAATAACATCACTTATTGACGTTTTACCTGAACCGTTTTCACCTATTATTAAAATAAGTTCAGGATCATCAGATAATGTAAAAGTGTGTAGCTTATTACCATATGATGTAATATTTCTAAATCCAAATTCTTTTAATTTCATATTTGTATTATATTAATTTCATGTTCGGGTTTAAATTTAGTATGCTTTGTGTATATCATTCCAAAATCATGGTTTTTATCTTCTTCCATATTAATTTCTTTATTGCTTTTCATTATTATGATATTATCATAGTAATCAGAATATGTAACATTACCAATAAAATTTAATTTAAACTTTTTAATTGCATCATAAATTGGTTTACCTAATTTTCCTCTTATTGTAATATCATCTGGTAAACTACCATATATCTTTTGAAACATATCCATCTCTCGTAAAAAATCACGAGTAATTCTAAGTTTACGTTCTACTTCTGTTTCCCAGTCATATATGTAAAATGTACTTGATTGCATTAGTCATTTAATTTTCCACTACTTGAGAATGTTTTAACTGCCATCATTCCTTTTTTCTTTTCCCATAATGCTCTTTGTTGCCAATTACATTCTTCATAATCAATATTTGGATCTAATTGAATATGCGACCAATATATAAATCCTTCTGCACTATTGCCATTTGGAAATAATAATACACCTGGTTTAAAATTATGTGGTGTAAAATCCTTTACTTTAATTTGTGTATCTCCTTCTTTTGTAAAGAATGATGAATCAATAACCTCAGAATTTTTAATAACAGATTTAAATTTAATATTTATAATTTGTTCATATATCTTTGGTTTATCTTTATCTTTGATATTTACTGTACGGGTAATTTTAATAAATGATTGTAAGCTATTATTAGACAATGTTTCAAATTGCATTGTTTTCATCATATTATTATTTTTAAAAACAGGTAATAGGAAATGAATGTCATTACCATGAAATTCACAAGTATCAGCAGGTCCAAGTTTGGATTCCATGAAGATTCTATTTGATGCTAACATTACTATTGTAATAAGAGCACGCTTATCTTCAGGAGAAATAGTATTGTCATTATTTAATGTTATTTTTATTTCTTGTAAATTATTCATTATTAATTCTTGTTTTTTCTAAAGATGAATTATATATTTCATTAAATAATTCCATTATATCATTAATTTCATTTGGTTGATATATTCCATTGCCGCTAAGATTACCTTTTGCTAATGCTTGTATATCTAAATTAAATTTAAGAATGGTTGGTGTACTACCAGCGACATCAGGAAATGGATCAAAATCAAATTTATGTAATGTTCCTACTAATTCTTTGATATAATTCTTAACATCATCCTTTTGTATATGTTGTATAACAGAATTAGGGCCTTTAACTTTTATAAATGAATTATAACAAATATCTTTTAATTGAGCATCTGTCATTTCAAGTAAATCAAATATATCAATATACTTAAATTCCGGAGATTTATCATTCCTAACAAAATCCATTTTCATATTAGGCATATCAAGTGTATATAGACCTTTTTTCTGTCCAATATCACCAAAATCTAAATGATATGGTGTTCCTAAGTAAATAAAATTATCTTTTACTTGTGGTTTGTGAATATGACCTGAAATTACAATTTCATATTTTTTTAATATAGAAAAATCAATACCTTTTTGTATTGGATAACCATTATCATAACTCATGCCAGCAACATCAAAATGAGAAAATACCATATCGGCTTTTCCTACATTATCTTCAAGTAATGTCATGATTTCATTAAAATCAGTTATCCAAGGAATAATTAATAATTTTTTATCGTTTATTCCTATAATTTCTGGTTTATTAAATACATGTACATTGGGAGTATTATATAAAATTTTTAATGAATGAATTTCATTGTTATCTGTATAATATGTGTCATGGTTTCCAATAAGAACATATACTGGAATTAATTTTGCTAACTCATAAAACAAATCCATTACATTATTGAATATATTTACATTAATTTGGTGTTTGGTTTCAAATATGTCACCAAATTGAAATAATATATCACCTGGCTGTACTGTTTCCTTAATATAAGGTATCAGAATGTCATTAAAAAATCTTTTCTGGTGATTAAGCCAAACGATTGAATTTGCATCTACACCAAAGTGTAAATCACCAACCAAATATATTTTACCTACTTTGTTTATTTGCATGTTAATTTATTTGTTCACTTGCATATTATATAATATTAGTTAATGTTTCTCCATCAATTTCATATGTTTCAATGTAATCACCAGTATCCCATTCTTTGTATACTTCAATTACAGGAACAATAAGATTACCTATTTCCTTTTTAGTGAAAAAACCTATTACCCATTTTTTATTGTCTAACCTTCGTGCTTTAAATTTTACATTCATGATTTTAAAACATTTTACTTGTTTTTCCTAATATATTTATAGACTTATCTAATTCACTAACAAGTTCTGATTTATATTCAAACTTAAGAAAATCAAATAGTGTTTTTGTTTTTATTCCTGTTAAACTTGATAATATATCAAATAAATATATTACATTAAACATATAACGATTACTTGGATCTTCTAAAAATATTACTTTCATTTTACCAAAGATCTCATTTAATACTTCTTTGTTAAATTTCTTTTTTACTTCTACATTAAATTTCTCTTTAAAATAATTATCGGTTTTAATTTTTTCAATAATTACACGTTCCATATATGAATAAACTGTATGATTATCAAAATCATCAAGTTGACTAATTCCACCGCCAATTTCCGCCTTATTAATTTTTATTTCTCTAGTCGCAGTAAAGTCTTCTTTTAAATTTGTACCAACGTGATAACTATTATTAAATATTTTATCAACACGTCTTTTTTTATCTGCCATTATAATTCAACTTTTTTTAATAACTCAGTATATTCATCACTTGGACCATATTCGGTTTTTACTAGTGTGTTTAAGCTATGTTCTTCATTTTGTTTTACATGAATTTTTTCTAATATTTCCGGATCTATTTTATAATCTTCAATATCTGTTGCTTGTGGCATAGTAGCAATTTTTTCTGTTTTACTATTTGCCATTGTATTTTTCTTATATGAATCATTTATTATTTGAGACATACTAGAATCAACACTTAAATTTGCATTTACATTACCAAGTGCACTTGCTGCAATTCCTAAGTTATTATATTCTTGATCCATTGCTGTTTCTAAACTATCCATATCCTCATCTGGCCAAAATTCACTATCGGTTGACCAATCTTCGATTATACGATAATACTTCTTTGACTTCCTAAAATACTTATAACTATTCATGTGCCCTTCATCTCTGTTTGCAATGTTTTTTATTTTAATACGTTGATCGGCAGAATTGCCAATTAATCCGAATAAACTATCAACTGTAGCAACAAGTCCTGAGGATTCTGCTGTAGAATCTAAAAATAAATCATCAGCATTAAAATAAGCAGCTTTAACCTGTGTAGCTGAAAGTATACACCAATTATTTCTTTTTGCAATTTTACGTAATTCTTCAGATATTGATTTAATCTTCTCATACATATTTGCCTCACCCTTATAATATTTAAGTAAGTTAATATAATCAATAATAATTAAATCAAATTTCATATCAAGTTCCTTTTCTTTACTAAGGAAAAAGTTCTCAACATCAAGAGATGTCATTGCACCGGTTGGTCCATCTTCTACAATTAATCTACCTAATTCATTCTCACCAGCTGTTTTCTTAATTGCATCAGCAACCATTGAAATACTTTGTTCATCAGTAAACCCTTTATAAGCAGTATATGGAATATTAAATGCATTTGATCCTAATCGCTTCATATACTTAGCGGCAGAGAGCTCAACACTATATAATCCAACATTAAGTTTATTAAATAATCCACGTACTGCAATATTACCTAATACTAATGACTTACCAACTTTTGGTGGACCTTCAAATACAATAAGTGTACCTGGTTCCCATCCGCCACCCAATACTTTATCAAAATATGGAAATCCAGTTGAATCATTTTTTTTAATCATCTGAATATGTGCAACAGGATCCATTATATCAAATCCTTTTTTTCTACCGGTTAAATCTATATTAAGTTCTTCATTAAACCTGTTCTTTACTTCATCAATAGTTTCTTCAATATTCTTTGGTGTAATCTTTTTCATTTTAAGTTCACCCATAATCCCATCTACTGTTCTGTTGAGATTACCCTTCAGAATGAATGTTTTCATATATTCATATAAGAAGTCGGATTTATATCTATGTAAATTTAAAGAAAACATTGTTAATATATTTTCTTCTTCAAAATCATAGTTTTTAGTTTTAATTACACTAAATATTTCATTTACAGTTGGTATCTTACCATATTCAGTTGTGTATTTCTTTATTGCATCAAATACTATTTCACGTTCTGGATTATCGAAGAACTTTCCACTTAAGTTATGAATAACTTTAAATCTATCAATAACTTCATTCTCTACATCATATAATTCATAATCATCATCTACTTTTACAATATAGTTGAGGATTGCGTTTTCAAATACTTCTGTGTTTTCGTCAAAATTTATCATTAATAGATTTTTATATTTTATAAAATAATTCTAGCGCTTGTTTGGTAAAGGTCATTTTTGATCCTTCATATTTAAAATAAACTTGTTCAAATATATTATATAACAATTTTTTAATTTGTTCTTTCTTATTTTCATCAGAAAATGCAGGAATAGCTTGTTCTAACTCTGAAGACTCTAATATAAAGTCATTTATGCCCCATTTCTTTTTCCGTTTATTTTTAGACATAATGTATCTAAATATATCAAAAAGAATATCTTTTTCAGTAGGATATTCTTTTGATAATCTATATGCATTAATCTTGTACTTTAATTCGATGTCTTTATTTTTCATCTTCTAATGTAAATTTAACTTCTTTAACTTTAGTATTACTTAGTGCTTCAATACTTACATTTTTTAAATCATCTTCAACTGAACTATATTGAAGCATTGGTTTAATTATATTTTCATCAAGCATTTTTTTAGTATTTGGTGTAAATGCAACATCACTTAAAACAACATCAGGATCAATATTTTGTAATGTATCACCAACGGCAAATGTTCTAGCACTTGAATTTCTAACAAAAGCAAACTTTTGATTAACTTTATCAATTTTCTTTTCAAACCAAAATGTTTGAAGTTCTTTTTTTGTAGAATTAACAGCAATACCATTTTTCCATTTTTTCATAAATTCTTCTTCTGGAAAAATTGTACCTTTATCAACCATACAATTTTCCCATGTTAATAATTCATGTATTCCCCAATATTCATTCATACCGTGCATAAATGATAAATGAATTTGAATTGTTTTTGGTACGGCAAGTCTATTCTTATATGCTCTGGCTTTTAATAATACTCCAGTTTGTGTCTTAGCACCCTCGCTACCTTCTTTAAAGTATTTCTTTTCTAATAATAAAATAATACTTGCAGCAAATGTAGGACCGCCGCCGCCCGATGGAATCTCTTTATCTTGTGAGAATAACTCAAGTGTTGCTCCGGTATGATTTGTAAATAAAAATGGAATTGCTAAATTGGATAAATCTAATGTGATATTACGAAAAAGTTGTCTACCTTCTTTTGCACGAAGACCCATATCAGCTGCTGATTTGCCAATTTTTGCATCTGCAAGTTCTTTTGTTGTATTTAACATAGCAAATGAATCAACAACAATCATAACTTTTAAATCCGGATATTTCTTCTTTTGTTCAATTAATGAAGTAATGAAATGTCTAAGTGTATAGAAAAACTTAATTGTTTTGATTAATTCAATTTGTTTAATATTAATACCCATACGTACCATATCAATTTCATCTATTGCGCCCTCAGTATCTATATAATAAACATAATAACCTAATTTTTGTGCTTCACGTACAATATTCATAGCGAGGAATGATTTACCTGTACCAGATGGACCAGCTAATTCAATACTTCTTGTATTTGGAATACCACCAAATATAGAACCACTTAATATTGCATTTAACATTAAATTACCAGTTCCGATATATTCAGTAATACCACCAAATTTTTTGAAGAGATCAATATTGGTTTCTTCTTTTGTTGTTTTAAACTTTTTTGAAAGTTCTTTGTTTATATCAATAAAGCTTTTATAATTTTCACTAAAACTTTTCTTTGTCATTATAACATTATTTTTTTATCAGATATGACAATATCTCTACGTCTCTGATCAGCCATTATTTGTTTAGCTTTATCTTCACCATATAATTCAGTAAAGTTTTTAAGTTGACTTGTGTATCGTTTACGATCAGCTTCAGCCTGATCAAATGAAATTTCTTCTAAGTATGCATTATGTATTGCTCTACCATGTTTAATATTTTCATCTGTTATATTTACCCAACCTTCAAAGTTATTAGGTTTTTGTTGTTTAAAATGTGATCTTCTCATTCTTCTATCAGGATATACGCCAGGAGGATTTTTTTCTTTTCTTCTTTCTACTGATAATGGTTGATCTAAAAATCTAATAATTGTCTGTAATGTTTCTCGTCTTATTGCCATTTTTTCTTTAATTTTTTTATGCTAAATATGATATCAACATAAATAAAGATGCCGATAAAAATATATCCATGTTTGAATCTTTTATTAGAGTAGGGTATTGTGTTACCTCATATGTATCCTTTATAGATTCAGCATTGATTTTCTTTATTACTGGTGTTAAATTAATTCCATATAATGGTGTATCTTTCGCATTATAAATATTTTCTCCGGACAATACGCCAAGATAAAATAAATTATTAAGAAATTCTTCCATTTCTTCTTCTTCTACAATAATTTGAAATTTTTCTTTGAGAAATTTAAATATTGCATCACTATTTGATTTATTATTATGCGAAACAAATAAAATACTATTTCTATCCTGATCTGTTCTACTTGTCAGTATGTTCATTATTGACTTTGACTTTTCGTCTAGTATGAACGGTATTATTGCTATTAGTTTTTTTTCCATTAGATATTAATTTTTTTTTTTCATCGAGTAGAACTAATAACGATGCTGTAATTACTTCATTCTTGATTCCTTCTTGTACATAACTCGAAAGTTCATTTAAAAATTCTTTTGAATTTGCCGCATTTTTATACATTGCCTTTAAGAAAGCAATATCAGGTAACTTAATTTTTATATTAAGTGGTAAATCATATTCATCATTATTAAATTTAGAAAAATATGATTCCTGTGGTTTAACTGGTTTTTGTTCTACTATATTATTTACTTGTTGTTGTGTACGCATTGGAAATTGAGTATTAGTTTCAAGTTCCAATTCAGCAAACTCAGGTTTTGATTTATCAATTAACGGCGCGCCACTTAACGATTCTGGTGCACCCACATTAACATTGACATCATGTATACGTAAATACTTATCAATTACTGATAATTTTAACGAGGCGCCATCTGGAAATTCAAGCATAAATGAATCACCTCGTTCACTTACATCTTTTGCTTTTATTATTTCACCTTTTACGTATTTTCCGAATGGTCTAACTACCTTAAAAGGATAAGTTAGATATTGGTTTTTTATACCTTCCATTATATCACTTGCCATATCTTTTATTATTATTTTTCTAATTCTCTAAGTTCTTCTTCAAGATCTTTTATTTCATTTTGAACTTCAACCCTTAATCCATATAGATAAACTAAAAGTTCTTTTGTAACTGAGTCGAATTCAAGTGTAAATACAGTATTGTTTTTTGTTATTGTATATGAACCAGGCATTAACTCATTTAAATTAATTTGATCTGCTTGTCCAAGCAGACTATCCATTGATATATTGAATTGTATTTGAATATTTGGATACATTGATGAAAAGTCAAAACATACAATATTCCTATAAAATCCAGGTATCGGTTCTTTTACATATGCTCCTTTATATTTACTTTTATCATCTGTTTGAAATTTATTTTCTTTAGTTGTATGTAGATTACGATCAAGTAATCTTTTTATAATCATAAGCTCAGTCATAAATACTGGTCCAAATATTCTACTTATCTCTGTTCGAGCAATTGCAGAAATAGCAAATGATGCTTTTAATTGTTCTAAATCTTCATCAATCAATTGGGGTAATATCGTATCTATTATGTTATACTTTAAAAACTTAAAATGTTTTTGTTGAAGTTCATAAAAACTTTCACTATGTGTCAATTTCTTAATTCCAAGCACCCTGTTCGACGTATAATCTAAAGAGTGGTTTTCCATATCATCTAATGGTTTAAACTTCTTCAGTGCGTCTATATAATCAATAATACCCATATGAATAGGTATATTCTCTCTACCGAATGTTTCATGCGAAAGTAAATACTTTGTAATATCAATTTTATTATGCTTTACTGTTCTATTGTAAATGGTTTGCCAGTCAAAATTAATAACATTCCATCCGGTTAAGAAACCTATCTTAGGCATAAAATATTGAACAAATGCCGTAAGTAAATCCTTTTCTGTTTTAAAGTAAGTATAGTATAACTTAAACTTTCTATTAAATGGTAAAAAGTATTCATTTACTTCAACCTCAAGTTGAATTCGTTCTTGATCATCTAAATATTTTGTAGTTAATACATAAATATTATCACCTTCTACTAATGTAAGTGCATTAATTGGACAAGGTGCAATTTCAGGATCAGGAAATTTATTGCTTTTATCAACTTCAACTTCAATATCTACATAAAATACTTTTGGTGGTGCAACCGAAGATATTTTATCCCAATCATCTTGTGTAAATCGTTCATGCATTATTTCTTCAATACGATAACGATTTAAATAATGAGTTCTCTTTTTAGAAACATAACGTTTATCCCAATTTCTACCTTCTGGTGGTCCATCACCAGCTGTATGAGGTACCCATTCGAATAAATCTTTTGATGTTATCTTTTTCTTAATATAATCAAGATTTCCTTCTTCATCATAATATGATACTAAAAGAGCTTCATGATTTTTATTATATTCTGCACCTACGAGCATTATTTAAGCTTTAAATTTATATTATTTGTTGAACCAAATCCACCGCCGCCACGTTCGGATTTTTTATCATATAATTCTTCCAATGGTAATTGTTCTAATTTAGAATAGCCTGTAAGTAATTCAATAAATTGAACTATTTTTTCACCTTGACTAATTTTTACAATATGATTGGATGTATTTATTATATTAATATGGATCTCACCTTGGTAATCGGAATCAATTACACATGCACCAAGTACTAAACCTTTTTTTGAAGCAATGCCTGATTTATTAAATGCAATCTGTACAATATCAGGATCTAGGTTAACATGAATTCCAGATGGAATTAAGAAACGTTCACCGGGACCAATTAAAACAGCAGTCTCTAAATAATAATATGAATAACAATCAGGTCTTATTGAATTTATATTTGGATTCTTTTCTTTAAGCTCAGCTATAAATTCATCTGTAAATTCAGGGACGTATACGTCTACACCAGCTGATTGAGAAGTTCCTCTTGATGGAGGCGTAATTGTCCTTTTTGGACTAATTGCATATTGTAACTTTTTCACCATTAGTTTATTGTTTTTATATTTTACCAAAAAAAGGGGAAAAGTTTGACATTTATCAAAAATAATTTCGAATAAATAAATAAAAATATACTATAACACATGGCTGAATTAAATTTAGCGGAATATACTGCAAGTGGTATCTATACGATTGAAGTCGATGGAACTCAAATGATATCTTATCCTCTTAACTCTGGAAGGATAGTAATTGGTACATCCAGAACAGGTCCTATCAATTCATTAGTATTAAACCGAGATTCAAAAACCGCACAATATGTTTATGGCACTAGAGACTTATATTTAGAGAATCGTGGAAGCTATTTCCATAAAGCATTGGATATTATGTTAGGAATTGGACCAGTTTATTCACTTAACCTGGTACCTATTGATTTATCTTCTCCAAGCATTGATAACTTGGATCAAGGTAACTTTTTAATATTTAGTGCCGAAAGCGCATTACATAATGCAGGTGAATCTTACGCAGACTTAGGTATCGAACCTATAATGTTTAAACAATCCGCATATAAAGACTTTTACAATAGACAAAAATTTTGGTCTGCAAGTGAAGAACGATTAAATAGTACCAAAAATTCTGTCCTTGGTGAAACAGCAACATCATTTGGAACAATTGCTGCTGCAAACAATATAGTTGGTTTTGCTAACTTAAGTAAACGTGAACTTACTATATTTGTTGTTAAAGCAAATGTAAACGGTTATGATGCAACAATATTTGAATGGTATAATGGTTTAGGTGAAGATGTTGTAAAACCTGAATACTTACATAAAGATGATTTTGTTTCTGACTTTTTTGTTGATGTAATTGTAATTGAAGGTGACTGGTCGGATAATGTTAGATTATCTAAAGATGTTAAATATTCTAGATATTTTAATAATAGTGGACTTGAATATTCAAATATTGATGAATTTATTCAACTTAAAGATGTTAAACTTATAACTCGTCAGACTGGTTCATTAATTGCTGATTTTCAAGACAGATCAGGTAATGCTGTTTCAATTGATAAAGTATTTAATAGAATGTTTCCTATAACAGAATGTATTATGTCACTTGATGAATCAAAACTTGAAGCAATGCTTCTTAATACAGATACATTTGAAGCTGATGATATTACAACACAGAGACTTGACTTAATCGGTCATGGCGCAACAGAAATTGATACTGGTGCTGGAACTGGTGCTGGAGAATATGCTGATGATTCAACAACTAATAAAATAATTGATTTATTATCATATAGAAAACCATTAATTTCAAAACTTTATTTTAAAGCAACAACCGGTACTACTACTTCTGAATCTATAGAATTTACAACAGCTGGTACACCAGCCGCTGTAGCTGAAATTACAGCATATGAAGATAGTAAACTATATAAAGCAATTATGTCTGGTTTCATTTATAATGGAATGACTTCAATTGATGATAGTGGAGCTTCTCCTGCTGATCCTGTAACTTATATTAAAGTTAATGGACCTTATACTACAGATATTGGTTCACCAGCAGTATCAGTAAGTTACTTTACAATAACAGCATATAGTGATTCTACATTATTAACACTATCAGAATTCAATTCATGGAACGATGGTGATGATGTTGTTACATTCGTTGATGATGCTGATGATAATTATACACAAGTTATTTCAATGACATCCTTTGATAGCTGGACATATACTCAACCTAATGTTGTACAAATTGAAATGGTAACTGCTGATTTAGAAAATGATGATAATGCATTAATTCTCAATTACTTAACACCGGGACATTATGTTAAAGCTAAGTCAACTTCTGGAAGAATTAGAATGCTTAAGATTTTATCTGTATCTAAAAATTTAACTAAAACTACATTATTAAAAACTTTTTACGATATTACTGTAATGACTGCTCAAGGAACTGAGATTTTGGGAATTGATATGGGAACATCTGGATCAGAAACATTAACTGTTTACAAAGGTATTCAGAAATTCATTACTGATATAAGAGGTTTTAATATTGATCCATTTATTTTAAGAGAACAAGTTCTTCCTAATGGATCAGCAATAAGACAAAAGGTAATTCTTGATTACATATTTGATTCAGGATTGTATAAAGCATTAACTCAAAGTGATGCTGTTGAGATTAGACAAATTGTTGACTCATATGAAGGAACAATTGAACCTTCAACTAAGTATAACTTAGTTAAATTAGCAGCTACACATCAAAGGACTGCAGTATTTGCAAATGATCCATCAATGAAACAATTTGAAGAATCAGTAGATCCTAGTTTTATTGATAGTAGTAACGGTTTAGTAGATCCTCAACATATTGTTGATGGTGGTAATTTACTGTTAAATCCTTCTTTCACATTTACATTACCGGAAGAATCATTAAACGGAATTCCAATGGAATCCTTTGCATACTTTGTGATGCCTTATTTAATGATTCGTGATAAAGGTAAAAATAAAAGAATGATACCTGCTCCTTATATGGCTAATGCCTACTACAGGAAATTCCAAGGTGGTAGTAAATATGCTATTGTAGCTGGTACTAAAGGTAAAATTACTGAACCGGAAGTTATCGGACCAGAATATGATTTTGATGATGATGCACGTAAGATAATTGAACCAAAAGGTCATAACTTAATTGTTAAACGTAAACGTCACGGTATAATGTTATTAAGTAACAATACCGCATACTATAAAGTTGAATCTGCACTTAACAGCGCACATGTTCGTGAGAACTTAATCTCTATTGAAAATGATATTGATGCAATTTTATTCGGATTCTTATTTGACTTTAATGATCCTATAACAAGAATTAGAGTTAAGACTCAATTAGAAAATTATTTAGATGGCGTTAAATCAAGTCGTGGTATTACTTATTATGAAGTAACAATAGATGAAAGTAATAATACTGAAGAATTGATTAGTAAAAACATGGCACTTGTTGATATTAAAGTATCCTTCAATAAAGGTATACATAAATTTATTAACAGAATCATACTTACTCAATCAAATGGTGAGATTTCTCCACTACAAACTGGTTTCGCAATTAACTAAATTTAAATATGTAGTACAAAAAAAGCCTGGACAAAATCCAGGCTTTTTTATTAATACACAATAACAATTATACTTGGACATATTTAGCGTCCATTTTCTTATTATCACTAGTTAACTTAGTTAATGTTAATGTTCTTGGCATATGATTTTTTTGATCTTGTCCACCTGACATTGATTCACAGAATATAACTTCAACAACTTTACCTTTATCATCATATATTGCTGGAATTAAACTACCATTCTTTGCAATTTGTTCAATATCAATACTTTCATCATCCAATTGTAAACCACGAATTTTTCTTTCATGTTCTATTGATGTATCATACATAGAAACTGGTATTTCAGTAATCACACCCTGTTGTGCAGAATAATGTTTGTTTTCATAAGTAAATTCAAAACCTGAATCTCTCATACATATACCCATACGTTCACCACTATTGGTTTTTAGTCCTATTCCACTATATACTTCTCGTATTTCAATTGCACCGTCTTCATCAGTTGTTACTTTCATAGTTTATTTGTTTTTAAGATCAAAATAAATAATTGTTATTTCTTCATTTGGTTCTAAATCAGGATAGAATTTTTTCATGCCTTCATACATATCTTCATTATCTTCATATCCATCATCCATACAAACTTCATCAGGAACCAAATTTAAATATGTATGAGTAACTTGGTATACTGCAATATCTTCTTTATCATCACCAGATATTGATTCCATTACATTTAATCCCAATGGAACTTCTCTATGTCCCTTACGTATAGTTACAAATTTTGAACCATCATATAAGCCTGGAAATATTCCATCTTCTAGTTTTAAAATCATGATATTAAAATTATTTTTCTTCATCTACCACAGCTATTATGTCATTTTTCATAATAACCTGGTATGATTTACCTTTGTGTGTATAAGTTAGTCCTGCGTATTTCATTATTAGTACTATATCATCTTCTTCAAAATTATTAGTGCCCTCAATTGCATTTGGCCCTATTGCTATAACCTTTCCTCTTACAGGCATTTCACGTGCATCTTCTGCAAGCATAATTCCACCTGATGTGGTACTTTTAGTTGGTTCGAGTTCTATAATAACTCTTTCAAATAATGGTCTTAATCCTATTCTGCTCATCTTTATTTATTTTTTTAATCATTCTTGTCCATAAATGTTATTTTACCAGTCTTAGTATCATACCATACTATACCTTGTTTCCCAGCTTTAAATTCTTCTTCTGTTAAATTTTTACCGGGTGGTAATGAACTAGTACCTTTTATTACTATTTTTTTATAATAATTTAAATTTACTATTTTTTTATAATAATTTAAATTTACGGCTTTATTTTCCATAATATTCTATTTTTAATTAATATATGTTGAAAATTTCTCATCGGTTGCTTCATCCATAAATTCAAATGATTGTAGTAGAAAACATATTCCAAACATTACTATAAAAAACATTTCTGATAAATGTGATCTCATATAATAATTAACAATACCAAAAAGCATAGTTGTAAATCCTATGATAGCAAATATAATTATTGGATAATTTAGTTTATTTTTCATAACATTCCTTGTTCCATTTTTACATAACTCATAAATTCATGATAATTAAAATCTTTTGTATTTTTAACTATTTCAAATTTTTGTTTAATTGTATCAATTAATATTTCTGGTACATTATTATAAGCTAATCTTATCATTTTTATATTAAAAAGAAGATTGTTCAGTAATTCTGCTTTTAATTTTCTTTCATCATTCTTTTTAGTAAGATTCTTTTTAATGAAAGTTGCATTAACTATGTCTGTTAAAAATTCTTCATTTCTTTCATCAATTAACTTAATAAAATCTTTTGAATTATATTTGCTTATTAATCCTGTTATTATTGATCTTGCCTGTGCTTCACTTACGTTCATTCTTCTTCCTGAATCAGATAAATAGTGATACATACTCTGCACATTATCTCCTGGGTCTCCGTGAATGAGTTTAACCATTAATTCTATATTGAAGTCTGATTCTTCTACTGAGTATTCTCTTTGGTCTTTAAAATAATTAAATACATTAGAAATTTGAAGTGTATTATTACTTAAATCAATTCCTGTATTTTCATGTAATGGTAAATATACCATTTTAACATTTTTATGTTGTCTTTTAGGTGTTACCATAAATGTAACATTATCTTCCCATTTTAACAACTGAGCTAGGTCCATATCACCAGACCAAATTATATTATGGTCTTTTAATTGTTGAGTAAGATGAAATATTAAATCATCACCTTCGGCACCACGTACAGATAATACAGTAATACCATCAATTGTAGCTAAATCAGGTGCAACAGCTTTAAAAAAATGTTTAAAGAATTTATATACGTTTTTCTTAGTATCTTTTCCTTTTTTTCTATTTCCTTTATATTCAAATGGTTCTATATTTGGATTACGATTACAAAATTTATTAGCATAATATTTTCTCCAACTATCATTATCAAGTACAAAGTATACTTTATTAATCATACTTTTATATGGAAACATAATATTACTAAGAAATTTCAAAGAAAAATTCTTGAAGAAATCTTTTGCTTCATCAGTAAGATTATCTTCATTATCAAATATTTCATTATATGATGAATTTTGTTTTAATAAATATAATGCAACAGGAGATATTACATTTAAAAATGCATGTCCGTCTACTAATAAATTCATAGTTATTTCTTTTTTATTGGTTCTATAATTCCACCTTCTAATACACGAATACTTTTTGAAATTATTTCAGATTCATTTAAATTAAATGCGCCTTTTGATTGTGCATATATTAAAGCTGAAACTATATTGACAACAGACATATCTAATGTCATATGTTGAACATATTGTTCGTATTCTTCTGATGTGAATTTTAATTTTTCAAATAGGATCATAATAAATTAAAAAATGGGGGAATTGCTTCCCCCGTTATTTCAATTAAAGTTTTTCTAGCATTGTTGCAAAATTAGTATTTTCTAATTTTGTTTCCGTTGCAGGTTGATTTACTACAGGATCTTCTACTTTAGGTTGTACCTTATTAAGTTCTGTTTCCATATCCATTCCTGTATTTTGAACTACAGGAGGTTGAGCTTGCTCTTTAGCCACAATTGGTTTTTGAACTACAACCGGAGGAGTAACTAAACTCTCAGTTGGTTGATTATCAAATACAAATTTTCCTTCAGCTTCATTTATAACTGGTTTTTCAGCAGTAGGTATAATTGGTGCATTAGTAACAGTAGGCATTCCAGTAAATCCTTGTGCAATAGCTTCACGTTCTTTCATTTTACTAAGAATAAGAGTCTTAGTTTCTAAATCGCGTGTAGTAGAAAGTAATTCTTGTAAAATACTTGGGTATTGTACAATTGCAATTATATAATCTGCAACTTTATCACGAATATCAACAGTCCAAGGCTTAAATTTATAAGCATCAAGATTTGGAGTTTCTGCTTTTAAGAAACGTGCTAATGGTGTTTCATCACTTTTTGTTGTCGCATCAAGCATTGCTTGATCAACAGTATATACTTGACCTTCAAATTGAAAAGTAAACGGAGTTACCTGTTCAACAAATTGACAGCTATCATAATCTTTATATTGTTTGTTTTTCTTACTAACAATACAGAAATAATCTTTACCTTCTAACATTGAGAAAGGATTGATTGATTTAACTACACCTATTCCAAGTGATTCTGGTTCAATTTGTTTTTCAATTTGTTTTAAAATAGTTATACCAAATGGCCAAAGTTTAATTTTTCCATTAAGAGTTGAGTCTTGCATATCTTTAATTATATAAACCGGAGCATATACATTCATGTAACGGTTAAAATTAACCTTTATTTCTTTTGCAAGATTTTCATCGATGTGATTACGTATTTTATTACGCAATAATGTGTCTAAATCCCAAAGAATTGAAGATTGCCTAATTGTTGATGGGCATTCTACAAAAAATTTCTCTTTGGTAAGAGGATGTGTAAGTATCGCTTGATACTTTTTGTACATTGAATTATTTGGGTCTTTCCACCAAGGTATATACCTTATACCTGCTTTATAAACTCCATTTTGTCCCTTTGCTGGGTCCGGTGTAAATAAGTTTTCATCTCTGAATCCTTCATGTTGTTTTTGTACAAAATTGTCATTTTTTAAATTTCCTAAATCCATTTTCTGTCGTTTTTTTTAATTAATACTACTTTCGTAATTCGGCTCTATAGCCATCGTCTTTATTATACTATTATTTATCTAAAAGTTTTACTATATTTGAATATTTAAGTGCATAAGGAATAATCACAATGCTTGCATTTTATACAGCCTTCTAAGTACATTAAGCCTTCACTTTCATGACATTGTGGACACTTTGTATCTTTTGGTTCTAATCCACTTTTAATATACTTTTTGATCATTCTCATTAATCCAGATTTCCATGTACCAAATTCCGCGCCTTCAATAGTAATATTAAGACCACGTACAAGTTCATATAATTTATCAAGTGGCATTCCGTGCCTTAGTACTGCTGAAATTAGCTTAGAAGTATTATGAAATTCACGTTCAAATGATCTGTTCAATCCTTGCATTGTAACTTGATAACCATCTTTATCAGTATAAATAAAATCATACCTTGAACCATTGCCATTTTTGGTTCTATTTATTATTCCATTTTCAACATAAGTTGGTACACTAAACGCTTCTTGTCTACCAGTAAATGTTTCATAAGGTTTATCTTTAAGTAATCCAATAAATCCTATCCATTTTTCACCTTGATTTTGAAAACGAATCACATCACATGGTAAATTAGCCGGACGTTTTGGTGCATGTGTTTCTTTTATTTCATTACCTCGATCATCAGATTCAACATTACTATCAACAGCAGCAAGAACATTTGCCATTGTTCCGGCTCTATATGTTGTTCCACCTTTAATTGTACCAGTTTCGTATAGTGCAGTATAAATACCTTTAAAATCTTCGTAATTATAATCATTTGGAAGATTTATTGTTTTACTCATTGCACTATCAATATGACGTGAAAATACTTCCATTGTATTTATATGTGCATCTATATCAAGACTATTTGTATCTGATGCCCAATCTGCTTCGGGATCCCATTCATTAAGTTCTTTTAAATGTCTTACTGCATAATCTTGTACTAAATTCTCCTTTGTTAATCCTCTATTAGAATCTAACTTATATACAACATCATTAAATTCAGTACGAAGTAAATTATCATCACCTTCACGAATCCAATTCCAAATTGGTGGATTATCATCAGGATCCCAATCATAAGTTCTACCTTCATAGCTAATATTCTTAGGTAAAATCAAACCTCTTGGTTTTTGAACTACTATAGAAGTCCTAATATACTCAAATAAGAATATTGGCTCTAATCCACTACTAATTACGTTTGCAAATGAAGATGTATTACCAGTTGGTTGTATTGAAAGTAAATGTGAATTTCTCATACCATTATTTTCAATCATTTCAAGTGTTTCTGGCCATAATTGTTTTATAAATTCACCAGCTAAATACTTTTCTTTATCATATAGCTTAAATGAACCCTTTTCTTTGGCTAGTAAACTAGATGTCTGATAAGCCCAATTTTTAATCTTATCCATTATATCATTAGTGAGATTAAGTGCTTCTTTTGAACCATATCGTTTTTTTAACATCATAAGCGCAGAACCGTATCCTACAACACCTAATCCAAGCCTACGTTTATCAGTTAAATTTTCTTTTTGTGATGGGAGTGGTACATATGTTATATCATTTACATTATCCATAAAACGTACAGCAATACTAACTGATTCTTTCAAAGAATCATAATCAATTGTATCGTTTTTAATAAATTGTGTTAAATTTATTGAACCAAGTAAACATACTCCGCCTATCGCTAATAATTGTTCCCCACAATTGCCTGTTATACAATGACTTAAACTAAATGTATGTGTATCATCAAATACATGAATATCCCATACGTCTTCATATAAATTGGTTTTTTCTATTGATTTAATTCTAATTATATTTTCATCTGTATTTTTTCTTTTATATTCTTTATCTAAATATTTTATTAATTTTTCTTGTTTTTGTTGATGTGTGAATTCAAAAGTTTTTGCAAATTTAATAGCATGGTGTCCATTTATATGTAATCTATATATTGTATATTCTTTGTTATATTTTTTCTTATTTGGAAATGATGGATTATTTTGTACTTGCTTGTTTATTGTACTTTTAATACCATAAAATCCTAATATTTCTGAAATATCAGATAAAATTTCTTTGTTTTTATTTGTTAATACTATACGTAAATCTTTAGTATCAACATAACCATCTGCGCTAAATATACCATCAATAAAACCTTTAATATATTCATCACCTGAATTAAATACTGAATTAGGTAAAATACTTTTATTATCTACACCAAGTGATTTTAAATATGTATCAAATTCTATACTTCTAACTTGAATACTTTTACATTTATCAAAATCAGTATTTTTCTTTAATTTTAAATAAGACTCATTGGTTTTATATGAATTTATTAATGGTAAAAGTTTTTCTCCAATATAATATTCATGTTGGGAAAATATAAATGTATATTGATTTATGTTACCAACATTAGATATACACCCATCCCCATATAACCATCCTAACATAAATCCATCTTCTTTATTTCTAATTATATTAGGTTCAAAATCTATTTTATTAAAATGTTTATTAAATGCAAATATATTTGTTTCTTTAAGATTTTTTGTTTCTATTTTACCAAATCCACCTCCTATTAATTCAACTGGCCACTTATGTTCTTCAGTACTATAATATTCAATACCTGTTGATAATGTAATTTTATATAATTGTTTATTTTTACCACTTAATTTACATATAGCATCTTTCCATTCATTATTAATTGTTTTAACTTTAAATTTTTCACCTTCTAATTGATCAATATCAAATATACCAGTTTTGGTTAAAACCTTTGTTCCTTTACGTAATGATGGATTTGTTGCACTAATATACTCCTCCCAATATAAATTATTGAGTTTATTAATAGTATCTACAAATAATACACCTGGTTCATTCCTTTTGTATGTAGATTCCATAATAAGATCCCATAATTCATTAGCATCTTTAAATGTTTTGTATACTTTAGTTGGTAATCCTTCCTCTTTCCATGTTTTAATATTCCCATCCCAAATTTCTTTATATACATCCTTAACAGTCTTTGCTTCATTATTAGGATCAAATTTGGAAGATACTTCTTGTGGAAGATATTCCATTTCTATATCAGGAAACTCTAAATCCCAGGGTAAGTGATTCTTTACAGCATGCATGAATTCATCTGTAATCAAAACCGACATATTAAATTTTGTAAGTCGACCTGGTGTCTGTTTTGATGTAATAAATTCTTCTACGTCTGGATGCCAACATGACATTGTTACCATTTGTGCACCCTTACGTATTTTTTTCTTTGCATTTTTGTTTTTACTTACCTTACCGCTTCCTTCGGTAATGGTTGCAGATTGAGTATCCCACATATTAAGCATTGTAACTGCACCTGGTGTCTCATTTCCTATTCCTGCTACATACGTACCTCTTGGTCTCATAACATCAGCACAAAAGCCGTAACCACCTTCAGATTTAAGTATAAGTGCTTGTCTTCTGAGCGCGGCAAGTATTCCTTCCATAGAATCTTTATCTTCGCCCATAAACCCATCAACAAAACAATTAATCATTGTTGTGCCATTAATAGAAATCCCAGCATTGGATAGAATCCTTCCGCCAGGTATGAATTTTAAAGTAGATGTTAAATCATAAAATTTTTGATACCAATGCTGTTGTTGTAATTCAATACTTGATATTTTTTCTGATATGCGTTCAAACATCCCTTCTATTGATTCATTATTTGATCTATAGGTTGAATCGAATACCTCTATACTAAAATCGTTGTTTAAAATATTGGACATTATTGAATAAGATTATTATTTTGACATGAAAATGGCAATGTTGTATAACACTGCCATTTTAAAACATATTTTATTAAGTATTCATAGGTAAATTTATATATCTCTATTAACAGAAATCAAAATTTAAAATTTTATTAATTACATCAACTTCATTTACCTTTATATTGTTATACTTATAAACTTTTCTTCGTATTGCTTTAAATGGTATTCTTATTTTTACTTCAACACCAGAACTTGGAAGAGTGATAAAGAAATCTTTATTATCATTCATTCTAAAGTTAATTATCTCACCTTCAACCTCATTTTTAAGATCTTGCCATTCTAACATATCTGGATTTATATTATCTTCATCCATTGTAAGAATAACCCGATAACTTCCATTTTTATTTATTGTATCTTTAATATAGAAGTCAATTGAATCACCAGCACCGAAATGTTGTTCTATTGCTGAATAATCATTAAATTCTGTTTTATGAATTAATCCAGTGAAGAAACCATTGCCAAATTCTACAAATAAACCGAATTTAGTAGGTTTGTCTGTTAAATGACCGGTATACTTAGTACCAAATTTCAATTCCTTGATTTTGGTTGGCATTGCATGTTTAACATATTTCTTAAATGAAACAATATAGAAATTGCTAACATTATCGTAATTATCAATCATTACAGTAACTGTTTTATTAATATAAGTATTGAAATCTTTAATTATATTAGCAGCAGCTTGTCCGCCAGGTAAGAAACATTCAACACTTTCTTTATATAGCGCTTTATATCCACCTTTGATAAGTTCAACAATACGAACGTCAAATGCAGTATCGTTTTTATATGCAATATCAAGTTCATTTTTATAGATAATAGAATTATATGCAATATTTGAACCAAAGAACATACCAGAATGTTCTCTTGTTATAATTATACCAATTCTTGGATTTTCTTTGATTTCATCAAATGATGGTATACACTCATTTACTGCAACATAAATTTGGGTTTTAGAATTAACCTCTTCGGTAGTATACAACATAGTCTCAGGACTAAATGATTTGATTATAACCTGATATGGTTCACCAACCATTAAATCTTTTGGCATTACTTTAAAGTCACCAATGAATTTACTTAATCTGTTGTATTGTTCTTGTGCATATGGTTCTTTGCATAAAACCCTTACTCGGTTTTTCTTATCTGCTTCGGTAAGAATGATTCTCTCATTATATTTTCCGGTTGGAATATCAAAAATTGCAATATCTTCTGGTTTATCGCTTCCATAAATAACTTTACTTTCCATATTAATTTTTATTAGTGAGTAAATATAATTATTATATGATTGAGAATATGAAAGTTTTATTAAAATAAATAATATTATGATAACACAAATTGCTAAAGATGCTTGTATTATTTTATGGGGCCAGACTTTATATTTAGATTATGAATATCTTGAGATAGGAAATGATAATAGTAACCATCCTGATTTATTAGATGGATTTAAAGATGTAGTTGATGCATTTAATAATAAAGATGATAAAGAACTTGAAGAATTAGTTGATTGGTTTCAAGATGGAGCATCATATGGTGGCGTAAAATTACTTACTAAGAATACCTATGACATAATTATGGAAAGTAATCAAACTATATTAATAGATGATTTACGTGTATTTAGAACTGGTGACTTTTATAATATACAAAAAGGATATTGGTTAAGTTTCTCAATGGAAGCTGAAAGATATGGAAGACCAGACGATAAAGAACATACATTTATTATCGAAAAGGGTAAACCTATAATATATACAAGAGGACTTGCAGATCATGATGAAGTTATAATTAAATCAGATATTATAGTTGATATAATGAATAATGATACTTATATTAAAGAATGTAATGTTATGGTAAAAAGTTTTCCTGAAATCCGCCTTTAGTTTTTCCAGTATGACAAAAGTCATCAAGGAATACTGTAAATAAAATATTATCAAGAGTTAACCTTTCCCATGGTGGTATATCATCACATCGTAAAACCGGGTGTAAATTTCTTATTATTTCACTATTGCCAAATGCTGCCAATGCACCAATCACAGGCCAAGGTATTAATTCTAGGTTTTTTAAGAGCATCATTGCTATTGATACCAAATCTGGACTACTTAATGGAATATGTTTTCCTAAATCCATATCTTCACCTTGCATTTCTTGAAATTTTGACCACACTGACATAGGATCCATTACAATATCAAGTTGATTAATTTCGAAACCACGAAATGATGGAATTGACATAAATCCTTGAACAATAGTTAAAATTGGATCAATAATTGGATCAATTTGGGTTCCTATGACGTAATTAAGTAGCATTTTCATATCTATACTAGTGATTCCAAATAAAAACTCTCTGGAGTCGCCATATGAGCCCGAGGGTAGTATATTGACAAATCTTTCAAGTGTCTTATCTACAATATTTGTAATTCCGGCCATATACTCATTTAAATTAATATCAATGTGATCTGGTAGTCCAGTCGGCAAAGTAAGTTTAGGTATCATCGTTGCAATAAGACTAAGTGCAATGCTTTTGAATAGTAAAGTAAAATTAACATCAAAATCAGCAGGTGGCATTGGTATTGGTGGAATAAATTTTGATATCATATTCAACGCTGCTGAAAATAATTGATTTGGTTCTAATTTAGAAAATCCAAGCATTTGAATTAAGTCGGCTTGTGTAAGATTCTCTAACATGGCTGATGTTACAGATGCCATATGTGCTTTAATAACAAGTGCAGGCAAATCAGTTGAATTCGGTACTACAATTGCTTCTTGACATATAAACATATCAAGTTTAAATGAAGCTATAAATGCGGCAATACTTGCAATAAAAGTACCTTGTGTTAAAACATCGGTTAATATACCAAAGAATTTAGCAGCAAATGCTTTGAATTTTTCATGTCCCTCATTAGTAGTTAAATCAAGTACAGGCATATTATTGGCCATATCATTTAATTCTGGATCTTCATATAAATCAATTGCCTTTAATTTCATTGTTTCCCTTAAATCTAATACATCTAAAGCAGGAAGTTTAAATTTTTCAGATGAAAATTGAGTCATAATATCAAGTACTTTAGAAAAATCATCTTTTGGTTTAGTTTTACCATTATCTTTTGGTATTCTAATATTAGGTAATGTAACATTACCTAAAAATGCAACAATATCATCTTTAACAGCTCTTGATACTTCACCAAGATCAACATTTCCATCATCTCCAACTTGTGTTTTTAATTCATTTACTGAATTTAACTCTGGAGTTCCCCATCCATCAATCTTTTGTAATATGTCATTTATTATCTCAGATTTATAATCTTCAATTGATTCTGGAGCTGATAATTCAGCACCTGCTATTTGCATATCAATATCAGCACTAAGTGCTAATGGTTTCAGTAAATTAGATGTTACTCCACCAAATTTTGCCGAACAGCCAACTTCACTAGAAGGACCTCTTAATGTAAGTATAAATTTCTTTGAACCTTGATTACCGATATAAAATAACATTGGAGAAGGAAATATCCCACATACATTTAGAAATAATACCGCTGTACCAAATGGAGAACTTAATACAAATAACGGAAGCCATATCATTGGTAATGGAATCTTAACTAAACCAGCAGGTGTTGGAATCATTAAACCAACAGGCCAATATCTCATACCTATTCCAGGTGCAGTAGGTAATGGATCAGGAAATGGCAATAACCCATATAATGTAGCCAATTCTGCAAATTTATTCCAATAACAATTTTTATTGGGTCCTGGTTTAGTTGGATCTTGTAGATTTGTAATTGTACCGGTATCTTCATCAAACTTACCAAATGAATCTGTTAAATTTCCACCATTATCATCGGGTGGTGTTTGATTACCTGGTATAAATTCTACACACTCAACATCATTTTGTAATTTTTCAGTAACGCTATCTTGACTTAATTGTTCTTTTAATTCATTTTCAAGTTCTGTTAATCTTTGAATTTCTGCATTTAAATTATTATACATTATAACAGCCTCTTCTGAACGACTTATCATATCTTCCATTTGAAAATTATTAACAAGTGCCTTTGAAACATAATAACGTGCTTCTTTTTCTGCAAGTGCAACATAACGTAAAGAAATATCATCAAGCATTGATTGTACAGTATTATCTCTTAACCATTGAATTTTAGCTTCAAGCTTATCTGGAAAATTTGAAAAGAATTCATCGAATATTACTTTATTATGGATATAATATGTTTGGTCATTATAAACAAACTTAGCCATATCAGATGGATTAATTTCATATCTAGGGCCACTTCCAAAATATGGATCAATTTGAGATGGACTTGTAGCAAGTCCACGTTCTTCAAGTGTGAATAAATTTTGTATCGGATCAGATAATAAATCATAATATTGAGAATATAAAGTACCGGTTAATTCTACTTCTTGTTCTATTGGTTGAAAGTAAAATTCAGCAGATTCGGACGGGATAATAAAGCTTTTGTCGATTATCTCATCATTCTCTATTATATCTTCAGCATTTTTAATAAGAATAGTCGTACTAAATATGTTTACTTCATTTAACGTATTAAAAACGTTATTAAAGAAATCATTGAATGTAGTTTGTAATGCCGATGAATATTCATTGGAATATGTGCTTAATTCTATTGCATAATCTGCAATCGATTGTGATAATACACTAATGCTTGTATTAAGAAGTAAATCTACATCAATTGTTTCTAAATGATATACTAGGTTTTTTAAATCATCAACATAATTTGTTATGATTATTACCATCTCGTTATTTAATGATGATAAATCCTGATTTAATTGATTGTATGTATTTTGATCAGATTGAGATGGATTAGTTAAATCATTATAATATTCAAGGAATGTATCAAGCTGGGTTTGCTTTGAATCTATTTCAACTTGTTTATCATTTCGTTTATTATAATGTTCCGTAAATATTTGTATTAATTCGCTATATTTATCGAATCTCCTTTTATGATACATGAAAGCAGGTGCTGAATTATCTTTTAATTCAATAAGACGCCATTTTGCTATTCTTACATTAGTATATCTTTCTCTTATTTCATCAATTTCTTTAATTACATCATCTGTCTGATCTTTACATCTAGTAATCTTGTCTATGAATGCCTGTTGTTTTTCTCTCTCTTCATTTATTTGAGCGTTTTCACTTTCATTAAATCCATTAAATACATCTGGAGCACCAGCTAGGCCTTCAAATATATCTGGACTAAAATATACAGGTTTACCATCAATTTCAATTTTACAAGAATCAACTTCATTGTTATCAATAGTAATTATTTGATTTTTATCAATATTACATAATTCAGCCAATAAGATTAGATATTTTTATTATTTATCTAGGTTAGTTGGAAGTTAAGACTTTCTCATGAATTCAGATAATGATACAAATCCTTTACTACCATCAACAGGTTTAGCAATTTGTGTTTTTTCTGTATTTCTAATAGATTTACTAGACGTTTCTTTCATGATAGTCTTTTGTTCTTTAACAGGAGCTGGTTTTTTAACCTCTTTCTTAGGTTTATCTTTCTTAACCTCTTTCTTTTTTACTTTAACAGGTTCTGGTTTCTTTTCTTCTTTAATTGGTACTTGTTTCACTTCAGGTGCTATTGGCGAAACATTAATACTAGGAATAACTTGTTTTAACGCTTGTCCGAACATTTCATTTACTTTAATGGATTTTTTAGTTCTAACACTAAATTCATCTTCCCATACATTGTAATATGAATCTTCGGCTACTAATTCAAATCTAAGTTTGCCTGCATTTTCATTTTCATATATTTTTAGCTGAGGTATATCAAAAGTACACACATCATTTTCTATTTCACCAAAAATAATATAGTTAATATTTTCATTTGCGATAAATACAAGTCTAGGTTGAATGCTATTAACATCTATACCTTCTGCATTTATTTTAAACTTTAAGCTATCGTTAGTTTCATTATTATAAAATTCCATTCTAATGGTCCCATTTTAATTATATATTTCCATCAATGATTTACGTTTTATCGCTATCTTTTAACAACTCTACTGTTACGCCTTTGTTTGACATAAGTTCAAGTTCGAAATCTTCAAAATTGATACCATATTTTCTTAATAATTCAGCAGTTATACTTTTCTTTAATTGTTTGACAGTAATTTTCTTCTTTTTCTTTCTATAATCAGTACGCCAATCAACCATGACTTTTATAGCATCAATATGTTGTACGCCAACACCATAGATATCATCTATAAATTCACCATAACCACCGCCGCCTTTTATAACTTTAGTTGGTGTGATTATTTCATACCTTACTACTAAATACTTTAACATCGGCAAAGAATTAATAATACCCTTTGTCAAGTAGTTCCATGCTATATTTGCCATTATGCTTCGATTACTTTATATGAGGTAATTCTTTCTTCTGAATCATATTCAGCGGTCATTAAATATTCTTTTAATGGATTTACATCATCATTTGTATCTGCTACTGTATCATATACCACAATTGTAGAAGATGTTATTGAACCAGATGTATTATAGACTTGATCTTTGATTCTAAAGTTATGTTGGGTTAATCCTAATACAAGTCTAATATTTGTATTCATAACATTAATCTTATCGCCTATTGTTTCTAATATGAAATCATCTGGATCTGCATCCCAAACAGCTTGTGCAATTAAAGTAGGATCTGCTCCAGCACTTACATTAGCTAATGAATCACCGGCACTTCCAACATTTGTATGTTCTGATAATTGTGCATTCCAAACTGAATTTGAAATCATATCAGGTTTTATTGTGCCTGTTGGTAATATTACGTATGCGGAAGTTGAATCAGGAATAACTGGCCAACTACTTCCAACTGTCGCTATTTTAGTTGTTCCATCATATCCAATAATTCTTCTTGCTTGATCATCACCATACCCAGACCTAATAAATATTACCTGACCAATATATGTGCCATCTGTTGATGAAGCAAGTGGATTTAAAGTTATAGTTGTAGATGTTGCATCTTGTGCGAGTCCTTCATTTACATGTTCTCTACCAGGATTACCTACAATTATAAATTTACTCGTATCATCTGGATTTATTTTCCAATTTCTATCAACTGTTGCCGTTCTAGTTGCACCTTCATATTCTAATATTAGTCTTGATTGACCCATACCAGTACCTTCTGATATCGATACAATAGCAGGATCATATGCTCCATCATAATCGGCAGCATCTACATCAAAAATAATTTGATTATTAATTGCACCTAAACTTCTAGAAGTTCCTTCCCAAATAACATGTGCTGATAACTGTCGTAATCTTCTACCTGCTGTTGTAGCTATATTATGTGTTGAACCAGTTAACGGTTCATCCCAGACACTTTCAGAAATAGCAATATGGCTTAGTGACCTAATATCGACAACACATCCTACTGAACTATTGTCTGTAACTTCAGTAATACCACCAATAAATACTGAACCTGCGGTACATGTTGAATCTACTATTATCGTACCACCTACCATATCAATAGCTAAAGTACTAACTGAAGTCTTGTTTGTTATTTTATATCCACCTCTACAACGAATAAGATTTACTAATGTATTATTAACAGATATTTCTTTCGGTTGAGTTGGGTCAGTAATATATGTATCACATTCTGTAAAATAATTAGCACCTGTTCCTACTATATCAATATTTCCAGTCAATAAACAATTTTTTGATCCTCCGTCATATTCATTAATATCACCTAAAACACAAGTAGTATACCTAACTGAACCATTCATTGTACCGGATACCGTTAAGTTTTCAAAATATGTATTATTAGTTATTGCATCTGTTACGATAACAACATTACCAAAACTACTAGCTGATGTTAAAGTAAAACCACTTATATCTTCACCACCGCTTATAGTTAAAGTTCCATCAATATAAATATATGGAAATTCATGTATATTTGCAATAATAAGAGAATCAGCTAAGTTATTCGATGGATACTCATGAGTACCGATTGGATAAAGAGTTCCAGCTGAACCATTTATAACATCTATTACAACTTTATTATCATATGCTTGATGATACATTTCATGTCCGAATGTTTCGTGATCTAAATGATCTTTAATAGGTTCGTCCCAAACGGCTTTTGCAATAGTAGATTTATTAATAAGAGCACTTGTTTCAACTGTCATGCCTATTCCTGAATTATCAATTAATGTACCAACACCTGTAATAATGACTTGTCCATCTGTACATGTTGAATCTAATTCAACACCACCTGATGTTAAAAATATTCTAATATCATTATTATCTGTACTGTTAATTAATGTAATAAATCCAGAATAATTTCTAAGTTGTAAACTACATGCTGTATCATTAAAATTAAAGATTGGTGAAATAGCTACTTCCGGTATTGACCAAGAATCAACAATATAAATTGTACCAGTATATGTTGGTGATATTTTAGTTGTACCACCAACTAAACAATTAGTTAATATTATATCTAAGTTAGATGTATTATTTATAAAAAAATCATCAAATTTACATTCAACAAATGATGATAGTCCTCTTGCTTCACCGGTAACTGTCGCATATTTAATAGCTGATTCTAAAAAAGTTGAACCAGTTTCGAATGTAAATATAGATGTATTAAATCCTCTGCCTATTAGTGTATGATGATGATCTATATAATCAGCTGAGGTAAATGTCCAATCTTCTAAAAAATTTAATTCAGTAAATCCTCTGTCGTCTGCAATAGTATGTGCATCTACTAAATTGTTAGATGGTGTTTCTGGTGTACCTATTGGATATGCAGTACCTGCAATTCCACCAACACTTAACCAAACACCACCATCAAATGAACTGTATTGAATTGCTCCTAATTCTTGAAGGGTTGCAGATGATGAACTTGATCTAACAACCTGTACATTTGGAGTTTGAAAAACTGAAGGTAATTCTGCTCCAACATCATCAACGGCAACAAGATTACCACCAGCAATATTACATTGTACGTTGGGATATATAAAATAACTATCGCCAATTGTCCACGCTGTACTTAATCCGCCACTAAGAGCAAAACTATTAATATTATTTGCATCAGTAACAATACTAACAGCTGCCATTGCACCGGTAGTAGCATTAAATACAGTACATCCTTCATATATGCCATCTCCTATAAAATCTGCATCATCTACATATAAATGAACTCCTAATGGATCTGTTAAATCACAAGTTTTTCCTATGCCATAATCTAGTGCGGTAGTTCTACCGGTAAACATAATTCTTGCATTTTGGAGAGTTGCGGTAATACCTACGGTAACACCGCCACCTAATGCTTCTTTACCGGCAGCATCAATAAGAAATGGGTAATGTTGACCAACATCAGAATCTTCCCAAGCACGTATAGCATTAATTAATTCTTGTACTGAAACATCAGTAACAGGAGATAATACTTCTATAATTCTAGGACTTAAATATGGATATACTTCTATATTAACAGCCATTACTGTATTATGATATTTTTATCTTTCAGCTTTAATTACAATATTTGAATTTGCGATCAGCTCTTTCTTTTTAATAACTTCAATCATATCATAATACTCAGTAATAGTATTTCTTTCTTTTTCGATAGCTTTCTCGAAAATTATAATATTCTTTTTACAAGCCTCTATTCCATTTATTAAGGAATCTGTGTTATAATCTGGCATAATATTAAAATCTTTTTATTATTTATGTAAATTATACGGAAATATAATTGTAAGTTTTATTTAGACAGGATTATAGTTTAAATCTTTTTCCATTACAATTTTTAATTCAAAAACTGGCGGGAATACAGTATGCTTTGTACTAAAGTTAACATATCGTTCTTTACCTGGAATAGTTTTTCTACATCTTATTTCAATATCAGTACTGCTATCAATTGGTAAATTAATATTAACCTTTTCATCTTCGGTTATTTTAGAAAATAGTTTAGATTTATCTTCCATTTTATAAATAGCTACTTCTACACCAGATAAATATTCTCCAACAATATCTCTTATATGTAAAATAATATTACTTGAACTGTGTGTTGGAGCATTCTTTGTATATTTTCTTCTTGACATAGTAATGTTTTATTTTTAATTATCTGCATTATTATTTGGATCTACAATCATAGTAACACTTAATGATAATCCTGTGGTTGCTGCAATAGTTTGGTTTGAACTGTAATTTATATATTTTGTTGCACCCAAAGATGCTTTACGTATCCATACTCTAACTATTCTTGGTGTTGATCCTGTATATGCATAAGTAACTTCTCCATTAATATCAGTATCTTGATTGACAAGTTCAGTATCATCGTCATTTGTATATATACCAACTAACGCACCTGATATAACTACACCAGCAGCATCCTTTACAATAATTTTTACTGGTACTGAACCAGTTATTGTTGTAGTTGCACTTGTTCCATTGTTATATGTTGGTACGGTTCCAGTTCCTACTCCAATTGTTACTGCACCACCACTATTATTGTATATAGCTGCATTAGTTGTTAAATTTGCACCATATCCAGTAAAAGTACATCCAATTAAAGAGAATGATCCTCCTGCATGTGCTGATGTTAATTCAATTGCATATCCAGTTCCATCACTAGTAAAATCACAATATGTGATATTATCTAAATCATCAACTAACATAGCAATACCAGTTGGTTCTTCAAATAGACATCCTTCTAAAATAGCAGATCCTTGTGTAACTAATCCACATCTTCTAAATGTTGTATCAAGTAATTCACTATTAGATTGAAAAATAAATGTACTCATGTCTGTGAATACGCAGGTATCTATTGCAAATATAGCGTTATCAATTACTTCTAATTGACCTGCTGACACAGTTCCCAGTGAAGTTATGTTTATATTTGTCCATTCAACATTAGATGAAACATGATGTATTTCTATTCTATTAAAGGCAGATGTAACATTAATAGTATTAGCGAATGTTATATTTCTATTCGCATCTCTAAAATCTACTGATGTTCCAGTCAGACCTATTGACATTAATCCCATTGCACTATATCCACCTTCTACTGGATCAAGTAAACTCCATTTATTAGTTGACGTAGCATCTACTGCTCCAAACCCTAAGAATGTTGCATATCCATTTGCTAAATCACCATCTGTATATTGTGCAATACATCTTCCGTATCTTATTGCATTACAAGCATGAGGATTACCCCTCGCTTGTGCTAATGCTCCAACTGCTCCACCAACTGTTGTATAAGGGCTAGCAGCTCCTGTACCAACGGTATCATCAGCTGTCCCTACTGCTGGATTAAGGGCGTAAGTAGTCCACCCGCCTTTAGGTGCTGGTTTAAAATCACTACCTGAACAGTTCCATGCACTAAAATCACCAAATCCATTACCTAATAATGTTTTTACGCCACCGTTTGCTAAAGTGTTTAATGCTGGCGGAGCTGCCCATAAATGATGTAGTAATACTGCCCCGTCTGTTGGGATAGTCCAAGTTGTACCATGTACATACATTATGGTAGCTGGTCCAGTCGTACCAGTACCATTACTATCTTTAGTCATTTGTGCAGATACACATTCTGTATTGTTGTAGTAAAGGTTTTGATCATCTACCATTGCACCACCAGTATCCCAGCCAGCATCAGAACTTTCATCCCAAGTGCCAGTATCCACATTTAGATCACCAGTAGCAATTGTTGTTAAATCTGTTGTATAACTTGGTGCTGCCATTTATTCATTTAATTTTTTAATATACCTTTACATTAAAAAAGTGCTCTAATATTAGAACACTTTCATTATTAATAATTTCAAAAATAACATTGTATTCATACATTATTCACCTTTAAATGAGTTAAAGTTATTATTGATATATTTTGCTATGTAAATTTTACCATCTCTAAAAAACACAGTATCAGATGGACCAAAACCCTTAGGAATTGATCCGATCTTTTTAACTGTTTTTTCATTAATAGCTTTCTTTGATTTTGCCATATGAATTTATTATTTTTACCACATTAAATATGGATTATTGTATAATAGTATCTGCGGTACGAATTGTTGCAACCGATACGTCAGATCCAGTTGTTGTACCATCCACACTAAATGGTTTTATTTTAATAGTTGCTCTAGTATTTCTAACCTTTGCTCTATAGTAAATTTGACTAGCATATGTAACAGATACACTTTCTTGATCGGTTGTTGCGATTCTATCAATAAACGGAACATAAACTTTATCAGCGGCATCAATTAATATAGGAGATGTGTTAATCTCATATGTATCTAAGTTTGCTACTGCTCCACCTAACGTGCTTTCAAATGTTAATTGAATATCGCTATCAACAGTTTTAACGTGAACACTTTCTCCATTTACGGTTACAAGGTCACCTCTGAAAACGTTACCATCAAATCCTCCACCTGAATCGATTAGAGTTGTAGTTGAACCACCAGTTGCCGTACCAGTAATTTCATCTAATGTAAATACTAAACCAGTCCATGATGAATATCTTAATTTATATTCTGCGCCATTATCTGAAATATCAACTAATACTAGTGTTCCACCACCAGATTTACCAACAGTATCTTGTGTAATAGATGCACCAACTGTTATAGAATTTGCTCCAACTGCTTCACCGCCGTCACATGCATATTCAGTCTTATCAATATCAGCTCCAGCTCCAGTTAATCTAAAGATAGAAACTCTATCATGAAGATTAGAAGTTTCTAGTCCTCCTACTAAATTAGTAACAGTCATAGTGATTGATGGTGGACGTTCCTTTGTACCACCTTCGATTGGAGTAAGAATGAATGAGTTAGCGTCAGCTGCTAAATAATTAGTTAAAAGAACTCCACGAGCGCCAAAGAATGTTCCTCCAGCAAATGTTCCTAATGGAGATGCTGTTTTGGGAGCAAACGTTGATACTGAGGTTGGAGTAAAGTTTCCACCTTGTTCACTGGTTACTAATCCACTTGTATCAAATGTTCCTCTTGTATCTCTAAGTAATATTACTCTAGTAGCGTCATCTACATCATTAAATGCAATAATAACACCAGTTGCTCCGGTACCTGCTTGTGTAACATCATCGCCTTCTGCAATTGTTCCAGTAACAGCACCAGTCCATGCTAAATAAACTTCACCACCAATATAATCTTCTCCGTTAATACCGTCGAGATCAGATGTTGTTTCTCCATTACGAGTAGCATACTTAATCCATTCATAAACTTCAGTTAATGGGTTATTTAAACAATCAATTGTAATACCGTAATTTTCATTTACACTATTATCATCAATATCAGCAGCTATATATGTAAATGCAGCAGTTGGTATAGAATTACTGGTAAACCAAGTAGATAAACTTGGGCCTGCAGCACTAGGTGCTCCAATTCCAGTACCTGTTGTAGCACTAGCTGAAATAGCTTCAGCTGCTGTGAAAGCAATTTGTGGATCATCAATAGAAATATAAGTTAATGATACTCCAGCATCTACAAATGTTACAATACCACGTGCGCCTGATGTACCACCTAAGATGATATCACCTACTATAAAAGTTCCTGAACCTGCAGTATAAGTAATATTCCAAATACCAGATGAGTTATCGAGGTCAGCCGCAGTTTGTAACGGAATAGGGTTACGTCCACCAGATGTCGTAGAACAAGCTACTTCAAAGGATGCATATAAGTCACCATATTTTCTCGCAAGTACTGTAATGTATCCATCATCGATAATATCCCACGTTGACAATGTTATATCTTTTAATGCAACACATATATCAATGTGACCATTATCGTACCAGTCTTGTGTATTATCATTCCATGAGAATAATCTTACTCTATCACCGTCTGTAGCAACAGGACCTTGATATTGATAAAGGTGAACGTTTGGATCAATGGTACCAAGTGAATATAAATTAGCCCATATTTGTTCTCCTGTTGTTGATGCTGCATTTTGAGTTGCTGTGAAAGCACCTCTTGAGGAAGTAATAACTCCAGCAGCTGTATTAAAATCATTTGCTAATGCACTTGTTAGTGGTCTAATTACCAAATAATCTGTAGTTCCGCCAGTATCAATAAATTCTACTAATGTACCAACATCGCCATCAGCATGAGTCATAGTTAAACCTTCATCATCGGCTGCGGTAATCGTACCACCAGAAGCAACTGGAACTACAAGAACACCTGCATTAGTATCTACTACCCAAGTCCAACCTGATGTTCTAAGTGCACCACCTGTGATATGTTCCATTAAATCAAATGTAATATACCAAGGTTCAGTATCACCCGTGTCAATTTTTCCGATTGTGTACTCAACTGGTGTTTCTGCAGAAAAGCAAGTACCATCATCAATAGTAGTTGTCTCATCAAGCAGAGTTGCCATAGCTGAATAAATTTCATTCATTGTGTAGGTTAGATTAGTTCCACCTAACCAACTTAATCTCTTTTGTCTGTTATCTGCTAAATAATCGACTTGAATATCCGCATTTAAAATTGTAGCCATTTTTCATTGTTATTTTTTTGTATAAGCTAATGTTATAGATTTATTTATTTCTATTTTTTATACAATTTCTTAACAATACATCATTGGCTAAAACTTTTTATATTATAAGAGTAGGTTTTTTGCGCAAATAGCTGCAATTTTACTATCATACTGACCAGGATAATTTTCGTTTAGGAAGTCCATGACGTCTCTTATGCTTCTAATAGTAGGATTTTCTAACTTTTCTATAAAATGCTTTATACGGGCATTTAATTCATCATTAGGTATCATTTTAGGAAGGTATAACTCAAGATATTTATTTTCTTCTTCGGTATTCGTTAATTTATTATTAGCAATCATCTTTTTAATGATTTTAATAATTTCAATATCAGTTGGATCTTTACCAATTTTATTATCAACTTCACCAAGTAGTGTTGATAATACTAATCTCATTTCTTTATCACCATTCCGTAATGCAAAAAGTTTATGATCGGTAATCTTTTCTTTTAATGTCATATTTTATTTTTTTTTTTTAATATTCAAGGGTGCCAAAAAAGGCTCGAACTTTTACTTCTAGAACCACAATCTAGTGTGCTAACCAATTACACCAAAGGCACCATATTAATTAATAATAAATATGTTCTCTATCGCGATGATCAACCCAATACACCATTCCGCCTGTAAATATTCCACTTACACCAGTCATATTATTTACGGTACGACCAGCAAAACCTTCAGAGAACTCAAACCAACCAACTAGATCATCCATTCTTATTCCATCTGGATTTCCACATGACTTCATTGTTCCACCGCCATATAAGTATTCAATTTCAGTTTTATGTAGATTTCTATCATATATTAATACATTATCAATTATTCCTTTAAATGTATATAATTGAACATCATTTTTAGTACCAATCCAAAATGGTTTTATATTACCAAGTGGTTCAGTATGGCTTTCTATATTTATTGATGCGACAATTTGTCCATCTATCCAAATTGCGGCATATTCTAGTATATTATCACTTTCACGATATATTGTGAATCCAATAAAATGATCTTTGCCATCATTTATTGAAAATTCTTCTGGACTAAGGACATTTTCAGTAGAACGCCCATTTAACTTAACCATCAATTTTAATTGACCTCTACTATTCATTTGTAATCTAACATTATTATAATAATCAGTATTAAAATCTGATAAAATATATCCATATGGATAATCGCTTACTGTTGAAACCCAACAAAACCAAGAAAATGAACCATAATAAGTATTGATTATTGCAGTATTAACATAACCCAAATCAACCAATCCAATACCACTATAATTCATTTCAACATACTTATCTTCTGATTGAGGCTGTGATTTAATATTAAATGAATCAGGTTCAATAATTATTTGATATTGAGCTGATGTACTATAATTAAATTGTAACATGATTACAATTATAATCAGTAAATAATTTCTAAATTTTTTCATCATTTATAATTTTTGATATTATTTGTTTATTAATGTCAGAAGATAATATTTCTACGTTTTTTCCTGGAAAATCTAGAGATTTCCATCCATTATTTGGATCACCTAAAATAATTGCACCACGTTCAACAGATTCTTGAAATGTTTTAAAATCTGGATCGCCACAACTACATTTATCTGTATGGCCACAATAACATAGCTTACCTTCTTCAGACTTAGTTGTTTTTCTAAGTATAAGCCAATCTTTATAGTCTTGTACTGTTATCATAATTAAAATGCGTTTTACCTGGTTTAGGTTCCCATTCAAACCATTGCCAACTTGGTTTAATATAATAACACTTGTTGTTTTCATCAACAATCTTATGTGCATTATATTTACCAACATGTAACTTTTGTGGATTTGAAATTATTAAATTCTTGCCATTTGGATATACATATTCCCTATAATATTCATCAGAAATATCTGTAAATTCTAATCCACTCTGATTAATAAATTTAAATTCCTTTGGTGTAATATCATCAAATGCTTTTTCTTTAAGCTGTTTAAAAAATGTTCTTATATTCATTATTTAGTTTATTAGTTTAAAATTGCACGTATGACAGGCTTCGATCCCGTGACATCCACTTTTGGAGAGTGGCACTCTACCAGCTGAGTTACATACGTATATTATTTTTTAATCCATATCTTCATTTTTTGTGGCGCTCTTGATTTTCCACCAAAATAAGGTCTTAACCAAAATCCCCAATTTTTATCATGTGTTTCAAATACTTCAACACTATTAGGATCCACATTTGTATTTAAGATATAACTTTCGCCATTTATTGTAATATAAATTATAAACCATTTATTAGTTTTAACATCACAAAGAAATTCTTTTTGATATCCTTCTTGACTTCCATCATACCAATAAGCATATAACTTAATAATATCTTTTTTATCAAAATCAGGTTGCCATCCAACACGTATTGAGTTATTATGATGATCAAACCCAAATCCTAATCCACATAATTTATTAATTCCAGTAAATTCAACATTTTCTCTTTCATACCAACAATTTTTATCAAATTTAATGTTAAAATGCGCATCAGTTATATTAACGTGTGGTTTTATAAAGAACGGAAAACTGTAATGTAAACCTTTTAATATTGTAAATTTCATTCATATTGATTATTTTTACTGCATTATTAATTATAAATTATACGAACTTTAATATTAAAGTTTTAAGTGGAAGGTGAGAGGATCGAACTCTCGCAAGTGTTACCTTGTCTCAGATTAGCAATCTGGCCCGTTACCACTCCGGCAACCTTCCATATTTAACTGTATTTTTCAAAGAACTTTATTATAAAGCGGAAAGTAAACGAATCGAACGCTCATCTGTAACGATGGCCTGGATTTCAAGTCCAGTTAGACACCATTGTCTGCTACCTTCCATAAATAAAAAAACCGAGACTAATAAAGACTCGGTTTGTAAAAAGTATGATTAAAAATAAAAATTAAGCATTACTTGGCCGAGTCGCAAATATGTGACTAGATGAACTGGACCAACTGTGTATGTATAATATTTTTCTCATTACTTAATTATGCTTTATTTTGTTAAATTTTATTAAAATATTAATTTTAAATGGATTAAGCACTAACCCTCTATCAAGTAGATTTATAAAAATCATTCTTGATTACTTTTAATTATATATTCGAGTTTTAATGTATTTTATTTTTCAATAGGAGGTGGCTCAACATATGTCATTTCGTCATAAAGATCTTCTTCTGAAACATTAACTATTTCAGAAAGACGTTTTGAAAGAATCCTTCCACGTGCACTTTCTTTATTTAGTTCAATTTCTGCTGAATTCAATTGAGCGAGTTCTAACGTTTTAGCATTCCTGATTGTACGGATATCTTGTAATTTTATATTAATTACTTTTCCGAGATCTTCAAATTGTTTTAATGCTATATCAAATGCAGATACACAACTTTTACTTTGTTGAGCAATTGATTTAACCATTTTAATTGTACCTGTTTTTACATTTCTCATCTTTTTATATATTATTTTTATTTAACTCTACTTGCTTGTACTTGATTTCCTGATATTTTATTAAGTGATGCATATGCTGCACGTACTTGATCACGAGTCCATGTTGGCTCAAAATATAATGAAATTGTATTATTTTGTTCTGAACCACATTTCCAATAACCCATTGTTCCAGTAGAATATGCATTCATTATTTGGCCAGAACGACGAATATATTTCTGAGGATTATCCATATTATTTTTTGGATCATTAATTTCTAATTCATCAATTAGATCGGTAGAAGAACTTATATTATCAAGAGTAGTATTGCTATTGTTATCATCAACAACTACTACTGGTATACTTAAATCATCATGATCAATACTTGGATAATAAACTCTAAATATAGAACCTTGTTCTATATAAATATCAATTTCTTGTTCATCACACAATTCCTTCATATCATATGATACAGTATGTTGTTCTGCAATAAAACCCCATATGCGTAATCTGTTTTTAACATCAAGCGTGGTTGTTTTACCAAACCTACGAAATTCACATTTTACGGCACTAATAAGATTATCATGCCCATAAGGTAATTTATCTTTAAGTTTTGTTTCTTTACTTTCACCTACTATTCCAAGTGTTAAAACTCCTAATGCACAATTATCAAAAATATTGTCTTTCATTTTTTATATTTTAGTTTTAAAAATAATATTGCAAACATACTACTTTATTTTGAAACAGAAAAGTAATTATAATTTTAACTTGTTGAAATATTAAAATCGCTATATTCTAATATTTCTAAACCACATATCTTCAAAATAACATTAATTGTAGCTATAACATCATAAGAACAATATTTAGCAATAAGATCAATATTATCATTCTCCCAATAAAAATATCCAACTTGATCGGCATGCATTACATCTTTCGGTGATGGTATATTTAAATGATGAGTTAAAATTTCTAAAGATATAAACGATTCTTGCCATGCACCAAATCCCCACATTTCAGATGTATCAATTATTGGACTTTCCCATGGTTTCAATATAGAAACATCAATTAAAGGATAAGGAATCTCAATTGCATATTTATATGCACGTTTCATGATATATGGTATATCAAATCGTTTTATATTATGACCAATTATTTTACCTTCACCTTGATATGCTTCAAAATATCTTTTTATAAAATTCATAAATTCTTGAAGTAATATTTCTTCATTTGTATTTACAAAAGTACGAATTTGACTTGGTATTCCTTTTACATTAAAGGTTCCCATTGAAATACATACTATTTTTGAAAACTCAGCATGAAGCGCAGCCTTTTCTGTATAAAGCTGAGCATCTGATACTTTTTCATTTTCTGGATACCGTCTTCTAAGATACTCACATCTTTTAGACCACATTTTACCCATTAATGAATCAGCTGCTAATAAATCAGTTAAAGTTCGATATTCTGATACTGTTTCAATATCTATAAAAAGATATTTTTCGATTTGTTGTTCTGAATACATTTTTTATTAAATCTTTTATATGAATTATATGAAAAATTAGAAAAAGGTTTTTATATTTACTAAATCATATAACAAATTTTGTTAAACAAAAAATTTTAGGGAATTCGCGCGATGCGCATGCGGTTACTAAGATACTAAGATAATATATATTTATAAAGATAATAAAGATAGTACGATTATAATGATAGTATTGTATTACCTCCCACCCACCCTATTTATACTTTGTTTATTGAAAAAGTTTTACTTTATTATAAATTATTTTACTGAATAAAACTTTATCATATTGTACTGTATAAACAATAAAGCACTGTTCAATGTACATAATTGGAATAGATTTCTCAATAAAGTTTCCGTCCGCATGTATTACAAATGATTTTAAAAATTTTAAATTTATTTCTTTAGTTAATACTAATAATATATCAATAATACATAAAAAGTTTTTAATTGATGCTCAAAAAGCTTTACCTGACTTTAATATTAAATTTTCCGAAGGTGTACCTAAGAAAGAAGAATATTATATTACTGAACGTAATAAATTATTAAATTATTCTTTATTAAGTAAAAATATGGTTAATCTTATAAAAGAACATATTGGAACAATTGATTCTAATGATATACCATTGTTAGCGATTGAAGGTACATCTTTTAATAGTAAAGGTAGTTATGCCTTTGAATTACCAGCTGCTTCTATGCTTTTTAAGAATAATATGTATGAAAATGTACTTCTTAAAAATATTAACAATTATTTTGTCTTTCCACCAGCTAATCTTAAACAAGCAATTGGATGTAAAGGCAATGCTAAGAAAGATATTATATTTAAACAATTTCTTGATGATCCAGGTATAGATGCTATTAAAGATACGAAGTTTTATAAGTTCTTAAAATTGAACAAAGATAATCCAAGAGTTTTCAATAATAAGACAGGATTGGTTGCATCACCTTGGAATGATTTAATTGATGCTTATCTTGCTGTTTTAAAATTGTATAATATAACCTTTAAAAAATAATTCATAACAATGGGATACGATGTAGGACCTAAACTTAATATAAACAAAAAAGAATTACGTGAAGAAATAGTTAAATCAAAAGAAAATGATAAATTAACACCAAATGCTTTAAAATCATTAATTGAAATAGCTAATCATGCAATTAATAGATTACCTTATAATAATCCAATCGATAGAGAAGATTGTATACAGTCAGCTTTATATGATTTAATGAAATATTGGAGAAATTATAATCCAGAAATTTCTGATAATGCTTTTGCTTTTTATACACAGATGGCCAAAAATGGTTATGCTAAAGTATTTAATGTAATTCATAAGAATAAAAAACTAAAAAGTCTTAAGGTATTTAAACCGAGTAATTCTTTTTATGATTTAAAATCATTAAAATATTCTTTACTTGATTATTACGATACTAATATAAAAGAACAATTTCTTGATAACAATACATCTAATTTTAGATATGATGTTCCAGATAATTTGGTTGAAAATTATTTTAGATATTCTGGCAATAAAAAGAAATGGAGTGCCTGGTCTAAATTTGATATAATGGAAATGGAACCAGATTTCGATGAAATATTCAGCCACGAAGATAATAATACAATAGACGCATACTTTTTTGAATTTAAGTTTGAATTTAAGACAAATATTGATTTTGTTTCATTAGATCAGTTAGGTGAAAGCGAAATCTACAGTATTTAATATAAAGGGATATATAATTAAAATAGCTGTTTTAAATGAATGTTTTAAATCTAAACTTCTTTGATAGAGAAGGAAAACCACTTAATTTTGAATATAACATAGATGAAGCAAGATGGGAAGGTGTTATGTACTTCGATCCGTTATCAATAGGACTTTTTGATAATCAACATATATTCATTACTGAACTTATTGATACAGTTCATGCTCATCCAATTTTAACTGATACATATGATACCAGTCCAGGTCTTGATATACTTACATTTAATATGGAAGAATCAGAAAATAATGAATTTTTTCCATATGAAGTAATTGTAGATGATTCGCTTTCACTTCCATTTTTATCTAAACTTGATTTAGTTATTATTGATAATATCCCAGATATTGTTAGAATACCGGCACAGGTTAATATAGCATTTAATCCAAGTGCCGAAGAAGTTACTGAAATGGTATTAATTGGTAAATATGCAGGAATAGAAGTAATACGAATACAATTATATGGTGAAGGAATTGATGAAGATGAAAGAATGTTAATTTGGGCCAAGAATTTTGGTATAAAATTTAACAAAGAAGATGCATTGATTTTAAAAGATTACGATTTAGTTGAATCATTACCAGATTGGGAAGTTATTAATAATAAAAGAAAAGAGCTTGTTTTAACAAAAGAAGAAGTATTTCCATATATAGGAACATATCGTGGCCTTATAAATATGATTGATTTATTTGGTTTTAAAGATACGCTCGAAGTAAAAGAATATTGGTTAAATGTTGATAAAACATCACCATATTACAATAAATATTTTTTAACGGATATTGTTAATATGGTTAGTACTGGTCAGATTCAAACAGTTAAGTTAATGCAAAAAGACCGAGATATTAAATTCAGTAATGCATTTCAAAAGACAGGTTTTTTATCATTAGTTTATAGTTTTACAAAAGAAACTGGCGAATATGATGATATAGGATTGCCAGTAGTTGAATCTACAACTGAATTTACACAGAAGGATATTTTTTATAAGATGAATCGTTTATCAGATAAATTAAAAGATGAATTTTTACCTGTTAATGTAGCTATTAAAGATGTTATAGGACAATATGTTTATTATACTGCATTTATTTTTAATACTTGGAACGATACTGTTATAATTTATAATACAAGTTTAAATGAATATGCCAATATAATTGCACATCAAGAATTTAATTATGGAATACGTGACTTAAGTGTTTTTAATGAACAAACAAATATTAATGGCGTATTTTTTCCACAGGAATCAATAAATGATTCAGGAATACTTCCATATCAGGATGCTCAAATGTATCCAATTGAATCATTGCCTGCAATAATAACAGCTATTGATGCATATTATGATTTATTTACATCAACATCACATTATACAATTGATAATAGTATGAATTGGGAAAATAATTATTTGACTGAGGCTAAATCAGGTTGTCCTGTTATATTTGAATTAGTTGTACAAGAAATGCAAATTGATGATTTTAGATCAATGCAAATTGATGATTTTGTTGTAAGTAATGAATTATTGGCATATTACACTTGGGAAAATATTAAATATAGAGATATTTATGAAATAGAATGGAATGTTCGTAAAGGTGGACCTAATTCATTTGATTTTAAAAGAAGATTATTAGTAAAAGATTTTTATAAACTTCCGATATTTTTACCATATGCTGGTACATATGATATTAGTGTAGTCTTATATGATTTACTTGGTGGAACGTCAAGAAAGTTTAAAATGTCATTTACTGTCGTAGATTCAATTGAACCACAAATAATGGCATTAACTAAGGTTCCTGATATATACAGTACAATAATTAAAGATTATCAGTTTGTTAAAGTTGAGGATTTAGAAGATTCATATGCATATAATATATTTCCAAATTTTATAAGAGATGAAGATGCATTTACACGACTTGATCCAATATTAATGGATTGGAATTTTTATCGTAATAGTATGGGATATGCAATGGTATACAATGATGAAATTGATATTCCGGCATATGAATCATTTGCTACAACAACATATTCAAAGAAAAAATACTTTGGCGTAAACGATTATGCATATTGTTTTAATATGTATTCAAAATCAACAATATCCGAGCTTGAATTTTTAAGACCTATCGATACAATGTTTCATGGACAAACATTAGCCGGGTTTATATTTCAAAATCCAAATCCGGGCGATATAATCAGATTTACAAGAACAAACTTATTAGTAGATGAACATGGTTATACTGATTATGTAATACCAGAGCTTTCTCCATTTACACTTGATAATTTAATAATAGCGTTAAATGCATCAGATCATGCAGCAATTAAATTATTCACATATCAAGTAATAAATGGAAAAATTCAAGCAGCTGGAAAAGATTATGGTAATGAAGCATATCAAATAGTTGAATTTATTGATAATAGCATATATTCTCCTAGTTCACCTAGTTCTCCTAGTGAAGGATTAATATCTGGAAATTTATTTACATTTAATTTTCCATATTGGCTTTATAATGAAGATACAATGAATGAGCTTAAAATAGATTACCCTGGGTTTGATATTGAATCAATGTTTTTATTTGCTCCAATGCACGATAGACTAAGGGGTTACACTGATATTGCTGATTATTGGGTTAGTAATCATAGTATAGAAATTCAAGATGATATACAACGAGGTCATTTACCATCTATTGTAGATGCTAACTTTTTAACCATGGGTAATATTAAAGCATTTGATTCAACATTTACTATACCAAAATTTGCATATGTTGTATTTACGGTAAATAATATAGTAAGCAAGAAGAATTTTGTCTGGAAGATCTATAAAACAGGAGAAACTATACCATATTTCACAGTAAAAGATGTACCATTTTTAATGTGGGTTTTTTCAGAAATAGGAAGTTTTGATATAGAGGTTTCATTTACAGATTTTAACGGTAACTTAAGTATAACAAAGGTTGATAATTATGTAAAAGTTATCACAGCAGAAGATTATAAAAATTATGCAAAAGACTGGTTAGTTACTAGAGCATATAAAAGAAATAAATAAATAAAATAATCATTTAATATGGCTACGTTTAGCGAATATATTCTACCCATTAAAACTATATTACAGACATCATATATCCCAACTGCATTTGAGGATATGAATAGTAACTTTGTATACATCAAAGATTCGTTTGAAGATTTAGTGAACAATTTCGAAATTGATATAACAAATGTTGAAATTGGAAAAACAACACCTATCAGTTTAATGAACGCACTTAGGGTTCAAATTGTACATGATACCCCTGTTTCAACATATGGATTTCATTTACGAGAAAGATTAGATTATCCATCATTGGGTTATTTCCGTTTAGCTGAGGTATCACCTAGTGTACTTGGTACAGAATTAATGGTTGATAATATTACATTGAATGGAACATTAACCGGAACAAGTGGAACAATGTCAGTTCAATCAATAACAACATCTGATGCTTTAACAGTGGGTGGAAAAGCATTATTTAATGGACTAGCTGAATTTGATGCAGGCATGAAAGAATCATATGAATATGATCTTGAGGTTACAGTATCTACAACCGGAACAGTAGCGGCAGGAACATTATCATTAACTAAGAATACTGCAAAATATTTATATTTAACTATTAAATGTGATGCATCAACATATACCACAGGAACTGGACAGTTTAGTGCAGGTATGACAAGTTTTAGTATTATACTTGATGTTGCATCAACATTTCCAAGTGAAGAAGGACAAGTGTTCCATATAATCGTAGCTAATATTATTGATGAAAATGGAGATGATGTTACAGCTGTAATGCCAGTGCCATTTCGATTAACAATGGGATATCAACAATCTGCATCACCAGCAACAGCATTATATTATACTGATAGTAGAACATATTTAACATTAATGCCAGATGCTTTAGCACATACAAAATATAAAAGAGTATTTAAAGTACAACAAATACTTGATGGTACAGATACTAAATTCCAGGTAATAGATGAATATATCGCAACTTAAAATAAAATTATAATAGATGGCTACAACAGCGTTTATAAAACCAATTCCGAATAATAAGGGTATCTTTTATACATTTAAGAGTGCTGAAGATGATATTATGTCAACTTTTAATCATGATCAGAAAAAATTTAAATTTTCTAAATTTGTTTTACTTAATATTCCTCCAATGGGTGTTCCTAATGGAATAGAAAATAAGGTACAATTCTTAGCTCCAGGTGAAACTCCTATGATAGATGGTATAAGTTCTACTGACTATAATAAAAATTTAGCAGAAAGTTTTCAGAACTATTGTTTAAACCTTGAAGCATTGTTAATGTCTAGTACTAACTTTAATCCAGAACTTAGGCGTACAATAGCAGAACGTACATTTTGGAAATGGTTAAAAGAAACAGGCGCTTTACGTTTTATTGAAACAGATGGAACAGTATCAGATGAAGAAAAGGATTATTTAATACTTGGTTCAGAAAAACGATTTACCGAAGAAAAGGAAATTGCAAGTGGTTCACCAGCGGTTACCGAATATTCTAAAGTTGTTCAATATGTTGGTGAGATTGATGTTGTATTAAGTCGTAAAGGAACAAATGCATATTCAATGATTTATATTTATGTTCCTACTAATGTCGGTAATACTCCTTATATAATGTTTAGGTCACTTTCTGATGAGAATTATGATGAGGATATGACACTATTAAATAGTGAAGCAGCATATGAGGATATAGAATACTTATCAGGAAGAAAATATAATGATGTTCATCCATTTAATTTAAACATACATGCTTTTTATGATTTAGATGATGGTTCAATTGATAGTTATATTTCAGCTGGTAGTTCAACTCCATCATATACAACAGGATATTGGTTTACTGGAACAAACAATAATGCATATTATACTGATGAAGTTTTTGATATTGCAACTAATCAATGGATTAAAAAAACAGATGGTGTTAAAACCGTTGAATATTTAAGAAGTAAGTTAGATGGTGTTTTAATAGATTTCACATTAGAAAATTATAAATTAGCAAATGAAAATTCTGAAATTAAAACATTTGCTCAATTTAATGAATATACAGGAAGTAAAAATTTCCAATATAATGCAATATTAATTTATTACGATATACTTAACGAAGATGATGAAACCGAAACAGTAACTAATATGTTCGGTATACAATTTCTTAATGAAACAATACCGGTAACATATGAGTATGAAATTCCGGCAATCGATAAGTTTATGCCAGATATGCTTGCTAAAACAAATGGAAATGCATTTGCACATGTTATTAATATTAAATTTGATACATCTACAAATACAGTTTCAGTTGAAAAATCAATTAATGATTATACTGGATTTGGTTTAGATCTTTTTGTTGATGCACTAAGTAATGTTGCATATCTAAATGATGCATTTGAAGAAAACCTTAATTGGATGGTATCATTGAATAATGAACTTGATGCAACAAATAATGTAATGTTGAATACAAAAACAGTACAAGAATTAAATGATAGAATTGTAACATTAGAAGATAGTTATAGTGCAGGTACGGCTTTATTTGATAATACAACAGCCGTAATGAATATGATTGATGATTTATATAAGAAGTATAGTGATATACTTGACGAAGAATCAGTTGATATTACGTTTAAATATAACAAACGAGAACTGAATAATTTAATTGATAAAAATCAATCATTCAATCTATCACAAACATATTATGGAAACATAATTGATAATAGTGAATTGATTTTGGTAAAGTATTCAAATTATTTTAGACATGACTATATTGAAAAAGTGGTCATAACTAATGATTTTAACTTGTACATAAATGATAAACAATTTAATTGGGAAGATGGACAGTCATTTGAAATAGTATTTCATTCTGAATTTGATTTAGATGGAAAATATTTCAACATATACACTGACTTTAATAACGTTAAAAACATGGGTGCTGGAAAGTATTTAATAAAAAGTTTAGATGAAACATTTTTTGAGAATTCTAATTTTATGCCTATACTTAGAATTACTTGTGTTGATTCCAAAAATTTATTGTTTTTTGTAGATAAAATAAGATAATTAAATGGCAAAAGATGAAATAACAAAAGTAACGCCTACACATCTAATTACGAAGCTAACATATCTGTATAGTAATTTACAGGAACTTCTTAATAAATTAGTTGTATCTATGTCTTCATATTCTGAAACTGTTACAACAACATTACAGGCTACTGATGGTACACCAGAAATATACAATATACCTTCATTAGGATATTTGTTCAACGAAGTTGAAATACTTACTAAGCAGATGGAATCACTCATTAATCTTAATAATGATACATTAAGTTTAAAGTATACAGACGGAAGCATAAAGAATTTTGAAATGAAAAAATTATCAGCTTTAATTGATGAGCTTGAAGAATTTGCTGAGGTCGATTTGCCTTTACCTGAAGAATTTAGAATAAAGAATAATTGGTTTTTTGAATCATTTTTAAATCCAATGCTTTATGTTAATGTTAATCTTTCTGATATAATCGGTAATCTTGATATAGATTCATTTGCGGTTAAACGTGTTATTATTGAAAAAGACAATCAAGAAGCAGGAACATATTTTGATGAGAGTATCAAAGGTCGTGCCGATATTAATATTACTGAAATATTAAATGAACTAGATAATCAAGGAATTCCATATTATATGGATGATACTATGGTTGACAGATCAACTTCAATCAATAGATATAATGGTTCATATGCAGTTACACAATTATTAAGTGATACTGCAGTAGTAGATAGTGTTAGTATTGAAAGAAAATTATATAAACTTGACACACTTAAATATTATGATTTAATCAATACCGAAAAATCAACTAAATTTTTAGCAAAAGGAGATATATTAATAACTAATAATGATAGCGAATACGAAATTGTTGATATAAACTATGATAATAAAATAGTTTATTTGGAACGTAGTTTTGGCACAGATTCCATTGGTGTTGGTGCAAATGTACTTAAAATTAAACCATTGTTATATCGTTCACCTAATATACAGATTGGTATTGGATATAATGAAAGGAATATTATATTTATTAAACCAATATCTAAGCTAAGGAATATGTCTGGTCATAATTGGAATAGCGGGGTTGCAATTTATACAAATGAATTACAAATTAAACTTTCTAATGGTGAACTTATAAATCTATCACAATATTATGATACTTATGTATCTGATTTTAGTTTAATGTTTAGTAATTTTACTAAAGAATCTAAACTACCAGCTAGTGTTGCTATACAACCAGATTCACCAGTTCTTAATTTAAATAATTTTAATGTTGAATTAGTAAATGCACATATTAAGAATAGTATTTCAGAAGAAGGCATTGAAAATGATCTTGCAACAAAAGAAAAGCTTGAAAGTGATATTGCAGAATATAATAAAACCATAAGTGATTTAACAAGTAGAGTAAACAGTACTGAAACACTTAATAAAAGCGAAATTCAAAACCTTGATAAAGATATTAAAAAATCGACTGAAAGGAAAACAAATGCAACTAAGCAATTAACTTCTCTTATTAGTCAATTAAATTATAATATCAAGAGTAAACCCAATATGATTAGTAATCCTAAATATAGGTTACGTGGCTTTTGGGAAATACCAGATCCTAAACAAAGTATGTATGGTGTACAACATGTAGTTAAATTTTTAGTTTCATATAGATACCTTAGTAAAGATGGTGCACCTAATGATACTAAACAAATGTCGTATGTTGATAAGACCGGTAAAAGTAATGTTGCATTCTTTTCAAATTGGATTGAAGTAGATACTAAAGCAAGGATTAGAATAAAGAATGAAGATACTGATATATTTGAATGGCAGGATGAGGATACAAAAAATGCCGAAGAAGTAAATATAAATCAACTTGATATTCCAATTAATAAAGGAGAATCTGTTGAAATTCGTATTAAATCAATTTCAGAAGCTGGATATCCGGATAATCCTGTATTTTCTGATTTTTCAGATAGTGTTGTAATAACATTTCCTGAGATATTTGAAATGAAAGATAATGGCGAAGTATTAGTTCAAAAATTATTAATTGATGAATCAGTACTTAATTTCAGTGAAGAGTTAAATGCTAAGCATCTTGATTTACATTTAATGAGTGGATTTATTCGCGGCGATCGTTATTATACACATAAATTATCTGATATATTCTCAGGTTCATATGATACAAATGGCGATATACTTGATGCTGAACAGAAAATTAGAAAATTAGAAGATAGAATAGTTGCATTAGAAAATGCTCTAACTGGAGCACGTGGCGTTATTAAAGTATCCATTGTTGATAACAATGGTAATATTATTAATGTTAACAAAGGAGATACTATTTCATTATTTGCTGGATATTATAGAGATATAATTGAAGATAATACTGGTTTAAATGAAGGTGACATATTAACTTCGTCTTATGTAATTTCAATTGAGAATACTTCACAAACCCAACTTGAACTTGTTTCAAGACTTGCTGGCGGAATTGATGAAGTAGTTGAACCATCTCCAAATGCTGATGATTATGGTATAAATAGAAAATATGATAGAACGCCACTATTGGTATCTAGTAATACTATACCAATGTTAGGTGAACTTAAACAACCTTCGCCTTGGCAATCTGGTAATGTTAAAAGTCAATTTATATATTCAAGATATAAAGATAATGGTTTAATTAATAATTTATATGAAAATGATAATAAATTAAATGATTTAGCCGCATATGATTCAAATGATGTTATGACAACAGTTTCTAATTATGACTTTCTAGGCAATACGCCAAATGGAACAGGAGTAAAGGTTCCATTTAATGGTTATAACTATTTACCATATGATCCTACATATAGCGATTTTGGTTTATGGAATACAAATACTGATGTTTGGGCAGGAACGCTTTCGAGCTCGCCTGCCGCACCAGATGGTGGTGGATACTTAAGTGATTTCTGTATTCATAAAGATCACCCAGAAGTCACCGCATTAACCGGTACGCCATCTGATATAACGTTATTCTATCGTCCAACAATGTTAACAAATCAGGCATACTATCCGTTTGCCCATGGTTTACATTTTGAAACAAGTGTACAAGACGATACAAATATATTTGGAACTAAATATTATAAACAAATAATTTATAGAACACCAGATGAACCATCAGTTACTATACGTGATAATCATTTTCCAGTTAAGATTGGATATCATGTTAATGATAAATATTTAATTGGTAAGTATACATGTGGTTCTTATTTGTTTATTGCACCAACTAAATATGATGATATTTCTATTGATGGTAACCATCCAGATATTGCTAAGAAGACTATAGAATATGGTTCTGAAAATGCAATTAATATTCCATTGGCATTTCAATTTAGATGTGTTGATACATTAGGATATGTTGGTGGATTTAGTATGGACAGAACTCTTTCTAATGTTGAATATACAAAGAAAATTGGATTTGATATATATGATAGAGCAAATTCTACAACAAACCAATATGGCGATATATTCTCATTTGACGTAGAAGTTAATTGTAAATATAAACAAAAAACTCCAAATATTACACCAGTATCGTTTGTAACCAAAGGTGCAATTAATAAAATAAATTACGCATAATGTCTTTGAATATTAGCTTTGATAGATTTCAGGAAAGTATTTCATCATTCCAGATGGTTCGTACTAATCCAAAATTAACAGGTAATGTTAAAATAAGTGTGGATTTCAACGAAGATATCTGGTTTAATTCTATTGATGCTAATGAACAATTAGCTAGTAGTGAATATAAAAAATTTCCTATATCGCTTACTGATAAACACGGAGTAAATCTTAGAAATTTTTTTAGAGCAGGAAAAACGCCACTTAATATCATTTTTGATGTTAAAAAGGAGGTTGATGATAAGTCAACCTCTTCTGATTATGCAAATCAATTCGATTTTTCAGGATATACATCTGGTGCAAAGTATCTTAAGAGTAAATTTTACGATGAACGATTTTCATATTTCGCTCCATTGTATTTAAAAGGAGATATACCACAATATTTTGTAATATTCAGAATAGACGGCCCAATGAATAATAGCCAAACATTAAATGAAACAGTTATTAATAACAAAGAATATTTTCTTAAAATATTAAGAGAAGCAAAGGTAATTAAGACATTTGATTTAAGCGAAGAAACAAATATTGGAAAATACGTCAAAAGTATTTTTAATGATAGTAAGAATAATAATTCAGACATTGATATTAGATTCAATAAAGATAATTTTACATATTGGAATGGTTATTCGATTAAAAGTGGTAGTTATGTTAGCCGTGGCGAATATATGCAAAAAACATTTGAAGATGATTCACCAATTAAGATATTTGAAAAGTATGTAACAACTGGATATGAAAGACAAGGTATTATTAATCCTCATATTGTTAACTTAGAATTTTTCTTTGAAGATACTTTTGCTGATTATTATGATATGAATAGATATATTGGATTTTATGTTAATAGCATAGATATGGTTGACATGGAATTTGATACAGATCGTTTATATGAAATGCAAAATGATTTAGGTAATTTACCTGTTATAAAAGTAAAACCAAAGTTTATCGATGAATCAAGAATTATGACAAATACAAATGGTGTTAAACTTCCATTTGTTGGAAATATTACCGATATAGGTCCACTTGATTTTATGATTAATTCTAACAATATGATTTTACCTTATATTACAGGTAAAGATAAAACATTCTATACACTTGACCCAGATAATCCATTTGAAGTTTATCATATAGATGAATTTGATTATGCGTTATTCAATATTAGAAATAAAAGCATGGATGTTGGCAATATGTATGGAACAGATCGTGTATTATTACAACAGAAAGCAAGTCAATTAGATAAACAAGGAAGATCATTTATTTGGATGGAATTCACAGATGATTTATCTAACTTTGATAGATTTTTAATTTATCACATAAATGGTTCTAAATTTGATGATACCCTTAATTTAAATTATGATGAGATTCATGTATTTAATGAATTTACACCAACATCTAATCCAGGTGAATATTATGTATATGAAGATTATGTTGATCCAATTGATTCTTCAATATATGATTTATATTATATTAATGGTAAAATGTTACACGGTAGACCAGAATCAATAGTTGAAGCTATATCTGGTGCATTAAATACATTAGAGAAAATGCCATTTAACATTTATACAGAAGATGGTAAAATTTTATTTGTTAACAAAGCCGAAGGTAATCAAGATAGTAAATTTTCTATAAAATTTATTAGTACTTCATCTAGTTATCCTTATGTTACAATCAATAGATATACCAGTAATGATCTAATTGATACTATTATCTATGCTGAAGGTGGTTCTGATGATTGCTATAGAGTAAAGGTTGATGCTAAATATTATGAATATCTTACAGATAACCTTGGAAATATTTTATTAAAGACCAATAAATTCTGGGAATATTTACATAAGCTATCATATGATGTTGATGCTATTGATACAGGAAATATATCAGGTATTTTTAATAATATAGTATTATGTATTGATAAAACATATACTGATGGTCTTGATATAACCGGTAATTTTATTTTAATAAAACGTGAATTTCATTCTCAATTAGGATTATTTTCATTTTATCCATTAAAAGATTTTGATTTTGGATTTACCGATACAACTTATAACAGAATGCCATTATGGGAAATTTACAAATATTTTTTCATTCCGCCAAATACTAATTTAATAAAAGAAGGTATATGGTATAAAGTAGTAGGTGATGGTATAATTGAATATAATTCTATAGAATATAAAGCAGATGAGATATTCCAAGGTATTGTCAATAAAACCAGCTATACACTAAAGGAAGGTAATACATACATAATATATTCATCTGAAACATCAAGTGGAACAGATTTATTAGATATACCATTATATGATGGCGATAAAGACATTCAAAGATTTAATGGATATTTTGCAATTCGCGATCCATTCCTTGAAAAAGAAAAAACTGATAATTATGATACAAGAGATGTATTCTTTGATAATATGTTAACATCTGAATATCATTATTATAGAGAAAATTTTGTACCTGAATTAGCAATGGATTCTAGACTTGTACCTTATATTAGCAAATGGGGTTATGTTGATGGTAAGAATATAAGAGATGTTAATTACAGATTGAATAATCATATATCATTTGGTATAAATAACTTTTCTCCGGATCATTTTGAATCTACTCAAAATCCACTTAATATGACACATGAGTGGTATTATCTTATAAGTGATTATGATTTTATAAATGATATATCAGTAAAGGTAAGTAATTATTCTTACTTTCCAACTGAATTAGATTTATTACAAACATCTGCTATATTTACAGTAGAGACTGAATTCGAAGAATTCTTTAATTATACCTATGTAAATCAAGAAACACAACTTTCTAAAACACAGGAACGTTATTCTTATATCAAATATAATAAAGTATTCAATAGATATGAAACATTCTTTAGGGGCGTTAAAATGATATTCAATGAACGTGATCTTAGTAATGATGAAGCGCTTCCATCAGGAAAACCGCCAGTTAAGGTTAAATCAAGAAGATTTGATGATTATAGATTTACTGTGGTTTTAATTCCAAAACAAGAAGATATATTAGGGACCGCTCCACCTATAACATATAATTTTTATGAAAGTAAAGAAAATAAATTTATAATATTTGCGATAGAATTATATATTGGAGACATAACAAATGTTGATACTACTATTCCTGAAATTACAGTTGATAATTATAGAGAGATGTTAACTAAAAGTAGTCCTAGTGATTCAACTGCTGATGGCGATTATAGAATATCATTTAATGAACAAGGTATATCTGATTTAACTTATTTGTACTTATATTCAGTACACAATAAAAAGTTTAGTAATTTACTTAATAATTTTTCAACAATAAAATTAACAGATATTTATAGATTTGATTTATTACAAAGTTTAGGCGGAGATAATTATCTTATAAATGCTGAGGCTAATCCTAATTTTACTAATTATAAATTTAATGTTGGTAATGAAATTCAATCATTTAACGGAGTTTCTGTTATGATGATGGATCATATTGCATTAACCGATTTATTTTTTAATTTAGTTGATCCAATATCTAGTCCAGTACAAATAATATCTGATAATCCAATGTTTCAAACAATTGATAGAGGAGTAAAGATTAAGAAAAAAAGCTATCAAGATTTTTATTTAACATATGGAGAAAATAGTTTATATACATCTATACCTACAACTAGTGTACCAACTAATTTTAGACAAGTAATGGGCGGTAAGAATTATTATAAGAATATATTTAGCATGATTTCATTTGCTCAAATAAAAGAATATATCAATTCAATTGATCCGGTTATTGAATATAATACATGGAATAGTACTGGGTTTACTAGTAATGAATTTTATGTAACCATTGTTAATCCTGATAAGGTTAAAAAAATGAATACAATAGTTCCTGTTGTAAATGAATCGCTTAAAATCGAACTTGGTTCAGAATCTGATGTTTCATTTGATTTATATAAACAAAGCATTAAACAAGGTTATGATATATTAAGATATTCTGGTGAATATGAACCAATATTTAAAGATATACTATTTTTTGATCGTGATGTTAATTTACCAGAAAATGGAATTTCTAACATATTTATGTCTAATACTAAATTTGCAACTGATGTTGCTGATTTTGCTGTACTTAAAGATTTTACACACTTAAAGATATCTGATAAATCTGTATTAAAAACAGAGAGTGATTTAAAATTATATCCTATTTATGAATTGATTGATGAAATAACAATTGGCAATGCTGATTATTATTATTTCTTATCTAATTGGGAATATGGTTATCATAAAAAATATATTGATAAAATTAATCATATTGATGTTCATGGTTCGTTGAGAATTGAAGAAGATTATAATTTCGTGGCTAAATTAATAAAACTAAAAGAAGAATTAGAATTGCTTGAATTTGAAGTTACTACACATAATGCACGTAGTAATATTGATAATTTAGATTTTAGTCAATATGAAATTGTTGTACAAGATGTTGATAATACAATAGTTGGTTATATTAACATAAAGAATATGTTAATCCGTTACTTATATGAAGATGGAATTTATGATTTAATAAAAACATATTTAATTTATAATGTAACAACACTTGGAAAATTAACCATGAGAGAATATGTTAATTCATACATAGAAACTAATATAATTGATTTATATAATGTTGATACAATTACATTTTTAGGCGAGGATTATAATAATGATGTTGATGCATCTAATCTATTTAGTAGTAGTTTAACAACTAACTCAAAAGAATTTAAAGGTGTTGATATAAATAAAAAAGAGAAGTACTTGTATAAATTCACATATACAAAAAAAGATGGTGATAACAAGAAAATCAAATTTAAAACAAAAATTAAGCTCATATAATGGCGATATCAATTAATTTAAAGGCACTTAGCATAAATGATTCACAGGAACAGTTCATAGAAAAACTAACGTATAATATGAACAACTTGATAGAGCTTGGACTTGGCAAAGACGGTCCAGACGGTATCGGTTTACGTGGATACCCAGGTCCTATCGGAGACACTGGAGTTACTGGAACCAGAGGAAGTTTATGGTACAATGGTACTGTTCTTCCAACATCAGATCTTATTGCTGGAGATCAATTCTTACATGAATCTGAATATGCAATATATAGTAGAGAAGATGCTTCTCCTGATATATGGACAAAAACTATTGATTTTTATGAAATCATGAATAGTTTAATTAGTTCAGATGCAAGTAATACATTTGTTAGATTAAACCCAACAAATGATCCTAACAATACAATAATAGTATTCAAAGATGCAATTGAATCACCGTATCCATCTGCTGCACATCGCGATAGATTACTTATGCTTGATTTTGATTTTGTATCACTTGATAATAGTGATAATATAACAATAATACGTTCTGCTATTCAAAGCATTTATTCATTTGATAATTGGTCTTTACTAATTGGCGATGGCGATTTATTGGTTGGTACCGAATTACCCGCTCTTGCAGATTCTCTTAAAATAAAAACAGATGTTAAAAGTTTATATGTACATTCTTATTTTAATTTATCATATGATCAATTAGATACTGAAATTACTAAACATTCAGGATTTAGATTTCATACATCTAATTCAACAATAGATGAAGATGCAAGATTTTATATGAGCGCTGGTGCATTTCAATCAGATGTTGCCGCTTCATTGCCTGCAACAGGATATGCTGCATTTGCATTGCATTCTACTTATAATGATTATTTCTTTAATATAGCAGTAGAAGCAAGTTCAACTGATTTTTATACAGATAATAATAATCCAATAAAATTTAATCAAGATATACATCCAGCCACAAACTTAACATATGATATTGGTACAACATCTTTACTTTTTAATGTATTATATGTAAATTCATTACGTGAAAGTATTTATATTGGTTCAGGTGGAGAGCTTGGTGTAAATATGACAGTATCAACATCAGAATCAATACTGGCAAAATTGCAAGTTAATGGTAGTATTTGGTTAGATGGCACAACAGATAGAAGTATAATAATGGGTGATAGTGCATCAACTGGTAATGATTTAACAATTAAATCTGGCGATGCGGCATATGGTTTAATTTCTGGTGGTGATTTATATCTATATTCTGGAGATAATGGTGGTGGAACAAGCGGTAGTGTTAATGGTTCAAATATTTATATTAGACCAGGTGAACATTTGGGAATTGGTGATGTAGGTAAAATAATTATGGCTGAAGCTGGTGGTTCTCCTAATGGTGCTGTATGTATTGGTATGAGCGATATATATGCAAGAGATTATATATTAAATGTAAATGGACTATCATATTTCGGAAATAATATATTACTTAATGGTGATTCAAATAGATCAATTACTGTAGATCAAACTGGTGATATAGAAACAGGTGCTTCATTAACGATACAAGCTGGAACAGGTGGTGTTGGTGATTATGTCGGTGGCGATTTATATTTATATGCAGGAAGTAATGACGGTAGTTCTAGTAGGGGTATAAATGGACCTAATGTATACATTAAAGGTGGTGAACCTGCATTAACTTATAGATGGGGAGATGTTATTATGGTAGCAGATGGCACAACAGCTGAAGGTAGAGTACTTATTGGAACAGATACAACTTCATCTACTGATACTATACTTACAGTTAATGGCGATACTTATATTGATACTAAATTAGGTATTAATATTGTAGCACAACAACACTTACATGTTAAACACATTCTTAGATTAGAACCATATTCTGGTACACTTGTAGCATTTGAATCAGCATATAGCAGTAGTTTAGATACTGGTGATATGTTTACAATTATTGATGTAACTATTTGTAAAGTTCAATTATATATGTATGTAAGTGAAGTAGCTTCACCAGGAAGTCAATTACTTCATGAATGGGATATTGATGGATGTACACCTGTAGGATAAAAATTTAAAATGCAGGGGTAAGATGATAAGGAAATTTATTTTCTGTTTCAATTACATTTAACATATTTTTGAATATTGACGGATTAAATTCTTTTGGACCAATAAATACACGGTTCATCATTACTATATCTTTGGCTAAATAAATTCCTTTATTTACAGAATTACGTTTATTCATATTAACGTAAAATGAATTAGAAGTTTCAATTGGATCGTTATTATCAAAATTATATTCAATAATTTTTTCAAGTAATTCTTCATTATCTTCATCATTAAGAAATTCAACTTCAAAACATTTTGTCATTTCATGTAAATAAGTAAGTTTATTGCCAAAAGATAATTTCCAAACTTGATGTTTAGATTTAAATCCGTCAGTAATTATAATATAGACAGAATCATCATTTTGATGTAATTTATCATTTTCAAAATAGAATGAGCCTTCTGACATGAATTCAATCATTTCTTCAAGATAATTAGTTATGTTTTTATCAAGTATTTCTTTAGTATTCCAAATAACATTTGCAGTATCACTAAACTTACTATCTTCTTTGAAATCAGCAAGTAACATATCAAGCATTTTATCATTCTTAATTTTCTTAAGTCTATTGTCATACATTTTATTTTCATCAATAAATGTATTAAGATTTAGTGCATGATATATTATTTCATAAAAATGTTTGAAGTTTTTATTTTTTAAAGCATCATTGTATTGTTTATCCGCATTCAGAATAGTTAATTCAACCATTTCCGGATCTATTAAATCCTTATTTGGTTTATCTAACGTAATCCAATTATATGGTAATAATTCTTTCGCCTTAATTCTTCTAGCCATTATCATATGATACTTTTAATTATTTACTTATAAGTTTTACCAATAGATTTTGTAAAGTTTTGGATAAATAATAAAAATGTTCGTATTAGTATGGGAAATATTGCGTTAAAGATAATACCAAGTACCGAAAAGAATTATATAAGCTATAGTAAAAATTATAGAATATTTGGTACAGTGGAGAAAATTGAGTATGCAAGTAAAATTGTTAACTTCAAAGACTCAGTTTCTATAGGAAGTAATGATATCCAATTGCTTAATAGATTTTTTAGATATTCTAAAAACAAAGATATTTGGTCAATGTGGTATGATATTGATAATGGTAGTTCACCTAATATGAGTGAAATAGCCGCAATTATATTAAATCCAGATGAAGATTTTTACGTTGAACTTAAATATGAATATGATAATGGAACAAATAATACTTTGCCAGATTCAATAGTTATCAATTTTGCGACCATTTATATTGAACTGGACGGTCCAAAAGTTACCCTAGGTGATATTACTCCAAATGTTGCATGTTCAGATGAGAGTTGCCTTAGTGTCGTAATCAATAGGGATCCTTCATTTGATCCTTATGCTGTTGGTGATATGACTAAACTTGCACAGAATATGTCGTTTGCCGTGAATCAAATATTTGGTTTAGATTCAGTATATTTTCATACATCACCGGTCGAAGGAGCTGGTGATTATATTTTCAAAGAATGGAACTTATATGATGTAGATGCAATGAAATGTGTTAAAATAGCATTACCTGGTAATAAATTTCCTGATAATATGCCATACTTTCATGAAGATGGATTAGATTATGAAGAACCATTTGAAGTGCATATCGATAAGATTTATTTTGAAAGTATTTTTGGTAAAGAAGCTGAACCACGAAATAAAGATTTTGTATATTTTCCATTAGTTAACAGGATTTATAAAATATCCGGCGCATATTTAAAACGTGGGTTTATGATGCAACATATATTTTGGAGATTAATGTTAACTAAATTTAAACCAAACATTAATTATATATTAAAAGCAGAAGAAACTCAATATTTAGATAACCTACTTCTAAATAGTGAGAATACCCTATCTGAAATTGCAAATAAAGAGACAGAGGACGCTTTAATGCCAAAACAGTATAAAACCATATCAGAACGATTTGATGAGACCAGACGAGCTCTAAATGAGAATTTGATAATGAAACAACTTAGCTTATATTATAACTATAATATGTTTATTGAATATTATTATGATCAAAATGAAATGCTTGATGATACATATCCGGTAGTATACAAGGAATCACCTAAATTAAATGATGAAGTTCAGAATATTACATATACTTCATTATTTAAAATGAATTCAGATACAACTATGATTGAGTTGTTATATGGCAAAGAAATACCAGGTTCACCTAGTTCGCCCAGTGATGATACAAGCGGAATTCATTTATATGGAATGTATGATGCAGCACTTGAATTAATAAACATATTTATTGTAATAAATGATATTATAGAAATTGTTACAATAGAAGATGTAGAAATAGATAAATGGTATGGTATTATATTACAAGCATCGGTTGAATTTAACCAATATTCATTATTTGTATATGATACAACCGTTGATTCTATTGATGAAGGAAATATTACAGATTTTAATTTAAAGAAAAGACATATTGTTCAAGTTGCATATTCAAGTCCTAATCCTTTAGAATTTAATGTTGATGCATATTATACAATTAAGAAAAGCAATATTGACTTAGCTAATATACGAATATTTAAAACAAATATTAAAGAAGAACAACATTCATATATTTTAAGTAGTTTATTTGTTAAAAACGAAAGTGATCTTATTTTAATCGATAATTGTAGACCTAGACTTAATGCACCATTCATAGCAAAATCAAGATAAAAACATAAAAGAAATGATACAAAAGAATAATTTAAAAAATAATGTATTTAGAAATGCAACAATTGCAGCATTGGATCATTTGAATCGTGTAATTATATTACAACAACATGAAACAGATGGAATTCATGAATATCCAATAAAATTCTTTTACGATTTTAAAAACGATAAACAGTTTATAAAAGATATGTTTTTAGAATTGCCGCATGGTTGTGCTATACCTAGTCATGCCGAAGGTAATTTTGATATAAGTCCCAAAGGTACATTAATTCTTAATAATTTTGTTGTAAAAAAAGATGAAATAACAAATAGATTTGTTCGTGCCACAAAATCTCAAATAACATATGATGAAAATAATAATCCACAAAAGAAAGCATATTCTGGTTTAATGTTTGTAATGCCTATGAAGTTATCATATACGTTAACATTATATTCGGATTCTCAACTTCAAATGTATTTATTGGCACAAGAAGTGTTATCACAAGTATACAAGAATACTATACTATATTATGAATACGATGGAATGAGAATGCCAGTACAACTATATATTGGAGAAGATCCAAATGCAACATTACCAACCGAATTTAAATGGGAAAATGATGATGAACATAGAATGCAAATTGCAGTATCTGTTGAAACATTTTTACCGGTATTTGATGAAAAATCATTAATATTTAAAGGTAATAGAATACACGAATTTTATAACAATATTTATAATGATAATCAAGAGTATTTAATTAGAGCGGATGTTGTTACAAAAGATACTGTACTTAAAGTTAATCCTACTGAATCATCACAGGATGATATAAATTTAGGTTAACTTTTCTAACTGATCATGATTTAATGTTAAATCCCAATCATTATATGTAAACTTTGCTGTGAATGTATTCATTATAGGTTCGTTCTTACTATATGCCATTTTAAAATTTGTCATACCAGTAAGAATTACTTTATGTAAATCTAAGAAAATCATAGCATACCCTTCATTATTAAGCAATACTATTCTGAATCCATCAAAATATTGTTGTTTATTATTGAAATCTAAATACTGTAATGCGTTATCATAAAATATAAAATAATTAATAAATGCATCGCTGAGTTTAAACTCAACATTAAATTGTCTTTCAACCAAATCTTTTATAGGCTTAGCATTTTTAAAGTCTTGTTCTGCACCATGCATTCTAGTCTGTCTAACCATTCCCATATCCCAACCAGGAAAATCAATAGAAGATATTGTACTAGACATAAAATCATCTAATCTATCATATGGCAATAGCATTTGCTTATGATAAGCATTATATCGTTCTTGTATTTCCGAATAAAAAAAAGTATTAGGAAACAACAGTATAAAATTATTTAATCGTTGGTTTAATATCATTATTTCATAAACATGTTTATTATGTATACTATTGCAGCAAATGCGCTAGTACCGCCAATTATAATGAGCGATATTCTTAATAATAAGAATTTACTCAAATTTACAATAGAATTTTTAACCGATTCTAATGTTTGTTCAATTTTATATAACATATCCAATTTCTGTTTCATTGAATCTAATTTGTCATCTAATCCTTCATTGCTTGAATTCACAACTTCAGTTAGTAATTTCACAAGACCATCACGATTTTTGAAAAAATCTACTGTGCCTTTCGTATTGCTATTAATTTCAGATAATATATTATTTTGAGCTTCCGTTCTCTTAGCAAAGAGCTCGAATGTTTTAATCAAAATACTAATGTCATCTTTAATTACACCATCAGGGAATAATGCTTCATCCATTACACTTTACCTTTTTTTAAGGAATCAGCAAGTTCGCTGTTAGACCGTACTAATTTATCTATGTTGTTATTTAACATTAAAAAAGCTTCAACATTTCTTTTAGTTGTAATGTCATTTATTACATAGATAGTATGCTCTCCATCTTCAGAGATTGACCTTCTTGCACTTATACTAACAAGAATTATATTTCCGCTATCATCAATAAGTTTAAATTCAGCATTATTTATTTTTGGTTTTGAATTTAGCATATTTGATAAATTTCTAAAATCATTTTTATCTAAGAATAATGTACCAATATTTTTATTCAATAATTCTTCAAATGATTTTAATTTAAATAATTCAATCAATGGATCATTTGCAAATATTATATCATTAGCCTTATTGCATGCAATAACAGGTTCAGGTATCATATTTATTAAGTTTTTAAACTTCTTTTTTTCATGTTCAATTTTAGTTTGAGCTAATTTTTGTTCAGTAATATTAGTTAATAATTTAAATCTAACTTTACTACCATCAATCCAATCAATTGATTTCATTGTTATTAAATAATATAAACCAGATACACTATCAAAATATTCAGTATTTACTACATGTTCATCATCTTCTTCAAGTTTGTAGTTATAACAATCATTACAAACTTCATCTCTTGAATGTACCGCATAATGACATGTTTCATTAACAAATGATTTCTCAAAATGATCATTTGAATATTTATTTGAAAATATAATTTCATTAGTATCAAATCTACTAACATAAATTGGCGATTCTATGCTATTAAACAATGAATACATTTTATCATGTTCAATCTTAACTATATTTTCAGCTTTTTTTCGTTCTGTTATGTTTATCATTATTCCACGAGTACCAGATATTTTACCATTTTTAACACGATTTATTCTTAATATAACCGGAAAAATTTCTCCTTTTGAATTTATTCCATAAATATCTTGTGTCATTGTTTGTTTTTCAGCATGTATACACATATCAAAAATTGCTTTAACCGTATCAACATTTTCTTTAGCAATAAAATCAATTAAGTTAACTTTGCTTAAATCTACATCAGAATCTATACCAAATGTTTCATATCCATCATTATTTAAAAATAAAAAATTACCATCCACATCGGTTTCAAATATAATTTCAGGAAGCATTTCTGCAATTTCTTTATATTTAGTTTGACTTTTAATTAATTCATGTTTTGTTTCTTGTCCAATTATGAAATTTCTTAGAATATTAATTATACTATTAAATGGTATTTCAACACTTTCTGTTATATCTATACCTGCATCGGTTTCAACAAGAATAAAACCCCAACATCCATTATTTGATGAAATAGGAAATATTCTAATATTTGAATTTTCGCTTAATGTAAAATCACTTATATCACCTTTTGATATTCCTTTAAGTTCTGTAATCATTTTTGATTTACATAAATTATTTGCAAATTCCATAGATATTTCTTTTTTCTCAGGAGTTAAATAATTTGTTAATCTACCATTTTTCGATAAAATGAAAGTTTGGTCAATTATTGGTTTATCATGTTTAGATATCTTGTATAATGATACTATTGAATTGGCGCTACAATCATTTATAAAATCCATAAATATATTTTGTAATGCAATAATAAAATCTTTTTCATTATCCTGTGCTTCAGTAAGAGCTAATAAGTGTGTATGGAAGTCGACTAAATTTTTTTTCATTTTTAGTTAAGTCTTTTTTCATTTTTATGCGTAGCAATATTTGCAAATGTTTTAATTGATTTAACAGATTCAATTAATTGATACATTATATCATTAACATAAGTTAAGAATGTGGTAAATGTTGTATTGGAACTATACATTTTAGCTGATAGATTACGTTCCATTACAACATCTTTATAGTCAAACCCTTGGTGTAATAACTTATCATTACGAGTGTTAAGTTTCCAATATAAACCATCATGTATCATTACACTAAGTATTTTTTTAATTCCTCCATAACATTATCCTTTAATAATTTAACACCATAGTGTAATTTCTTAGGATTTGCTTCAAAGAGTTCATTCCAACTAAACCATTGATATTTTTCTATTTCCCAATTTGGTTGTGGCATAAATTCGTCACCGACTAAGCCAACATAATTATAGAAAGTAAATCCATTGGATTGATTAACATAAACTTCATTTAATGTTAATTCGCCCATATATCCGGTCTCATCTGAAAATAGTCTTTCGCTTTCTATTTTCGCATGCTCATTATTATTTATTTGTTTATTTAAGTTAAATGTTATCAAACCCCAAGTTCCTGCTTCCGCATCCTCTGCTGAACGCTTACCAAGTAGTATTTGTTTAGTTTTTGTTGAAATAACAAATACACCTGCCGCAGTCTTCTCACCATGTTCGTCTACGATTTCATTTAAGCTCATATATGGAGTTAAAATAGAAATTACACGTTCCAATATTTCTTCCTTTTTATCATCGTTTACATTCCACCATGTTTGTCCACCATCATCACTAAAATATGATGGATCACGTAAGTTTTGCCACATAACTCCAGATTCTCCACTAATTACTTCAGCTGTATCTTGCCATTCAAATGGATTATTAGTTATTGGAGTTATTGTTTTATATTGAGCAAGTAAATCAAATAATTGTGTTGTCATTCCTGCACTAAATCCACTATGTCCTTGTTTTGAAAATTTATCAATAAGTTCTATAACAGATTTTGATACCATATTATTATATTGCGCAGAAATTTTATCATCAGTTTCACTAGGATTCTCTTCAATCATTCCAGCAAGCATTAGTTCACGTTTAGCGTGTGCAACCAATGCACCTTCAAAGGTAGGAATAAATTCAGTATAACGCGATTCTTGAATTAAATCTAATCCATTAAGATATTCAAGAAGTTCTTCTGAAGTATCAAAGGTTTTATAAACACTATGCCCAAATGTATAAATACTACTTGTTCTTCCACCCATTACAAATGAATGATAGGCCTTAGCTAATTCAACATCATCCATATTGTATACACCATACTTTCTAAAATTATCTGTTATTTCAGGATATATTGTTTCTTGAAAATCACTTGCTTTATCAAAACCCTTTTCAGGTAATGATACAAGCTCTTCATGACTCATTGGAATTCTGTATATTTCATTACCAGAATCATTTCTATGTATAAATAGAAATATTTTCTCATCATTTTCTTCAAACGCATAACATTGCACATAATTTGGATCATCATCATCAGTAAATATTAAAATACGTAATGGGTCCATTCCAATTATATTTCCTTGTGAATCAATTTCAGCCATTTTTATTGTTGTTTTATTAATTTAATAACATCAGATTCGGTTAATTTATATTTGCTAAGTAAACCTTCTAAGTTATCACTTGTTTCAATTACATTAGGTTTTTGATTTGGTTTTATTGACCATATGCCAAATCTTGGTATTGTAAATTGTGGTCCATCTGTTTGTTGTACTACTGGCGAAATACCTAAATCAGTTATAAAGATTTCTGTATTAGGACCTTCGCTTTCATTAATTAATATTTCATACATATCAGCTTCTTCATCTGTTACAATTCCTAGTTGCTTAGCTAAAGCTATTGCTGTTTTTTCATCAACTAAACCAGATTTAATCAGTTCAGTATAATATTCTTTATTTTGGTCTAAGTGATCCATTGATATTTCCATGGCAGCATCTTCGTATTTAGTATGTTCTTTTTGAACTTGTACCCCAACCGCTAATTGATCTTGAGGATAATCATCAGGATCATGTCCATCGCTGTAGTCGAGACCTTCTTTTTCAAATTCAGGAAAATCTTCAATATCAAGACCATTTTGTGTAGCAAGATAAGACATGACAGCTTCAGCAAAAAGTAATTTAATTGCTTCCATATCTTCTTCACCTAAGTCATTTAATGTTATTTCGGTTTCATCACTTAAATTTTCTATACCTTGTACTTCACCTGGTTCATATCCCCCTTCTGGAAGATTAAAAGAAATTATAAGATCAAGAGGATCATTATTATCAGTAAATTTTTGATGTAATACATTTATCAATTGAGATTTATTCTCATCTAATACACCGTGTTTAAATTCATTTATTGTTGGGACAGTATACATTTATTCAGATCTTTTTGTTATATCTTTTATAAGTATGTTCATACTACATAGATTTTCATCAGATAATCCACTTTCATATGTATTGCCATACCTATCACTCCAACCACCACGTATAATTGGTAATTCATTCTTAGCAATAATTATGTCATTAAAACTATCAATACTAATATTATCAGAATTAGGATATAGTATTTTATGTTTTTCATTCTTTTCACTAATTATATTTATTGATACTGAATCAACACCACTAATATCTTCAATGATTTTAATTATATCACTTTTTGGTATTCTATCAGATCTACTAATTGTTAAGAAGTAATTACTTACGGCATCAATGATATCAATTTTAATAATATCAGTTGGTACATCATCATAAGATACAATTCCTATGTTAAGTACATACCTACTAATTATTGGATCAACTATTTTTATATCAGTTGCAATAATCTTAGTTCCCATCATTTCTATTGTCTGTAATAATCTTTCTTTTTGAGTTGTGGAAAGTAAGAATCGTTTTTCTTCAATTGTAAAATAATTTTCATTTCCAGTTAATAATAAATCAACACGTGGAATTAAAAATAAATTTAACATACGTTGATCGTCTGGATCAGGAAATATTCTGATTATTGAGAATGACTGTAACCGTTTTAATAATAATTCATAATTAGGATAACTAACAAGAGGCGTTTCGCTTTTTGATATCATTTGTCTTGTTAAAGTAATAGGTTCAGCATTTGCTCCATAATAGGGCGCAAGTGTAGTAGTAGGTTTAAGTATACCATTAATATCAAGTTCTTCTCCAAATATTGTGAAACAACTATCTTTAAATTCAAATGATACGGCTTCGGGATTACTTACATTTATATTACCTGCTAATCCATCAGATATTAAATATTCAACACGTATTTCGGTTCCTAATTCAGGAACAGTACCAAAGTGTCCATTACCAAAAAATATATCAATACCAGATGTAACACCAGTTCTGATATAGAATCCTTGATCTTCTCTTGGCATTTCAAATATTTTTGTATATCTTTTGAATTTTACATCATTAACATATACATTTACATAATGATTATCAATAAGAAAGTTTTTACTAAACTGTAATGAGAAACTTTGATAATCTGTTCCTTTACCAGTAAAATATTGTGTTTCGATTCTACCTTGTTTTAATACGATTCTTGTACTTGTTGCAAGATCTTCTGTATTTATTTTAATTTCATCTTGTGGTAAAATCATTGAATAATCTAGACTATTATTTAAACAAGTTAATATTGAATAATTAGGTATTATAATAGTATGGTTTGGTATTTCATCAATAATTGTAGTAAGCGGTGTTACTGAGATTTCAGCCGAAGCGGCAATACCTCTACTTGGTTGATATCCATTCATAGATGATAGTGAATGTACAGAGGTCATACGTGACGCCTCTTTGATGTTTAATTCGGTTATCGCATCTTCTATATAATAGAAAATTAAGTGTGCCAAGTTTTGAAGCACAAATAATATTTGCCCAAACGGAGATGCTACTGTAAATATCTTTCTTGATTGCTTAAATCTATCTACAAGATAATCTGTTGCATCAATTAGAAGCTCATGTGTTTTTATTCTGAGTGTATTGAATATTTTTAACGTGCTCATATAAATATTGTTTTTACTATTTTATTTATTTATAATGTTAAGGTTAGATATTTTGGATAAATAAAGATATATTATTATTAAAAAAATTAAGCGAATGTATACAGAACTTAAAGATAGAAATATTTACGAAAATGCAAATGTCAATTTTGTCTTTGATTTTTTTTCACCATATAAACGCAGAAAACTTGCATCATTGATGTCTAAGGCTTTATTACGTAAGGTTTCGTTCAGTAATAAGTATGATCTTTTTTCAAGAACAATGGAAAATAAAACCAAATTATATCCTAATTTTATGGGTGGATATCGTATGCATACACTAGAAAGCGGGTTTATACCATATAATGAAGCAATTAATATATTATTAAGATCACTTTCATTTATTGAAGGTAATGGATTTACAACAGATAAATGCAGAATGAAAATGTATATCAATTTTAATTCAAAGGGAACTGATATAAATGAAGCACAGATGTTAAATAAAATCAAATTTTCTCTTAGAATAAACGAAAGTAAATATTTTGATATATGGTATAGAGATAATTTTGAACGTCCAAGACGTAATTTTATGTCATATGTATATCCAACACAAATATTTGAAAGAGTAATAAATGAAAACAATATTATTAATTTACCATTAAGCGAATTTAACTATCCTGATTCACAATATTTTGGTATAGATTATAATAATTTAAGCAAAGGATATGTCGGATTAAAATATCCAGGCGGTAGAAATTATCATAAACGTAAGAATGAAATATTAGACCTTATGAATAATGGAATAAAAATATTCCATACTGTTCTTAGTGAAGGCGGTTCATATAATGATAATGATATGATTAAATTTAGGAAAGTAATAAGTGAACAAAAACAACTTGTTAATTCAATAAAAACATACGAAGGCTTTAAATTAGGACATAAGAATATCTTACTTACATATGATTTAGATGATAATCCAACAAAAGTTAAATTTAAATATAATGAATTTAGACAAGTATTGTTTGAATTACTTGCATATGGCGATGTGGTAAGAGGTGAAGTAAATTATGATTCGGCAAGAAATAAAATGCAAGTACAAAATACAGTAGTAAGAAATGGTATAGGTATACATGGACTTGAATTTTTTAATTCTAATTTAGATGGCGATTTTACAAATTGTTCATTCTTTGGTTGCTCGATTAAAAGAAGTCGTATATTTGATAGTGCATTTTTACATGAAAATAATATTGTTAATAGTATTATGAGAAATGCAAATTATCTTGATGATTCAACAGAAATGAATAATACATATATCGATAATGATTCTGAATTTATTATTGATGGTAAACTTATTAATTGTATTGTTAGAAATGGTACAGTATCATTTAATGCAAGTATTGACAAAGAAACCGAAATAATAAACATTGATGCATAAAAACTAAACACAAAATGGCACAAGATATATTAACAAGGCTAAATGGTGTTAAAGTTATAAATGGTACAACAGTAAGAACATTTCTAAATATAAGTAATTCTAACTTTGCAAATATAACTTCTGCGCTAAAAGATTTTTTATCCGATATTAATTTTGATGAAACTTCTAACAGTATTTCCGTAAAATATCTAAACACTGAAAATATAAATTTATCAAAGAAACTTGATTTCATTGTTAATGGAGAAAATGTTTTTAGTATTGATGCATTAGGTCGTGTTCGTGGAAAGTATGTTACAATATCTGACATTGTTGAAACAAAACGATTAAGATTATTAAGATATCCAAATTATCCAGATGTAGGTATAGATGGGGAAGTAATATATAGTGGTTCTGATTTTTATGGTTATATTGATACTATAGGTTGGGTATCATTAACAAGTGGCGAAGGTGGCGGCGGCGGTGCTGGTGTGGGATACTTTAGAGGTTTAGTTAATGGAATCGCATCAACTAATATAGGTATAGATACTAGTGATAATGATGGTAGACATCTTATTGATTGGAGAGTTACAGCAACAGATGATTTTGCGGGACATGAAGGTGAAATTGCTATTTATGAAAGCGGGTGGGAATTTACAGCGCCAGGAATTGGATTTGCTGTTGCGGTTCGTAATGAAAGCAATAGCATTTATGTATGTCAAGAAGAGTCTCCAATTACTTGGATAATCTCAGGATATTTTTATGAAGAAATAGTAGGAGGCGTTCATTATGTAAAACATATGCATCCAACTGGTGAAACTGCAATTGTTTCTAGTGTAATCATATAATTCTCTCAACCTCTTTTTATAAATAAATAAATAAAATATTAGACCGTAACATGGCTATAAAAAGATACGTTGGAGATAAATATGTTGGACTTTCTACTGATGTTAAACCATTAGATGTTGATGATGGCGCAGATTTCATTGAAATTGATAGTACTGTACTAGTCGAAGATAATCCAGAAATTGATATATGGATTAAAAAAGATGGAGATTGGATTCCATTGGGAATTCCTTCACTCTGGAACGCAATAGATAAATTAACACCAGATCTTCCAGATGGATTATCAGGTAAAGCAATATTAATAAGCGGTTTCTATACCGCACTTGAATCAGGTACAGGTACATCACATAACTATTGTACTAGTGATCGTACACCAACCGGCTCGGTTAGTAATTTTTATGATGGAGATACTGGTATATTATCAGCTAATATTGATAGTGGTGAAGTTGGTTCAAGAATATTAACTACAACAGATGATACAGGTGTTTATTCATATTTACGTATAACAGATGATTATGATCCATTTGTTGGTATACCTGGAAAAGAAGGTTTTTATAAAGTGTTAGATTCTAATATTACTCCTAGTGCAAATCTTACATATGCACAACATACATATCAATTATTACATTCGGTTACCGGTAATTCTTTAATTAAAACATTATATGTTGATGATCCAGATACGGTTACTATAAGTAGTATAACTTATACATTACCTGGCGCTTCAACTGGATGGACAAGTGGTGTACCATCATTAGTATCCGGCGATACTATTTCATTTGATTTTAATGTGGTAAATGCAGTAAGAAAGCATTACCATCCAACTAGATTGGCACTTATAAGTTCTTCATATACAACATCTAATACATGTGCACCTCCTGGTACACCACCAATAGAAGGTGCAACAGTAGCATATACAAATAGAACAATAACGGTTTCAGATGGAATATATACTGAAAATTTAAATGTTAGCATACGAGGATATAATAGTAAAAATATTGGTGGAACATTAAGTAATCAAAATACTGGTGCTAGAGTTGATACGGTTTCAGATGAATCATTAAGAAGGATTTCTGGATCTGGCCAGTATCCATCAACTGGATATGGCGGAGCATTTATTTCTACTACATCTTTACTTACAACATATACAGAAGAATTACAAATGTTAAATGGTATATATCAAATTCCATTGGGTGATTATACCGGAAATCTTCCTACTGCTGGACCTGATTATTCTACCGGAATGGGTTCAAGTGTAAGATGGGTAACATTTCCTATGGTAACATTAAGCAATGACTTAGCATTTACTTTAACATTTAATAATCCAACTGGAACATGGAGTGGAACAGAAACATCTAATATACAAATTTATGCAAAAGTTGAAGGAATTACTGGATGGATAGATGCAAATGCTCCTTATCCTGGTGTAGGTACTCCGGTAAATGATGGTGATCCAGCAATGGTATTTGGATCGAGTAGTGTATATGTTAAACGTGTTACACTAGGAATAGTAAGAAGCGGTATTCTATATGTAAGAGTAGGATTACCTATTGGAAGCGATAAAAAATTTACTGGTATTACGATATCAGACATAAATTAAAATATAAAAATTTAAATGGCGTTAACTACAGATCAAAAATCAAGCTTGTTATTTAAGAAGTGGCTAGGTAAAGGAGAAACAAATACACTTAGACAATTTTTTGAAGAACCATATAGTGGCAGATCAGTTGTACTTCAGAATCAAATTTGGACAGATTCCGAACTTATTCCTGTTCCTGCTCCAACTTTATTAGATGGACAAGATGATGGTATTGTTAAATATTATGTTGATCTCACATTAACTGCCGTACCTGGAACAGCTAATTCATTCCAATCAGATAGTCTAATTGATTCTATTTCGTTTAACTATGGTGACGGAAGCTATAATTATGCCATAAAAGACCATATAGGCTCTTCTATACCATTCGGACAAGGAGACTGGATAGTTGACACAGAAGCAGGAACATTAACATTCTATGGTGATTCTGGAGCACCTGATTATCCAGATTTATCTGGAGCGCCAACAGTTACATTTTATCAATACATAGGACGTAAAGGTGGTGGATCAGGAGAATCATTGTGGTATAGAGGTGGAGTAGGTTCACCAACACAAGCAACTATACTTTCAAATAGTGGAGATACTGTTGTAATTGGAGATATTATAGGTTCACCACTTCCAATAGATTATGCTTTAGCATTACAAATAACTGGCGATACTCAAATTATTGGTAATTTAACATTAGAATATGGAACAAATGTAAACGAAATAGTAGATTCAGTAACAGGAAGTCCAGTTGGTATAGGAAGTTGGAGTACAGACGATCAACTAGCAACAGCAGCTGCAACCTATGATTTTATATATGATTTAGGGTTAATATTAACAGATACTTATGTAGCAGTTGGAACAGGAACAGGAATAGAAGGCGATGTTAATTTCACATGGGATGGAAGTATATTAGATGTTGGCGGTGAAATACATTTTGGAACATATGGTATTTTAATAAATGATTCAAGAGGATTATTATTAGGAACATCTAGTTCACTCGGAACAAATGTAGTAATTTCTACAACTGGTGCATATTCACATGGTATACCAACAGATATTCAAGGTAATTATAATGTTTATGTTGGGAATGATGGATTAAGTTCTGCAGCAACGGGCGATAATAATGTTATGATTGGACATTGGGCGGGATATAATTTCACAACAGCAAGTTATAGTATAGGTATTGGTTACTCAGCATTAGAACATAGTGAAACAGGAACTAATAATATTGGTATAGGATCTAATACATTAGATGGAAATAATGGATCTAATAATCTTGGTATGTTAAATAGGGGTGGATATGGTAGTCATGGTGATGATAATATATACATTGGATATTATTCTGGATTTGGTGTAACAGGTGATAGTAATATTGGATTTGGTCGTTTAAGTTTATATAATGCAACAGGAAGTGATAATATTGCAATTGGAGATACTGCATTACGTGATATAACAGGAAGTAAAAATATTGCAATTGGATATAATGTAGGAAATTATTATAATAATGGAGCTAGTGTTTCTAATCGTTTATTAATCGATAATGAATATAAAGCAAATGATGAATATTTTATAGAAGGTGATATGGCAAGCAATTGGCTTAGATTAAGATCTACTGTTACAATTTATACTGGATTAGTATTGCCATTTAGTCCAACATTAGGATTTGTATTAACATCAGATGCATCCGGTATTGCAACATGGCAAGATCCTAATTTATTAATAGATACTCATAATCATTATCTAAGTGAATTATTAGATGTAACAATAACAGGAAGTCCAATAGGAACAGGTGATATTTTAAAATGGAGCGGAACAGCATGGGAGAATGTGGCAGATGAAACCGGTGATAATTATTATCTTAGTGCAGTTGATGCTATTGATATAAGTGCAGTTGATTTTACAATAACAGGTGGAGCAGATATATTGAACGTTGATTTTAGTCATACAATTGAATCACATACTGATGTTACAATAACAGGAAGTCCAATTGGAACCGGCGATATTTTAAAATGGTCAGGTGTAGCATGGGAAAACGTAGCAGATGAAACCGGAGATAATTATTATGTTGAAACAGTTTCATTTAATACATTAGATGGTATACTTACATTTGAACGCACTTCACCATTAATTGATCTTACAGTTAATCTTGATGGAAGATATGAAGAAGAATTTGTTAAAGGTGATATTTTACCTGGCGATTCAAATCAATTAACAGTAACTGGTGGCACAGGCGTATTATATATTAATGATACTACATTAACGATAGTACATGGTATAATAGCATCAGCATCAACTGATTTGGTATTATCTGGAGATATTTTTGATGCATTTAGCGGTAAAGTAGATATTGGATTAAATCCAGCAGATAATAGTATAGCTGTATGGTCAGATGGAACAACGATAGAAGGTGATACTAACTTTACTTGGGATGGAACATTATTAGATATTTCTGGTGCGATACAACTATCGATAGGAACATCTGTAAATGAAATAATAGATTCAGTTACAGGAAGTCCAGTTGGAACAGGAAGTTCAGTTGGAATAGGAAGTTGGAGCACTGATAATCAACTTGCAACAGCAGCTGCAATATATGAATTTGTTAATGATGCAATTGGTTCATTACCAAGTGATATTTATGTTACAGGAGCTAGTTTCAATACTACTGATGGTATAATAACATTAACAAGAAGCGCAGGAGAATCAGATCTTACATTTGATCTTGATGGTAGATATTCATTAGATACTCATAATCATTATTTAAGTGAATTATTAGATGTTACTATTACTGGTTCACCTATTCCAACAGGGGATATTTTAAAATATAATGGAACAGCGTGGGAGAATGTAGCAGATGAAACTGGATTGAATTATTATCTTAGTGATGTTACAATAAATAGTATCAATGATGTTGATTTTATAATGTCAGGTGGAGCATTAAATATCGAAGGAATTGATTTTAGTCATACAATAGAATCACATACTGATGTAATAATTACAGGAAGTCCAGGAATATTACTTAATGATATTCTAAAATGGACAGGATCGTCATGGGAAAATGTTGAAGAATATTCTTATACGCATCCTATTGAATCAGGCGATGATATTAACTTAGATACTACAACATCACAAGTAATTGATACACTGATAGTAACAACGAATACATTGGGCCACGTAACTGCAGCATCTGTAACAACCAGAGTTTTAACGCCAGGTGATATAGGTGCGGAAGTTGCATTTACAAAGGGTAATCTTACATCAGGTACAGCACAATTAACATTATTACCTGGAACAGGAACAGGAGTATTAGTAGATACAAGTGTAGAATTAAGTATAGCGATAGGCACAATAGCAGATACATCATTAGTTTTAGTAACATCTGGTGATATTTATACAGCACTTATTGGTAAAGTAGATATTGGAACTACTCCAGTTACTAATTATATTGGAGTATGGGAAGATCCAACAACAATGCTAGGTGATATTAATTTTACATGGGATGGAAGTATATTAGATGTTAATGGTACTCTTCATATTGGTAAAATAGTTGCTACTGCAAATAATGATGTAATTATAGAAGGTTCTTCAGCACTTGGTACTGGCAATGAACCTAATGTTATAATACATGGATTAAAACTTTATACACCAGGTGATGTTGATGCCATATATGCAGCTGGAGCAAGAGGTAATGTATTTGTAGGTATCGATATGGCTAAATCTACATTAGTAGGTGATTTTAATGTTGGTGTTGGATTATCGGCTGGTCATTCAATTACTACTGGTAACAATAATGCTTATTTTGGTTATCAAGCCGGTATAATTAATGCAACAGGAGATGAGAATTCATCATTTGGTTCAGATGCAGGAGTAAGAAATTTAGGTAATTATAATGTTGACTTTGGTGCATTTGCCGGCAATTCATTTTTGATGTCAGGCATAACTACAAATAGTGCTAATACTAATATTGGATATAAAGCAGGTTATCAATATGAAAATGCAACTCCACCAACTACATTATATGAAAATACTTATATTGGTTATGGTGCAGGAGAATGGAATCAAGGTGGACAGAAAAATGTATTTATGGGCGTATATGCTGGATATGCTGCTGAATATACCGAACAAAGTATATTTATAGGTAATAGTGTAGGTTTAGGTTGGTCAGGTGGTAATAATTATCTTTTAATTGATAATGACACAGTCCCTTCTGGTGATTATTTTATTAAAGGTAATATGGATACAAATGAACTTACAATAAATGGTTCTTTTAAATTAAATACAAGTACTAGCGTAAATGATATTGTCGAATCTATTGCCGGTAGTCCAAATGGAATAGGATTATGGAGTACAGATGATCAATTAGCAACAGCTGCTGCAATTTATGAATTAGTTAATAATGCAATTGGTACATTACCTAGCGATATTTATGTTACAACTGGTAGTTTCAATACTAGTGATGGTATAATAACATTAACAAGAACTGCAGGACAATCAGATATTACAATTGATATAGACGATAGATATTCATTGGATACACATAATCATACATTAGATAGTTTAAGTAATGTAACTGTAACATCTATACAAATAAATGATATACTAAAATGGAGTGGAACAACATGGGAAAATGTAGCAGATGAAACTGGATTGAATTATTATCTAAGTGGCATTACAGTAAATAGCATCAGTGATGTAGATTTTACAATGACTGGCATTGCTGATATTACTGGCATTGATTTTGGACATGATTTAGAAACACACGATAATGTTACAATAATATCATTAACAACAGATGATATTTTAAAATGGAGCGGAACAGCATGGGAAAACGTTGCTGAATATTCTTATACTCATCCTACTGAATCTGGCGATGATATTGATTTAGATACAGTTACGAACCAAGTAATTGATACACTTATAGTAACAACTAATACATTAGGTCATGTAACAGCGGCATCGGTAACAACGAGAGTTTTGACACCGGGTGATATAGGAGCAGAGATTGCATTTACAAAATATGATTTAAGTTCAGCTACTACATCACAGTTAACACTAACAAATGGAACAAGTGCGATAATAGGAGCAGATGTAGCATTAAGTATAGTTCATGGAGCAATAGCATTAGGATCAACTGATTTAGTATTATCTGGTGATATTTATGATGCAATAAATGTATTATCTGGTGATAATTTTTATCTAAGCGCAGTTGATGCTTCAGATATAAGCGCAGTTGATTTCACAATAACAGATGGTACAGATGTATTGAATGTTAATTTTAGTCATACGTTAGATAGTCATACTGATGTTATAATTACCGGAAGTCCAATAGGAACAGGCGATATATTAAAGTGGAGCGGAACGGCATGGGAAAACGTATCAGATGAAACTGGAGATAATTATTATCTAAGTGACGTTACTGTAAATAGTATAAGTGATGTTGATTTTATAATGTCAGGTGGAATAGGAAATATAGAAGGCATTGATTTTGGGCATGATTTAGAAACGCATGATAATGTTACAATAACATCATTAACAATAGATGATATTTTAAAGTGGAATGGAGCAGCATGGGAAAATGTAGCTGAATATACACATCCTACTGAATCAGGTGATGATATTAACTTAGAAACTACAACAAACCAAGTAATTCATAGACTTGCTATAACAACGAATACATTGGGCCATGTTACAGCAGCATTGACAACAACAAGAGTTTTAACACCAGGTGACATAGGAGCAGAGATTGCATTTACTAAATATGATTTAAGTTCAGCAACAACAAATCAATTGACATTAACAAATGGAAAAGGTGCGATAATAGGATCAGATGTAGCATTAAGTATAGTTCATGGCATAATAGCATCAGGATCAACTGATTTAGTATTATCTGGTGATATTTACGATGCTATAAGCGGATTATCTGGCGATAATTTTTATCTAAGTGCCGTTGATGCTACTGATATAAGCGCAGTTGATTTTACGATAACAGGTGGAACCGATGTATTGAATGTTAATTTTGGTCATACATTAGATAGTCATACTGATGTTACAATAACAGGAAGTCCAATAGGAACAGGCGATATACTAAAATGGTCAGGTATTACATGGGAAAACGTAGCAGATGAAACCGGTCTTAATTATTACGTGGAGAATATTTCATTTAATACATTAGATGGTATACTTACACTTGAACGTACATCGCCATTGGGAGATCTAACAGTTGATCTTGACGGAAGGTATGAAGAAGAGTTTACAAAGGGAAATCTTACATCAGGTACAGCACAATTAACATTAACAGCTGGAACAGGAACAGGAGTATTGGTAGATACAAGTGTAGAATTAAGTATAGCGATAGGCGCAATAGCAAGTGCATCGACAGACTTAGTAACATCTGGTGATATTTATGATGCTATACAACAAACTGCATTAGGTTATGTAGATTATACCGGAACACCTGTAAATAATCAAGTTGCAGTATTTACAGATGAAGATACAATAGAAGGAGATGGTGATTTTCTATGGAATGGTGTAGGTGTTACGATATCAAGCGATACGAATGGTCCTGCTTTTTTATTGAATTTACATAATGCAAATACAGGAACACAAGCTACAACAGAAATAAGATTTAATGTAGCTAGTAGTAGTAGTTACGCTGGTATTATTGGAACTGCTGCACCAGCACATAGTACTTATAGTACAGAATTTTTCTTTGTTAATAAACAAACAGGTGGATCATTTACATGGTATAATTATTTAGGTACACAATTAGCAAGTATTACTTCAGGTGGTACTGCAACTTTTACAGGAGAACTATTTGTTACAGATGGAACAGGAGATACTTTTTTTGAAATGATACCAGGTAATAGTTTTGTAATAGATAGTAATACTAATAGAATTATTGAAATTGTATTAGATGCTGTAGGATATGAAAGTATAGATTTTAATACTAATGCTGGTCATTTTAATATTGATACAAATTCATTTATTGTAGCACCAGGTGGTTTTCCTATAATAGAAACAACTGGATTAGCATCAAGTGGTAATACATATATACAACTTGGTGATATTGATGCAGAAGCTTGGGCAACAATATTAACAATAGATGATGCAAATTTAAAAGTTAATATTACCAATTCATTACAATTAAATACAAGTCAACTTGTTAATGATATAATAAATTCAACAACAGGATTAAGTGCAGCATCATTAGACACTGATTTAGTAACAGCTAAAGCAGTATGGGATGCTATAAGCGGATTATCTGGCGATAATTTTTATCTTAGTGCAGTTGATGCTACTGATATTAGTGCAGTTGATTTCACTATAACAGGCGGAACAGATATATTGAACGTTGATTTTAGTCATACAATTGAATCACATACTGATGTTACAATTACTGGAAGTCCAATAGGAACAGGTGATATTTTAAAATGGTCTGGAACAGCGTGGGAAAACGTAGCTGATGAAACTGGAGATAATTATTATGTTGATAACATTTCATTTAATACATTAGATGGTATTTTAACGTTAGAACGTATATCATTGGGAGATTTAACAGTTGATCTTGATGGAAGATATGAAGAAGAGTTTACAAAAGGCGATATTTTACCAGGCGATTCAAATCAATTAACAGTAACAGGTGGAACAGGCGTATTATATATTAATGATACTACATTAACGATAGTACATGGCGCAATAGCATCAGCATCGACAGATTTAGTATTATCTGGAGATATTTTTGATGCATTTAGCGGTAAAGTAGATATTGGATTAAATCCCGCAGATAACAGTATAGCGATATGGTCAGATGGAACAACGATAGAAGGTGATACTAACTTTACTTGGAATGGAACATTATTGAATATTTCTGGTGCGATGCAGCTATCAATAGGTACGTCCGTGAACGAAATAGTAGATTCAGTTACAGGAAGTCCGGCTGGTATTGGTGTTTGGAGTACAGATGATCAGTTAGTAACAGCTAAAGCAATTTATGAATTAAATGCAATATCCGATACTTATGTAGTAGTAGGAACAGGAACAGGCATAGAAGGCGATCCTAATTTTACATGGGATGGAACAACATTAGAAGTAGTTGGAAATTTATATATTACAGAAGATACTTATATTGGATATATGGATGTTTATTTGGACCCTAGTGATGATCCATATGTAGATATATATGTAGCAAATGAGCTTGAGGAAAATACATCTAGTATTTATATGTCTATAAATACTGTTGAAATATTTACAACAGCACTAACAGGTTCAGGTGCTATTTCTACAGATGCAATAACCACTACAGTAGAGAATTCTAATAGTGTAGATATTCGTGCTAATAATATTAATTTTACTAATAATACTAGTAGTGCTTTTACTGGAGATGTAATTGATACTTATTTCAGAGCACGAAGAATACAGGGTCAAAATGTAAATTATGCTAGAATACAGGGTTATGTTGAAAGTCCAGTAAATGATGCACAATATGGATCAATTAGATTTGGTGTATCTGTTAATGGAACTTTACTTGATGATAATATAGTTGATATGTTAAAGTTAGATGAAGATGGTATGACATTACAACTTGGAACATCTGTGAACGAAATTGTAAATTCGGTAACAGGAAGTCCAAATGGCATAGGAAGTTGGAGCACAGACGATCAGTTAGTAACATCTAAAGCAATATATGAATTTGTTAATGATGCTATAGGTACATTACCTAGTGATATTTATGTAACGGGCGCAAGTTTCAATACTACTGATGGTATAATAACATTAACAAGAAGTGCAGGAGAATCAGATATAATAGTTGATATAGACAATAGGTATTCATTGGATACACATAATCATACATTAGATAGTTTAAGTAATGTAACTGTAACATCTATACAACCAAATGATATTTTAAAATATAATGGTTCGGCGTGGGAAAACGTAGCTGACGAAACTGGATTGAATTATTATTTAAGTGACGTTACAGTAAATAGTATCAGTGATATAGATTTTATAATGTCGGGCGGAATAGCAAATATAGAAGGAATTGATTTCAGTCATACACATCCAATAAGTGAAATTGTTAGTTTACAAACTGAGCTTGATGATAAAGTAAACATAGGAACCACTCCTGCTTTTAATTATATTGGCGTATGGGAGAATACTACTGATATGATGGGATATTCCACTTTCATATACGATGGTACCGATATGACAGTAACAGCTGGTAGTATTATAACCGATACATCATTTATAATTGATGCACTTCAATTATTAACAATAGAAGCAACTACACATGGAGCTAGCGATATTATTCAAATGTCAGATGCAGGATCACGTGATTTTATTGGTATGAATTCAAATCAAGGTGTTTGGATTGGATCTCCTATAGTAGGCGAACTTCCAGGTTTCGGTGATTTAACTATATATGGACAAAGCGCCAATGATACATTTTTATCTATTACATCAGAAGATGGCAATAAACAATATATTGATTTTTATGATTATACTGGATCATCATTTTCTTTTGGTAATAATACAACAAGCAATAAAATGGAACTTTGGACTGATGTTAGTTTAGGTGGCGGTAGTATATTATTAGCAATTGATGCTGCAGGACTTACATTATTTGATACATATACTTTACCGATAGCCGATGGTTCTGCAGATTATATATTAGCGACAGATGGCGCAGGTACAGTATCATGGCAATCACTATCGGCAGTCGGTAGCGTAATAGGTTCTGGCGTAGCTGGACAAGTTGCATATTGGGATGCGACAGATTCCATTACTGGTGATTCTAGTTTTACTTGGGATGGTACTGATTTTATAATAACAACAGGTAGAGCAAGAGCAAATAATATTATAGCATATGGTTCTTCTGTAGGTTGGCCATCAGGAATAGGTTTTTATACTGCAACCTATATGTATGGTGATATTGGTAGATTATTTGTTTATAATGGTTCTACTTATGGTGATTTAGCAATAGGCGATTATAATAGTGGCAATCCAAATATTATGCTTAAAGTTGGTGGTGATGTTGGTATAAACAAAGGTTTACCTTTATATAAATTAGATGTTGATGGAACAATAGCTGGAACAGGATTTGGTTTAACTAATATTACAACAGTTTTAGTTGATGAAATAGTAGATTCAATTACAGGAAGTCCGGTTGGCATTGGTGATTGGAGTACAGACGATCAATTGGCAACATCTAAATCTATAGTAGAATATGTTGATTCTATAGTATCCGGTATAATAATTGCACCAGCAGCACCTACTACATTGGTTTTAACTGAAGTTACATCTACTATTGATGTACAATTTGTTGCAGATATAAATAATGATGCATATGAAATATGGTCAAGTCAAACTTCTTCATCAGCTGGATTTAAAAAAGTTGCTGATATAAAAAAAGATGATATAACAGCAACTTTAAATATAACAGATGATACATATACAAGAAAAAGTCAAATATGGTATAAAATATATGCTATAAAGAATGGTATTTATTCTATTGCATTAACAGGAAATATAACACCAATTAATGATGTGGCTGATGTTACAAATATTCTAATGGATGAATTTACAGAAGCATATGTAATGACCTGGGACAATCCAATCGATAGAAGACTTGATTATATTGAAGTGAAAGTAGATGCTCAATTAATAGAAGCAAATTTAGCAGAAGGTAGTTCTAGTAGTGTATATCAAGGACTAGCGAGTAATTTTACATATAAAATTCTTAATGCTGATATTGATAAATATCATCAGTTTTGGATATATACAATAACAAAAACATAAATAATATAAATACAAATAATCGCAATAGATGTCAGGAACAACAGGATCACAATTAAGAGAAAATTTTACAGACTTATCATATACTATACTTGATAATGGTATATATGGTGCGCCATCATCATTTGTAAGTAGCCAAGCTATTTGGAGACCTAGTCCAGATTATCTTACTACCGGTTTATTTTATTATGAAGATGTTGATTATGCATATATCTATTTTGGTTCGTTAGGCGAATATAAAATACCAGCTGATAATACTGGCAATATAAATAATCCGGCAGTTCTTCAACACTTACAAGTTGGTACTGGTACTATTGTAGAGACAATTCTTGATGAAGATAATATGGTATCTGATTCAGATATAGGCTTAGCAACGCAACAATCAATTAAAGCATATGTTGATACTGCTGTATTAGGTGGAATATCTATACCAGATAATGAAATCGCATTTGGTAATGCAACAGGAACAGGATTAGATAGTAGTCCTGATCTTGTTTGGTATTCGAATAATTTATATGTTTCTGGTGGATTTACTTTCACAGGAGATACCAATAGTTATTTTTCATATACTTGGGATGGCGAATTATTATTAAAATCTAATAATTTAAATATATTTGAAATAATATTAACTCCTACACAAGAATCACTTAGGTTTAATTCAAATTCAAATCCTATGATATATGCAAATCAAGATGGATTTGGATTAACAAATTACAGTACCGTAAAAGTAAATGAAATTGTAGATTCAATTACTGGAAGTCCAGTTGGTATTGGAAGTTGGAGCACTGATGATCAATTAGCAACAGCAGCTGCAATTTATGATTATGTTGAAGGTGAGATAGGTACATTACCTGGCGATATTTATGTTACTGGTGCTAGTTTCAATACTACAGATGGTATAATAACATTAACAAGAAGTGAATCACAATCAGATGTAACGGTTGATATTGATGGAAGATATGAACCAGAGTTTACTAAGGGAAATCTTACATCAGGTACAGCACAATTAACATTAACATCTGGAACAGGAACAGGAGTATTAGTAGATACAAGTGTAGAATTAAGCATAGTAACAGGTGTAATCGCAAATGGATCAACAGATTTAGTATTATCTGGTGATATTCATTTTGCACTTGCTGATAAAGTAAATATATATCCTACTCCTGATACTGGTCATGTTGCAATATGGACAGATGGAACAACAATAGAAGGAAATCCTAATTTTACATATGATGCTACTGATGTGACAGTAACATCTGGTAGTATTATAACTGATACGTCATTTAAAATTGATGCACTTCAATTATTAATAATAGAAGCAACAACACATGGTGTAACTGATATTATACAAATATCAGATGGTGGATCACATGATTTTATTGGTATGAATAGCAATCAAGGTGTTTGGATTGGATCGCCTATAGTAGGTGATCTTCCAGGTTATGGCGATTTGACTATATATGGACAAACTGGCAGTGATGTATTTTTATCTATTACATCAGAAGATGGTAATGATCAATATATTGATTTTCATGATTATCTTAATGGGTATACATATTCAATTGGCCAAAATGTTACTACTAGTAATTTTGAAATAGATTTTGGTTCAGGATTGGATCAAAGTACTTTATTATCAATAGACTCAAGTGGTACTTTAACAATAGCAGAAGCATATTCATTTCCAATAGCCGATGGTTCCGCTGATTATGTTTTAGCGACAGATGGTTCAGGAACAGTATCATGGCAATCACTATCGGCAGTTGGTAGCGTAATAGGTTCAGGTGTAGCCGGACAAGTTACATATTGGGATACAACAGACTCCATTACGGGTGACATTAGCTTTACTTGGAGTGGAACACTCTTAGATATTTCGGGTGCGATACAGCTTTCTGTAGGTACATCTGTGAACGAAATAGTAGATTCAATCACCGGAAGTCCAGTTGGAATAGGAAGTTGGAGCACAGATGATCAGTTAGTAACAGCAGCTGCTATTTATGATTATGTTGAACCAGAGTTTACTAAATACGATCTTACATCAGCAACAACAAATCAATTGACATTAACAAATGGAACAGGTGCGATAATGGCAGCAGATGTAGAATTAAGTATAGCGATAGGTGAAATTACAAATGGATCTACACATTTAGTAACATCTGATACTATTTATGATTATATTGCAGCAAATACATATTGGACAAGATCATCAACTATACTTTATCCTAAAACAACAGGTGATGATGTTTCTGTACCTGGTACTAGTAGATTATATATTTATGATACTGGTAATTATATTAATGGTTCAACCACTTCAATTAATTTTTACATAAATTCTGCGATTTTAATATTTAGTGATACAGATATACACCCTAATGTTAATACATATGATTTAGGTTCTGCTGGTAGTACTACTACATTTAATGCTTTATATCTAACACCAACTACTGATGCAAGTTTAATACCAACAGGTATACATTTTTATCTTTATGATAAGTATACTCCAATTGATTCATCAATTTTTGCAGAAACATCAGTAGGAACAGATTTATACATAAAATATCAAGCATATACTGAACATATGTTTTATGTATATAGCCATGCAGCTTGGACTAATATTGTAAATATTGGACCAGAAAATGTATATCCAAAAACAAATAATTCACTCAGTTTAGGCTCATCTACTAATCAATGGTATAATTTATATGTTGATAATATTGGTTATATTGATAATTTGCAATTAACAGCTGGTGCTACTGTAAATGTAATTGAAACTGTATTAACAGATGATGATACACGTTTACCAACATCTGGTGCTGTATATGCAGCGATAAGTGGATTTTCTAGTGATAACTTTTACTTAGATGGTGTAACCGTTAATACTATCAATGATATTGATTTTACAATGACTGGCATTGCTGATATTACTGGCATTGATTTTGGACATGATTTAGAAACGCATGATAATGTAACTATAACATCATTAGCCGATACACATATTTTAAAATATAATGGAACAGTATGGGTAAATGTTGCTGATGAAACCGGATTGAATTATTATGCGGATAGTTTAGGATTTCTTACAGGTACTGGTGTTTTAACAATAGGTCGTACATCACCATTGGGAGATCTAACACAAGATCTAGATGGAAGATATGCTATTATTTCTGGTACTATGGCAAGTTCATATGTTGGCGTATGGAACGGTACGCAAACATTAAGTGGAAACAGTGCTCTTATATGGACTCTTGGTGCTTCAAATACTCTTGGTATAAGTGGCGGTATTAGATTTGATGATACCTTTACGCCAACTGCATATGAACCTAGTATTAGTTGGAATAATGCATTAGGTATATCAATTAATACTGTTGCAACCGCAACAGTATTGTTTGGAATTTGGGATGAAGGATATTCACAACCATATGTACATATAGATCCAACTCCAGTATTTAATTTAACTATACCATTATCTTTTGGCGGAACAGCAGTAAGTTCAATTTCAACATCAATATCTACTTCAGATACTACACTTCCAACAGCTGGTGCTGTATATGATGCTATACAACAGACTGCATTAGGATATGTAAATTATACGGGAACACCTGTAAATAATCAAGTTGCAGTATTTACTGATGTAAATACGATAGAAGGAGTTTCTGGTCTCATTTGGAATGGAGCACTATTGGATATTAATGGTGCCATACAGATTGGATTAGGAACCTTTGTAAGCGAAATAGTAGATTCAGTTACTGGAAGTCCAGCTGGTATAGGAAGTTGGAGTACGGATAATCAATTAGCAACAGCTAAAGCAATATGGGATACAATAGAAATTACATTAGATACACCTAGTACACCAGGTACAATAACACTTACTGAAGTAGGCGCAACCATAAGAATTGAATTTGTTGGCGATGATACAAATGACAGTTATGAAATATGGGCATCTCAAACATCTTCTTCAACTGGATTTAATTTGATTAATATTGTTAAAAACGATGATTTGGTTGGTACGCCGATTGCATTAACATTATATGATAATACATATACAAGACAAAGTCAAATTTGGTATAAGGTTTATGCAAGAAGATATGGCGTATATTCAATAGCAGCAACAGCTAACATTACACCAACAAATGATGTAGCAGATGTATCTGGATTAATTACAGATGAGTATTATGACAATGTTGTATTACATTGGGTCAATCCAGAAGATCGTAGATTAGATAGTGTTGAAGTATGGGTAGATGCACAGGCAGTTGAATTAGATTTAGATATTACCAATGCCACAAAATGTTATGACGGAAAAGATGAAAACTTTCAATATAAAATGTTAACGGCAGATCTTACTAAGTTTCATGAATTTTGGGTTATAACAACAACTAAAACATAAAAATAAACATAATATGGCTAAGAAGAAATATGATACCGATGAACAAGCAGAAATAGCTATTGAATGTATAATAATCAAAGCAACTTCACTAGATTTAGGTCAAGATCAAATTGATAATTATATAGAAGAAATTGAATTTATCTGTAACGAACATAAGTTTGGAAAAGATAAAGAAGATGAATATAAAGAAAGAGGTATTGAAAAACATAAATTACATTGGCAGTAACAGCAACAGTAACGGCAACAAAAATTGATATAACAAGTACAGGGGGTGTAGAAGCAACTTGGGCAGAATGTGTAACAGCTATAAATACACATACCGCTGGTACTATTACTATGACTGGTTCGCCTAATGAATATACTATTACTGCAGCATCTTATCGTGAATTAGAAATTAGTTCTGGTTGTATTGTTAGATTTGAAGAAGGTGATACTATAAATTGGATGTGGGATGCAACAGCAAGTACATATGTTGTTCTTGAGTTTGCAAATGGTAGTGTTACTACAATAGAACCTAATGTAACATTTGATTTAGGTTCAAATTCTCAACTTTATATGAGAGGTTATGTGTATATGCACGGTTCAGTTACAGCAGAAGCTACACTTGGTAATGAAATTATATTCAAACATTATCGATCATGTTATATGCTTCCATATCAAGCTCAATCTTTTGATTATGTAAATTTTGAAGATCTTACATATGCTGGATATGCATTATATTTTAGTAATTATAGCAATCTAAGTTGGGCTCAATGTGATATGGATCATATTACTTTTAGTAGTACAGTTGGTAATGTTTATTTTGTTAATGGTGGTATGATACCAACAAATCTTAATTTAACTAATTGGTTTATGGATGGTGGTACCAATGGCTTACTAATATATAGTCATGCTGGAGTATATTTTGATACATGGACTATAAAAAATACATCTGCCGCTCCGCTTGCTTATGGATCTGGTACTATTATTGGACCGTTATTTTATAATAGTCCAGGTGTTCGTGTTAAAAACGATCATCAACCATATATTTATTTTAAAGATTGTTTATTTGAAGATAATGATGCTGGGGTTTATAATTATCTTACTCAATATCATTCAGTAACAGTATTTGATAATTGTGAATTTAAAGGAACAGGTACACGTATATATGCTACTAACTATGCAACAATGTTTTTAATTAATCCTACATATACTGGAGCAAATGCCAATCCTGTAACTTTTAGTTCTACTGGTAATGTATTTATTGCCGAACATCTTACATTAAATGTTACAGCTGAAGGTAGTGCTGTTGAAGGTGCAGTAATATCAATAATTCAATCAGAAGGCCATATTGTAATTAATGGTACAACAGATAGTAATGGAAAATTACTTAATCCATATGGTAAAGAGACAGTATTACCGATAAGTCAACAAACAGCAACATCAGTATTTGATTTATGGGCAGATAGTATTGCAGGCGGTAGATATTATACGATAAGCATATATAAAGAAGGTGTTGGTGCTTATACTGAAGATTTTATATTTACGGGTTCTAAAACAATAAATGCGGTTTTATATCCAGTAGTAGAAACCAATAATGATTATAAGAGTATAACAACAAAAATAATAGGCGGAATATCATGAGTGTAACTACAGGAACAACCGAAAGAGATGCGATACTTCAGTTAGAATCATTAAATTTTTTAACTGGTGTAACTATTACAGAAATTGAAGATACACTTTCTACAAGTTCTGTTAAAGTTCCTACATCAAATGCAGTAACCGATGCTATTGCAGCCGGCGGCGGCGGTACAGTTAGTGGAACTGGCGTAGATAATCAAATTGCAGTATGGACAGGTACAAATACAATTGAAGGTACAACTGGATTTATATGGGATGGTACTGATTTAGGTATTATTCCTACATCAGGTAATGCCTCAATTACATTTGGTGCTGCAGATGATATGGTATTAACTTGGGTATCTGGAAGTGATATATTTACTATTACAAAAGATGGTGCTGCAGGAGTAGGCGAGTATTTATTGCTTTTATCAATAGGAACTTCATATTTTGGTACTATTTCCAATGATACATATGCATATTATGCATATATTAATACTAATTCAAATGCTACATATGGCAATATATTATTTTATGTTGGTACAAAACAAATTGCTTTATTTCGTAGTGAAGCTACAGGTACTACAATAAAAATAGGTTATCCAAGTGAAGAACATATGTATATAGATTCTATATCTGGTGCAATATATTTTAAGAATTTAATAGCTGTTAATATGACTATCACTGATAGTGGTATACAATTGGCAACTGGTTCAGTTGTAAATGCAATACTTAACGAAGATGATATGGCATCTGATTTAGATACAGTATTAGCAACGCAACAATCAATTAAAGCATATGTAGATGCAGCAACAGCTGGTGTTGGCGTTGGAGATGTAACAGCTGGGACTCAATCTGAAGATCAAGTTGCAGTATGGGATTCAACAGCAAAGCAAATAGGAGGTACAAGTGGTTTAACATTTAATAGTACAACAAATATATTAACAACGGTTAACTTAACATTAACCAGTAATTTACGATTTAATACTGGTCAACAAGTAACTTCAATTGGAACATCGATAACAGATAGTGATTCAATACTTCCAACAGCTGGAGCGGTATATGATAAACTCAATATAACAAATAATTATATTGTAACAGGAACAGGAACAGGTATACAAGGTGAAAGTAATTTACAATTTGACGGTACCACATTAGATATAACTGGTGATTTAGTAACATCTTCTACAATAGAAGCTGGTAGTATTCCTAACATGGCAACTACAGCTGCATTATTTTTAGTTTCAAATTCAGGTGAAATTAATTATAGAACAAAAACTGAAATGCGTGAAGATCTTGATGTTGCTTGGCCAACAATAGAAGTTTCTATAGAAGCTGAACTTGATGCTGCGATTATTACATTAAATGGATATAATTTTGGTGATATAGTTATAACAGCTGATTTTACAATTGCTGGAAATAAATCATGGGATTTAACTGGTATAACAATTAGAGGTACACAAAAATCAATAACACTTAATGGGAATACTATAACTGTTACTGCCGGAAGTCCAATATTCCAAGATATGACATTTTATGGTAAACCCGCAAATACTAGTTGGGGTGCAGGTTATGATACACAAAATTTATTTATTTCAGCCGGAGCTCAACATTGGTTATTTAAAAATGTTGGATTTGCAAATACCGTTGGTAATAATTCATCAACTAATCCGGTAATTGATATAACATCGCCACAAGATTGGCAAAGAATGACTTTTATTGATTGTACAGTATCTACTGAAGGAATTGCAACATATACTGGATTTAGTATTGATGAATCAGGAGGAACAGTAGGTTATTTATTTATTAATGTAGAAGGACAAAAAATAGATTCATCATTAAAAACAACTTCTCTTTATTATGTAATTACCGGTACAGTGCCAACTAGTAAGAAATCTTTTTATTCAGATGGCACTGCGTATATTTCAGCTGCTAATACCTATACCGTTAATAATGAAATGACAACTAAACCAGCACAGGCTTCACCGGCTGCCGGTGATAGATTCTTAATTAGTGATGCTACAACACAACAGTTGAAATATGTGACATATAGTCAAGTTGGCGGTGCAGGAGGCGGTATGGCTGATCCTATGACTACTGTAGGAGATATTATTATAAGAGATTCAACTAATGCAACAGATAGATTAGCAGTAGGAACAACTGGACAGATATTAACAACAGATGGGACAGATATTTATTGGGGATCTGGTGCGGGCGCAGGTGATGTAACAGCCGGTACACAAACAGAGGATCAAATTGGAGTATGGACTTCAACAGCAAAAGAAATAGAAGGTTCCGCTTACTTTAAATTTGATGGTACTACTATGACACTTGGTGGCTTAACTTCAAGTCATGATTATACATTACATATTTATGCTGAAGATTATGATGAAAGCTTTAACGATTACCGGGCAAAAATTATATTAGATTCTGCCGCACCTTGGATTGAACTTGATTCATCGACTACTGGTAGTAATACATATGAACAAGCTGCTGGTATATCAATGGGTGAATCTGGTGTAGGTTCAGCTGCAATGCATTTGGTTTATACTGGTGACGGTAAGGCTATTATTGGAATGGGTGCATTAGTAAATACAGCATCTGATTTAAGACCAACATATCAATCGATACAATTAATGTATACTAATGATGCAGTTGGTATAGGTAAAGCAGCAAATGCAAGTTATCAATTGGGTGTTGGTGGAAATTTACAAATAGATACTGTTACTGCATTATCAAGTGCAGTTGCTTCAACAAAAATAGCTACATTATCTGCTACTGGTGAAGTTGAATCAGTAACTGCCACATTATTAAGAGATTATATTGGAGATTATTGGACTAATTCAAGTGCAGTTGTATTATTAGATACTGGGTATGATACACTTAGATTAACTAGTACATATAAACTTGAATTTTTAGATACTAATATATTTATGCATGCAACCTCAACAGGTTATCTTTCAATTGATGCAGCAACAAGAATTACTTTAGATTTTGGTACTGAAACTTTAATTTATACAAATGGACAAATATATCCAACTGGAACTTCACTTCAGTTAGGTACAGATACAAATCCATTTGGTGAAATACATACACATGAACCATTATATATTAAACGTGATGCAGGAATAAGTGGACCAATTTTAACAATAGAAGGTCAAATATCTACTGATACATATATTAATATTAATAATACAGTGCAATCACAATTATGGCAAATTGGACAAAATACAAGTGATAATTTCTTTATTAAAGATGATACTGGCGGAACGACTCCTTTATATATTGATAGTGGATCACCTACAAATTCATTACATTTAAAAAGTACAGAGGTTGTAATTAATGAAGATAGCTTATCTACTATTGATTTTAGAGTAGAAACTGATACTGCTTCAAATGCTTTATTTATTGATGCTAGCACGAATATTTTATATACTAACATAGATACTCTTTTAGGTTCAGGTAGTGGTGCTAATTATACTGAATTTTCGGGTTCTACTGGTAAACAATCAATGGAAGGTAATGCACGATCATCTTTTGCTATGTGGCATAATGCTGAAGCAATGCATGTGGATACAGCTGGAGGCGCATCATTTACAACATTACTATCATCAAGGGTAGTTGCATTCTCTCCTCCTGCTGATAATACAACAGAAGGATATATATTAACTAGTTTTGTATTACCTTATAATAAAAAGGGATATTCAACAAATGAATTTTCATGGTGGGCTCATATGGTTGTTGATAATGCTACAGGAAATGATATACAATGGAAAGTTAGTTATTTAATACTTCAACCCGATGATGTTTATAGTGCATTTACGTCATTTACTGATTTATTAGGAACACAAACTGTGGCAAATAGTACAAATGATAGACTATTAGTTGCCGGCGGTGGTTTTTTTGCGGGATCTAATATACCACCTGGCTCACGTTTAGTTATTAAATTTAGTAGATATGATAATAGAGCAACTGGTTTAACCGATAGTTATGCAGGTACGGCATATGTATTGGGGCTTGGTATACGATATAATACAGATCAACTAGGTGGAACATATAATACATGGGCATCATAATTTTTAAAATTAATTAAAACTTTTGTATTTTGATATGTATAATTAATAAAAATTTATTGATATGGAAATAACAAACAGTGAATTGATTAATATGCATCAGACATTAATTCAATTATCGAAACAAAAATTACCTTTTAATGTTTTAATTGCAAAAAATTTACAACGCGTTGAAAAATTAGTTAATGATTACAGCGATACACGTACAGTACTTGTTGAACGTTATGCTAAAACAGACGAAGAGGGTAAATTACTTGGTATTGAAAAAACAATTAAAGATGAAGAAAGCAACGTTGTTGTAGAACGTATTAAAGAACCTCAAATGATTGATGACATTGAATGGGACGATAAAGAAGCATTCATGAAAGAATTAATGACTTTAAATGAAACTAAAGTAACCCCTGCACTGGATTCAGTTTCAGTAAAAAAGAGTTTTTATCATATGGCTGCTAATCGTGATTTTACAATTGGCGAATATATGGATACCCAAATTGAACCTGGTATGATTTTATACTTAGAGAAAATTGGGATGATAACTGATCTCGATCTGTAAATTCCATAATAAATTGATTATGTGGCGAATTGTTTTGCAATTCGCCTTTTTTTTGATATATAATAAAAAGAATGCATATGTATGTCAGACAATGGTGGTAATTTAAAATCAGAACTTGATAACCTGATTGGTAACATGAATAGTGTATTATCAGATGGCGGTAACGATCATTTTGATAAAGGTAACAGGAATCTTGATCGTATTAAGACCAGGATGAAAGATATACCCGATTTTGAGGACATTGATAAACAACTTAAGAATAAATCGCTTAATGTTGTTAATGCTTTATTTGATTTTTACAATAAATATAATGGTGTAAACAAGAAGGATAAGTTTTACATGCATAGAATGTCATTAGATGCATTAAACTTTTCTAATATATTTTATCAAATAAAGACAATTAAGTTAGCAATCAATCTTATCATGGAAGATATGTATATCAGTGGCGTGGATGCAAAATTAGCAACAGCATTAGCTTCATTGCAAGATAAATTAAGCGAAGCGATTAAAGCACAGGCAAACTTTGTATTATTCATTGAAGATCAATATAAGATTATGGTATTAGAAGGCGAATCCGAAAAAGAAAAATTACTTATTCAAACAGAACCTGGAGCAATAGCTCAGATAACAGAAGGAACCCAAACACAAACCCAAACACATATATCAAAAAATAGTGCATATTTCTTAGCAACCAATACAAAAGATGTAATTAAGCAAATACGAAAAAATGAAGGTGTAGTTCCAATAAAAAGCGATGAACCAAGTCCACTAACTGATCCTAACAATAAAATAGAGTTGATGAAAGAACTTGATTTTGAGTTAGATGAAGATGAAAAATATGCTACAGACTATGATGGTCTGATGGAAATAATCTAAATTTATGCCAAAAGGAACTTTCGGTGGACGATTCGTAAATGTAAAAACTTCAGCTTTAGCACAAGATGATAATTTCAAGACTTCATCTGCAACAATATGGAGTACTGAACGTGTAGATAAATTGATTAATGATTATCATGATGGTTTAATTGATATAAAGGGTTCTAAAAATTCGCCATTCTTTTCTAACGATATACAATTAAGACGTTCTGGTATAACATTCGAATATACACAGGATGAGATGGAAGAACTCAGACGTTGTGCAGAAGATGTTGTATACTTCACTCAAAAATATGTTTATGTGCTTACTGATGAAGGTCGTGTTAAAATGGAACAACTTCGACCATATCAAAAAGAAATATTACTTGCATTTGTAAAGAACGATAGGAATATATTAATGGCGGCAAGGCAGATGGGTAAAACAGTAACATCTGCCATATTTATTGTATGGTATTTAATATTTAATTATGATAAGAATGCACTTGTGGTTGCGGATATTGCAGATACAACAAAAGAAGTAATTGATAAAGTAAAGGAAATTATAAATTACTTACCGTTTTATTTAAAACCAGGTATAAAGGTTAACAACGTTAACAGTATGAGGTTTGATAACGGTTCAAGACTTATTGGTAGAAGTACTACAAAGAAAACAGGTATTGGATTTGCTATTAATCTATTATACATGGATGAGTTTGCACACATTAATGCAGCATACTTAAAATATTTCTATCGATCGGTATATCCTACAGTAACATCATTTAAGGACTCAAAAGTAATAATAACGTCCACACCAAATGGATTGAATATGTTTCATAATCTGTGGGTTGCAGCACTTGAGGGTCAAAGTTCCTATGTGCCATTGAGAGTTGATTATTGGCAATTGCCTAATAGAGATGAAGATTGGAAAAATAGAACTATTGCCGATTTAGGCGGATCCCTTGAGGACTTTAAACAAGAATTCGGATTACAATTCTATGCTTCTGATGATTTAATACTTGATTCATTAGATTTACATAAGATATATGGAATGAAATCTAAATATGTACAGAAAAATACAAACTTACTATATATTGATGGTGTAAATTATTCAAAGTTTTTAGAATTCCATCCTGATTTTCTCGCAAAACACTTTACTCCTGATATGGAAGATTTGAAATTAGATCAAAATCAATATATTCTTTCAATTGATACAGCAGATGGGGTAGGTCTTGATTATTCTGTAATAAATATATTTAAAGTTGCGCCATTGCCGTTATATTATTTATTTAAGAATAGATTTTCTGTAATAAAGGATAATGATATATTTTCATTAATACAAGTTGGTAAATTTAGAACAAACACAATAAATATAAATGAACTCGCTAATGTAACAAATGCTATTGCATATCGTTTATTTAATCAGGATAATGTAAAAATCGTTCTTGAAATGAATCATAAAGGCGATTATATTCATGATAGGTTAAAACATCATGGCGAATATTATATGGGAATGTTAATATTTAGCAAACATAGCGATAATGCAAAATTATTTGAACCAGGTGTTAAAATTGGTTCAATAAAGAAGAAAAAAGCATATTGCGATAAATTTAAATATAATTTATCAGTAGATAGAATGATAATAACCGAATATAATACCGTGCAGGAACTTGGTGGCTTAGGTAGAACCAAAGATGGTAATGGAATAAGAACTCAATTAGGAAAAGATGACCTTGCAATGACTACAATAAATGCAAGTTCATTTTTTGAATCGCCTCAGTTTAATGAAGTGTGTGAAATTGCATACGAAAACATTACTGATAAAGAATATCTTAATATAGTTAAAAAGGAAATAATTGATTTTAATTTGGAACTTCAGAATAGAGATTCGGGCTTAAATAAGTCTATGATTCAGGAACTTAACTCAATGAGTTAATATTTACTTTTCCGTATGCAATTTTTTTGCTATATTTGTACTATATTTAAAAGTAAAAAAATGGAAACTTTAATAAAAAAAAGGATATTAGTTGATACCTTTACTTCTGTATTTTTAAAATCAGTATTAATTGCTGATAAAGTAGTTGGAATTACAGTAGAGGAAGATTCAGTTAAATTTATTGCGGATGGATTTCCTGGCGAGATAAAAAAACAAGAAGGCTCAGGTATAATTTATTTTGAAGTAATATATAAGGATTCTACTATTATAATTTGTTCGGCCGTTGAATATGAAACGATAAGACCATTTTATATAAATGATTATTCTGAATATATGGATAGGTATGAAATACTTAAATATATAAAAAGACATAAGAGTGAAAACATTAAAGATTATTTTATGGACTTACTTGAAAAAATGATGGAACATTACAGACAAATTATGGACGATACAGAAGTCTTTGAAAAGATGAACAAAGCACTTAATATGAGTCCATGTATTGTTCGTTTACCGGAATGCGATAAACTTGTACACAAAATTGGTGATAAATTAACCATTACCACTTATTATATGAATTAAAAAAAATCAATTATGAATGCAAAAATTAATTCTTCGTAAATCGAAATTTTTATGGTTACTGGATCCAGGACATGGTGGTATCATTAATGGACAGTATCAAACAGCAGGAAAAAGAGGTCCAGTTTGGCCAGATGGTCGACAATTATTTGAAGGCGAATTTAATCGTGAAATTGTTAAATTACTTGTTGAGAAATTACAAAAAGCTGAAATAGATTTTATAAATCTAGTTCATACTGAACGTGATGTAGCATTAAAGACACGAACAAGAAAAGCCAATGAAATATATAAAACTGACAGAAGAGCAGTATATCTTTCAATTCATGGTAATGCCGGAGGTGGAACTGGATGGGAAGTTTGGACATCAAAAGGACAGACTAGATCTGATCTTTTGGCTACTCGTTTCTTCAAAATAATGAATGATATGTTTCCTAACATGAGATTTAGGGCAGATAATAGTGATGGTGATCCCGATAAGGAAGCTAACTATTGGGTATTGAGAAAAACACATATGCCAGCTGTGCTGACAGAAAACTTTTTCATGGATACACTTAATCCCGATTGTGAAATTATGATGAGCAAAAAAGGGCAAGAAGCAATAGCTGAGGCACATTTTTTAGCAATCATGAATATCGAGACATATGGTATAAATTTTTAATTTTTAATGAATGGATAAACAAGATATTTCGCTAAATATAAATGATACAATTCAAGAATTAGCAATCAATTTCCAGAGAAAGGGCGAAAACTGGGAACGCGATTTAAATGAATTGTGCGTAATTTTAATGCCAAAATTACAATATTTTATTTGGCGCTACATAAAAGATGAACATACAATTAATGATATTGTGAGTGATACGCTTTTAAAAATGATAAGTAAAATAGATACTTTCAATTATTCTTTTAGATTCACAACATGGATATATCGTATTGCAACCAATTTAGCACTTGGCCATATCGATAAAACCAATAAGATAACTGAAATTGATATATCAACAGTTACAGATAGTATATACAACGAACCTAATTATACATTAGAGAACAATAAATTTGATTTTGATAAGTTGTATCAACTTACTATCGAAGCAATATTTAAAATGCCAAATGATATTAATAAAAGTATCATAATCGAGAAGCATATTAATGATCTTAAAGGTTCTGAAATTGCTAATAAATTTGGTATAAATGAAAATACAGTTAAAACAAAACTTAGAGCGATGCGAAAACGTATACGCACTTATATTAAAGAAAATGATGCTGAACTTTACGGCAAAGTAAAGGAAATATTATACAAAAAAATCGACTAACGTGTTTTTAAACCCGATTACAATATTTAAAAAAACAAAAAGAATATTCAAAGAAATTTCATTATATTTTTTCTACAAGGAACAGAAACAATTAATGGGTAAAAATGGTGATCTTTCTTTATATAATCTATTTAAGGATTATCTAGGTAATCTTTATATGGTTGTTAATCTTCAACCTGAGCTTAAGCTATACAATAACGATGCAGACCTTGAGCGAGAAGAAAAAAAATATGTAGCAAACGAGGTATCAAAATTATTACCTATGTTTGAAAAATATGATACATATGAATTAATTAGAATGAAACGTAAAAGATTTGATAGTGGTTTAAAATATGGCTATGGCATTGTTATCAAATATTTTTGGAAAGAAGTTGGTTTTTGGTGGTTACTATGGTTAGCCATGTTTTATTCAGGACTTGGTTATGGTATCTATTACTTAATTACAACATATTTACTTAATCCTACATTATAAGAGATTTGCATAAACCTATATTGTTATTGTAGATAAATAAAATAGAAAAACAGTATAGTTTAATGGCAACAGTAAATAATGTATGTGATTCCGCTAATGGTATTAAGAAATTAATAATGCTCGATGGGTGTTTCTCTATTCAATATAGGGAGAAAATACTTGCCGAGCTTTGTTGTTTAGACCTTTTGGCATATCCCTTAGATGGATTTGAAAGAAAATCAGAAAAGATAAATGCTGATTCTTCTATAATTATATTTGATAATGACTTTGATTTAAGTCCAACAGTTATTAATGATTATGTATATTCTGGTGCTATAATATATGTACATTATCCAACATATACTACTGCTGGCGATTTAATCGATGATGCAAATAAAAATGTTATTATACGATTGGGTGATAGAACAACTACATTTGATATACCAATTTATAATTTTTATTCACATTTATCTAATCCAATTACAAACGATAATTCAAAGTGGCTTAATAGTTTACAAATAATAAATCAAAATGGTTTTTATGTTAATGTTGAGATACTTACTATAAAAATACCGAAAGATGGTGTTGATCTTACTGCAGCAGGTAGTGGGTGTTAAAAAAATTTTTAAATAATGAGCATTACTAACAGTGCAACAAGAGCTATAGAAATAGTAAGAGATGTAGAATATAAACCAGAATGGATTTATGCAAATAGAACATTAGGAGCTGAGGTAGGAGCAACAGCAAATGGTGCAGGGATGTATGATAAAGCTCCAATATATGCAATTCATGTTGTTGCTAATGGTTTGACAGCAGGAACACATTTTATTAGAATGTGGTTTTATGATCAAAGTGATGATAATTATGTTGATATGGATTCAGGTGGTTTTCTAGTTGGACACATATACCCAATATACTTACGCAAATTTACTATCGTGAACGCGTCAGGGACGCCTGTAACGGACCAGGATGCTAATTATAGCATGATAGGTTATCAAGCCAAAAATATGCCTTACGAGCTAACATAATGCCAATCAGAAGACCCATAGAAACTTTTAGAAACTTCCATCACCATTTACCTTACACTGGTAGGAACGATTACTTTGGATCTATTAATTCGAGTCCAGGGATGGGCGATGCATTTTCAATACGACAACTTTCGCTTAAAGATGCCGCGCCCCCTGCAATAATGACAATGGATGAGTTTGATGTATTAGCTTATAATATTAGAACAAGTCTTGTTAAGGGTGAACGAATTAAAGCCGTACCAGTTACAGATAGAGAAGGTTCTGCAGTAAGCGGTAGAGTTTATGAAATAAAAATAGATTACGGCAAAAAGAATATTCGTATATCCATGAGAACCGATGATATGAAAATAATTGAGATATATCCTGAAACAATATATCGTATTGATAGGGATACATTTGAAAATTTAAATTATGTTCCAACCATAAATGAAACAGCAAATTATATAAAAAACATTAAATCGTAAAACCTTTGTATATTTTTTCATAAAATATAAAAATAATACATTTATTATGCCTAAAGATTTAATTCCTGCAGAGGAAGCAGGAAAGATTTTAGCTGAAAAGGAAGCTAATAATCAAGAAAATTTTCCAGATAAATCATCAAATAAACTTCCAACTGTGGAAGAATTACATGAGAAAGCTTTAAAGAATAGGGTTGACAAAGATAATAAGCTTAAACCACAAGAAACATCTGAAATACATGGTACTGCAGATAATATGTGGAAAGGTATTGTAGTTGATCAAATGCCAACAAAAGGATTATTCTATCCTGATGATATACAAATAACAATTAGACCAGCAATGGTTGAAGAAATTCGACATTGGTCGACAATGGATGAATTTGATCCAGTAAGTATTAATGAAAAGATTAATATGATTGTTGAGAAATGTGTTAGAATGCAGGACAATCAACGATTAACACATGATTGGAGAGAAATTAAAGAGGTTGATAGACTTTGGCTTGTTATCAGAGTTTATGAATTATCATTCCCAAATAAAGAAAATGTACTTTATCTTAAATTTGGTTGTAATCTTCAATGTAAAGGTGATGGTGATTATAAAGAAGATGTACCATTAACAAGTGATATGTTAAATATGTTTGAAGTTCCAGAAGAAGTAATGCAATATTATGATCCAGCAAGAAAATGTTTTATTGCACATTCTGATAAATTAAATAAGGATATAAAGTTTTATATGCCTTCAATTGGTGTATCTCAACATATAAAAAACATAATACAAGAAGGAAGAACCAATAATAAACATGTTGATATTTCTTTTGCTAAAATTGCACCTTATTTATTTAATAAGTTTGCTGATATTAAAGAAGCAGGAGCATATGAAGAAAAACGTGCCGAATCATATCGTTGGGAAAAGAATGAACTTCTTTTTATTAATGGTATAGCTGATAAATTAGAAGCTGCGATTAACTTGAACATCAAAAAAGAATGCCCGAAATGTGGCGTAATACTTGAGATGCCATTGTTTTTTCGTGGAGGGTTTACAATCAAGAATTTTTTCGCTGTTTCAACTGGATTTAATGACCTTATATGATATAGAAGATACACTAGCCGAACGTAGACCGGGATTAACACGCGAAGATATTCTTAATATGCCATTTTATGAATTCACACTCAAGCTTAACATCATTAAAAAGAAAGATGAAGATCGTGAGAAAGAAGAAAACAAAGAAAAGGGCACAAGTTATGATAAGAATACCTATAATCCTGAGAAAATGATGAAGCAACAAATGAAAACGGCAAATTATAAACCTAATATAAAGTTGCCAAATAATTTAAAGATGTAGTCGGATAAATAAAAAGGAGAGCGTTTGTCTCTCCTTTTTAAAATTATGTGCATAAATGGCAGATTACAGCAAAGAATTATATAGTAAACTATCAAATATTGAGAATCTAATGCTCAATTCTGTTAAGGTTTTGCTTGAGGAAAGCGAGAAACAAACCAATGCACTAATTTCAATAACAGATATATTAAGACAAACAAATGAAAAACCAACTGAACCTGATGCAACTAAGACATCAGAGGGTGCTGTTGGTTCATTAAAGAATTTATTTACTGATGCATTCACAGAAGGATTCAAAACTTTTGTAGATATACTTCCAGATTTTTTTAAGGGTATAAATGAATTTAGTTCAGCCGATACTGAAGAGTTTACTAAATTTATATCTGACATGAATAAAGCACTTACTTTAGATGGTAAATATGATGATCCAAAAAAGATGGGTAAATTTTATAAAGCTGTTGGTGAAACATATGAATTACTCAGTACATCAATAGAAAATTTTTCTCGTGGTTTAATATTTTTTGCTAAAGCAGAGAAACTAAATGCACCGAAAAATTTTATTAAATTTACTGAAAAATTTTTCGATAAGAAATTTCTTAAAAAACTTGATCCAAAGAAAGCAAGAAAGGCAGGGTTGGCATATACAGCAATGGGTAATGGTATACTTAGATTTGCAATATCATTGGCTATATCTACGCCATTATTAATAATTGGATTACCAGCTTTGGCTATTGCATTACCAGTTATGATGGGACTTACTGCTTATTTTACTTGGTTGGGAAAATTTAATAAGGGTATAAAACGCGGTGCACGTGCAATGAGAGATATGGGGATTGGAATGATGGCTTTTACTGCATCATTAGCTATGATGCGTTACGTACGTCCCGAGGACCTTGTATTAGCATTAGGAGTTATTGCCTTGTTTACTGTACTAGTTGGTGCAATAATGCTGCTAAATAAGTTTACTGGTGGTAAAATGAAAGACAGTGCAAAAATGATGATTGCCGCTGGTATAGGTTTAGCAACATTTGCTGGTGCAATAATGTTAATGCAATTTATTCCAGAAGGATCTATTAGTACCTCATTTAAAGTAATTGGAATATTTGTTTTATTTATGGGGGCAATGATGTTAATATCTAAACTCGGTAAAGGTAAAATGAAAGATAATGCTAAAGCATTATTAATGGCAACAGTATCTATAGGTATATTAGCTGGAGCTATTATGTTATATAAATTTGTTGATACAGAAGATCTGATAAAAGCAGGATTATCAATAACAGTATTGAGTTTAGTATTATTTGTATTAAGTAAACAAAAAAATGTTAAAAAATCAGCAGCTGCTTTATTAATTACATCAATATCACTTGGTATACTTGCTTATACTATACAAATGTTTGAGGATGTAGAATATAGTCAAATTTTTAAAGCTGGTGTAGCATTAGCTGTAATAGGACTTGCCATGAGAACTATTGGAAAAGGTTCAACGAAAATCCTCAAAGGTACATTGGCATTAACTGCTGTTAGTGCATCATTATATGTTTTAGGTTTAAGTATTAGAGAATGGAAGAAACAAAATATTGGTTGGGAAGATATAGGTATAATTGGTGCAACAGTAGCTATGTTAGGTGTAATATATTTCATAGCTGGAAAAGCTTGGACTTCAATTCTTAAAGGATCATTAGCAATGGCAGCTGTTGGTGCTTCAATGTGGGTCATTGGTTGGGGAATTAGTGAATGGAAGAAACAAGGTTTAGAATGGGAAGATATAGCAATAATTGGTGCAACTGTTGTTGGTCTTGGTGTAGCATATGCAATAGCAGGACTAGCAATTGCTCCAATATTATTAGGATCATTAGCAATGACTGCCGTAGGAGCATCAATGTGGGTTATTGGCTGGGGAATTAGCAAATGGAAGAAACAAGGTTTAGAATGGGAAGATGTGGGTATAATCGGTGCAACAGTAGCTATGTTAGGTGTAGAATATGCGATAGCAGGATTAGCAATTGTTCCAATAGCATTAGGTGCATTGGCAATGGCAGCAATAGGCGTATCAATGTGGGTACTTGGTTGGGGAATTAATAAATGGAACTCACATGAATTAGATATGGAAGATGTAGGTGTAATTGGCGCAACAGTAGCTATGCTAGGTGTAGAATATGCGATAGCAGGATTAGCAATTATTCCAATAGCGGCTGGAGCAGTAGCAATGGCACTTGCTGGAGCATCATTGTGGGTTGTTGGTTGGGGATTAGGTAAATTTCTTGAAGCAGCCGGAGGTTGGGACGAAGATGATAGTAAGAGTTTAGAATTAGCAATGCTTAGTATAAAAGCCGCATTTGGCGGTGGAGGTGGTTTATTATCATCATTATGGGCAACAGCTACTGGTGTTGTTGATACAGTTGCAATTGCAGCAAATGCAGCAGGTATTTTAATAGGCGCTGCAACATTATATGAAGTATCTGATAGTTTAAAAGAAATTAAAACATTAAACTGGACAGAAGAAGATAGTTTATCAATAGAAATGGCTGTTGCTACCTTAAAATCAGCATTTGGCGGAGGACAAAGTTTCCTTAAGAGTATGGGTAATTTTGTTAGTGGTGTTATTGATACAGGATCAGCAGCAACACAAATGAATACATTAGAAAGATCAGCTGAATCATTAGTAACAATAAAAGAAAGTTTAGAAAGAGCACGTGGATTAAACTGGACCGAAAAGGATAGTAAATCAGTAGAATTAGCTGTAGCTTCAGTTAAAGCTGTTTTCGGTGGTGGTAAAGGTATAACTGGTGCTATAGGTAATTTTATTGTTAGTAGTCTGGATAAAAAAACCGCTAAAAACGAATTTGAATCTTTAAGAGGTACTGGTGATGAAATAATGCAATTAGTTGAAATAATGGGTAGTATTCAGGATTTACAAAAAAGTAAATTTACAATTGAAGATTCACAAAGATACCTTACTGGTGTAGTAAAAGCATTCACTGGTCCATTTGATGGTGGAAAATTAAAAGCACGTGATGCTGAAACTATTACTGGTTCTTACCGTAAAATGATAGAGGACGTTGTTAAGTTAGCTAAGCATGAAAGTAAACTTGGCAAAGTCGCAAGTCATATGGAAAGCATAAGTAACTCCATGATTGATGTGGTTAGTGCGTTTGATAAATTATCTAGTGATAAGTTAACAAGAAGCAAAGAATTCTTTGATTCACTTGTTGCAATGGAAAAGATTAATGCCGATACATTTAAGGCAAAATTAGATTCTACAAAGGAACTTGTACAAAGCCTAGAGACAGCTAGTAATAGTAATCCGGTTGTAGCATCTAATGCGGCACAAAATGATGAAACATCTAAACGTATTGAAATATTAGAAAATGGACTTACTATAATGCAAGAAATGATGGCTGCGATACATGGAACATTGGAAACCATTAGTACTACATTACAAAGCAATACGCTTAAGGTTGACGTTGTAAGCATGGATCAGGATATAAATTTATAATATAAAGCATGGAAAAAAACATAAAACAAACCGTAATTAGCTTAATTGATGATTACAATAGAACAAATTATCGACTTGATTTAATTGAGCGTGATGTTAATGTTCTTAAACAAAGTTTAGTTAAAATTTCAAGTATTCTAAATGATTCTGAAATTATGAATTCAGCTGAAATTTTAAATGCAAACATTAATGATGTAGAACGTAAAATTACCGTACTTGAAAATGAAAAAACAGAAACTGTTGAAATATTAGAAAAACTTCGAGATAAGGAATACAAACTTATGGTAATTTTAAGATCTGATCCTAATCATAATGAAACGGAGTTTCAAGAAAGTATATTAGTTATGCTTAATGAACAAAAAAAATAATAAAGCATGGTATTATCATTAATTTTAAATAAAGCATGGACATTCATAACAAAGAAAGGCGGATGGAAAATATTAGTTGCAATAGGTATATTTTTACTTATTATGTGGAATGTTAATTTAAGACGTTCCAATAATGAAAAAGATGATGTTATTGAAACACAAAAAACCGAATACTCTCAAAATATGAGAGCACTTACAGAAGAAATGTCACTTGTTACAAATAAGTTAGGTGAAGTAGAAGCTAATAGTGAAGTATACATGGCTTCACAAGAAGACCTTATTGCATTGAACAGTGATTTATCAGATGAAATCAAGAAAGTTAAAGGTGATGTTATATCAGTAATAAAATCATCTGTTGCTAGTGCAATAGATTCACTTAAAATACAAAATGAGATAAATTTATATAATGATAGTACATTTGGATTAGCATTTAATAGCTCAATGGAAGATAATGGATTTAAATATACAATAAAAGGCGAAAGTAAATTTGGTGCAAGTATAATTGATAATAAAATTAATATTGTACCTGGTTTAACCGAGATACATCAAAATACATTTGAGATGGGTATCACATACGGATTCAAAGAAGAAGACGACCACTATAAAGTATTTGCAACATCACCATCTAGTTATGTAATAATCAATGAATTAGAAGGTGCTCTTATATTAGATAAGAAGAAAGAAATTAAGAGAGTTAAACCATTAATTGTATTTGGTCCTAGTGTAGGTTGGTCATATTTGCCTATGGAAAATGTGCATGGTTTATCATTTGGTGTAACGGCTACTGTAAATTTGTTTGGAATGATTTACAAATAAATAAAAATAAACAAATTATACAATGCTCGAGAGCCGATTTATAAGACTTACTGATTATTGTGTAGTCGAATTTCAATTTTCTAATGTAGATTCACCGATTTTGACGTCTGCTGATATTGTATTTGTACAAAATGAGCATATGAATATCCATCAGATATTCAATGATAATAATTCTACAACAAATAATATACAAGATAATACAGCCGTTCCCATTGGGGAAAATAAGTTCATGTATATTGATGAAGAAAAGATTCCTGATTACATAGATGCCGATTCAAAATTACATAAGACTGAACTTGGCGAATTAATATTTGCTTATGATAAAGTAAGGGTTCATTTTGTGACCGGATTTGCATTTACTGAATATGAAGCATTGATATTTGGTGTAAAGAATCAAGAGAATGATGGTAAGTATAATTTATTTACAAGTATACTGTTAACTGAATCTATTGCTGATGGTATATTAACATTTAACCCTAAACCTTTATTTCTTACAGATGTAATATACGATAGATATATTGATGTTATAATTCCTTCAATTAAGAAAATAAATAAAGATTACTATAATGATGCATTTGTTCAAGCTGACCAGCTTGGTGCAAAAATAACAACTGATCTTGATAATAGTTATAATGGATTTTCTGATAATTCACCCATTATTTTAACAATGGATGAAGCAACATCTAAGAAAACCATTTATATTGATAGTATACCATATGATCAATATACCGTAGAAAATCATAGTGAAGTTTCACTTGAACAGTATAATGAATTTGATTCATTAGGTGGACATATCTCTGAATCAGAAGATGGTGATTATATTGAAGTTTATGCTACATATAATGGTGGCTTTCCTGGTGAGTTAATGAGTTATCTTAATTCAAAGAATCCACATGATGATTGGATTATAATACACCAACTATCTTTATTTGAGCAAATTGGCAGTAGCTTTCTTAATACAAATAAAATGATGTTCTATCAAGAAGATTCTTATGATGAACCTTATCTTATTAGACCTGTATTAAAATATGCACATAATGCTTTAAGTTTTTCATATGATTATATTATAAGATTGGTTAATCAAAGAGACGGCACGCAAATAATAAGAAGTGCATCGTTCAGTTCAACTAATCCAAAGAAATATGGTAAGAATATTGTACCAATACAATTAGTTACTAATATTGTACCACATCGTGTATATAATAAATTGATAAAGAAAAGTTTTGAATCTGATTTAATGTATATTCCAGATGAAACTCTTAATCCACCAATTTCAAAAAGCATACCAGTTGGTACATCTACTGTAACAAAAATATTTTTACCAATGTTTGTTTCAAATGCAAATGTAACTGTTTCTGATATTAATATAAATGTAAACAATACTGATGATTCTGAAACATTAATTTATGGACAGAATGAATTACATGTAATATTAAATCCGTTTGATAACGTATTTCGTTTTTATTTCTTTGAAAAGAAAGATGATCAAATGTCTCCATTTAATCTTAATGTAAGCGATAATTATAAATTAGTATTTATGAATGGTTCTGAAGAAGTTTCGGTTAATCGTACAATATATACTACAACAGATGTTATAGTAGATACTACACATAATATAAAGGGTGAATTGATTTTTGTATTTCCATCTGAAAGTGCTAAGAAAATTCTTAATTCGGATAATAGGAATTTTTATATAACAACTTCAACAGCAGAAAATGTTGAAACGGTATTTTATCATGGAGTATGGAATCCAGTAGAGGAGAGTAATTATGTTAAACAATTAAAGCAACAAAAAAAGGACGATGCTTTAGTTCTTGAAGAAACAATTGAAACAGAAAATGATACTGGGTCAACAATAGATCCAGCAGTTTTAAATCAATCTATTGAAATAGCAGGTGATATTTCGGCTGGCGCTTAATTTTTGCAGAAAGTCTTGGAAATAAATAATAAAAAATATAAAACTACAATGGTTTATGAAGTTTTGAAAACAGTTGGCACTTTAATAGCAGAGAATGACTCGTTATCTATGTCACAAAATATTTCTCTTATCCTACAGAATGCAGGATTAAGAGCACAAGCAAAGCATCCAGAAGAAGAAATTCTGAATGAATTAAAAAATCAAATGGCAGCAATTAACGAACAACTTAATAATGATATAGTCAAATCGATTGTTGAATTAGTTGAGGGTAAGATCATTGAAATGCAAAGACCTAATAAGTATAAAAATTATGATATCATGTTAAATGAATATAACATGAATGATGTTGTAGTTAGACTTAAAGAATCTAGCGGTTACGCTGATCCAATATTAAAGGGGTTTGTTGATAATATGACAACACAACTTAGTTATGCTAAAGTTCCACATTTCAAATATATTCCAGTTGTTCTTGACGGACTAAAGAATTTTGAAAATATTTCAGAAGTTAAATCTGAAACAGAAAAAATGCGTAAATATGTTGCTGATAATCATAAGAATTTACTTATTCTTGAAACAATATATGAACTTGATCGTACACCAGGTATAACATATTCACCTCATATTGAAATGCTAAAAGAAGCATTGTTTACAAAGAATGTAAGTGCAGCAAGACTAACTAGTGGCTATAATAGTCTTCTTAAGACTCCTATTATTGAAAATCTAATAAAAGGTATAGCAAACGTAGAAAGTACTGAGATGGATACTGGTATGGATTCATTTACTGGTTCAAACAATCCGTATGTTAAAGTTAATTCATATGTTGGACCAGTTCTTAAAGAAGGTAAATCAATTACTATATTCTTTGATAATAACTATTTTAAAATTGCCGAATCAAACAAAGATATTAATGTTGATGATTATACAAGTATAATTGAAAACAAAGAAGATCTATTTATTGGTGTAATGAATGAGAATAATGTTAATGAAAGTTATGTATCATTGGTTAAATCATTCAATAAATTACCGGCTAAATTTACAAATGAAGGTATTATATTTGATTTCAAACGTTTCACGACTGAATTCAAACTAAACGAAGATAATAAACTTGATATCTATCTTAACAATACTAAGATTGATGAAGGACTTGATGATAAACTCGTAAGTAAATTATCGTTGTTACATCCATCAATTAAAAATAGTTTCAGAGCAGTACTTGAGAATATGGAAAATATTTTTTCTATTGATTTCGTGAAATTTGTTATTAACGAAAGAGTTAATGCCGAAACACCAGGTAATGGAATTTGTACAATTCGTGCCAATGAAACATTTGTTGTATATGAATATACCAATCAGTTACAGCGTAAGCTTTATAAGATGGACGATTATCAATATACTAACTATTTAATGGAAAACTATAGGGTTGATGCATCTAATATTTTTAATGTTAAATTAACTGAGCGTGTTGAAGCAATTAAGTCATTAAGTACAAAACAAACTAAACTTACTAATGATATTAGTGTACTTGAATCAAATGTTGATAAAATCAATAAAACATTAAATACTGATATACAAGAAAAACATCATGAAACATTAGTTACTCTTAAAGATGAAATTGAAGCTCTTATAATTAAAACCAATGAAGAGTTACTTGTATGTAAAGATGAATTATTAAAAGCATTACAACCTGAAAATTTAAATGAAGGCGATATTAATGCTGGCGATAGTGTAAAACTAACCGATGGTACTCTTGGTAGAGTTGTAAGCACAGCACCTGGTTTAGGTAAATATGTTATTGTAACCGAAAATGGAGAATCAAAAACAATCACTAATGAAGAGATTGATTTTAATACAAGTGATGTTAAATCCGAAGAAGAAACAGATGAAACAGAAGAAGAAGAAGATCCAGAAATAAATCGTGAAGAAATAGTTGCTGAAAGTAAATCTTGGGATGAAGTAAAAGATAAACAGCATGATGCTAGTGGTTGTGATAAACCAGAAGAATGCACTTGGACTATGACAAAAGGTACATATTATCCTGATAAAAAAGATGAAGATAAAAAGGATGATGATGAAGAAGAAGTTAACGAAAATGAAGAAGCTGCTACAGAAGTACCCGATGAAAATCAACCTACACAAGATAATGAAGCACAAGCTCCAGAACAAGTAGAAGGTGAATCAACTAATAATGATGATGCTAATGTTGATAATGATGATGAGGAGTTAGATGATGAAGAAGGTGTAACTAAAATTGAAGAAGCACGAGTAGGAGCATCTACTAACATAACGAAAAAACATGGCAATAAAGTAAAAGAAGTTTCTAAAGAAGGTGAATTATTATTAGTAACAGTTACACTAACAGGTGAGAACGCTAAGAAATTCACATCGGTAGCTAAGAATTTACAAAAAGCCAAACGTGAACTTGATGCAGCAAAGGCAAAAGCCGATGAGGCAGATGCTAAAGTAAGATCCATGTTATCTGGAATGTTTTCAGTAGCAGATCAATTTGCAACAAGAATAACAAAAACAGAAAGTATTACAGCTAAATTAAATAAAATGACTTCGGCCGAACGAGTTGATTATAAAAAGGTTGTAGATAAACTATCAATACAGAGTGCTAAGCTAGCTAAAATGGTTACTGAATTTAAAGGTGAATGTACAACAGGTGCAGGTAAATTTAAGAAAGAAGTGTTAAGATTAGATGTAAGTGAATCAAAGGTATCAGATGCGTTGAAACAACTTAAAGAAAAGATTAAGGAATATGTTACATCAATTAAAACTAAGGTTACAGAGTTCTTTGGAACATATGACACAGAGTTAAGTGCAATTAGTGCAGATATTTCAAAATTATAATTATTTTTCATTTTATATTATTTTTAGGGCCCAGGCATATGTTTGGGCCTTTTACTTTTATTGTTGTTCTATTCCATGATATATAAAAATAAATGTTCAAATGAAACAATATAAAAGAAATTGTCCTACTTGTAGTAAAGAATTAAATTATAAATCAAGGAGTGCATATTATATGGCAAATAAAAATGAAACAAATTGTAAATCATGTGGTGTAAAAAATCAATATAAAGATAATTTAACAAAAAATAAAGGTAAAAATAATGGGAGATTTGGCAAATCTTGTTATTCAATATGGGTAGATAAATATGGTAAAGTAGAAGCAGATATTAAATTACAAGAACTTAAAAAAAAACAAAGTATTAATACAAGTGGTATAAATAATCCAATGTATGGTAAAACATGTAGTAATAAATCTGGTGGAGGATGGTCAGGTAGATATAAACATTTATTTTTTAGAAGTTTAACTGAATTATTTTTTATATTGGAGTTTGAAAAGCATAATATTATTGATAATTTAAAAAATGCAGAAACCAAAGAATATTATGTAAAATATAAGTATAAGGATAAAATAAAAACATATAGACCTGATTTTGTATATGAAAATTGTATTTATGAAATTAAAAGTTTTAGATTTCCAGATACTGAAATTACATTAATAAAACATGATTCAGCTGAAAACTATTTTAATAAAATTGGGTATAATTATAAAGTAATAAAAAATGATTTTTCAATATATAATTTTGTAAGACATACTTTAATTCGTTTAGTTAAAGAAAATATAGTTATATTAAATGAGTTAACTATTAAAAAATTAATAAAATATGCAGAACAGTCTAGATTTAAAATTGATATTTAATAAAATTCCAACAGTAAATGAAATGAAACAAATACATACAAATATTTTATTGGATACATGTTCTAATTTTAAAGAACTAATGGAATTTATTCCACAAGATCTTTCAGATTATATTAAAACATTAAAAAATGTACAACAGGATCCAGAATGGCATCCTGAGGGAAATGTGTACAATCACATAGAAATTGTTGTAAATAAAGCATTTAAATATGACATTGATCTTATTTTAGCAGCACTATTTCATGACACAGCTAAGGATCGTACAACATACACTGATGATGAAGGAAGAGTTCGTTCACCTGGTCACGAAGAGTATTCTTTAGAAGTTGTTGATATGTATGAAGGCTGGATTAAAGAAATGGGTGCAGATTTTGGTATTGTACGTAATTTAGTGAAATATCATATGATTATTAAGTTCCCAAATCAAATGGGTAGAAAACTTAAAAGTTTTTTAGAAAATAGTGATTTTTATGATAAATTAATACTATTCAGTAAATGTGACAAGATGACATAATTGTATGACATTATGTCTTACTTTTCTGTTTAATATATTATTCATATATTTGTACTTTTAAATTAATAAAAATTTATAATAATGGAAAACATTTTTAGCGATGAGTTTAAAACTCTATTTACGCCATTTTTTAATCAATTATATGAAACACTACCACTCGCACGTGTTACATTTGAAAAAGAAGATGAGCATGGTATTATTGAATTTATATTACCTGGTTTTGAAAAAGACAATTTTTCTTTAACTTTACAAAATAACAGGAAATTAATTGTTGAATACAATAAACCAAATGATTCTGAAAACGAATGGGATTTTTCATTCAAGAAAGTATATTCAATTAGTTTTGATATAGATTCTAAGAATGTTCGTGTTGGATTTGTTAATGGAATATTTTCTATTGAATTTAATGGTATTGATGCAGATATTATATCAGTAGACTTACCAATGGGTTAAAATAAAAAGAGGGACACATGTCCCTCTTTTCTTACATTACTATGATTATTATAAAAGTGCACCAAATGTAGACTTGCCATTTATTATAGCATTTATAACTACAGCATACTTATGTTCTCCGTCTTTAATTTTATTAACGGCATAATCAATTGCATAATTACGAGCTAATTCACAATATGTATTAGTTTGATCAACAAGAGCATTTGTGTATACCTTTGGTTCAAATCCATATGAAAATAACTGTTCGGTTAATGACATACCAAAATTATATGAGCCCAATACTTCACCTGTACTAGTTAATAGTACCATACTCATTTGATATATTAGCGCTTCGATTTCATTACTAATACTTAATATATCATCAGAATAATTTGGATCAGTTTCTGGTCTAATAAAAAATTCTTGCATTGTTGTTTATATTTTAATCCTCATTGTCAAAATCAAATTTAGGTATATCACCCTTTTTAGCAGAAGCAATCGCTGCTCTTTCCATGTCGGCATCACTTTTAACTAATTCTTTTTCTTCAGCTGCTGCATGTTTATTTGCTGCTTTCCTTTCTTCTTTTTCTGTACTAAAAATATCATCTTTTTTAGCAGTATTACGTTTTTCAGCAGTAGTAGGAACTACATCTATATCAAACCATAAAAGATATGGGCCTAATGGTTGATAAGGTTCAGCAAGTTCTTTCTTTTCAACTTTATCCCGAGCAATACTTTTATTTAAAACATCTCTATCTGATTTAGCAATAATATTAGGTTCTGGTAACATTGATTCATGATCAAGTTCCTTTTCAAATTCTTCATCGCTTTCGGGACGTTTATCAACAAATGTTAAACTTATATCCCAATCTGATATTTTTTCTATGAATTGTTCAACAGGATCATTAGTTAATGGTTCATGAAAACTAAGTTCATAATCAGCTATGTTATTTGTTTTAACATATACTGTTGATGGAATACCAGTTTCTGGTTCAAATGTATGTTGTTTAACATTATATAATACTCCAGTATCATTACGACCTTTCAACATTCCATATATTTCATGTTTTATTTGTGCAACATCTTTTTCTGTAAAAAGTGGCGTTGAATCTTCAGTATCATCAATTTGAATTTCTTCTTCATTTAATTTAACTCTAAATTCACCAAACGTATAAGGTTTATTATTTTCATTAAGAAAATCAATTTTATTAAGAAACTTATTCATAGTAAATGTATGTTTTTTTTATTTATTTTAATTTTTAGTATTAGAAACATTACCAACGTTCTAGGAACATAAAGTCTGGTGTATTTTCTCCAACAAACATTTCTTCAACTTTAGCCATTTCTGTTTCGGCTTTTGTCATCATTCTATCATATCTTAGCTTAACGCCACCCGGTAATTCAAATTCAAATGCTTCAAGCATTTCATTAAGTCTTAACTTAGCCTTTGCTCTAACATACCTTTGATATAGTTCATCATTATATAATGCTTCTGGTTCAATTGTTTTATATGTATCTATAACAACATTAACAAGAGGAGTCCTACCTTTGATTGCAAGAAGTCTTGTATTTTTATTATAATCAAATGCCATAGTATCAAGAACTAAATTCTTAGTTAAATCAAGAAATGAAAAAACAGCCGTTCTATACATTATACTCTCACCCATAAATGGAGTAAGGAATATTTCTGATCCGACAAATTTTTGTTCTGAGAAGTCACGGTCAATTGTAGCAAATACCGAACCACCTTTTATTTCTTTACATTCAGTAACCATACGAATACAATCAGGTAGTTGAATTTGCCTGTGCTTTCTAAAATATTCGGTTCTAAACATTTCAAGTGGAAGCACCATATATTTGGGTTCAACAGAATGTCTCCAATTATCATAAAAAAATTCACGGGCAATTGTTAGGATACGTCCTATTTCTTTTTCATTAAGACTAAAGGGTAATGCGCCAGAAAAAGTAAGCTCATCATTTATATCTTTTATTAATTCTTGTTCGACCATTGAAACAAATCTTTTTATTATTTATTCCTAATAAGTATCTGATATATGAAACTAATATTAAGTTTTTGATATAATTTAAAAAAATAATCATTATGAATAGAGAAGACTGGAATAAAGCACATAAAGTATGTCCAAAATGTAATAATACAAAAATAGCACAAACACTTGCTGGTCCTATAGAAATGGATGGAGTATATTTTGATGATATAAATAAAGCATGGTGTAATGAATGTGGTTGGAGAGGTATGGCAATGGATTTAAAGCCAGATCCAAGCGAATCTAAAGAAATGAAAACAGCACAGACCGAACAACCAGTTAGAACCATAGAAGATGAAAAAGTTATATATGCTGCTATACCTGATGTCATAGAAACTTTTACTACAATACAAAAAGCGGTTACTTCCGCATTACCACATGAATCTACAATAAAATATACTGATGAAATTTTTATGCAAATAAAGAAAACGTTAGCAAAAATAGAATCAACTCACCGTAACCAATCATAATATACTTTTCTGTTTCATTTAAATTGCGTTAATTTGCTTTTAATTATGGAAAAAGGAATCCAATATATTAGCAGCCAACGTGGATATGATAAGAACATTAAAGTTAATGTGAAACATATTACAAATGATAAGATTGCCGTAGAATTTTTATCGGTAACTTCGTTTTGTTGGATAGGTTGGTATAAGTGGTATTTTAGAAATGAATTTGATAATGTATTTGAAACAACTATAGGTACAATTCCAGATAAATAATAATAAATGAATTGTAATGAGTAAAGATGATCAAAGTTGGAAACAAAGGAGAACAGAATTTTGTGCACATTTTGTGAACAAAAAGGATACTGATATGCATATGTTAATAGTTCCCAGTTCAGCAAATTTAGATTGTTATCACGTTATTATTGAATTTAAAGATGATGATAGTAATATGGAATTTAATTACATGTGCGGAAATGAAATTGAGAAAAATTATGGTATTTTATTATAATACTTTTCTGTTTCGAAATAAAAACATATATTTGCAATGACAAATAGAATAAAAGATTTACGTTCTTTAAATGAAGAAGTAGAAGTACAGGATACACAAGAATCTGCTCCAGTTGAAGGTGGTTCATTAGTAACAGAAATTATTAATGCTAATCCAGCAGAAGGATATACTTTATCATCAACTGATGATGGATTAAGTGTTCAAACTTCAACAGGATATACATTTACAATGTCAAATGGCGTACTTGATTTTTATAAACAACTCTTTGATGATGGAGCAGAACATGTCAATAGCTACAATAGACATCTTGAAACAGTTGAAACTGCATTATCTACAAATGATTTAAAAGAAGTTGCTCGTTTATATAAAGTAATTGCAAAATCGTTAGCACCAATTGAAATTAAACCTGATTTATATGCTATACCTGCAATACTCTTAAGAGATGAATCAATTCAGTTTGAAGAATATAACAAACTTTTTAATGCTTATGCAAAAGAAAATTATGATTTGGATGAAGCAACATCAAGTAAGTTATCAGCAGCAGTTAATAATGGAATTGGTTACTATAAATTTATCCTACTTCTTTTTGAACATTTAGATAAGTAAAACTAAAAATTAATATTCAATATAATATAAACTATAATTTAAAACTATTATTATGATTATAATTAAAATTTTATCATTATTATTTATTGTGTTTGCCTCATATATGATACTTGACTGGATTATACCAGCACTTATCGGTAGACAACCATTTGCTTTAATGCGTTATGTTTTTAAAGGAAAAGATATTGATGAAGAAATTAAAGACTTTGAATCCCAACAAATGAATAATCAACCTAAAAAAGAAAATTAGGTATTATTATATCAATTAAATTATTTCAATTAATGTTTAACTAAAATTTTTAACAATGAACAATCCAAATTTAAGCAGAACTAAAAAAAGTTCTGGAATGCTTTTTGCCATTATCGGGGTGGTATTTTTAATCTTCGGTGCGATTGCCCTAAACATGTCTATGGTAAACGTAGACGCAGATGAAATTGTAGTAACACAGGATCCATATGATGGAGAACTACATTTCTATTTCTCACCAGGCCTTCAATTTACAAGGTTCGGCCAGGTAACACGATATACGAAAGAGAGTCCCTATTGGTTTTCTTCACAAGAAGATCAAGGTACAGATGCAGATCAATCAATTCGTATTAGATTCTCAGATGGTGGACATGCTAAAATATCCGGTTCTTTTAGGTGGAAATTACCACTTGGTGAAGAAGCAATGCGTAATGTGCATACATTATATGGAAGTCAATTTAACGTAGAACAAGAATTAATTCGACCAGTTATTGAAAAAGCGGTATATATGACTGGCCCGTTGATGTCTTCTAAAGAATCATATTCCGAAAAACGTAATGACCTATTATCTTATATAGAAGATCAAACAACAAATGGTGTATACAAAACTAAAACAGAAGAAAAACGTGGAATTGATATTTTATCCGGTACTGAAAAAACATTTACCATTGTAACTATTAATGAAGATAAAGATGGAAATCAATTAAGGCAAGAGGTATCACCCTTTAAAACCTTTAATATTACATCTTATAACTATTCCATTAATACAATTACATATGATGCAACCGTTGAAACACAAATTAAGACTCAACAGGAAGCCATGATGGCAGTTCAGACATCTATTGCAGAAGCAAAGAAAGCGGAACAGAATGCAATTAAAGTTGAAAAAGAAGGCCAAGCTAATGCAGCAAAGGCCAAGTGGGCACAAGAGGAGCTTAACTATAAAGAAATTGCTCTTGCTGAAAAAGATGTTATCGTAAGTGAAAATAAGATGAAATCTGCCGAATTTTTCAAGAAAGAACAGATTCTTATAGGTGAAGGTGAAGCTGCACGTAAACGACTTGTAATGCAAGCTGATGGTGCTTTAGAAAAGAAACTTAAAACTTATGAAAGAGTTATGGGACAGGCATTCAAAGCAATGGCAGAATATAGAGGAAACTGGGTACCTACTACAGTTATCGGTGCTGATGGTTCCGGTGGTGGATATAATGGTGCACAAACTATGATTGATGCATTATCAGTAAAAACATTAAATGATCTTGCACTCGACATGAGAGTTAAAAAATAAACAGCCAATTTACATTTTTTATTATTGTCAAAAAAGACCGGCGTAAACCGGTCTTTTTTAGTTTAAAAATTAAAACTAATTCTTATTTTTTCATATAATATTAAACTTAAATTTATTATATGAATTCATTAGACAAGCAATATTTACAATCATTAGAAACAATTCTCAATACTGGTAATAAAAGAGGTGATAGAACAGGAACTGGTACAATAAGTATATTTGATTATACAATAGATCATAATATACAAGAGGGTTTCCCATTACTTACAACTAAACGAGTTTGGTTTAAAGGTGTTTTACATGAATTGTTATGGTTTTTATCTGGTGATATGAATATTAAATATCTTGTTAAGAATAATGTTAATATATGGAATGATTGGCCATATAAGAAGTATACTGAAAATGTAGCTAATCCATTATCAATGGAAGAGTATGTTAAGAAAATTATTGAAGATGATGATTTTGCAAAACAATATGGTGATGTCGGTCGTATATATGGTGCACAGTGGTTAAATTGGACGGATACGACAGAGCGTGTTAATGGAGATGAAACTATACGTAAGCGTATTGGATTAAATCAAATAGATAACTTGATACATACGCTTAAAACTAACCCAGAGGATAGACGAATGATTGTTACTGCATGGAACCCTGCTGAAATTAAAGAAGCTGCACTTCCAAGTTGTCATTATAATTTTCAATGTTATTCTGAAGAACTTACCGATCAAGAACGTGTTAATATAATAAACGAAAGATTTAATAATAAATGTAAAGTTAATCCAGAAACATTGCAAGACTTAGAAGCTTTTGGTATTCCAAAACGTAAATTATCATTGAAATGGGCGGGTCGTTCAATTGATTCCTTTTTAGGTGGACCGTTTGATATAGCATCATATGGATTATTTTTAATAATGCTTGCACAAGTAACAAATCATATTCCACATAGATTAATTAGTACATTTGGTGATTATCATATTTATATGAATCATATAAATCAAGTGAAACAGCAATTACAAAATGAAGGGCATGATTTACCAATCGTAAAAATTAATCCTGATATAAAATCAATTTATGATTTTAAGTATAAAGATTTTGAATTAATTAATTATAAACATGATGGTACAATAAAAGCACCAATTAGTGTTTAATCAATATATTTATAATTTTTAAATTTAATATTTGGTGATTTTATTCTATGTTGTATTGTTGTATAATATAAAAAGGACATATCTATTTAAGAAATGATATCATACAGTAATAAAGAAATAGAGAAATACAAAAGAATTCCGAATCATGCATATGATACATATTCATTTGATATTGTATATACTCATGAAGATGGAACTAAAGAGATTTGTAAATGTGAATCAACAGAAGATGAAGATGGATTAAAAACATGGGAGTTAGGAATGTTTACAACAAAAGCAGGTGAAGATATTTTAGCCGTATTTGGCGGAAGAATTATTAATAAACAAGTAAAAAAATTAAAGAAAAATGGCAAATACAAAAAGTAGTGGAATAGGTTTTGCTGGATTATTAGCAATAGTATTTATAGTATTAAAATTAGTAGGCACTATTACATGGTCCTGGTGGTGGATATTAAGTCCAATTTGGATTCCTAGTATAATTGGATTATCAATTTTTATTCTTATACTAGTTATAGCAGGTTTATTAGATTAATTTAATTTAAATTTAATAAAGCATGAGTTATAATACATATGATGAAAATCAAACAATACCTACACCATTACCTCCTCTTTCAGAAAGAGATAAGGAAATATATATTTTAAAGAATAAGATTAAGGTATACATAGCAAGTCCATATACAAATGGTGATGTTGCAGTGAACGTAAAAAATCAGATAGATATTACCGATCAGTTAATGGATCTTGGATTTATACCATTTACTCCATTATACAGTCATTTTCAGCATATGGCTCATCCAAGATCATATCAAGAGTGGATTGAATATGGTAAGGCATGGGTTGTTATGTGTGATGCGCTTTATCGAATTCCCAGTGAGCTTATAAGTATTGGTGCAGACGATGAAGTAGAACTTGCACATGATTATGATATTCCTGTATTTTATGATATTGATTATATGGTTAAATACTTTAAAAAAATGGATAAATAATGGACATTAAACACATATCGGAAGAAGATTTTAAAGAAATTATTATTACTGTTGATGATGAATTATATCATATAGCAAATAGTATACATAAGCATATTCCTAAAATGAAATATGAAGTCAATGAATTTCCAATTATGTGTTCATCAGATGGACAGAAATTATTTATTTCTAAATCATTTCCACGTGAAGTCGGTGAGAAAGATACACATAGATTTAAAATAACTATTGAAAAAATACCTTATGAATAATGGATATTAAACAAACAAGTAAAGAAATACATGAGAATGCTATTGATAAAGGATTTTGGTCAGAAGGTCAAAATATAGGCGAGAAACTTATGTTAATTGTATCTGAACTTGGTGAAGCAATGGCAGCACATCGTAAAGATAAATTTGCTTTTACTAAATTTGATCTATCTGAAATAACAGATATAAAATTATTTATACAAATTTTTGAAAATACAATAAAAGATACATTTGAAGATGAACTTGCTGATGCTATTATAGTATTACTTGATTTAGCATATGCAATGGGTATTGATATAGAAAAGCATATAATTCTAAAGAACAAGTATAATAAAACAAGAGAACATTTACACAGTAAAAAATATTAATATAGCTAGTCTAAAAATTGGTGACTATTTTAAAGAAAAATACGAAAACCCAGACGTACAATGAATACATACACATCAAAACCGTATGATATATATGGACAGTTCAAACATGGTGGAGAAACCTGGATCCTCATTGAGGTAGATGGATACATGTTAAAAGGAATTAGTATTACGCCACTTGGAAAAATTCATAAATTACATATTCATAAATTACAGGTTTATGATTTAATATATTTAACCGAAGAATAATTAATTATGAAAATAATATCATATAGTAGAGAAGATCTACTTAATTTTATAAGCATAGATTATATTTCTAGTATACCTTATTGGCATACTCAATCAGATTTAAACGAACTATTGAATAAAGTGGCTGATTCACAAAATTTAGATATTAGTAGATGTAGTAATCTTAAGATTATACATCCTAAGAACATGTCACCAAGGTTTCAATTTCAATATGAATAATAAATTTTGAATATATAATTAAAATAATCCAGTTCAATGAGACGAACAAATATTTCTTTACGATTGCGCACTGCACGAATTCGTCCATTGGGATTAATTTTACGATGTAGGTAATTCCCATACTTTTCCATTTCAATTTAATTTTGTATATTTGTAAAATAATTTGGGTTTGTCGTCCAATTGAATAGGATTCCAGATTACGGATCTGGGGATACGGGTTTGAATCCTGTCAAGCTCACTAAAATAAAAGATTATGCTGATAGTTAGTAAATTTCATGATTATTATGATTCATCAATGGGAGTTCATGGTATTGATAAAACAATTGTATATGAACGACATACTAAAATGAAACATTTTAATAAACATGGAGATACTGTTGATTGGGATAAAAAGAATTCGGTCTTTGACATATTTGAAGAAAAATATAAAGCAAATTTTGGCCAAAGATATAGACCAGGTATTTTATCATATGATGATAATCATAATGGTGAATATTTTATAGTTGGATTTTGTGGTTATACATATCTTGGATTTAGATATAAACCATATTTGAAAGATCCTATATATTATTATGGCGAAGATATTTTAAAGTTCTTTAATCGTTATAAAAAAAGAAGACTTCATAAGAATCCTTCAAAATCAGACTTAAATAATATAAGCATACAATTCAATAAAGTAAAGAATTGGATTAATCTTATTCATGGCGCAGAGGTTATTGAGCAGTTTAGAGAATATAATACGCCTATATTTATAGAAATGAAAAATGCTATTGAAATTAATCCTAAACTTTTAGATTGGAGGTTTGTTGATGTATTTTCAAGTTATGCTGCATTTCAGCTCATACAATCATTTATAAGCGGTGTGCTAGGTACAAACGAGAATAAAGTATTAGATGTTGATGAGAAGCATCGTATAGCTCAACATGGTATGGATAAATGGTCATTTAGGAATCCTGACCCGCCTAAACGTAAACAAAAGAAAAAATGAAAATATACGTAATGTGTTATTATCTTTTAACGTTTACCTATTATTGTGTTTACTTATTGTAGATATATAATATAAATATAACACTATAATGGATATAAAAAATCGTTGGTCAAAACAAAATTTAGAACAATTAGTAAATGAATGTTCAACATTAACTGAAGTTTTAAATAAAATGAATGTATCAAAAAGTTCATTTAAAAAATTAAAAATAAAATTAAATGAACATGAAATTGATTATTCTAAATTTTATATAAGTAAAACTAAATATGAAAAAAATAATTTAATTGTTGTTATTAAAACTTCATATTCATTACGTGAAGTTTTATATAAATTAAAAGTAAAACAAGTAGGTGGTAATTATAAAACATTAAAAAAATATATTGAATTATATAATATAAATATATCACATTTTACTGGACAAGGATATAATGTTGGAGATAAATTTAAACAATTTTCAAGTAATAAAATAGATTTAAATGATATTTTAATTAATAATTCAACTTATACAAATACAACAAGATTAAAAAAGAGATTAATAAAAAAAGAACTGCTTAAAAATAAATGTTATGAATGTGGGATTGATCCAAAATGGAATAATAAAATTTTAGTTTTACAATTAGATCATATTAATGGAATTAATAATGATAATAGATTAAAAAATCTAAGAATACTTTGTCCTAATTGTCATTCGCAAACTAAAACATTTTGTGGATCAAATAATAAAAAATAATGCTTCAATGTCGGAATTGGTTATACGAGATGGACTTAAAATTCATTGTCCTTGTGGCGTGTGAGTTCGAATCTCACTTGGAGTACTAAATTAGAGTGGGAGTTCGACTCTCCTCTGAGCTACAGCATTAGAATTAGTATTAACATTTAAAAAATAAAAAATGAACATTAGAAATTTTAAAATTGGTGATTGTATTTACAGAACAGCTCCAGCAGATCAAGACGGAAGTTACATGAATGAAAAAATGATTTTTGTTGGGATTAAGAATGGTATTATTCATTTAATTAAAGGAGAAGAAGAAAGATATTCATTAGGTATTGGACGTTTAGTTGAGGTTGGAATTAAAAGAGGTTGGGATGAAAATTGGGAATTATGGGAAAGTACTGAAGAAATGTATGATACTGCAATTGAAGTATTAATGGAAAAAAGAAAACAAAAAACAAAACAACGTATTGCTGATATGAAAAAATCAATTGAAGTGAAAACAAATAAATTAATTTCAGCAATTATAATTAAATTACGCTGAATTAATATAAAGGCACGTAGCTCAGTCTGGTAGAGCAATTCTCTGATAAGGAATAGGTCGGCAGTTCGAATCTGCCCGTCCCTACGTAGATTGCTGTAGTTTCACCTGTTATTGCACCAGGAAAGAAAAGGCAGTAAGGGATTTATAGAGATACCAAAGGTTATGCAAGCCACTCTTAGTAAGAAAGTAGTTCTAATCCCCTATAAGGGAGACAGCTTAAAAGCAGTGTTGCGAAAGTTATGTTAAGGCATAAATCACTGATCTTGTTGAAACTATTACTTATGATTTAAAATAATATACATATATGTTTAGTAAATTAAAACTTAAAAATGTATTACATAGAACCTGAAGATCAAACATCTATTTCTGCTTATATAATCTGGGAAGAATGTGAAAATTTTATAATAAGTGTTTATACAGTAGTGGATAAATAATAAAAATATCAATTTGTTATGTTTAGTCCATCAAAATATACTTGGCGATTCTTTGATTCAGAAAAAAAAATGATGTTAGAACAACCATTAGGTTGGGAAAATCAAAATAGTAATCATGAGGGTGATGCGCTTTGGCGTACTGGGTTATCATATATTGCATATAAGGAACAAGTATTAAAAGAAGGAATACTTGGTTGTTATCGTAAATTTACTCAGATTAATAAAGAAGGAAAGTATTGGTATCAATCAATGCGATGTACTGGACGATATCGTGAAGATGATGTTAGCAGAGATCAAAATATTATAGCATTAAGTTCTCTATACATTAATGGCGATATGGATGAATTTAATGAAATAGTAAATCATCTACCGTATAGATTAAGTCGTAGATTTATAATGGGACCAGCTATGTGGCTATGGTTAAAGGTATTAACTACAGGAAATAAATTATATCTTGTATTATATTCTTTAATTACCATGATTGAACTTATTATATCTACTTTGATTACAAAATCGGTTAATGTTCTTCTTAAAACAACAAAGGAATATACAGAAGAAGAATTAACACATGTTAATAATTCAACTGGGTTTTGGCATAAGAGAGATGGTAAAGAATGGGTATGGTTGGTTGAAGACGGTGTATCTGATGGTAAGAAGATGTATGGCACATATATGAAAAAATTAGATGATAATAAATTTTTAAAATTATTGGATAAAATGAAGCATCCAGCATATGCGCTTCATTTAACAGGATGGATAGTTTACTGTCTTCCAAATGGATTTTGGAAAAAATCATTAAATAAATTACTATGGTGGGCATCTGAGAAGAATAATCTTTTATTGAAGAAACTTGTTGGTAAAGATATATCGCAACAAGAAATTGATAATTATAATCCAAGCTATGGATTTAGATGGTCGATTAGATTTGATGGAACAGAATATATTGATTTATTACAAGGAGAAGATGCTATTTACAATGTAATTGATAAAGATATATTAATGGCTTTATAGATCAATGGATAGATCGTGGATCTCCTAAATCTGAGATATGGGTTCGAATCCTATTGGGGTTACTAGTAATATTAATAAATATAATAATTATGAGAATATTAGCAATTAATACAAAGAAAAAATTTATTGGAAATGCACCTCTTGATGCATATAAATATAATCATATTCCAAATAAAGGAGATTCTATTTTATTTGGAAGTAAAAAATATAAAGTAATTTCACGATATTTTCAATATCGTGATGATGAATTAGAAATAGTAAATGTTTATGTTAGACAATTAAGATGGTATGATTATTTTAATTGTTTATAAAAAAGAAACTATATGAGAATAAGTTTTGATTTTGATAGTACTCTTGAAATGATACCAGTCCAGTTATATGCACAAAATTTAGTTAAACTTGGTTTTGATGTATGGGTTACAACTCGAAGAGGTGAAGATTGGAATAATGAAGATTTAAAACGTGTTATTGAAAAAGTCGGTATACCATTTGAAAATGTTGTATTTCTTAATCTTAAAAATAAGTATACATTTTTTGAAGGTAGGAATGATTACCTTTGGCATATTGATGATGATCCAGATGATCTTATATTAATGAGCCAATGGACAAATGTAATTGGAATAGATGTATATAGTGATTATCAATATCAATGTAATAAATTATTAGATGAAACCAACAAATAAACAAAAAGAAGTAGCTAAGATTATAAAAGATCAAGCAAGTTTCTGGGGTAGTACAAATGATATTAATTCACCAACACATCATTGTGATATAGATGAATGTGTTGGCAATGCTGTTTTTTTTGAAATAATAACAAAACAAGAAGCAAATGAATTAGAAATCAAATTAAGGGATTTATTTGTATTTGTAAAAAAATTACAATAATGAAACAAGTTATAGTCGTAAGGAAAGATCTGGAAATGAGTCCAGGCAAAATGGGTATTCAAATGGCACACGCCGCAGTGAAATCATTTAAATTACATATGAAGAATCAAGGTAAACTTCATGGTGGCATGGATTGTATTAACTATGTAGAAAATACAGATCTTGTTGAATGGAATATGACCGGTGAAGCTAAGATCGGTGTATGGTGTAAGAATATTAATCAATTTGAAAAAATACTAGTAGATGCACGAGATGCAGGAATAAATGTAGCAATGATTATTGATGAAGGTCGTACTGAATTAAAACCAAATACAATAACATGTATGGCACTTGGCCCAGCAGAAGATAAATTAATGAATTCAATTACAGGTAAATTACAATTAATAAAATAAAATAAAATATTATGTGGGCAAACCGAATTACTTTAGAACGATTTATACATCACGATGCAGCAAAGGTGAAAATACAAAGCAAATTAGATGAAAAAGGTGCAACTGATGAATGGATAACAGATTTACACATATTTGCAGATGGTGGATATGTTGGATATAAGGTAACATTATCAGATAAATCGTGTTTTACAATTTTTGATAATGGAAAAGAAATTAAATAATGATAAATACACCATTTAATTATACTGGAAGCAAATATAATTTGCTTGAATATATTTTACCTGAGTTAGATTACAGCAAACCATTCTTTGTTGATTTATTTGCAGGTGGCGGTTCAGTATATACTAATGTTGTAGATCAATATACCAATATACTTGTTAATGATATAATAGTTGATTTAATTGGAATACACAAAGGACTTATTGATAGTGATGATATTATTGAAGCAACTAAATCTATTTGTCCGGACAAAAATAATCCTGAACAGTTTTTATCATTAAGAGAAAATTATAATAAAAACCCAACACCAGAAAAGCTATGGGCATTAATGTTATCTTCTACAAATAATATGATGAGATTTTCAGGCGGCAAGAACGGTAAGCCATTTAAATATAATCAAACATTTGGTAAACGTACATGGAATTCTAACACTGATACTAAAGTTATTAAATTTGTAAATCACATTAGATTATATAAAGATAATATTCACTTTAGCTCAAAACACTTTGCCGATATACCAATTGAAACAAATGATTTTATGGTTTATATCGATAGTCCATATACAGGAAGTGATGCAGGATATAATTGTTATTGGAATAATGATGATGATTTAAAACTTTATAATTATATTAAAAAGTTAGATTCAGTCGGTGCATCATTTATGATATCTGGAATACTAGGTGAACATAAAAAAGGAATACGTTGGGAATTGATTGATAAGTTAATTGCAGATGGTTACAAGTATAAATTAATCGATTTCAATTACAATAAAGTTGCTAGAAAGAAAGAAGAAAAAAATTCAAATGAAATAATTATAATGAATTATTAAGAAGAGTTACCTAAGTGGTTAAGGGGGCCGTCTGCAAAACGGTTATTCAAGGGTTCGAATCCCTTACTCTTCTCTGGTGCTGACAATTCTTACTTTTATGTTTCAATTATATTTCTTATATTTGTATTATGAAAAAAATAATTATTTTTGAATGCGATATTTGCAGAAATCAATATAGAGTTGAAAATCATGATAGTATTGAAAAAGCAAAGATAGAGTGTGAAGCATGTGAAGCACGTGGATATGCTGATCCAAATCGTATTGATCATTATGTAATTAATCAAATAATAGATGGTGGTATTAGAATGACATTTTGTAATTTACCTTTTAGTGTTAATAAGCACCATCTAAGAGCTACATCATGGGCGGCCAGAGATCAATTTTTTAAAAACACAGAAAATAAAATTATTCCAACAATAAATGATAATTATGGTGAAATGGTTTGTGCTGGTGGAAATGATAGTTTTATAGAAGCTATGTCTAATGTAGAATTTTACAAAAGCAAAAAGGTTGTTGAATTTGGACCACACTTTTTAAGAATGGTTAGATATATGAGAAGCATTGGTTTACCTGCAAAATATTGGAATGGCGAAAGTGTTGTAATATATGATAAAGAACTTCCAACCAATGAAGAAGATTTTCTTCCACAAACAGAAGAACAGAAAGAAGAAGCAATTAGAAGTAAAACCATGATAATTGTTGAACCTGTACTTAAACCTACAATAAAAGATTACAAAATACTTAAGGTAGACTTAGAAGAATTAGAAAAGTATAAAAAGGAAGGGTACAGTATATTTAAGCGAAGAGCAATATATTTTACCGATTATTCATATAGTGAAAAGGTACAATATGAAGAATTAGAAGGTATACTTAATAAATTTAGAAGACGTGGTAAAATAATCTTTGATAAGGATATAAAAATAACAAATTCACCACCATTCGATATGTCATTTCAAATATTATTTTTTGATTACGGCGGCGTAATGGGAGTTGGCGCAGATGATATGATATTTTCACATTGTAAACATCTTGTGCTTGATGCCAAAAAGAATCCACATAAGGATTATATCATAACAAGTGCATTTTCTAGCTTTGTTGGTTACATGAAAGAAGCAATGGAAGAATTTGGTTATTATACTGGAGATGATGTTCAAGAAAACATATATTTTGGAATTAATAATTATTTAAAGAAAAATAATTTATTTAAAGAAAAATAATATGAAAGCAAATAATATGACAATTAGTGTGCCAACAGGACCTTGTGATAAATGTCCTTATTGTATTTCTAAAATGACGCCTAGCGTTGAAACCAATATTGAAAATTTTTGGGGTAATTTTGATAAAGCAATGGCATATGCTGACAAAGCTGGTGTTACTACTGTATTGATTACCGGTAAAGGTGAACCAATTGATAATATTGAACAGTTACAAACAGTTGTTAATGATTTGGCTAGACTTTCTTTTATTGTTGAATTGCAAACCAAACTTGTAACAAATAAAGATCTTAAAACAATAAAGGATGGTGATTTATATAATGTAGATGTATTTGCCATTTCAGTTGATAACATGAATCAATTATCGAAAATATATAAACTTCATACTTATTATCCTAATGCTGTTATACGTATTACTTTTAATGTCAATGACAAGCTAAGCGGGTTTCTTGATAATCCACTTATCATGGATAAAATGTTTGAGGACCTTAAAAATAATGGTGTACGTCAGGTGACATTCAGACTACTTACAATTCCAAATCACAGATTAAATACATATGAATCAGATGAAGTTGCTGATTATATAAAAAAATATACAACAATTGATATATTTAGTAGAATTTCATTATATGTAAAACCACATCGTGTAATACGTACACTTAATTTCGGTCCTGTTGTTTTTGATGTTAATGGAATATCTGTAACAGTTATGGATTATTGTATACAGGATAAAGAATCTGGAGATAATATAAGAAGTTTAATTTATCATTCTGATGGTCACATGTATACATCGTGGTCCAGTCTGGCAAGCATAATTTGGTAATATGAGTAACATAAAAAAATCCAATAGGCAAACAGCAAACTTTGAAATACTTAATGAGTTATCAGAGTATTTTACTAAATATCCCGATATTAGGTTTAATCAAGCATTATTCAATTTAAATGTACTAGAAGTTATTAATTCAAGAATCAATGGACCTTATGTTGTAGATAATCATCATGAGGAACCTAACATAACACTTAAAAAAATAAAAGATACAAAAGAAAAATTTGCTAAACAGAAATAATATGGATCATTTTGGAATAATTAAAGCATCTTGTGGAGTATGTTGTTCAAAAATTATACTTTGTCCTAATTGTGAAATTTCAACATTGAAAACAAATAGATTGAAACTAGAACTTCAATCTGAAATATCAGGAAAATTGAATATGTGGCCAGGTAATGGTGGATTTAAATATTCTGATCTATATGACACACTTAGTGAATTAATGAAACATAAGAAAAACTATCAAATAGTAAACTATGAAACAACACCTTGATAGTACAGAATTAATATACAAATAATATGGACACACAAAAATATTTTGATGAATTAGATAAGCTTCAAGAATACATGGGAATGTATATTCAATTATTGCCACATCTTGTTGAATATGGCGGTATGAGATTACATAGACCATATTTACCCACACTTGAATATTTCAATGAATTTTATGACAATCCTAGTTATTCTTTAGCAAAGGCACACTTTAAAGATTCTATTGTTAAATATCCTTCTGGTACAATTGCTATGTACCATGGCCATGGATTAGGGATTCCTGATGGTATTAAAAATAGATTATGTAATTATTGGATGGGTATTAAATTTTATACAAAAAATAACGTAAACGGAAAATATGAAAACACCACACCCTGACAGGATAGAAGCTAAACCTTATACAGGATTTAATATGGTTTTTGCCGAGCGTTTATTTAATTATGAACCTAAAGGATTACATATAAATGAACTTGATCGTAATATGTTAAAGCAGATGAGATTTGATCTTATTTATTTACGTATGGCAGATGAATGGTCAAAAAATTCTTGTTGTACAAGAAAGAAAGTTGGATCGATTATTGTAAATGATAATAAGATAATATCCGATGGTTATAATGGAATGCCAAGCGGTTTTGAAAATCAATGCGAAGAACTTGTGTCTGGTAAAACTAAATGGAATGTACTGCATGCTGAAGCAAATGCTTTAATGAAATTGACGCAATCTAGTGATTCTGCAGAAGGATCCACAGTGTATCTAACTTTTTCTCCTTGTAGAGAATGTAGCAAGCTCATGCACCAGGCAGGTATAAAACGTTTAGTATTTACTAGGACACATTCTAATGTTGATGGACTTCACTTTTTACATGATGCCGGAATTGAAATATGGAGATATCCTCATCCAGATTTTAATGAGTTTGATAAACTAAATAAAATGATTAATGAAAAATAATATCTTATTGTAACATAGTTTCATATTTAAAAAGGACGCATTTAATGCGTCCTTTCTTTATTTAAGCAACTTATACTCTGGAAATGAAAAAACGCACCAGGGGTCTCCTAATGCGTCATAAAATGAAAATTTGTGTATGTTATTTAGTAACCATATTGGCAAAAGATAAATTACTTTCAAATACATCAATATAAAGTTCATACTCACTTTCTTCAGTAAAAGCAATTAAATCTTTTTTTAAGAATTCACAAAACGCAGTTAACAATTCCTTTCGGTTGCTAACATGTTGTATACGTAATTGTTTTTTTAGTGCCTTTATATGTTTTTTGTGGTCAGAATAATATACATATTCACCATTTTTGTCTGTTACAGTACTATCTCCTGTTAAACTTGTAATTCTTTTTATTTTATCCATCTTAATTTACTTTATTTACTATTATTGGATAGTTCTAACTCTTTTGCTAAAAAATACTTTCCTAATTCAATTTTTTCTTTAAGTGTAGCAGATTTTAGTATTTCTTGTTTTTGTAGTTCAAGTTCTGTATTTAATTTTATTTGCTCTTGTTTTTTATTTTCCATTTCCAATAATAAATTAATAGTCTGTTCTATTTTGGGATTTGCATTTAATGTATATGAAACACTGTCTACATGCATTCCAAGTGAATGTGGTACAAGATTACAATCACGCTTAGGATTTCCCTTTTTGTTTTTATCTAATGTATATATTGTTTTATTCGATTCAATAAAAGAATGAAATTGAAGTTTACCATTAATAAGTTGATCATTTAATAAACCTGTTATTATATCCATTGTTTCTTGTTTTTTGTTTATAACATCAGATAATGATACGATTGGTGGCATTGAGTGTATAATATTTATTAATACTTTTTCTTGATGCTGTCGTATATGTATTGCTTCGGTAAAATTCAATAATGTTTCTGGTGATGCTTTATCTAAATTATATGTAACTTTAGCATCCAATGATATAATTATACCATCTTGTGTTTTAAGTGGTAAACTTTTAAATTCATATGTGGTTGATTTTTGAAATGGAATAATATCATATAATCCAATATATGCTTGTGCTTTATTCCAAAATGTAATTGAATCAATTTTTGAATAATCTTGATAGTGTCCTTTACCAATAAGGAATACATATCCTTCATTTGGTTGTGGATATTTCTTTTCTACTTTAACATGGAAATATACTAGCATTAAAAACACTGATATAGCCACAAGTAATTTAACCAAAGTAAAACCTTTCTTACTTGCTGGTTCATTAAATCCATTTAGATTATAACGTTCATCTTTTATTGTTTTCATTTTTTTATTATTAAACATGTATATTATAAATTGAAAATTCAAATTTAGAAACATCTGAAAGTAATTTATAAGGTGGCACTTGAGGTGTTGGAGATAATATTAATTCATTTACTCCACTACTAAAAGTATATGTAATATCCTCATAAAAAACATTTGAAATAATTTTTCTATTTTTTTCCATTTTTAATTATTATAAAACAAAGATACGAGATGATTACGAAACAGAAAAGTAATATAAATAACAAAAAGCATTATTACTATATGTCTAAGATATTCCAGCTCCCATTATTTGAAAGCTATGCGCCAAAAGTATTATTAATTGTAGATGTACAAAAACCATTTAAAGAATTCTTTCCATGTGAATATCTTAAAAAATTAAAATGGTATGCTGGACAGTTTGAAACAGTATATCAAATCTGGGACGAAACTGAGGCAGAAGCACCTAGTTATCAATTTCATAATGAAGTACAAACAATAGTGAAACAATACGGTGGAGACGTTGATGAATCTGATATGGAAAATATGACAGATGAATCAGCAGTAATTTTTAAACAAGAAGAATATGATTATAATACTAAGTTTGATTTAAAAGATGGTGGTGCAATATATTATATTGGAAATGGCGGTGAAGGACCAGGTCATGAATGGTTTAGAGTATCAAAAGAATATATAGAATTTCTTAATGAATTAAAAAGACTTAATGCAGAAATCATATTGGTTGGCGGCGGTAAATTTGAATGTATATATGATGTTGAAATATCATTACTTGATGCTGATATAACTTTTAATTATAACGATCAATTAGTATACAATGCGAATAGTGGTTGTGATCAAAATCAGGATGAAGAAATTATTCAGGATTAAAATCATTTAAGTTTTTATCGTCCAATGAGTGTACTACAAGTTTGGTCATTATCATATTTAATAAATTAATATCATTTTGATTATTTCCAATTTCACTTAATGTTTTTAATCGTTTAATCTCAGGTAAGCTATTAATAAGCGTATTTTTTAAATTATGCGCGATATGTATTTTGCTATCGCCTTTTATTTTTAAACCATAAAATTCTTCAATATCCTTACCATTTAAAATTTCAAATGTACTGTTAGCTACGGGATCACCGATATCTTCACATATAACATAATACATTTGTTCAGAATTTGGATCGCTTGTATTTGGCGTTGGCAATGGAATTAACATTAATACTAATGCTTTATCATCATTACGAGTTAACCATATTTCCATATTCCTAAAGCTAACTGATTGATAACGTGCCCATTTAATTTTATCAGTATTAATTGGCGGTATATTTGCTTTATCAATTACATTAAAAAATTTTTCCATGTCATATTTTATGCTCATTTAATATTTCTTTTATTTTTGATATTTTATTTGTTAAATCTTTAAGATATTGTTTTTTGCCTTTTGTCATTTTGTCATAACTCCATTGACGTTCAAGTTTATCATGTGATTCTATTATCATTTTAAGATAATCTGGTAATACAGATATTTCAAAATAAGTTCCAGCAATTTTAATTCGTTCAGTATTCATTTTAATTTTATATAAAACTTTAAATTAGTTTTAATGCAAAGATAATTAATTTATTTGATAAGGAAAAGTAAACTTTAATAAAATTTTTGATATAATGATAAAACATTTCAACTTATGCAAAAAGAATATACAGGAGATATTATTATCGGGATCAGTGGTAAATTATGTTCAGGAAAAGACACGGTAGCAGATTATTTGATTAAACGTATGGGTCATATAAATTTCACAAAGGAATCATTTGCACTAAATCTTAAAAAGATTATAGCAACAACATGTGGTACTGATTTAGAAACACAAATGACACAAGAAGGTAAAAATCAAGTTTGTCCAATTTTCAATAAAACATATGGTACAATGCAGCAAGAAATTGGCGGTACCGTATTAAGAAGGTATGATGAAGATTATTGGTTAAAGTCTTTATTCGCAAAGCATAAGACTGGTCAGAGTTGGATAATTTCTGATGTAAGATATCCTAATGAAGCAAACTACATTAAAAGTATAGGTGGAATATTAATTAGAGTTGAGGGTGATCCTGGTAAAATTAGAGCAAGTTCTACACGAGATATGACACATTCTTCTGAAATATCACTTGATAATTATGATTTCTTTGATATAACATGGCAGAACGAACCGCCAATCGGTAATTTATCTAAATTAGTTGGTGAGGTTGATAAATTAATACAACGTCGTCAACCTACTTATAAACCTAAATTTATGTTAAAGGCTATTGTCGCAATAGATGAAGCTAATGGTATCGGCAAAGATAATAAATTATTGGCTAAATTACCCAATGATATGAAACATTTTGTTAATTTAACAAAAGGCCATACTGTAATAATGGGCAGGAAAACCCATGAATCAATTGGATTTCCATTAAGTGAGCGGGTTAATATAATTTTAACACGAGATAAAAAATTCAAAGCAGATGGTTGTTTAGTCGTACATACGATTAAAGATGCTTTAACATTGGCTAGAAAATATCCAGTTGATTGTTATGTTATGGGCGGAGCAGAAATATATGAACAGATGCTACCGTACTGCAATGAAATAGAAGCAACGGTAATACATTCAGTATTTGAAGCTGATGTATTTTTCCCACAACTTAATATATTAGAATGGGAATTAATAGGTGCAGCAGGTAACGAAGTTGATGAAAGAAATAAGTGGCCACATACGTTTGAAACATACGAAAGAATTAGTAGCTCATTTTAAATTACTTTTTGATTTCATAATTTTTCCGTATATTCGCGTATAAATAAAAAATAAATAAAAACTTTATGATTTCGAAAATACTAAAAATAGTAATATTTCTGGGATTTTTTATAATAAATCCAGGGCCCAAAATTAATGATGCTCAAGTTGTGGACAACTGGCATCCTCCTAAAGAAACTGTTAAACAAGAAATTGTTAAACCAGAGGTAATTGAAACTAAATTTGTATTCAATATACCAAAGAAAAAATCACATCAAGCATTTTTACGATCGATGGGATTTAGAGAATCAACAAATCGATATGACACGATAAACAAATACGGTTATCTTGGAAAGTATCAATTTTCAGAAAGAACACTTAAAGGGCTCGGCATAAACACCGAGCCTCAACTCTTTTTAAAGGATAGAGACTTACAAGAGTATGCAATGCATAAGTATTTGAAACTCAATAGAAAGATACTCAGTAATATTATAAATCGATATAATGATACAATACTTTATATTAATGAGCGAGAGATACCAGATACATTAATTTTAGTTACACATGAACTCATTAATGATACATTATTGATAAGTGATACTGCTTATGCATATACTACAAAGATAATAGTAGATACTCTTTATTTAACTGAAAGCGGGATTCTTGCCGCTGCACACTTAGGTGGCGCAGGTAATGTTAAGAAGTTTTTTAAAGAACTTGATAATAATGATAAATATAATCCTAAAGATAAATTTGGTACTAGTCTAACTGATTATATGTTAAGGTTTTCTGGATATTCATTAGCACTACGATAATATTTTTTATTTAAGTAAAACTATAACGTATTTTTGAATAAAATATATATATTGATAAAATAATGTATTATGAATGGATTATTGTATATATCATTCACGAGATTTAGATGGGTTCAGCTCAGCGGCAATTGTGAAAAGAACATGGAATAAATGTGAATTAATTGGATATGATTATGGTGATGAACTTCCAGAAATACCTGATGGTAAAAATGTAATAATGGTAGATATATCATTAGCAAAAAAAGATAAAGATAAAGACAATCCAATGGAATTTATGATTGACCTTGCAAATAGGTGCAATCAGTTAGTTTGGATTGATCACCATAAATCTGCCATATTGGATTATGAAAACAGTAAAGATCAATTTCCTGATACATTCAGAGCATTTGTTAAATCAGGTGTAGCTGCATGTGAATTAACATGGGAAACACTTAATGCCGGTAAAAAAATGCCACTTGCAATAAAATGGCTAGGTATTTATGATACATTTAGAAAAGAAGAAGCTGGTGATACATGGGATACTGGTGTTATGCCATTTCAATATGGTTTAAGGGTTGCATGTAATGGACCTGAAGAATTTCCAAAAGAACTTTTTGATAATAATTCTTCAGCTCTTATACCTTATGTGGAAATGGGTAAAATTATATTAAAATATAATGATCAGTTCAATAAGAATTATGCTAAGTCTAGACAAGTGATTCAATTTGCTGGGTTAAATTGTGTTACAATGAATACACCAATGAAAGCATCAACATCATTTGATTATGCATTTTCAAATACCGAAAATGATTTTATGATGGCATATAATAGAACTAAAGATATGTGGAATATAAGTTTTTATTCTGATGGCGATAAGGTTGATTGTAGTTTAATCGCTAAGCATTTTGGTGGTGGTGGACATGCTGGAGCATCTGGTTGTATGATGGATGATAAAACTTTACTTGGTGTATTAAATGGCGAATTCACCGAAGCACTATTTTAATATTAAATATATAAAAGAAAACAACATTCAATGAATAATTTTAAACAATCAGGAATAAATATTGGATATTATTATGTTATTGCTATTAGTTTTGTATTGTTATTATTGGGATTATTAATAATAAATCCAAGTAAAAGAACTATTGAAGATGAACTTATAAAATTTGACATATATCATACTGAATCTATTTGTATTAATACCGATAATAATAATATAAAGAAAATTACATATATTATTGATGCTACTGTTAAATTTAGATGTTATCTTAGTGATACTACATTAATACCACAATATAAAGAATTTGTCACTAATGATATGCGAATGAAAATAAAGGATGGACTCAGAGAATTGTATAACAATAAAGATAAAGATCATAATGAAATAGAACTTATACATACATTTGATAATGTTTTGCCATATTTAAAAATAAATCGCATATATACAGAATTAATAGAAGTATATAAATTAACTATTGATTCAACATATAATAAATAATGTAATGTCACAAAAAGCTGGAATATTTATAATACACGATAATCAAATCTTAGTTGGACATCCTACAAGACATCCGCAGGATTTTCTTAGTATTCCCAAAGGCAAGATTGATAAAGGGGAAGATTCCGTTGGGGCAATGCTAAGAGAATTAGAAGAAGAAACATCATATCTACTTGAGGACTTTGATACAGACATGGCACCAGAATATGTTGGTAGGTTTGTCTATAGAAACAAGAAACACGCATTACATGTTTTTTATATTATAATTAACAGTAAACCAGAAAAGGAAGCTGTATGTACTTCTATTGTTGATAATGATCCAACTTTCTTAGAAGTTGATTGGTATACGTGGATATCATTCGAAGATGTACCAAAATATTGCCATGAGGCTCAAATAAGCGCATTTAAGGCACTTTTAAATAAAATCAAATAAAGTATGTTTAAAAAATTAGTTAAGGCAATAGAGTTAATGTATGTGAATCAAATAATGAAAAAATTTGGTACACATTTACATGAGCTTGATAATATAATGAGTAAGCAATGGAATAAATTAGGGGAAGGTGAAGAACTTGAGAAAGTCAATGAGTTTATTAAATTACATAAATCATATGATTTACCGGCATATAAAAAAATGCTAAGTAGTATACCAATTAATCTTAACATATATCAATTATTTGCATTCTATATTAATACTATTGAATTTGGAATTAATCCAAATTCATTAACATCATTGTATAGAGGAATAAACATGATATTACATTATAAAGAAGGCGAATAAATAACAATAAATCAAAACAATGGAACCTGATGTAATAAATCAAACAATTAAAACTAATATTGGTAATACAATTTTTAGAACTAAATTGGGAAAAGTTATAGATACTGGAAAATATGATCATCCCAGTATGCTTAAGTTTATTGTTAATTTACAATCAATGAGCGAGATATTAAGTCAATATGGTTATAGTGTTGATTTTATGAATATACAGAATAAATTAGTATGCAGTATATTTAATTCAAAAGAAGAGGAAAATGAATATAGTCTTTATTTTGACTATGATGATAATGTTGCTGGAATATTTGATACTGCACTTAACGTAATTCTTCCTGTTGATAGTGATATTGATCTTTTATTTAATATGTTTACAAGTGGATATCTAAAAATTTTACCATAATAAATTAAATTAATAAAGTATGATTTTAATTAAAATTACAGAAAAAGGCGAAAAGGGTGCTTGGCACAATAAATATGTTGACAACCTCTTTCTTGCTACACCCAATGGTGACGACTTCGCCATAAATTTTCTATCTAATCTTGATAGCGATAAACTTAATAACTTCAGTGGAAAATATATTCCTCGTTCAAGTTGTTTAGTAATGCAAAAGCCAAAGCAATTTGGTGTAACTGGTATCGTAAATAAGTAGATATGAAAAAAGTAAAGGCAATTGTATTATTCAGTGGAGGGCTGGATAGCATGCTCGTGGCAAAAATGTTATATGAGCAGAATATAGAAGTAATACTTTTATATATTGATAATGGTTTTGAATCTAATGATCGATCAGATGAATTTAAAATTTTTGCTAAAAGTATTAATTCTAAATTAATTATTGAAAATGTTATTGATGATTTCTGCAGTACTGTACTTATTAATCCAACAAAAGGATATGGCAAAGCCATGAATCCTTGTATTGATTGCCATGGATATATGATCAACATAGCAAGTAAGATAGCCGAGCAAGAAGGTGCTAGCTTTATTGCAACAGGTGAAGTTATCGGTCAACGTCCTATGTCTCAAACCAGAGATGCAATGTTAATGGTTGACAATTTATCAAATTCTAAAGTTCCTATAGTTCGTCCGCTATCAGCAAAGATAATGGATGAAACTAAAGTAGAAACCGATGGTATAATAGATAGAGAAAAGTTTGAAGGCATAGCAGGAAGAACAAGAACAAGACAAATTGAATTGGCTGAATCATTAGGATTAAATAATTATCCTAATCCAGCGGGTGGATGTTTACTTACAGAAGTTAAATTTGCTAATAAACTTTCAAATGCTTTAAAGGTAACAAAATACATAAATAGTGATGATATTACGGTTGTAAGACACGGTAGAATGTTTCAAGTTGGAAATGCTTTATTTGTGTTAGGAAGAAATAAAGAAGATAATGAAGCACTTAGGAAATTAAATAAGAATAAGTATTTGGTGATAGAACCACCAGTTGAGAGAGGTCCAGTTGCTGTAGTATCAGGTGAATTTGATTTAGATGAAGCATTAGTAATGGCTTCTATTATGTTAAGGTATTGTGATATTGATCAAAATATTGCACATCAAGTTAAGTTTACTGAATTTATATTTGATGTATTACCAATGAGCGAAAAAGAAATTGAGGGTTATAAACTAACGTAATAAACAATGACAGCAATAGAAGATTTATCAGAAATCAAATTTGAACATTCAGAACGTATACATAAAATTCTTATTCATAAGAGACATAATAAAGATATACAAAAATGGATGAGAAAATTAGGGGTTATTGTAAGAAATGAAACTAAAATAGATAATAATGTTAAATTAATTTTTTATTGCAGTAAAATTCAATATGATACAATACTTGAAATATTAGAAGTATATTTAGTTAAGCCAAAACAATTACCCTTAATAGATATAATGGTATCTTCAGCTAGTATGATTGAATCTTTTGGACTTGACGATATCTGGGATAATACTAAAAATAAGTTAGCCAATCTATTATTTTATATGGTTGGTCCAAAAAAATCTAAATAAAATGAGTGTACAAAACGGACGTGTCCTTGTTCATCTAAAATTTGATCAACATGACTCAACATCAGAAGGAACAGTATTAAAAATAAATACACATAGTATTACAATAAAATGTGCAATGGATACAATACTTAGTTTCGATGCAAAAACAGGTAAAGCAAAAGGAGGAAACCATTGGGTAAATCCACTTGAAGCACAACGTGCATACCAGTTAGGAATTGATAATGCAGTTGATAATGTAGCAAGAGCAAAAGCTGGCAAGAAAAGACCAGGTACAATAATTCACGATTAAAATTTAAAGATATGGTACAATTAGACGCAAAAAAAGAAAATGGGAATATAATAATAACTGAAGATAGTTTTGATCATTTACTAAATTGCTTAGACAATCAGAAGTTTATTCCTGAGTATGACAAACAAACCGAGGATCATAAAACAATGTTCCAGGATTATATTGATGATTTCAATATTCAATGTAGAAACCTATTACATAATGGTGGATACTATCCAATAGCAAATCAACTTAAATTATTTGAAGATGAATCAGATAAAGCATTTGATGCATTATTTGATGCAGTACAAAAAGAACTTTAATATTTACAGATATGGAATTTTATAGATACGAATGGATAGGGTTAGAATCAGCAAGAGATTCACTTCCTATTATTAAGTTAAAACTAAGGATATTTAAATTACTTAGAGAGACTGAAAAGGGTTATTGGATTGATTTGGAATATAAAGATAGATGGATTTCTAAAACTTCAACAAAACGGTATGCTTACCCTACCAAAAAAGAAGCATTAAATAATTTTATAATAAGAACAAAACGTAGATTGCAGTTTGTTGAAGCTACAATACATGGTTGTAAACAATCACTACGTTTAGCAGATATTGAATTAAATAAAATTTAATGACTTTTCTGTTTCATTTGCTTTTAGTATATTTGTATCGTAATTAAAATATTATGACAAAAACAGGAAAAAGACGTAAAAAAGATAAGCGTCTCAATAAAATCACAGTATCTGGCTATTCTATTCACTGGTCTAGTGAATGGTCAATACGTAGTAAACTTGCCAAACATTATAAAAGACTTCAAAGTTTATTGTTTAATCAAAAAGAGGAAGGATATTAATATGTTTAGTTCAGGAAGTCATATTCATTCACTTATATCAATGACATATATGTTTGATGATATTAGAGAAAAGAATAAAGAGAAGTGTGATGAAATCGTAAACGAATATTGGGCAATAAGTAAATGGCCACGTAAGAAAAAGAAAAGACGAAGAAAAGAATTAAAAATAGATTATTCTATATTTTCTTGGGATTTATTTGGAAATTATTAATTATAAAAATCTAATGATAAATAATTAAAATAATTATGTACTATGTCAGAAAATTTTAAAGTACCAATGTTTGAAGAATTTGATATGAAACCAATTGAAAATTTGATGGATGATGAAATTGAAAAGTTAAACAAAATAAAAGATACAGAACCAGAAACAGATATTGAAATAGAATCAGAAACCGATATCGATGAACCAGAAACCGAGTCTAATATAGAAGCAGATATCGATGCAGCAATGCAATTATATCTTGATCTTAGAGATAGACTAGGCGAAATACAAGATACAATTGAAAATTCACCAAAAGAAGCATGGGTTGCATTACATAATCATATGACAGAAATGTATAATGAAACACCTAGTGATCAATTCGATGAATTAGATGAATTGGTACTTCAGTTTTTAACTAAAAAAATTGGTTAATATGTATAGTTTTCAAATCCCATTGTTTGAATCATGGGAAGATGTTAATGATAAAATAAAAGACATACAAGATAACCTATCAAGTTATGTCCCACCTTTTACTTATGCTGATTATACAACTGATGCCGATAAAAAGAATGATGGTTCAGGCGATTATAGCGTATGGATAGAATACAATGAAGCACCTCTCGATACCATTACAAAACTTAATGATTCAGAATTTTATAATAAAATGATAGAACATTTTAATGTTTGGGTAACTGAAAATAAATTTGAACTGTACGATATTGAAATATTGAGTACACATAATTCAATATCATATTCAATCACTATGGCAACCGGTACACGAAAACTTAAAAGAGCAACAGGTAGAAGATAATTTAATTCAATAAATATTTAATATTATGACAGAAGACCAAAAAGATGCTATTATAGATATAGAAAAAATAAATGAAAAATTATACGATAAGTATGAAAAAGATAATAACATAGATAATTTACCTATTGTTAGTATTACGATTGCAGATGTATATTTTTTTATTGCAATATCTATATCCGATGAATTTGACGGACAAGAAATAAAAATTTTTAATTCTGAAAATAATGATAGAATATATTATGAAAAATCCAATACATATGAAACATTCTATAAGTTAATTAAAAGAAAATTTTTAGATATTAAAAATGAAATTAATAATGTAACGTTGTAAAATATTAATTTTTACTTTTCTGTTTCAAAATAAAGTAGTATGTTTGCATCATAATTAATTAACTAATAAAATAAAAAGAAAAAAGTAAAACTTTTTAGAATATATAAATATAATTATAACTCGCTGCAAATAGCAGCAACGAAAATTTAACTAAAGATGAAACAAATTTTAAACATACAAGTAACGAAAGCAACTAAAAGAACACCCGATTTTAATTATGAAGGTGATCCAAGTTGTAATACCCGTGGTAAAAAATCTGTTTGCATGTAAACAATGTTTAACTTAACAGGACTAAGCCTCGGGATTCAATCTCGAGGCTTTTTTCATTTATAATATCGAGGTATTGGGGAGCCAGGCCACCCCGCTTGCTTTGGGAGCAAGAGAACTCGTAAGTTCGAATCTTACTACCTCGACTTAATAATTAAAACGATCTTTGACGTCTTGAAAGAAAAACGCCGGTGTAGCTCAGTGGTCGAGCGGAACGCTGTTAACGTTAGGGTCGGGAGTTCGAATCTCTCCACCGGCGCAATACAATTTAAATGCCTCCTTGGCTCAGTGGTCGACAGCGCCTGCCTTGTAAGCAGGATTCTTAGGAACGCGTAGGTTCGAATCCTACAGGAGGCTCACAAACCTTTAGTGTAGATTGATCGTCTTGCTATTGGGGCAATCTTTAGGGGTAGGAGACAACAGTATTGAATTCAGTTACTGAACGTATGGATTTCTGGTAAAACAAGAATGACAAAATTATGGACAGTACCGAGATTCACTTGATTTGGGAAGGAATCAGTACAGTGTAAGTTTAAGGCTTACGTAGATTGCCAGCGCTAAAAATGAAGGGGTAGCATTAGCTGGTTATGTTCAGGGACGTCTGATCACCCGGCTGGAAAGCAACGCGAGTAGTACGCTTGCGCTTCTACGGAAGTGATGTTGGTTCGAGTCCGGCTCCCTTCACAAATAGGCCCGTAGCTCAGTTGGTCAGAGCACCTGACTTTTAATCAGGGCGTCGAGGATTCGAATTCCTCCGGGCCTACATGTTTTTATTTGTAAATCAGGTTCGATTATATTTTATTCGGCATAATTTAGATATATAAAAATAAAAGCATATGACATATACTGAAATATCTAAATTAGTAAAAAATGGTATAGAATACAATGATTTAGCTAATAAATTAAATATATCAATTGATGCATTGTATAGTAGACTAAATAGACATGGTATTAAAAAACCAAAACAAAAAACTACAATAGATAAAATATGTTTAAATTGCGGTAAAAAATTTACGGTTAAAATAAGTAGTGATAAAAAATATAATCATAAATTTTGCAATAAATCATGTTCTGCTACATATAATAATAAAAAAAGAGGTGCGCGATCAAAAGAAACAAAAGAAAAGATATCAAATTCATTAGCAAAGAATAATAAAATAATAAAAATATGTTTAAATTGCAGTAATGAATTTTTAACAAGAAATCATAAAAGAAAATTTTGTTCACGTACATGTTCAGATAAAGGAAGTAAAAAATTTGGTTGGATTAATATGCATAAGACAATGACATTTCAAAAATGGTCTGATATTAATAAAAAGGCATATGCTGAAGGTAGAAATTATGTAGCAGGAGGAACAACGAAATGGTATGATTATAAGAATATTAGAGTACAAGGAACTTATGAATTAAGAACATGTTATCTTTTAGATGAAATGAAAAGAATTTTTGTAATAAATGATTGGGAATATACAAATGATAGATTTAAATATTTAGATGTAGACAATAAGCAAAGAACATATTTAGTTGATTTTAAAATTTTTAATACAGATGGAACTTTTTATTATTTAGAAATAAAAGGTTATGAAAAAGATAATGATAAACTAAAGTGGCAAGCAGTACGTAATAAAGGATATGAATTAATTGTTTGGTTTAATAAAGATATAATAAAAAATGAGAAAAAATATTTAAAATAAAATCGTTCATTGTGCCCAGTGGTTGGGAACGGGGCTGTCACCCTCGTAAAATTAACGGATCGTAACCGTTATGGACGGCAACATCAACGAAGATAGAGCAGAGACTCTTGACCCATCGTTCTGACTGGACGGTGGGAACAAGTACATGTCGTGTGTATGATTGTGATAAGTTGTTATTTTTGATAAATAATAAGGGTTAATATATTATACTTTAAATATAAAAATCTGGTTTAGGGTTTAATATATTGCTCATTAAATTGTAAGTCGGTACCTGGCGTGCGTTGTTGCCGTCGACCTTCCGTTGTAGTTCATAGTCCTTCCCAGCAACGGGAGGTGGTACTTTTCGGTTTCATTTATAAATTGTATATTTGTATCATACGAATTTTAAATTAACTAAAAAATGAAATATACTTTATGTGACGAGATTTTAAGTGAATTAGGTGAGATAGAAAGATATGAAGATGTAAAAAAAGCAATGATGAATATGTTCTTTTTTGGACAAGTAGATGGTAGTAAATAATTTTTTATTGTTTATAACGTTACGAGGCTATGACCAGTAGCGGATTACAAAGAGATAAATTTTCAAACTAAAAGAATTTTTGATATGAGTACAAAACTTAAAAATACCACTAAACCAGCTATTGGTTATGAGCCTGTGTTAGCAGCTTTTAAAAATGGGCGGCTAAAAGAGTGGTTCTATTTATTGCAAAACGGACACCCATTTCTATTGAAAGAAGAGGCTGATATAATTTTAGAAACAAGATTGAATGACAAAGCAAGTAAATGGATGAATGACATTCAAATACAGGTGTTAGTTAAAATGAGAGTGAAAGCAATGTATAAAAAGAAATACCCTGATGCAAAACGATGGTCGTTAGCCCATTTTTAATTGCTGCTAACGTTTAGTATATGGTTAGTTTTTAGGCGATTTAATAACGAAAAATAAATAAGATGAAAGTAGTAGAAGAATTTGAATACCAAGGATATATGAGTCAAGAAGCACAGAAGTTTTTTGAAGGTAAATTAATTACAGAAGAACGTGATGGATGTGCCGTAGTTGGAAGTTTTGTAAAGTTAGCAAATGGAAATACTCATTTGCCTTCAAAAAGCGACAAGTTTAAAAAGTATGAAAATGGTAGTGTAACGGTGACTTCAATTTACCGATAATGTTAGCCTAAAAATTAACTATATACAGTGTTGTAAAATCGTTTTAATGTTTTACAACGCTTAGTATATGATTTCGGTGGCGATTGATTGCAGAACTTTTCACATACCGACAAACTAATAAAACTGCACAGTGGTTCAAAAAGACACGCTAACGCTACTGAATTATATACATTGTTAGGGTGCGTTTTTAATTATGAAACATTTTGATAAAAAAGTGACTGAAATTATTGATGGTGCTAAATGCCCATTACCATTAGAGGTAATACCCAACTATATGGGCATAAACTTAGTATCTGTTGAAAGTATTGAATGGAGTGAATTTGATGATGGGCAGATTGATAAGCTGACAATTAATTTTATACCCGAAGTAAAGGGTGAATAACTAAAGTTTAGGGTGTATTACGAGTTAATGCACCCTAACGTTTAGAATATGAATTTTAAAATTACGACATGATAGGAATAGTAACATTAATAGGAACATTAACAGTGATAATTATTCATAGTGGATTGAAAGATATTACTATTGAATTGAGGTACAAAAACAAGTTGATAGAAGAACAAAATGAAATATTAAAAACAGAACGTAAGTAATTTTATTATTTATATTCTGTGTTAGGCAATCGTTTTAATGTTGCCCTAACGGTTTGTATAAGATTTGAAGGGCAAACCACTAATGATAATTAAGAGAGTAAAAGGCTATATTGCCCTTTTAATTTTATACTTTGTTATAGCCAGTTAATTATTAGATATGAAAATACCACATGTACCAAAACACGACAGAGCAAACATATACGGATACAATAACAAGAAATGGTGTAAGTGCGAAAAATGTAAGGCACTAAGAGAACGCCATAAAAAGATATATAAATGCCGATGGTTTAATTGGCTATAACGGTTTAGGTATGGCAATGTAATTTTACGAAAAAATAAGTACTAAAAAATAATAAGATGAATTTAGCAGAAAAATATAAAGAATTAACAGGTAAAGATGCTATATATTATGATGGCATAGGTGATGCTTTAAGTAGTGATTATATAGATTGGCTGGAACAGTGTGCAGTAAAATTATTTGCTATACCTGTTGTTATTAACTGGGTGGCTGTTAAAGATGAAGTGCCGCCCGAAAGAATACCAATTATTATTTGGGGAAAAGGAACTATATATGAAGAATCAGTTTATACTAAAAAACACGGTTTTGCTGGCAGATTTGATTACGATGTTACCCATTGGACACTAATGCCTTCGCCACCTTGTTTATAACG